ATTAGGTGATCTTACCCAGGGGTGGCCGAACCAGCCCCTGGCTCTAAGGTGCGTCGTTAAAAGTCCTGTGAGGTAGGGGCGGTGCGGCGTGCATGACAAGCCTTTTGAACATTGTCGAGGTTCACGTTACTTTCCTTTCAGCAACGGAAGGAAAGACGATTAGGGAAACCTAAACATGTCAAACTACGTATTGGTGTTAGACACTAATCGACAGCCCTTAGCACCGTGCCATCCGGCACGCGCCAGGGAGTTATTACGCAAGGGGAAAGCGGTCGTCTTCAGACGGTACCCCTTTACGATCATTCTTAACTATGTTCCTAAGGGGTCGATTCGGAACGAGTTCTCGATTCAGATCGACCCTGGCAGTAAAACCACAGGCATTGCGGTGATCTCCCATGATAAACGGGGAGATCGCTGTATCCTCGGGATCAATCTGGAACACCGGGGAGAGATAATTAAGAAACGACTTGCGGATAGAACGCTTTATCGTCGATCAAGACGTTCACGTAAAACAAGATATCGCCAACCGCGTTTCTTAAACCGTACTAAACCCAAAGGGTGGCTCCCACCCTCCGTGATGCACCGAGTACTGACGACTCAGACGTGGATTGACCGCTTCATGCGATGGTGTCCCATCACCAACGCAAAGATCGAGGAGGTCAAATTTGACACGCACTTACTGAAAAGCCCGGAGGTGAAAGGGAGGAGGTACCAGTTCGGTAAGCTCTTCGGCACGGAAATGCGGGAGTATTTGTTGTATCGCTATCAGCATACCTGTCAATATTGTCTTGGTGTCTCAGGGGATAAGATTCTGCAATGGGAGCACAAGGTTCCCCGCTCCAGAGGGGGCTCTAACAGCGAGATGAACGCCACCCTCTCCTGTCGTCGTTGTAACTCTGAGAAAGGAAACCTCACGCCAGAAGAATGGCTGCGCGCCATTGGCAAACCCAGAACCAAACTGGACAAGGTCTGGATAAAAACCCTTCCTAAAATCATCGCGCAAAAGAAACCCCCGCTGCGCGATGCCGCGGTGATGAATGCGACTCGCTATCGGTTGTTTGATTACCTAGAGTTAGTAGGACTCACCCCCACGTTACATCCGGGATGGGTGACCAAACGCAATCGCTTGGACCAGGGGTATCGAAAAGACCACTGGATCGATGCGACTTGTGTTGGGAGTGTGGGGAGTCGAGTCTACATTCCGAAAGGAATGAGGGTGTTATCAGTCAAAGCCATGGGCCATACTTCACGAGTGATGTGTCGTCCCGATCGCTTTGGGTTTCCAAGAACCCGTCCGAAAGGACCGTCACGAGCGTTTACATTTAAAACTGGGGACGTCTGTAAAACCAAAATACCCACCGGCAAATATCTTGGAGGATGTATTGGTCGTTTAGTAGTCAGAAGTTCCGGTAAGTTTAGATTAAACGGAACTCCAGTCCATTATCGCTTCGTTGTTAGAATACAACACCGCGATGGGTATTCTTACCAAAATGGTGGTTTTTCCCACGCTGTTATTATAACACACACCTGCGACCCACTTCCTAAAAATAGTGGACGTGTTTTAAAGAAAACCCGTAGTGGAGATAGTGACGTGGTCATAACTAGGAAGAAGTTCGCAATTAACTCGCCTTAGGACCGCGATGGTGACGTCGTGTTGGACGAGAAACGCTTGCCCTCCTCCGGGAGGGCTTTTTTGCCGTCTCCTCCAAAACGCCCTATTTGCTCGCCTAAGCCACGAACCTACCTTATCCAACCTAGGTATCATCTGTTATAGTAAACACAGCTTAGAACGCCTTACAGGGCGATACAGCCCCATTCCTGAACCAAAAAAGAAAGTGACACAGCTGGGGACCCCCGAAGGAGTCCCCTTTCACCTCAGCTGTGATCACTTCCCGTGTAGCACACCGCCCCCAATATATTACCATTGACAACTCGCTCAGTGGCCGTATATTCAACTACATTGCCACTGCGGATGCTAAGCCACTGCATCCCGCCATCAGGTCCCTCTACTGAAAGGGAGTCCCACTCCCGCAGCTTGATCTCCCCTTTCATTCCTGCGTCCTTCAAATAGTCAAGGGTTACCTGACTCTTATCTGCACTCAGCGTACAGGCAGTATTCTCCAGCAGGCAGTGTTGGTTCGTGTACAGCATGCGTGGAGTCAGTCTCAACGTCACCTCCCCATAGTTCACGACCAGAATTCCTTCTTCATCCCGCATACTGATGGCACGATTCCCAACCGTAAAGGGGTATTGGTCTGTCTCACTCTTATAGCAACGAACGCCGTTGAGCATAAGTACGCGTTCAAAGGTCCCATCAAACTTACGATCTACCCACACTACTGCAGGAACCCCCATTACCGTAAAGCTGTACTCCGCATGGGTCATTGCAGCATCGTCGACCAGTGTCCAATAGTTCATGAGTCTTACCTCTTTAGTGATTGATTGAACGGGTGTGTTCACTAGTAGAATATAGGTGTCATTTCCTTTGCATTTATCTAGATGACGGCATAACAGGAGCCCTCGATGGGACTCCTTAGTGGTATCCTCTCAAGCTGGGTCGCGTTTTGCGACGCTCCCATGGCCTTCCCTTCCTTATCCCCAATTTTGGAAGATGCTCCCTCGCTGCCCTCGGTCCCATTGCTCGTCGTTATACTCCTCACGCCATCTCCTTCCCATTGATCTACTTCGTGATCATGGTATCCAACACCTAAGGCTATAGCACTTACAGTGCTACGCTAAATGTTTCATAAACCCCCTCCCCTTGAAGGTCCTCCCCCTTAAGAAGGAAGAGAAGCTCAATAGATACCTATTCTCAGTATTTTTTGTTATTAGTATCCTGTAAATAACACTTCCATACCCCCATGATAGCTCTATTGTTCAATATCATTCCACAGGGCGTTCTAAGAGACGTTAGACGGTGAGTAGTACATAGCCCTACCTCTAAGGGTTAAAACGTCTTAGAGGGCCTTACAGGACGTTCTAGGGGCATTCTTACGGCAAAAGAGAAAGGATCATATCGGGGACCCGAAGGTCCCCTGACATCTAGTTAAAAATCTAGATAGTATATTTCCTTGAGATAAGTTTGGAGTGTACTAACTGGAGCTGATTCACCGCTATTGAACGTAACGTGTAACATGGCCACACCTACCCTTTCACCGTCTTCAATGGAGGTACAGTGTTTGAGAGGGATATAATCCAACGGAATTCCTGTTCTTCTGGGATCGATGAAGAGGACCCCCTCGTCTCGAAGTTTCATCCAACATTCCCCTGTAGTTAATTCACCCTTTCCGACAGGAAAGTCAGTCCAGATAACACGACCGTCAGCTGTAGTGGAGTAGACGTAACTACTATCATCATTATCGATCCATTTAACAAGGCGTGGGTCGATCCAAACCTCACCCCCACACTCAACTACAGTGGGGAGAAGACTTAAGGAGGTGTTATCTACGGTAATGGGGAGTGTGTCCCGATCCAACACATCGAAGCGTACAGTGAAGCCTCCTTTAATCAGGGTTACAGTAACCTCACTTGATGCCGAACTAACGGTATCAGCGATGAGTATCTTCTTAAAGTATAACTTTAAATAACTAAGTCCTTGGGTCTGGGTGTGTTTGACCGTAAACCAACAACCTCGATGGCTGAAGTGGTACCAGCGTGTAACTGTAGTGTTGTCCATATTTACCTCTTCGTTCATTGTTTAAAGATATCGAGCTGCTTTGTTGGTTAGGTCCTCTAGGCGTTGTTCGAGGTCCTCCACCATTGGACGCAGTCCCCCACTGGCATCCTCGTCCAAGATCGTGACCATTTGCTCTATCGCATCCAATTTACCCTGGAGTGTTTCCACATCCCTCAGCTTCAATGTTTCCACTATGTCACGTCCAGTGTCGTTGGCAAACAAATAAAACACCTTGAACAGGTCACCGTGGATACTAGTTACATTGGAGTTTAGTGCATGCCAACGGTCGACGACTCCCCCAACATCACCTTACTCCTCCATTGGCTGTGAGAGGTGCTCTTCGAGCTCCTCATCTGTTACAGCTTCCAACACCACACGCCACCCATAATTCGCGAGCGTGCCCGAAGAAGCGTCCGTGAGCAGGCCCTCTGCAGACGAAGACCAACGGTAGACATGACAGTTGGGGTCGTCAGGGTCTGCCCCTTGAACCCAACTTGATCTACCTTCTCCGGAACCCAATCCTAAGTCATCATCGGTGTAGTTGACGTCCCACTTCCAGTTAAACGGATCGTCCACATGGATCGGATACATAAACCGATCCCATTCATCACTCGTTAGCAGGCGTATCTTGTAGCGGTGATTGCCAATAAATATAACCCTAGTGCCGTCTACCACACCGCCAGCCACTAGTGCATCATAAGAGACTGAGTGGACTAGAGTACGGATAGATACGTATAGCGGCCTGCCATTGTCCTCGAATACTAGCCAACCCTGGTCTTCGTTGTGTGGGACTCCGTCTTCCAATCCAACCAACTCAATCAGCTCTGGGTAGGGGATCAGATCTTCTCCCGATATCACACCGTAAAAGCCAAGGGTGTTGTAACCATACTCTTTTCCTTCAAAACCTGGAACTGATGGATTAGTTGCTACCGTCTTCATTTTAAATACCTCACTTTTAAGTTTGATTGCTATAGTTTCGAGCTTTCAGTTCTGATTCTACTCGAATCAATGTTTTTCGAAGGGATGCAGTGCTGATCTGCGACCAGTTAATGTCATCGACTGCCCTAGAATCCACTGGTGTGTGGTCGAGATCCGCCCCCACGGTAGGCTGTGCTAACCCCACCGGCTCCAGCACCACACGCCACCCAACATTCGGGTGCGCGTCCGAAGAAAGGATCGCGATCCCGTTCTCTACAGACGAATACCCACGACAGACACGGTAGTGGGGGTAGTGACAGTTGGGGTAAATGGGGTACACCCCTTGAACCCAACTGGCCTGTCCATCTCCGGAGCCTACTCCTAAGTCATCATCGGTGTAATCACACCCCAAATTTTGGCCGGTGGGGTCAGATACATGTAGCGGTGAAATGAGGTGGTCCCACTCCTCATTTTCAGGTATGCGTACCCGATAGTTAACCCCTCCAATCTGATGGATGATTCTTGAACCATCCACTAGACCGCGCTCTTCCAACTCCCGAAAACTGACGCCGTAGGCAGTTGTCAACATGGATATGAAAAGTGGCTTTCCACGCCAGAAGAACTTCAGCCATTCTCCGTTTCTGTTATGTACTTTTTCGGGGTGTATGCCTGCCCATTCAGCGAGGTCTCCGTAACTGATTAGAGTTTTGGGATCTACCCGACCGAAGAATCCCAAATCACGATCTCCTAACAATAAAAGACGACCACCAGGCACTGTCTTTAGTAATTTGTTCATGTCCATACTAAACTCCCATTATCTAGTCTTCGGTTGACGATACAACGTCTTGGTTCAGGGTCCTCCCTCCTCGTACTTTGAGGTTCTTTAAGATTTCCCGAACTTCCTCTCCAGCTTGGATTCTTCCATATGCACCACCTGGGGGCATTACACCCCCAGGCAAATGCACTGTTATGCCATCTCTACCTCTTCCGGGTAATCCAGCACACCGAGCGCAGCAACATCACTATGGGTGGAGACATAGTCAACCACATAGCCGTCCCCCCACCATGGAGGGATGGATTGGTGTGGATCTCTAATCACATTCTGGTGCAAAGCACCTGATTTGCTCGTTCACGCGCTGTTTTGGGTTGGCCTTGGCCTTGACCCCCCGCGCAACTTAAGGCGCCCTACGGTCCTTACAGGGGGGATTCCTGAGGCATTTGCTCACTCATACAAAACTACCTCTTTATTCCAGTGTCCTAGGTAGCGCATGATCATCGGCTTGACATCCATGTCGTAGTTCAGTCCGCCATTACTGCATCCCAAAGGAATCATCGCCAGTCGTTCGATCTGACTCAAGGGAAAGCAATCCCCTTCACGTACTAGGTACTCCAGTCCCCACTCAATCCATTCCAACTGACTGGGGTTCCTCCAGTGGCGCTTGGTAGGGAATAGCAATAGCTTCTTGTCCCCATCGGGACTGACCCATAGGTCAGGACGACCTACTTCATGCAGTCCGTGTTCACACAGCCAGTGATAGTGACGGTACATCTCAGGAAAGCGCTTCTTTGCTTCTAAAGCAATACCCCTCCCCATAACACCGACTGTGTTGGTGGTGATTACTATTGTATCACAATCGGTTTTAAAGATGTCTCTATCTTGGTAAACTTGAGTGATCATGGTGAATCCCTAAGTCGGTACTACAGGAGTATACCAGTTACGCGATCCCTTTGAAAGGGATCGCTTCTATGTCGTCTCCCCCAGAGTCCAAATTTGGAAGATGCTCTAACCCTAGGGTAAGTAAGGGGTATCACTCCCATAGAGAGGTAATGTAGCTAAAAGCTCCTATAGGGCTCCCTAAGTTGTTTTATCTACCAACCTGATACATCGTTGGGGTTTCCTAAGAAAACTCCTTAGAGAGCAAAATAGAAGGATCTAGGGGGTATTAGTATTCAGTGAGTCGATGTTGTAGTTCTTTGATCTTCTCCTTGTATTGCCCCAGGGCACTCAGTGCTTCATGACACACCCTCCACTCCTCGTTATGGGGGAGTGCCTCCAAATCCAGTTCCTCCAACCCTAGGAGTTGGTTGATGGTGTTGATCTTGACTAATGTCTCATCGATCACCTGAACGATGTTAGCTTTACCATCCCACTCCTCGAGAACACTTTGTACCGACTCCTTCCAACCTTCCTGTTCCAGCCCACCTTCGGACTTGGTCTCCTCACCACTCCAGTCCTCTGGGGGACGTACAGTTAAATGAGCGACCAACCACTCCCGGAAGGATTCCTCCTCGATACCTCCCTTACGCACGTACCAGTTCAGGAAATCCCTTAAGGAGTGTGCCATCAGGACCCCCAGTGGGTCGACCAGCTGCTGTATACCAGCTTCTGCATCTGGGTGGGGACCGAACAAACGGCAGACTGAGTATAGAGGAATGTTGTAATCCCCCTTACCAAACTCCTTGAGGCGCTCTAGACCACGTTCCCAATAGCTTGCTATTTCGGGACGACTCAGGTCCTCGTCCGGACTGATGGTCAGGAATGTTACCGTACGCCTTCCAGCCACCCCGGTGGCGTAGGCAATGTGGTGTTGTTTAAATTGCCAGTCCAGAAGGGTGCGGTCCCAGGATGGTGGGTTTTCGGACGGCCAGTTAAAGACGGGTGGTTTGTACCCAAATCTCGAGTTTATACTCGACATTAAACCATACGGCAATGACGCCGTTCCGGAGGTGGCCAGGGCAATCACATCTCCCGGACGGTGTTTGCTGACCTGAACTGGCTCGGGGTTTTCGATCTTCAGCTTGCGGGTGAACAGTCTACGCGTAAGTTCTGCTGTTTTGGGGTGGGGCATGAGAAACCTCAGAGAAAGAATGCAGTATCACCGATGGCATCGCCTGCCCTGAGGCAGGCCGTGATACTTTCGAAGAAAACGCCATAAGTGCCAGCCCAAAGGCTGGCACTATCACACACGCATTACTGAGTCAGAACTCGTCGAGTTCACCCACCCCTTTGGTCAGGGGGTTGAAGACCATGGCAATTCCGTTACCGTAGCCCACAAAGCCGTCTTTCAGGAGATACTCCAACAGGTGCCCTTTCCCATGGGAGATGCCAAAGGCGTCGGTAAAGGCCTCAATGAAGTCTTTCGCGCGCGCTTCCCACTCCTCCCCATCATACTGCAGTTGGGGGATTACCTTACACTCAAGGATACCGTCTTCCAACCCGAACTGGAGGACACCTTTGGTGACCACGATCCGTTCGAGTTCATCATCCTCTACGATAAAGACCTCAGGGGTGGTCGTAGGGTCTTTGCTGCAGGCCCGTTGAAAGGCATCCCACACTTTACGCAGGGTCTCATTGGTAACGGGTTTTCCCATGGTAGTGCTCCTTGTTAAAGACGTAGGGTTCGGTGAGACTTGACTTTTCCGTGAAAGTAGGACTTCTTGTTGCGGTGATAGGCCAGGTGGTGAGGGATATCCACACAGACGAAGTAACACATCCGTGGGGTGACCTCTGGAAAGTCCTTCAGTGGCCTCAGGCGCCCAAGGATCTGGAGGTTGTCCTTTTTGGAGTTCATGGCATGTAGCAACACCACCTCCTTTAAGTTCCTCACATCTACCCCCGTGCCACTGCTCTTCGCTGTACTGACGGTAATGTCTTGCTTTAAGAGTTTGTTATACGGAATGCCCTGGTAGTAGGGTCCGATGGCGAACTGCTGCTTGTAGTGAGCCCTGAGGGCCTCTGAGACCTTATCAATGAACGCGACCGTGGCACAGAGGACCAATGCCTTATGCCCCTTCTCAAACTCTCGAACAAACACCGCATCGAGCACCTTTACAATCTTTCGGATGTAGGCCTCAAACCGTGGCTTGTTCTTGAGCATCTGTGACTCGTAACGCATGTGAGAATACATCCCCCGCATGGGTACGAGAAAGTCCCGTTGATGGATGGGTAGGTCATTATACAGCAGACCAATCACATCTTGATAGACCTTGTGTTCAGGTAGTTGACAATGGGTCTCCTCTGGCAGCATGACATTGATCATACCTGTGACGAAATCATTCCCCGTGAACGGCGTAGCTGATAGGTTAATGATTTTACGTACATTGGAGAATAGATCAATCCGAAAGTAAAGGCCCGGGTCCTCCTGGATCTCGTCATTGATCTGCACACCTATGCCCGCTACCTCATGGAAGGTCGTGGGAAGACACCCGTACTCTTCTAAACACGCCTGCTCCCCGTTTTCTTCGAGGTAGTTCAGAAACGCCCGGTAGGTGGCATTACTGATCATAACGCAATCAGCCTTCACCTTGCCCTCAAGCGCCTGACGGATGAACGCCTTGAGCTTGGGCGATCCATCGATGGTGTAATAACGATGCTCGACCCTTTTCTTTCCAAAGGCGTCATTAAGGGTCCCTACCCACAGATCAAAGTACTTAGGGGGGATCATAATCGCGAAGCGCATACCGAGTGCAACACATGCTAACATGGTCGTAAGTGAGTTGTGGGTGACGATAAAGTCATCAGTCACATAGAGATGATCCGGGTGTGCTATCGTGATACATTGGGTAGGTTCATCCCCAATATACTCAACTGACCGCACTCTAAGTTTGAGTTCCTCCGAGTACTGGTTGGTCTCTTCTAGACGATCACGTTTACGTGGTAATCGGAAGAGTTTCCGCTGTCGCGGGTGACGGATATTTACCTGGTAGGCGATGCGCCCGTTACGTTTCTCGCCATTGTGGGTATAAGTAGGGTTGCGTTCACTGATACTGGCAATACCACCGACCGAACGCACTAGGTACTGAACCTGGGCGGCCAATACTCGGCTGGTACTGCAGAAGGAGACTGTTCCACTGGTTCCTTTACCAGGTTTGTCTACAGTGCCGTCAGTGTCCATCAGGCCCTGGAGGATCGCATACCGCTGTTCCAGAGAGCCATGTAGGTATTCCTTGGGAATGAACTTCTCCCAACTCCGTCTACCCCACAGTCCGTAGTCTTTTAAGGCTGTCCGGTATGGGTGCCCTCCATTGGTATATCGGAGCGTGCGGGTTTTATGACCGATGTCATTCCAGTAACTACCTTCAGGCGCCTCAGCTAACACCTCATCGAAGATGAAATCGTCTAGTTTTGTTATGTTAATAACACCGTTACTAATACCCCCATCACCTAGGATGACTCCTAGTGAGTACGGAGGAATCTTAACATCCGCAGCCGGACCGTCTTCTGGTTTGCAGAGCGGTATGTACACGCGCGGATTCGGCATCTCACACAACCGCTTGACTTCCAGGGTATCGACTGTTCTCCATCTACGGTGCGGAACCGTGTTCACATAAAACACTTTCCAAAGATGTTCAGGACCAGCGTCTGTGTAGCGTCCATCCCAAAAAGTGACTCGATAAAACGGCGTCACTCCTTGCGGGTGAACGGCAGTTACTTGTGTGGTGGTGCCGTCCCAAGCAGTGACTTCAGTACCGACCTTCATATCCCCCATGGTGGACCACCCGCCAGGGATTTTGATCTTAGATGATAATGGCTGTTGCTTACCTCCACCGGTCTGAAGGTAAAGGGCATTGGAGTAACTGTCATTAGACAGGTCACTTACCAGGGGTATTTGATAATCGCGGGCCTCAATCCCCTTACGGATCTTAAGCTTGAGGGGCTCTGCCTTAGGTACGGCGCGATGGGTGTGGGTGATCACTCGTTCAACGTAACCGTATTCCTCGATGAAACGTAGGAAGTCAGGTAAGTGGTGTCGATGGAGATAGAGCACCTGACGATCATGGGTGAGGCCAAAGAAACGTTTCTTTAATACCATTTCAACGCGACCAAAGCGGTCGGTCTCGGGCTCGACTAGTTTCAGCCCTTTTAGGTACTCACCGATGATCTCCAAGAACTTGGGCTCGTAGCCCGAAATGCGACACCCGTGGGTGTAGTGCTCAACGTGCAAAGAAAAAGCCATCAGTGTCATTGGGGGGAGTTACCTCCCCCCAGTCCCTATGTCATCATGTAGTTTTCACCCCTCCCATTAACATGACGTCATAGGGGTGGTCGGGTCGATTCTGGTTGAGGAATAGGCGGGGATGAGTCACGGCTGCTTGTTGCTTCTCCAAGGCCATCAACCCACCCAGACTGCGGTTCTCCATCAGTTCACTATAGCGTGCAAAGCGTCCTTTGATGGCGGGCTTTGGAAAGGTGTAATCTCCATTGTCCTTATCCCGGGCCGTCATGGCGAATAACAGCATTTCTGAATGGACCAGGTTCACATAGAGCTTCTCATTGATCAGCTGGTTGAAATGGATCAGCGCCTCTGTATGATTTCGATATTCAGTCAAGAACCGCTTGCCGTTGATGTTGGCCTGACTGCTCTTATCAAGCTTGATGCCCTTATCGTCACTTTTGGATTGGATAAAGGTACTGATGCGCTTCATCACCTCATGCATGTGAACGTGTTTCATCGGCATGACCAGGAAGGGTTTCTCCGGATCAAAGTCCGACATGTCGATCACAATGTTACCACTGTCATCATGGGTCCAGCGTTTCTTCACCAGGTACTGCAGCATGGCATGGGAGAATGACGCCTTCCGATTGTGCAGCGAAACCGTTAGCATATCACGAATGGGTTCGTCGCAGTCTGCAATGCTAAAGAGGATCTGGGTGATCTGACTGGCACTGCGGATGGGATAGAGATTGATCTTTCTCACCATCAGGATATCGGCAAGGTTCTTTGCCTCCGTGTGGTGAATGGTCATGATCAGCTTACGTCCCATCCACTTCTTCTTTAAGAAGATGACCTCATCCATTCCCCGATACTGCAGGTACTTACTTTCCACCTGACCCAGTTGGAACTTGTCCACCCCTCCAATGCTGTCTTGGTGCTTGGTCGACAGTACCGCTGAGGTGATCTTATCTCCGGTGTCTACCGCACTGACCTGACCGATATTGGTGTCTTTAGGGATACTAAAGGCAATCCGTCCGTAACAGGTAGAGCAGACCCCCTGGGGATCGGGATGGGTACAGCCCAACACTGAGCGCAGCTGAATGGTCTGTCCGATTAGGTGGGTGTGGTCTTTGGTGATCCAATCCAACACCACACTGCCGTCCTCCTGCTTGGCGTAGTAATATTTCCCCACCAAGGTTTTGAACATCTCCCTCATCACCGGGAATTGGATGCTGTAGGAGGTACCACAGTCACCATGATGGAGGCGCTGGATATAGGCGGCCACCATCTGCAATTTCCGGTTGAAGTATTCGGTATCGCGAATCAACTCCTTGTTAAATGCCAAGGCCTTAGACCCACTGCGGGATTCAATCAGATTCCCATAAAGCCCCGGTACGCCTTCGAGCAGTCCTCGGGTAATGGGCACACGGAAGATATCTGAGTTCACATCAGTTCGATCCCCTAAAGGACCAAAGCACTGCAGGGCCTGCCCCATCTTGATGGTCCCGCTGCGCAGGGATTCTGCAATCGGGTTTCCAATCAAGTCATCTGAGGTCAGCAGGGTCTTTTTGATAACCTCATAGGTCTTGGCAATGCTTGCGGTGTTGGGCTGTACTGCCGCATTGGCCTTCTTGATGTCGGGGTGCTCCATAACCTGAAGGGCATCAATCAGCGACATGGTCGTGACGTAGCGCCCGAGGTTGGTGATGATGGCATTGTACAGGCGGTTATTGGTTTTAAATACCTGATGGGCCAGTGTCTCCGTATCGGCGGGCTCCCCCAACTGTTGGTGGATGTGCCAGGCGACTCGGTTCATCCGATCCAGAATGCTCCCTCCACTCAACCGCCCTTTCCCTAGGTGGAAGTCTTTAAGCAGAGACACCTCGGGATAGAAGGTGAGGGGGTACCAGAAGTACACGGAGATGATGGTGGCGCGGGTGTGGGTTTCGATCTCTCCGTCGTCAAAGACGACAACATGACGCTCCTCGGGAAGGGCCCAAAGGGCCGCTTCCTCCATTGCCAGTAGGTCTCTTGCGGAGTACCGATTCATTAGGGCGAATCCTGTTCTGGTTGGTAGTGAAACTTAATGCCGCGGCAGTTAAAGAAGTGCTGTGTGATCGCCACGGGCCGACTCCCGCCATAGGGGAACCGCTCCCGGTCAACAACGCGATCAATGTTGGTGGGTTTTGGTGCCTCCAGGATATTCTGGGTGACATGCCGATGCACATCAGGGCTATTGCTCTGGTCAAGAAACTCCATGGTCACCTCTGGGGTGACATAGGCGTTATACGAGCGGGTTTCTGATTCCCCGAGGCCTCTCACGGACTGCTGCCGCCCTGGTGAGGTCGACCGATCATACTGGTTCAGTTTGGCGGGAATGCCAAAGTGTTGGAGCTTTACTGAGGCCACCCCACTCCAGTCCTCCGCGGTCTTCTCCAGCAGTAAGAACTGCATATTGCCAATCAACACCGGGTGTTCAGTGGTGACCATCTCCCCTCGCATGTCCCGATAGGTCACAGGACCGTAATGGGGCTTGAAGGGAGAGTTCTCTAATGCCAGTGCGGTCTGCAGGTAGTTATTGGGACTGTCTGACGGGATGTGTAGGAAGATCCCATCGCGCAGGATACATCTTACGTGTTCTGCGGGGTTGGGGTGTGCTTTGATGATGGGAACCATCAAGGGCGCTATGATACTGTAGAACTCAAGCAGGGTGTCGAATGTTCGGGTCACCCACCCACTGTCCTGCAGGGCGTTATTGAGTTCAACGTCGGTGGGTTTCATGTGAGAAGCAATCCCCACCTCGTTTCTCAGGCGTTGAGTGAGGTCATAGGCCGCTGCGTTAAAGTATTGGTCATAGAACCTTCCCATGTTGGTTCGGTTAAACGTCGATACGCCGTAGATCGCAACATCGGCTACCTTCCCCGTGCCATCCTTGGGCATGGCTTCATCGGGGTAAATACGACAGATGACTCCTTTCGAGATCTTCAAGTGGGGTCGTTACGCCCACCCCGCGGTGTGTCTCCCTCACGGGAGTCATCCGCTGCTCCAGGCTTTCCCTGGATGCCGAGACTATCTCTTGATCCTCTCCCAGATGGAGTAGGACCCTCCCCATTTCCCCGACCGATAACTTGCCGGGTACAGGCTGGTAAGACCTTAGTCGTTGAGCACATCCCATATCCATCCGCAGGGAATGGACTTAGGGACTTCGCTGCGGATTACCCATTTCACTCCAGGGACTGGAGATCATCCTTACGCTTTTTACCGCACCCAAGTAGTTAGCTTGGACCCCGTGGGGTGTCTGACGACACCGGTCACTCTTTCGAGCACGAGTTGGTACGTAAGGCTTTAGTGGCTTCCCGCGATTAGAGGAGGTTCACTCAGGACTCTCATCCTGAGCGGGCCGTAGGTACGTAATAATGCAATCGGTATCCTTCCACAACGCGACATCTAGCGATTGCTTTGATGACGTCGTTTTTACTTCCAAGGGTATTGGAAAAGTGTTCAGCTGCTTTAGTGATATTGGTGAAGAACAACTCACCGCCTTCATTGTCAACAGCAATCACACCACGGGCACGGTTTTTGGGGTTATCTCTAAAGATGGCCAAATCCCGCTCGTTGAACTCCGGCCAGGGAGTGTCATCGCCCTCTTGACGAAACAGGTAGCCGTAGTAAGGCCTGTCCCATTTTTTCTTGATCTGATTAAGAAGTCCTCCAGGATACTCTAACCTTAAGTCTTCATTGACACTCCCCTTCTTTTAAGAAGGGGATTCTTGCTTCATTGAACTGACTTACCTTCGGTAAGGAAGGCAGTGGTCACTTTCTCCACAAGCGTTTAGTGAGTCCGTATGCCCTACGGCCTCTGCTAAAGTCACACTCAATGGGCCAGCGATAGCGATACCCAATGTTTGATGGGTGGAGGTTATCCCAATTCCCATCGATGTGAAACGGTTCGACCTTCCACCAATGGTGATAGCCTAGCCTTAACTTCCCAAACGCCGCCAGTACCAACAGAGCGACGGGGATTTCACTTATCACCCCTCCAGTGTTAACGCTAACTACCCACCCTAGCATCTCATCAAAGCTAGGGGTTATTTCCACCCCGTTATGGAAAACCTGGCCGCTTTCCATAACCCTGACTTCCCCGGTAGTCAATGCCGGATCAATCAGTCCAAACCCTTGTTCGTTAGAAAGGTACTTTTCAAACATTTCAACCTCCTAAACTCCTGCAATAGGAGGAAGAATATCGTTATGCATTAGTTACGGGTCGCTCCACCATGCAAAAAATCCGTGAGCTTATAGCCCCCATCGACCATCATTGGCCAATCATAGGTGATCTCCACGCGCCACTCATCCAGGGTATCGAGCTTATGCATACGCGTAAGCTTGCGTTCATGGAGCGGTGTGGGGAGATAGATCAGGGCCTCTACGATCAGCTGTTGAAACTCAGGGGTGATACGCGGTGAGCCGCGACGATCCCTCTTGAGCTGTTCATAGACCTTAAGGATGCGGCGATAGTACTCGCACTGGGCTTCGTAATACTTACGGGCTTGGCGATCCATTCCCGTGGGTGTTGGACTTGGGTTAACGCGCTCGTCATGGTAGACCTTCACATCCACAATGCGCGCGCCGGCCCGCGCCCACAGCACGCGATCAAAATCGTGCTGAATCTCACGCAGTGCCCTTGGCGTCATATCGGCAATCCCAAGAACGGGATCGCGATCTCGGGTCGCCATGACAACCCCATCAGGGCCGATGATATCGCCGATATCGGGAAACGCCTTGTAGGTGTTAGCATCACCATGGACATTGAGCGGAAATGACTTCTTACCGAAGCTTCCGACAATGGTCTGATAGCGGTGAGCGGTGAGTTTCTTCAGAAACCCCTCGCGGACCAGAAACCCATCCTCGATGGTACTGGGCAGTGAGAAGAAACAGACCTGGGCTTCGGTACCAATACCGTAGCTCCCATCATCCATCTTGGCAATGCTGTCAGCCAGTGACTCCCCTTTCTCGAAGTTGGCACCAGGGGCAAGTCGCTCCAAAGCACGGGAGTTGGGCCTTAGCGGGTAACCAAACTCCGTGTGTAATGCCTCGTATTTCTTAAGGCGCAAGATCCCGACGGTTTTATAAGGGTCATCGAAATCCTCATAAACGATCAGGGTTTCGGGGTTTTCACGAATGCTATCCTCCCCTACCCCTGGCGTATAGCGACGGATCACATCCCTTACCGTGGCGTTACAAGGAAAGGTTGCACCAAAGGTCTCTCTGCCGTACTTGATCTCCTGACCAGTTTGGATTTTTCTTGGCTCCACACCTTCCACCACCAGGGCTTGCCCTAGCTGGGTCGCGCCCATGGCCTTACGCGCAGCGGTGTTATTGCGAAAGAAGGGGTCGAGTGCTCCCGTACCCAGTAGTGTGGCTTTGAGTTCACGGGCTTCTTCAGTGGGATTAGGGTTGATCATTACCTACCTCTTCTCTTCTATGAGTTACCAGTCCATAGCCTACATGCGGATAATGTAGGTGTCACAAGAGAACGAATCACATGGCCTTTACCATCGAATCACTCTCTAAGGAAACACAAGGGCAGCTACGAGACCGTCCCGATTACCGCTGGATGATCGAACAGCACCTTCCTCTACTGCGGCAATCACCCAATGTTCGGGCTGAAGTCATTCCCTCTGTCGTGGTCTTGCAGTTTCAAGGGAACTTCTATGCCCTGCTGCTATCACTCGGGATAGAGCGACGTCATCACTGGCTCTACTTACGGATGAATCGAATGACCCACCCCATGCAGTTTGGTGAGTCACTAGGGGATCAGGTGTCAGGGGGTGATTACCCACTCCTCCACCCGCCCATGGAAGACATCGAGCGATTAAGGAAGCGCTTCAGTACCGTAAAGGGACGTTAGGGCAAAGAAAAAGCCCTCCCCATTGGGGAGGGCCACTATGCCGCCAGCGTCAGTTAAACGGCCGTATAGGGGTTACCTGACGGCCCTGAGGGTTGGTAGTATGACTGTTGTTGCGGTTGTTGGTATTGCGGTTGTTGGGGGTGTCCTCCTTGGAGGTAAGCTGGGCCCTGCTGCATTGGCTGTTGCGGCTGGGGCGAAGGCCACCCTGGGGGCTGCTGTTGGTACTGGGGTTGACCATACCCCATGGGAGGTTGGGCATACTGCGACTGTTGATACCCCATCTGCTGTTGCGGATACCCCATCTGTGGTTGTTGGGGGGCCTGCGCTTGATGACGCTGGCGCAGCTCTTCCATGGTCAAACCACGACGCGGTTCTTCCTTAGGTGCCTTTGCAGCTTGACGTGAAGTTGGGGCTGGGGTCTGCTGATTGGGGGTTTGACGAGAAGCTTCCCAGGGTGGCTCACGATCCACGATAGAAAGGGCAGCCTTCTCCGCTTCCCGATCGTACTCCCCCTCGATCTCCTCTTGCCCTTTAGCCAGATTGCCCTCATTACCTTCCAGTATCGGGATGGCTCGATGGAAGTCATCGATCTTTTTCAGGTGTTTCATGAACTTCAGATCGAAAGGCTCCAGGTCCAGATTGACCTGATCCCCAAACAGCGCGATCAGCTCATTGAACCGAGCGGCCAGATTACCAAACCCCTGAAGGAACGCCTCAAGGAAAGGGGCCGTTTGGTTATTGCTCCCACCACTGTAGGTTTCGATCTTATCCCCCTCGGGGAAAAGGTAGTCGAGGAGTCCCAGAATCGCCTTGCGATGCTTCTTACGCATGGTGACCCCATAGGGCGTTTCATCCGACTCATCCCTCAACGTCTCGATGAAGGGGAAGCGTACCACACACAGCCGGTTGTAGGCAACATCCCCCAACTCGCCATTGGGCTTAAGATACACTGTGATCAGGGCATTCTTCTTCAGTGCCGCGGTGATGAGTTCGTTAAGTACCTTGGGGGTTTTGCTGTCCGCTGTGGTGGTCTGCTTGAGGAACTCACTGCACTCCGGTGAGAGGTCCTTGTGCAGTGACGGGGTGGCGGCAATGGACATCAGCGTCTCTGATACCCGCAGTGTGTACTGCGCCAACCGTGCCTTTGCGATCTGCTGCATCTTGGTCAGGACGTGAGAGGGCCCCTTACGGGCCAGGTTCTCACCGATGGGGTGAAAGGCGATCAACTCTTCAGTGATGCCATCGTCCAAGCGCTTTTTGGTGGGAAGTACCAGGCGACGCCCATCAATGGAAATGGGCTTGGCAATCCCCCCAGGTTCGCAGAAAGAGATATACCCTTCACGATCGGCTGAGCAGGAGAGGCCCTTGAGGACCTCCCGGTAAAAGGTTAAAATATCCATGGGGTGTTCCTTAGATCAGACCCGTGTAACGGTCAGCGTTGGAGGAAGTGGGAGACGCATTGTTATCTGGCGTTTGCGAGGAGGTGGTGAGGACGGCGTTATCGAACGCAGGGATATTGGGATTGTAAGCTACCCCAGAGATCGTGGGTTCAGGAATGACCTCATCGAGCAGATAGAGGAGATCGGTTGAGATCTTATCGGCCCGTTCGCGATCATTGGTCACCACCGGGGTGAACAGGGAATCCACAAAGGTGGGCGCTACCCACCGGATGGGTCCCTCTGCCCCAAGTCGCAGCATGATCACCGTGTCCCCGGAGATATCACACCCCACTGAGAGTTCAAAGGAGATCTGGTTGTTACGGGTGATCACATTGAGTAGATCCACCCCAAGTCTCCGTTCGAACTCCGCCAGGTGGGGAGCCAGGTAGAGGTTATCCTCAATGGCCCGTACACTGTTGTTGTCCGCAAACGACATCCGGTAGTTACCCGGTCCATGACCATTAGTCACGTTAATCGCCACATAGCGCAGCAGGTTGTCCATCATAATAGCAGGCAGTATCTGAGCGATAGAGCTCGCCGCTACCGTGATTTCATTACTGCCCCGCCAGTGCTCGCTGTCCTCTGCTTGGTTGACGCGACGAATAGATTGCCCGGTGTCCATTCCCGGTGGTGGGGTCACCTGCTCACTGCTGACTTCCGGGAAGATACTGGAGAGTTCCGCCAGAGTGACAAAACCCTTCTCCATGTACCCTGCCTGGGTCTTGAGGAGCTGGAAGAAGCTGACCTTGTGGATATGGTCATTGGCAATACGACTCCCGGCTTCCCGGTAGAGCGATGCCTTATCATACCCAAAGTTCCCCTCCATGACGTTTTCTTTATGTGCGTGCTGGTACCCCAACAGGGTTTTGTGCAGGTACCGACTCGGGGAGGCATCGTGTCGGCGAGAATATTGGTACATGGTACCGTCTGACACTGTTGAGCGCTGGTCAAGAATCTCCACCGGACCATTCCCGAAGTTACCAAACTGGCGCAGCTTCTCTACCGCCTGTTGACTGTGCCCGTGATAGAAGATATCATCCGGACGGATCAAGAAGTTGGTGTTATGACCAAAGGCGGTGGTAACGCCTGGGGCATTGGCCATGTCCACGGGAGAGACAATCTGGTTAGAGCCGATGGGTCGGACGTTCCAATACCCCCCTTGCGGTGAGGTCTCGTAGGTACATGAAAGGGTGGTCTCACTGTTGAAGTAGATACGCATGTTGGGATCAGGGCGCCCGGTATGGCTCAGATCGGCCGCATCGGAGTACCCAAAGAAGATCCGCTTGATCTGCTGGTGGGGCTCCGCCGGGTTATACTCAAGGACTTTCATCATGAAGCGAAAACGCCGCGTGCGCCAGCCGTTTACCACATGAGCCTCACCCTGGGTGGTGAACTGGGGACGCAGGATATCCCCAGCCACTCCTTCTACCGCAGAGATCCCAACATTGAGGCCCCCTTGGGTCGCTTCAGTGAGGGCGTCTCTGAGACCGCGTGCGACATTGGTTTCAAACGGACGGATCATCTGTTCGGTATAGGTACCGGATTGTACCAATAAGAACAGTTGAACGCTGACTTTCTTATCGGCATTGAACCCTTCGGTATGACTGAACATGGAGGTGTGCTCCTTACATTAGGCCTAATGTGTGTTGCCGTTCAAACTCACTGATTGATCTCAGCCAGCTTGATGATCATTTCTGAGATATTGTTTTTGATATCGAGAGGGACCGTAAGGAGACGTCTCCCCTCCGGTTGATTGGCTTCCCGATAGAGCGCCTGAGGTCCCAGATACTCCCAGGTGCCACTGAAGATCAGTTTGGTCAACTCCTGTGCCCCAATCACCGCGACGTTACCCTGCTTGGGGTCGGGGTTGCGGCCTGATACAGGATATTGGTGGGGGAAGTAGGTTACCATCTCATCCTGCCTATCCCGGTTATACCTCACTAGCGGCTGGGTCCCTTCAGTAAGACCCATGACGATACCGCCTTGTTCCATGTCTACCCGCTTCACCAGCATCAGACACGCCAGGTCGAAAAACCCCCAATGCCACAGCAGCGCTTGGGTGGTTGTGAGTAAACGCAATGTAGCGGGTTTATGGATGTAGCGAAAAGCCCGCGCGGGAAAGGCCTTGGCCATCACCCACTGAGCCAGTAGGATCTGGTGTTCATTGACCCGCACCTCATCAGCACGCCCCATTGTTTTAATGCACTGCTCTAACAGCTTCAGGTTGATCGTGGGGTCGATGTGTGTGGCCATCCCCACCATGTCCTTACTGTAGACCTCATGTAAGACAATGTCGCCCTCAGCGGCCTTCTGCTTGATCTTGTACTCTTCAAGTACCCCCGTGTTATCGGAGTCCTCCTCACTGATATTGCTGTCTTCGCTTTTCTTGGCTTCTATTCGATCCGCCCCCATGTCCTGGGGGGTGAGTTTGGTCTTGACGTAGTTATGCACATTGGCGATGATGTTCGCCCCTACCCGATGATCCGTCAGGGGGATGATTGTCAGTCTCCTCAGAAACACCATAGCAAGCAGCCGGATGGCCACTTCACTTGAAGGCACCCCTTTCCAGAGGAACATCTTCATGGCGTCAGCATTACCGGCCTTTCCCAGCCCCTTTCCATTAGGGTTGGCTACCCGGATCTCGATATAGCGTTCGAGTTTATCCTTAGCGCCCGGTTCGAAATACCCATCGGCTTTTACCTGTTGGTGATTCGGCCAAGTGAGCAGTTCCGTATTGGCAATCAAGGAGTAGGCTTCTAATTCCTTATAGAGATCATCCCCAAGGCCCAACCCCCCTTGATTCAAGAACTCCCCCCAGATGGGAATTAGCGGCCTCAGGGCCAGAGACAGCGTCGCCAGATTAATGTAGTCGTTTTTCAGGTAGGTTTGATCGGGGTCGGGATAACGCCCTTTCGACTGATCGATGTGGTCCAGGGTATCGGCCGGAATGAACAGGTTGGTTTTGGTCAGTAAGAAAGCCTTCAGGTCATCCATACGGAAGCATTCTGTAATGCGTCGGATGTTCTCCTGAATCAAAAATGTGTTGGTGGCGACACTCTCACTCCCCGGGTCCTTCATGTCGTTCGGGTCTACCAGGATTTCATGAATCGTCCTGTAATAGTCCCACACGACATCGTGTGTTTTCGGAGAGAGGCCTTTAAGGAAGGCGTTGAAGTCGCCAAAGACCCCATCAACATTGGCCAGTTTGACTTTACTGAATAGCGGGGTAGCGAAACGTAATACGTCTTTTTTGTGGTGTAGGGAAACTTCCTGGAATCCCTCGCCTCGCCGTTCGGAAATTTGAAACTCCACAGTGGCGCTCCTCAACGTGGATCGTCAATAACAGATACTGTCCGAGTGAACAGCACCTTCATGATGTAGATCTCTAACTCCTTTGGTTAAACCCCTTCTAAAACGCTCTATTTTACGCTGTAAGCGTTTTTATGCCGTAAGTAGTAGTTGGGTTAGGGGTGGGTTCTTTTAAGCCTTAGAAGAGCAAATAGAGCCCATTCCTAACATTTTACTGTGCTCAGTGCCTCGCGGCAAAATGGACCTCCGAAGAGGTCCACTTGGATAACTGATACTTACCAGTCCTCAATGCCGTCATCGCCGAATTCCGCATCGAAGCTCTTGGCTTTGGATTGCCCACCACCACCGTTGTTGTTCTGCTGGTAGCCACCGCCACCGCCTTGATTGCGGTTCTGCTGCTGACCGCCCCCCTGGTTGAACGTGCCGGGCATCTTGGCCACGTTCTTGGCATCGGGGTTGAACTCACTGATCAACAGGTGACTGACCAGGGTTTCCCACTGGTGTGCAAAGCCGTAGGCGTATTGACGGGAAAGGTCGGCCTCACTCATCGGCTCACCGTTGACACTGATGGCGTGGAATTGACTCGGACCAAAGAAGAACTGAATCTTCGGACGGTTGTTGGCCAGTACCGCGATAAAGAGTTTGCCGCTCTCCCGCTCTACATCGAACCGCAGGGTGGCTAGCTTGATTTTCTTATCGAGCTTCTTACCGGCAACAAAGTCGTCGATAAAGTCAATCTCAATCTTCCCCTCACGTTTCCCTTCGGCCAGCTCACGCAGCATCTTCATGGCCACCGTAAAGGTTGAGAGATCGACATTAAAGTCAATACGGCCGTTATTGCGATCGTCCGGTACGTTGGTCTTGACCACAATCCGGGGAACATTGTTGAAGACCTTCACCTGGAGATTGGGGCGCTTCTGGGCACCGGCGACTGGGACACCGTAGACCCAGTTAGACATGACGTTGGTGATGTTGGGTTTAAACGCGGGACGATCAGACATGTTCATTTCCTTATTAACGTAAGAATCAAGCGCCACTCTGCCTATACGGTAGTGACCCTCGGTAGTGCACTGAGAATGGATGCGATTGATCTCAAGTTAGCTGAGCGTCTTTACCCAGGCCTTGAGATCAGGACTTGCATGATGGAGGAGATCGTGTCGAACCTTCTCATCCGTCGTAAGGCTATGCCACTTGGCGGTCATGCCAATGGTTCTTACCTCACGTCGTAACTTGGCGTCAATCCCCGCCAACAGGGTCCCCTCCCCAAGTAGTTGGATTAGGGTGCGGGTCAACGGGAAATGGTCTTCTGACTTCACGCCATGCAGCTTGCTGCCCCACTCGTTGCGCTCTTTGATCTTCCCGGTGTGGGATTCCAAAAGCATAAGGGTGGAGAAGCGGAATACCCAGAGCAGATGATGGGCATGGTGGGTGAGCATCAACACTCGACGAGGAACGACCTCGGGGACGCCTTTAATCGTGGTTAAAGGAAGCTCCCGTCTGGCAAACACCTCCAGAAGAAGTCGGTAGAGGTAATCCTGACAGTAGTGTTGGTGCTGCTGGCGCTCAGTGCGGGGCTCTTTCAGTGGCGCATGGGGAAAGAGCCATTTCACCTCATCAAGTGTTTGGTGATAGATCACAAGTTCAAGTGGGGCTTCCAGGCCATTGAGTATCTCCTGTAGATGGTAGAGCTCATCCATGAGGTGATCTCCCCCCTCATGAAGATCCACGTGAGAGAGGTCCTCCGTTGAGTAGGCACTGAGGTAGTTCCTGACAAGTGTCGGTAGGTTTACCCACAACTGTTCAAAGGCTTTGGGCTGGATGGTATTCGTGTGTTCAGGGTGTGTCCCCACCAACCCCTCAATGGCTAGAGAGGTCCCAATGGATAAGGGGTAGTTCCCAAACTCGCGCTGCACCTCCATGGGGCGTTACTCCAGTATGTCCTCCATCAAGGCGAGACAACGCTGTTGTTGGAGGGGGTCGGTGGTGTGTTTGGTGATCTCATCTCGGAGCAGGCCGGGGAGTGTCTTGGGATCAATGGGGATGAACTCCTCAATGTCCATATGGAGTAACTCATCCATCTCTTTAGCGGTCTGCTGCTTGGAGGTCTTAATATCAGGCTTTGCCCACTCAAACTGCGGGTGGCGCTTTTTGAGCTCCTCTACATCCTTCGCAATGGGATCGTCACTGCGACACCGTATCTTCACACTGCTGCCATTAGGTAGAGTGGCTAGGTGTTTGGAAATGACACTGGCTGCCTGTTGGCTATCCAGATCCACGCAGTCGATGGTGTCGTAGCGTTTGGCGTCTTTGTTTTCAACAAAGGTGACCGTCCAATCGTTCTCACTGCGTAAACTGACATCATAGAAGCCTTTAGGGTGTTCTTGACCATGGGTATCACGATCAAAACTACCGGCCGCTAAGATGCGCTCTTTCTGTGTGGGTTCATGCACATGCCCAATCAGGATCAGATACCGCACTAACTCCAGATAAGTATCAGAGTCGTGAGTTGGCTCTGGGACAATGCTGGGCAGTTGATACTCAAAGGCCCCATGCATGATGGCGAAGTCCAGTTGGTCCAGGCCTTCCTTGGCCATCAACTGTTTCACCTCAATCAGGGTGTCTTGTGTATGCGGGCGCCATTTATCTGGTACATAGAGCACATTGATATTGAACCGCTCAATGTGCTCAATCGACAGCGTGGTGGCGTAATGCAGATCCACGGGGATCTTGGCATTGGTGGCCTGTTCCGTGAAGAAGCGTGACTGCTCCCGATCGTGAGAGGGTGTCCCTTCTACCACGCGGACGATCACATCAAACCGCGCACAGCGCCACAATAGCTCCGTGATAAACCGATTGATCTCATGCACCTGAGGATCACCATTATTCAGCAAACGGTCGAATACATCTCCGGTGATGAACAGGGCATCTACTTGAGATAGGCGGTGATCGTTGTTCAGGTACTGGTTAAGGTTCTTGATGATCCAACTGGTCGGGGTTCTCGGATGTCCTAGGTGGATATCGCCAATACTCAAAAACCGAAAAACGCCTTTGTGTTTGGTGGCTGTTAAGTTGATTCCGCCGTATTCTGACTCAGTCGTCAAACTCATCAGTGAAGGTACTCCCAGTTTGGCCTGACTGACCCGGTACCGGTGACGTGGTAGATCCCTGGGCCAGGACCAACTTCCCTTGGTGGATGGTCAAGGGTTCACCGTTAGGGGTGACCATGGTACGACCATAACGCTCAAGGATCGCCATAATAGGAGCGATCACGGCGTTAATGTAATCGGGGTTATCCGATACGGAGTGCAGGAAATTCGCCACCTTCTTATAGAGATTGGGGTTACCGATCTCAATGTCCCGACTCAGGCTGCGGAAGAAGTTTTCCGCAGTAAACCCACCGCGACCAGTCGCGATTGTGGGGTTCATGGTGAGGGTCAGTGCTGGGACTTCAAACAGCACGATGTTGTTGTCTTGATTGTCGACCACCTGAAGGGGATGGATGAACTCCCCTACATAAGGCAGGTAGCGCGCAAGGGCGTCCGGTCCAAACGGACAGGTGAGGATGTCAAGCACCTCACGCTGAAACTGGTACTCAGAGATCCTCGGGAGATACTCTTGGGTTTTCTGAAGGATGGTCTCCAGGGAGTTGCCCAGGAGCAGATCCATATGGGTTTTGATGGCGTCATTGCCACGGGCGTTCTGATCATCCGTCATGACGATTACTCACCTTGTGAAGATTAACAGGGAGAATGGGGACTTCGTTGAGATGGGGGAGGAGGTCACTCAGATTCAACACCCGGTACTGTTCCAGTGCGATCTGCTGCATGTTCCCCTCGACCATCTGTAGGAGTTTGGGCTCTCCGTGACTGTCGAGCGTGAGCAGGCAGGTACTGTCATCAGCCTCGACGCCCGTACCTACGCCCGCAGGCACCAACTGAATCGTAGGGAGGGTCTCCTTACGCGGTGGGGGGTTGAGGAGTTCTGCTTGCTGTCCGTACATCCGTGCCCACACCAGCATGAACTCTCCCATGCGTTGATCAACTCGACGGTTGATCTCTTGGTGCAAGTTAGTCTCCATGTCCATCAGGCGCTTCTCTATCTCCAGCAGGCGGGTTTCCTCTTCAGTATAGATGAGTTGTTCGTCAGGGGCGTTCTGCTCATTCTGGTCCATGGGGGCTCCGTTAGGTGGGTTGGTTCGTATTATGACGACAATCAGTAATCAGCCGTTATTCAAGTTAATCACCTCAGCCAATACCCCGTCCACAAAACGAATTCGGCGTCCCAGCGAATGGGACTGGCCGTCTTCACGGACGGTGCAGTTCAGTCGAATGGTCATCTGCCCGGGCTTTTGTGGATCAGTGTCCTCTACCGTAACGCGCACCACAGCGTTGTTATTGAAGTTACGCATCAACAACCGCTCAAGGCTTTCGGTCACCTCACTCTGTAGGAGCGTGCGATCATGCCCATACTCCTTGATCAAGTGGGCGAGACTTGCAATCTGCCCGTAATAGAGTTCAGATTGAGAATATTCACTGGTGATGAACCAGGCGATCACTCGATCCCCTTTCTCTTCGATACTAGAGACCCACCCTTTGGTGGAGAGTGTGGGAATGGCAGTCGGCATAATAACCTCCTTAAACGAAGAAAAAATAAAGGGCAACACGAGGTTGCCCAGAGGATCACCTACTCAGGTGGATCTGACAAGCCTGCCAAAACCGCCGCCTGTTGCCGCGAGACCCCTTCTTCTAGGTGGTCCTTAAAGGTTAGGTAATCGTTAAGGTACCCGAGATCGAGGTGTTCCTGGCACAACTCCCCACCCTCCACACGAGGTTCCCAACAACCCGGAATGCCACACTTCGTAGCGTAAGTAACCTTAGTCGCCATACAGTCCCTCCAGCAGCTTCTGCGCTCGTGCTTTAGTGTACTTCACATCAGTGGAAAAGATAAACATAGAGTCCCCACCCGAAGGTGGGGACTGGTGTGTTACAGCATGTTGCCGTACAGACTGGTGGGGTCTTCGCCCCCCTCTTCGAGGATATGTCGTACACGGGCCCAACTGTCCAGGACATCGAGCTTCTCGAAGCTGGTGAGTTCCCGTTCTCCCTCAGGGAGGTAGTCCTGGTAACGCTTCAGGATGTAGTCATCTCCTTCCAGCCGCCCAACGCCATCCATAACACGACGCCAGTCATACTGGGCTTCGCCCACAGCGTTCCCTTGGAGGTTTTTATAGCTATCGGAATAACCGTCCACCTCTTGATGGAGATATTTGCGCCTCAGGGTTTCCTCCGCCATCACCCATCGCTGCATGGTTAGAGATGCGGTTTGGAATTGGGCCATGTCATAAAGGGCTTGGATCTGATTAGACACCCAGAGACTGTCCAACTTGCTCTTGGCGTTTCTCAGCATCTGCATGGCTTGGGATTCTGAGATGGTCTGGTGAATCTGTTTGGCTTGCGAAAAGAACTGCTGCGCGCGTTCACCAAGGGCACTATAGAACCCATCACCACGCTGCGCAATCCAGTCCTTTGTCTGTTCATCCACCATTCCACCCCCAAGCGCATCGATGAGATCGTTGCCGTAATTGAGGGCCTGCATTAATGGAACACTCCTTTACGTTGGGTTACCCACGACCATTGAGGTAGTCAGCGTGTATCCAGTTGGCCGCCATGTCCACCACAGGACCTTGAAGGGCTAACTTACCTGTAATCTCGTGGGGCTTACTGACATCCCAACACCACAGGTGAGGGGCCAGCCTTGAGGTCTTCTCAGTTGCCCAGTTATCCAGATTCAGGATTAAAATCAGTGCCAAATGTCTTCAGTGTGGTTCGTTAGGCCACACCCGCCACCTCCCCGCCTCACGGCGGTAAGGCGCTGCTCTGGGCGTTACCCAGACTGTTGAGATCATCTCTTATTCCACTTCCTGTGGAATCCTCCCGTTTTGACCCCACTTGGGGCCTACGCTACTCATCACTGTGATCCATTCCTTGGCAGTGCTTTCGCTGACCGTTGAGCCCACTCCTTATCAATTAAGACTTAGGAGCTTCGCTGCGTGATTGGACAATCTCCACCGTTATTACCGACTGGCGTGTTTGTAACGCCAGGAGCGGCTAGTAGCCGCCCGTACCCAGTTAATTAGACTGGCCGCTAGTTTGTTTCCAGAACTAGTTTGGTAGATGGAGCTCTAAGCCCGTCCCCGCAATTAGAGAGGTTGTTTAGCTGTATGTTACCATACAGGGTGACATCACTGTTTATCACCATCAAACAAATATCTTCGACTGGAGTCGTTAATTCCAGCCCGTCTTCCCTGGGACTACTGCACCAGGAGACAGCTTCAGGATTTCCCTGAATGATTGAGACCATATCTTCCACTGTGTCTAAACACAGCAGCCTCCCGTTTCGATTTAAAGGACTTACGTCTAGTGCCATTCCACACTAGCGGCCTACCCAAACACTTGGCTCTACTCTACTCACTTTAATCTCCGTAGAGACCAGCGCACTTTACAGCGCTGTCACTCCGCTTGCTTTGAGCAAGCCGCAGCTTTCGATGGTCGTTGAACACATGCCGTAGTTCCTAGTGTAGAAACCTTAGGCACTTCGTTGCGCTGATTCTGCCTGTTCAACACGTTTTTACCAAGCCACCCACTTCCATTACTGGGGGTGGTATTGTAGTGGGTTTCCCCCTACAAGTGGTAGTGTTGACATACAGCAAGTTCCCGCAGTTAGAGAGGTAAGGACCTTGATCGATCCGCCGGTGCCTTCAGTAGGGGGCGTTACTCCCTACCCGCTACCCTTCTGTCTCTCGACAGTAAGGCGCTGCTCCAGGTTTTCCCTGGATGCCGAGACTATATCTTCACCCGCCAGCTTTAGACTGGGTAGGGTGTCTTCCGTTTCCCCGCCCGATCACTTGGCAGGTACAGGGGCCCGAATCCCTTAGTCGTTGGGCACATCCCATATCCCTGTAAAAGGAACTTAGGGACTTCGCTGCGTGATTCCCCATTTTGCCTTATCTAGCGCATCCTCGTCTCTTTTACTGTACCGCTGTGGTTAGCAGCGCCCCTGTGGGGTGTCTGACGACACCGGTCACTCTTTCGAGCACAGGTTAGTGTACGAGGCTTTAGTGGGTTCCCGTCAATTAGGAAGAACACCGCCCAGAACTTTCATCCTGGGGGAACATTAGGAAAGTTTCTCCAATCGAGGTATTTTAACTTTCCTGTCTATTGGGGGCTTTCAAAACTAGCGCAGAAAGTCCAATGGTGTTATCAGCCACATTGGACTTAAACTTGGTAATGAAGAATTGCTGGGTACTCCCTCGTTGAAGTGTTGGATTCCTGGAGAAGATACAACTGATGCCTTTTCCTGGTGCCTCATCTACCAGTTCTTTCAGTAATGCCTCCATCATGGGGTTGAATGAGGACACACTGCGGTAGACAAAGTCCATGGCTTGTGTGCTGGTCATGCCACGCTTAAGCAGCTTATTGACCAGGTGGTACTTAAACAACTGAATACCCAACCCCCACGGCAGGTGCAGTTCATCGTAGTCATGGGGGTCGGTAATACTGGTGATAACAGCTCGTGCTGTGTAATGCAGGCGAGAACCGAAGACATGCTTACGCAGAACCCCACTCTTTGAGGCCATGCGGTCCTTCATGAAACTGTGGTAGTACTGACACAGTGACTTGATGGACGAAGAGACCCGATTCTCCACATCCGCCTGCCGGAGTGGGACCACGCTACTACTGGCACTGGCCATAGTCAATACCGCGTCTTTAGCTGCGTTCAGTGGGTTGTCCACATAGCGGCCCGAGTTGGTACTCTCCATGACGAAACATACCCGATTGGGCACCATCAGGTATTTCGGAAAGAACAGATGTCGGTAGGTATCGATCCACGTCATAAACTCATGGCGTTCTTTGACGTTGTTGCCGAACATTTTCTCGCTAGCAAAGAACTCAATGTGTTTATCAAAGTCCTCCACAAAGGCTTTAAACCCCCGTCTCGGGTTATACGCCAGAAACCGATCCAGTCGTTTTCTGGTTTCCTTCCCCATGGGTTTTTCCATATCAAACCGATATTTGGTATTGATCAGATACTCAAGGAAATCCACATGGCCTGTCTTGAGTTTGGGCTCAAGGATCAGGTACATCTCCGGGTGCATAAGAGCCGGTACCCCTTCCGGGGCCTGTAGCCAGAGCACACTCTTAATGGCTTGGGTGGTGGTGGATTCCACTGGGGTTTTACACACACTACACACAATGCCGATCTCATCCACACGGGTGTGCTTCTGACAATGGCACGTAGCTCCGAACTCGATGGTATCGGTGTGATCGTAATGGGTGATGAGGTGCTTGTCCAATAACTCCTTTTGTTCCGGAATGGAGATGTCAAACTTGTTGGCGATGAGGGGATCAAACGTTAGACGCGCAAACTCCTCATCATAGTTGACCATTGTAGCAACAATGCCCATGTTATCCTCCTACAGGCACAAGCGGCAAAGAGGCCCTCCCGAAGGAGGACCACTTGAAAAGAAAAGGGGTCCCCGAAGGGACCCCATCCAGTGCTACTACCGGTGATCAGTAGTAACGACCGGAACCCGCCACGTTGCCCTGATAGACATGCCCGCGGTTCTGGTTCACCGTGGAACCGCCCTGGTGAATGTGTGCCTGACCGTCCACCGCGAACTGACTCATGAACTGGTTGCCGGCGAAGCGCTGGTTGCCACCCAGGACCTGAGAGATGTTCTCCAGCTCGACCTGCAAACCAGCACCAGCAGTGGCATCGTCCAGTGCCTTGATGAAACCAGGCGTCAGCGCCAGACGCGCAGCACGACCAGTCACCTCCACACGAGAGCCCGCGTACTGACGGGTCAGCTTCTCCAGGCGATCCAGGCGCATGGCAGCCGGCATGGTGCCGAAGCCGCCCGGGTTGTTGCCGCAGAAGATCGCGTACCACTCATCGAACGCCACCTGGTCGCCCTTGGTGATGTTGAGCATCGCCAGCACGTCCAGTTCACGCAGATCGCGGATCTGACCCTGATCATCCACCCAGCGACCCAGCAGGATCTCCTGGTTGGTGTGACGTACCAGTGGATCGCCCTCAGCAATGGCCTGGGAGAAACGACCACTGGTCAGGTTATCAGCCGCGGCAATCAGACGCTTGCGTGCCTGGTTCTGGTACTTGCCAGGGGTGGCAGCGTCCAGCAGGAAGGTTTCGAAGGCGGAGTTCTCACTCATCGGCTGTACGTCGATGAGAAACGCCGGCATCGCTTCCATGGCATGACGAACGAACTCCAGGAAGTTCTGATCGGAGTAGTTCTTGGCCTTCAGGTCCACGTACTGGAACTCGGAGAAGGGCATCTTGTAGCCCAGTGCACCGATATCCTTCCAGTCCACCCCTTTCACACCCAGGCGCGGCTTGAGGGCTTCCAGCCAGGCGTAGTTGTAGGTCAGGCGGAATGCGTTGGACAGACCCAGCATGTAGAACTCACCCGTCTGGGACTGGATGTGCGGGGCCGGGCAGTTATTGGTGATGACCACAGTGGGCATGAAGGGTTGGGTCACCTGCTGCTGATTGGGAGAACCCCAACCGCCCTGCGGCTGACCACCGATGACACGACCGCCAGTGAACTCCACCCCAACGAAGCAGGACAGTTCATTGAGGGCGGTGTTCTCCTCGTAGAACTCATCCTCGTCCTTGGTATCCCCTTCGACCTGAGCGCCCATCCGCACAATCACGTCAGAGCGGATCGGATTGCCGACAATGTCGAACTTCGGCTCAGCAGTGAAGTCGAAAGAGGCTACGAAGCGGGTGTTGCTCGCTGCCTGACCGTTTTCGTTGATCGGCTTGAGGTCTTCGATACGGAAGGGCACTTCCCCAGCGAAGATCTGGATGCCATCGTCCACCCGGTTGACGGAATCGATCAGCAGGCGCTTGACCTCCACGGACTCCAGCTTGAAGTCGAAGTGACGTGGCACCAGAATGGGACCTGCGTCGATCGCGGTGACGTCACGACCTTCCGGCTGAATGCCCAGTTGGTTGAAGACGGTGTTGACCACCTTGGCCCAGTACTTCTCAGTGTAGACGTCCTGGCTGAAGGTTGTGACCTCGATCTGGGTCTGACCCACCCACTCCTTGCGCTTGCGCAGGGGGCGATCGGAATCCAGCATCACAACGCGGATGGCCACGGCGGTCTTCTGAGCGACCTGAGCGACCTTCACCACCAGGATGGAACTACGACCCACACGGTGGGTTTCGGAGTCGAAGCGGATCAGGTGGAAGTCGTCGGGCATGCGCTGCATTTCGACTTCGGTTTTGTAGGCATCACGGATGGCGGTGAAGGCCTGGGAGGTGCGCTCTTCGCCACCGTCCATCTGACCGGAACGACGGAACACGGTGTTGATGTCACGGGGGTCGTTCAGGCCCCGTGCGGCGGGTTTGGGCGCTGCAGCACCCACATTACCGCCATAGCCAGTCGGACCACGACCCGTCGGCTGCGGTTGTGCCTTGGGCTGCTCGGGCTGGTTCTGGTTGCTTTCGTTATCGCGGATACCCATGAGGGCTTTCTCCTTGCGTTTTATTGCAGTCGACTGCAATGCTGTCCAGTTAACTGGACGGCTCTTGCCTGTGAATGATGTGGGTTTCAAATCTGTTCGGATAAACCCACACCAGAATCCTTGCGTTACGACATACCGCTTAATGGCCTAGAAGGCCCGTGAGACTGTCAGGTGACAATCCCCTATAAGATAACATTCCCAGTATTTTTCTACATGGGCATTTAGAAGGGTCCTGCCTGAGTGACGATCTCGATCTTCAACACGGTGAACCCATCTCGCTCGACGTCATGGAACTCTTCGGCTAGGTGGTTAAGGGTCTCGATGAGTTTCTTATGGAGGTTAAACTCCTCCTCTTCTCCATCAAGCAATGTAGCGTGGGTATGGTGGACCTTCTTGACGTGGCCGGTTTCGTTCTCACACAGGGTAATCTCCACCAGCGGATAACGAAGGCCCGGGAGGTCCCACTCCTCAATAGGGCGATCCTGACCTCCCATGGCATCCACCAGGGCGGTATGAGGAACCCCCTCGGAGGGGTAGTGGCCTTTACTCTTCTCCTTCTTCAACACCCCTTGCAAGGTGGAGATGGCCTGTTCCAGGTTCTGGATGATCGCTGCGTCCGGCGCTTCGTGAACACGGGGGGTATCGGTAGCGTCGGTGTTAGTGGTGTCAGACATGATGGTGCTCCTCTCAGTGGAAGGGTGGGGTACTGCTCACCTTCATGATGTAGATGTGAAATTCACTGGATCTTATAGTCAACCTGTTTCCCGCGGAGTCCCTGTCATGTATGAGCTCTTCCGTCGTCCAGCTACTCGTTTCAGAGGTCGCTTGCATTTCCCGGAGACGGCGTTTCTCCGTCGTCAATATGACGCTCAGATCGACCAGGTGAAGCTCCACTATCGGCGTTACCCAAAACGAGTGGACAGCGATAACCTCTTTGGGAAGATGCTCACACACATTCCACTGCGTTGGGATCTGGATGATCGCAACTATGTACGCTATGTCGAGGACATGCATAGTGGGGTGAGTCGTGCCCATGGGTTAACCTCCCCCATTCATCGAGGTCGGGTGCATGAGCAGGGAGTGACCCTTGGGAAGAACAGTGACGAAATCCTCCTGGTGAGTGATGATGAGTTCCCTTTGCCGGAAGGGGAAGGGTGGCGTGACCTCACCCCTATTACCTACCTTTACCATACCCGGGTGGATTTGGGGTTTCCTATCCTAAACAACCACGACCAGGTCCGGGGGTATGGGGTAACTGTTGTCAATGTTCCGATGTTAGCGTTACAGTACCGTTGCTGGATAAAGGAGCAGCAGCAGCGCTTTGCCGATATAGCGGACAGTCAGGTAAATAGTGTCTTCCGCTTTATTGGAAGCTACCCACTGCCCAACGCCATCGTCTCCTATTTTGACATTGCGGTGTTCAATCGCCTGACCAAGCGCTTTAAAGGCATGGGCTTGCCCAAACTCCCCGTACCTCATCCGTTTTATCTCACGGACTACAGCGCGAGAGTAGACAGCTACTGCGATAAGATCCTTGAAAGTAATCGTCAACGCAGTGGGGATCTGGAGCAAGTGGTCTATACAACACCCATGGTCCTCAAAGAGTCACTGTGGGAGGTGATGTACTTACCGAGTGACCCCGTCACCCGTCACAATGAATGGGCCCTCAACATTGCCAGGTTGCCCTATATTCGCTATTTGATTGAAGCCACCGTCACAAGCAGTGGGGGCGACAAGCGCTTTACCAATGAACTCTATACCAGTCTGATCGATGCTCGCTATGACAGAATCTTTCAGGGGGTGGGGTCGCATCGAGTCGTACAACAATACCGTCAGTCCATCCAGGAGCTGATCGAGATGCTGGAGGCCCTTGGCCATGGGTGGCGTTAACCAACAGCAATACACATAAGGAGACTTCCTATGTCACACCACTACGACCTGGAAACCCAACACCATCTCATTCAACAGGCTGTTATAGTAAAACGGCTTGAGGTGGCACTCATAGCCCACCTGGGCTAGGGGAATCCATAAAGCGCCTCCCCACCGGGGAGGCGTCTATGCCGTGACACATGGTACTAGGGCTTGCGATTCAGGTTTAGAACCGCCTGCGTGGCGAAGCGCTCCAAGATATCGCCGTGGCACGCCTGGGGTGCACAGAAACACACCAGGTCCTTTCCATCGAGTTCGGCCAGTTCCTCCAAAGAAACCTCCCCTGCACGAATTCGGCGAATGAGGTCGAGGCGGTAGGCCTCCACTACCACTTCTCGTGTACCGTCCTTTCCGTTGACACTCCCCCTCCTAAAGTAGGGGGATTCTTGCTTCATTGAACTGACTTACCTTCGGTGAGGAAGGCAGAGGCCCTGTTCTCCACAAGCGTTTAGTGAGTCCGTATGTCCTACGGCCTCTGCTGACTCATAGCTCAAGCTACATCTAAGCGGTGTTCTTGGATAAACACCGCCGTCAGTGTTTGTCTTAAGTGACTCGCTGGTGGGAGTTGTTCCAATGCCATGTTCCGCAGGTTGATGGCGGCATTGTGATCTCGATCATGCTGTGTTCCGCAACTAGGGCACTCCCACCAGCGTTCGTTCAGTTTAAGTTTGTTGGACCCTTCTAGTCGATGGTCACACGCACTGCACGTCTGTGTACTCGGAAAGAATCTCTCTGCAATGACGACCTTGCAGTGCTGCGACTCATCGGCCTTGTAGACCAACATGGACAGGAACTGACGCCATCCACAATCAGCAATGTGTTTGGCTAGACGTCGGTTCCTGACCATGCCTTCAATGTTGAGGTTCTCAATAGCAATGGTCATGCATTGGTCTACAAGACCTCTGGAGAGCTTGTGCTGAAAGTCCATCCGACACCGCTTGGTTTTTGCGTATATCTTGGCGACTTTCAGCCGTTGTTTTCTGTAGTTGGCACTACCCCTCACCATTCTTGCTAACTTCCGTTGTGCTCGTGCCAACCTGACCGCATGTTTCTGTTGGTATTTGGGATTGTCATACTCCTTCCCTTCTGAGTCTACCGCAAAGGTCTTAATCCCTAAGTCCAATCCCAAATGAGACTCCCCATTCGTGAGTCTTGGTTCACATTCACAAATGAAACAGGCGTAATATTCCCCACTAGACTCACGAATAATACTGACAGAACTGGGTGGGGTGGGGAGCACCCCACCCCACTTTTCGTTCTTGTAACTCCATTTAGTTTTGATAGGGGAATGCATTGCCTTAGCAATGCAGAATTCCCCACTCTCCAAATCTAAGGAGAATGCAGCGTTCGTCAGTCGGATGGACTGACGACTTTGTTTCTTTTTAAACTTGGGAAATCCAATCTTCCCTTTTCCTTTAAAGAAAGATTGGAAAGTTGTCCCGAGGTCCCTAAGAGACTGCTGCAAGATGACTGAGGAGACCTCATAGAGAAACCCATGCTCTTTCTTTGTTTGTGTTTATTCAGTACGGCCATTAAAGGACATCCTCAATAGTAGTCACTCACCAAGCGAGAAATCTTCTTGTCCTGAAAGAAGAAACCGAATGACTCAAGCATCAGGTAGAAGGCTCCCATGGTGTTAAAGATGATCTTACGGGCATCAATGCCTGCGACAATCTCCTTAGGGATGCCGTGAGTTTCTGCGACACTCTCGGGAACGAGGATGGTGGTCAAGCCCTTCTTACCTGTATCAGCGAGATAGGTTTTAAGACGGTGTGCTAAGTGATCATTTCCCATCCTCTCACACCACTCATCAAGCTCTTTTCTTCCATCGGCCCTTACCGAGACCTTCACGACACTGTAAGGGGGTGGCAAGGTATCGCCAAGAGACTGTGCGAACACATCTCGCCACAGGAGGTACTGCTGGTAGGCTGGGGCATTCTCACCTCCCTTATACGAATCCGCAGGCTTCACCTGACCGGTGGTCATGTAAAGATACCCGCCTCGTTCAATGTCCTGATAAATCTCCCGTTCGATATCGCCAACATCCTTTAGGAGGTCCCGCATGCAGATGAGTTTCTCTGCCTTAAATGTCGCAATGATCTTTTCCATTAGTGCTCTGGCTTTATCATTTACATGCTTGGGCACCTTAGAGTCCCTTAGCCCAACTCCCTTCACTTCGAGTTGGGCTTCGGGGAACATCACCCCTTCCTTGGCATCGCGAGACGCATAGTAGTGCTTTGATCGCGTAGTCAGTGAGATCACGGAGAAGTAATATTCATTTTTCATCGCAAGCAGACGTAGCTTGGCTTTCGCAACCCCCATGTTGGCTGATTGAATTGCCAGGATGTGGGCCACCATGTGAGAGACCAGATAGATGATCACAAACACGATACGTTTGGCATCTGCACTGTGCGATACTCGCCCAAAGGCTTGCTCAACCCAATACTGGCAGGTAAACATAGTGGAGTCGGTATCGGAGATCAGGGCGGCTCGACGATAGGCTGAAGGGAACGCATGGATGCTGGAGGGGACGGTATTAGTCAGCCACAATGTCTCGATGAGTAGACGATAGCGCTCCATTAACCGAATGGTTTTCACTCCAGTGGCTTTTACCCGAGCCCACAGGTGCATGTCACCATCACGTTCCAGACGTTCGACATCTCGTGACTGTAGGGCATCGAAATTCAAGAAGTTAGCAAGGATCTTGGTATCGTCGTCTAACTGACTGTACTCACTGTCCTCTACCTGGTCAAACTTTTCATCCCCCGGCATGGAAAGTTCGTTGAGAAACGCCATCACAAACTCTGGGTTGTGTTTATGTAGGTGGTACAGATCTGCTACATACACCACTGCGGTTCTTTCCATGTCAGTGAAGCCCGACACCAGGGTTTCAATCAGTGCCAGATTCTTCGGACTGATCCAGTATTTATCGGTGCTCCACCGGATGCAAGCCATCACCTCAGCGACGGATGGGATATGTAAGTTAAAGATCTCAACACACTGCTTGAGCTTCTCCAGGTCGGTACTGGTGACCACCGCAAGGAGATTGGTCTTGGTGATCTCAGGGGAGTAGTAGTGACGACTGCCCATCAGAAACTTTTCATTTGCTGCATTGGCGTAGCTGGTCGCTGTGCGGGTGTTGCTGGTCAATGAGGAGTGAGTGCTCTTAAGACGGAGCATAGTGGCGGCACTGACAGTAGCGCCACTGTAGGAGTTATTGTTTTCTTTGTAGACCGCCTGAATGGCATTCTTCACCTTGGCGAGCTCAAAGTCACCTCTCGCGTTAGCTTGGTTCATCTCCTTCTTGACCTTTTTACGGTTTCTCACGCCCTCTTCCAAGAACTGCGCGTGTTTGGCCTGACGTACCGTCTCCGGGACATAGACTGCCATGGAGGGGGAAAGCAACAGGTCCTGTTTCTTAACTCGCTCTAGGAATTTGGTGAAGGGAACCGATACCGCTTTCTTATCCCAATGTTTGTCCTTGGTCAATACCAACGATTGGGGGTCAACTAACTTTCCACGCTTGAAATCCAGGTACTCATGAATAAAGGCCTCCGCTTGAGACGGGTCGCATTGGGTATGTGCCGTCAGGTAGCGTGCTGCTTGTACTCTTGCACTATCGAGCAGATCCAAATCACGCTGGTAGCTATCAACACTTGGAATAAACGGATTTTGCATGGTGTCTCAACTCCTTAAGTCTATTCCATTTGACGGCCCAGTAGAGCACCATTTTTGACGCTTAGGGCATAAGCACCCAACCTCCCTGGCTGGGTAAAAAAAGAAGACGGCGGAAAACCCCCCACCCGTAGGTGGGGGAAATGGATCGTTCAGAACTAGGAATTGCCATGCAGGGCTCCGCATTCCCCACACCGCTAAGGACTACGCAAGGAGACGCTGTCCATATCATAGTCATTATCCAAACGAATGGTTCTCAACCTGCACATTACTGGGACTCTCTCCATTGGCGGAGAGGACTTGAAGGATGCGCTGTACGTCTGACTGTGTCTTATTGTCGAAGGTGAGAACGACTCGACCGCCCTGAAACAGTTGAATGGTCTCAGGACGAATCCATGGAATACCAATGATGTCACTGGCACCATTGGGGTGTCTGATGCGAATGTAATCGTAACTCTGTGCGCTGTCTGCTACACTCCCATGGGGGAGGGTGGGGTAGACTTTGGCGTGGAGGGCTTCGATGTCCAGGCCTGATGCCTGTGCAAGGCTTGGGGTGAGAATGCCCTCCAGATAAACATCTCTGAAGTAGTTTCCGATGATTGAGGTCGGATAGACTTCAAACGAGAAACGCTGTCCAGGGCGGACGTCATATGCGCTAGGCATGTCAAGATCTCCGTTATCTTAACACAAACAGCACCGCACCGGTCTCATCGAGTGGCACGACAGCCATGAGTGTGTTGGTCTCCATCCTAGAGAACACCCATTCTGTCAAAAACTCACAGACGTCAGAGACCCGTGCATCCAGTGCTATTTGTGACTGATCGAAACACTCCGGGATGAAGTAGGCCTCCATCTCGTCTCTTAATTCGACCAGAATCTGGTGAAGTCCTATCCGCGAGATAGGGGCGTCGGGATAGGCAGATTGAATCAGTGTGTTCACAAGATCAGCGACCTCATCGAACACGCCGATAATAGCAGTGTAGTGTGTAGGCACGGAAAATCCCTTACGTCCGTTATACCGCTCCGACCCGTTACGGTGGAGATTGTGGTTTTCTTGGGTGGTATATCATGTCACTTCCTGGGGGTGTTATTGGAATAGTGTCATAGGGTTTCCTCCTCTCAATACCGCGGGGGGTCTTCTCCTTCTTCTTTCACTGGGCACATGGTCCCTCCATTTCCCCATTCACGACGACTGGTCAGATGGGGGTCTCAGTGAACACAGCGGTGTTGTGCCGCTGCCTCATCATTCTGCATTTAAACGATCAGCTAACTGCTCAACAAATTCACCCTCCTCCACATCCTCTTTGAAGACAAAGTGGATAATAGGGGTGGTAAGGAGCATGAAATCCCAATACCCACACACCTCTACTTCACGCCCGCTGGCCAGATGATGCCAGCACTGCGGAACCAACTTGGAGAAAGAGTAATGATAAAACTCAAGCAGTTGATCTGTCGCCTGCTTAAACACTGGGGGGGTGATGTAGTGGTGGAGGTGATAGTGGGCGATCAGGGTTTCAATATCAACAGCAGTCAAGGGGAGTTTATTGACCACACTGTGATGGACCACTTCAGTAAATGCGTCCCACAGCTGAGACCCATCGCCGTGATCGTCGATCAGGCGCTGAAGCGGTTCACCAAAAGCAAAGTGGACATGCGCTAAATCGAAGATCATTATGCGATCAGTCATGAGGTGACTCACTATTGCAGTGGACCGCGCACGGGGGCAGGTAGGAAGCGGGGGGTGTTATGAAACCCCATACCGATGGCCTCACCCACTGGACTAAATTCCATCACCACCACAGCAAAGGTGGGATCTCCCGTGAATTCAAAGCGCACCTCCTCTAGTTCCATTAATTGGAGCATGTGGTTTTCCACTGGAACTTTCAGGTACGGTAAGAGGTTATCTGCCGCTTCTGCAAAGGTGCGTTGAAGGTAGGCGTAAAGATCACTCTTTCGGGAGGGGTCAAGGGTGTCGGGATCAATGAGGTAGGTACGCATGAGGTAATCTATGTCATTCGCACCCATCGTACCCGACAGGTGATGGTAGAGGTAGTAAGAAAAGGCTTCATACACCTGGAGTACCAGCTGCTGCGACCACTGATAGAGCTCATTGGTAAGGGGAACATTAACCGATGCACGAACCGCCATGGCGGCTCTCTCCACCTGGGGTTCAAATAACCAACGTTGAAGCAGTACAGCAGAATACATAACTCTGTCCTTACTTGGTCTGGGCGTGGAGGAGAAAGGCGTGGCGGTCCTCAAGGAGTCCTGCCTGGACGACCCGCGATGGGCGAAAGTCTGGATTGACCTGACCAATAGCGGCGAGAAACGCTGACCCGTAAGATTGAAACAGAAAGTGAACCACCCGTTGAAATAGTTCATAGTACTGCCCGTCAATACCACTGGGAAGAGACCCCTCCTGTACCAACTCCAGATAGTGCTGGTAAATGATGGAGTTCAACACATCGGGTTCAAAGAGAATTCTATCACCACGCGTGTCCAGGAAGGTTTCGTAAACCAGTGCTGCTGCCAGATGAATCAATCGTGCATTCCCATTGAGTCCTGTTTGGTGGACAAACTCCTTTAGGGGGTGGGGATTGAACAGCAGAACATCATTACGTGGTGGGGTAGGAGCGTAGCTATAGCCCATAACTCACCTCCACAGCGACATAGCTTTCGGTGTGGTTGAGGTAGCGGATTTCAAAGGCACACGGAAGCCCCATGCGAATGGCAGTGGCTAGTTGGATCATGTCCTCCTCCCAATCGTGCATAGTGGGTAGCTCCTCCGGTTTTCCCAACCAGCCGTGGTCTGCAAACACATAATGGCAGACGTCATACAAGGGGTCTCGTTGAAAGACATCGGGTTGGGCTTTCAGGTCCCGAGGGAGCATGTCGGCTAATGCGCAGGCCGTGTGCCACATGGTGCGTTCTGAAATGGCGAGCATAGCCCCCCTCTCCTTAAGGAGAGGGGAGGTCACCATCATCACCGCGGGGTCAAGCAATACAATGGCTGGGGGACGGTTAAAGTCCGGCCAGGCGGCGCTCTCGCTCCGGGACGTAGTCGCCGTTTTCGATCGCATTAAGAATGTCCTGCAAATAAGAATCGGTGATGGGCTTCTGTTCTATTTCCACTGTCAGTATCCCACTGCGGGACAGGACGGCGGTGTAGGTGTGCTTTTTCTCCAAGGCGAGTTCCAGTTGCTGTACCATCAGCTTGACCACGGGTACGATCACATCAGCAATGGAGCGCTCCAACTTCCACCGTTTGCTCGGGGGGAGGGTCTGTTCAAGGACTGCCTCTAAGATCTCCTGACGGCTCTGTGGGGCTCTGTGATCAAACCGCAGGGTCGGGAAGGACTCCTCTAATACCTTGGCCACCATCAGTCGGAAGGGTAGCTTCTCACCAAGTTCTCCTAGCAGGCCACTGATACGATCCCGCAGCATATTGAAAAGTCCACTGAAGTCAAAGGTAAGATCAGCGTCCTCTTCATTACCTGTCAGGCGCTCGTACTCCATGATGCGGTAGTCGCGCCCTTTAGCAATTGCATAGAACCCCCCAGTGGTCACTAAAGTGCACTTCTTCCACCGATCGGCTGGAGGAATGGCCAATTGCAACTGGCGGTAGCATTCCGCATCCATGTCCAGGTAGGTGTCACTCTCGACTAGGTTATCAAGTCCCTCTGTGGTGATCTTGGCAATGTCTGAGGCTGAGGGTGCCCCGTCCATATGGCGGGACAGGAAGGATGCCACTAGACCTGAGACGTCTGCTAGATACTCTTGAAATGCTGATTCCCCCTCGCAATAGGCCACGTGGCGCGAGATGGCGTATTTCAGATAGTGCTCCAGAAGTTGATGAGTGAACTCCTTAAGGTGGCTAGACCGACCCTCAAGGATCATCACGTTAGCTTTCCCGGTAAGAAAGCCACTGAACTCATTAACAATGGCCGCGAGCCATTGGTTTCGGTAATCGCGCTCATCGAGGATAATGAGACTTTGTGTATCGGACACGTTGTTCTTCCCTTAGCCGTAAGTTCAGCTGTCTACACCTATCTTGGAGATGATGTAGGCGTGAAAAAAACTCAACTGGAGCGCCCATCTGTGTGTCCAGAGGGGTCATCTGTCGTTAACCCTGCGAAAACGCTCTGTAAGGCTCTACAGGCCGCGTTCTATATAATCCGCTACCCAAGTATTCCTCTAACCAGAAAACGGCACCTAGGTACCTTATCGTGCCTTCTCGCCCTATATAGGAGCTGTCCATGAACCCCATTAGCGTTGCCCTGGAAGAAATCGGCTTTCGTATTCCCCAGCAGCTGCTTCAACAAACCTTTATTACCCAAGACTTGAGAAACTGTTTGGAGATGGTCTCATTGGAGACCCGCATCAAAGAAGCGGTGATCGATACCCGTGTGATGCGTGACATTAACCTGTTGGGAGGGACTGAAGCTTTCATTCCGTTATCCCCTCCGGTAAATGCCCACCAGACCGATCCATACACCATCGTCTACCAGATCCCGGCAGAGGTCGTGCAGAACCGTAATATCGTACAGGTTTACTCAGTCCACTTTGCGATGATCGGCTATCAGAACGCTGGCATGGCCATGAGCTACACCGAGACCCCACTGGCCAGTGCCACTCGGTCAGTGCTGGACAGTGCCATGCAGACTCCCCCAGCAGCGACGAGCTATTTGAATCTGATCGCCCCCAATACAGTAATGGCCCGGTTTGTCTATGCCCCCTACCCCCAGGCATTCATGCGAGTGCGTCTGGGGAGTGATGCGTCCTTAAGTCATATCCGCCCCCAGATGTACCCCACCTTCTCTGACCTATGCGTGCTTGCCGTGAAAGCGTACATTTATAACAAGATGGTCATTGTGGTGGATGAAGGGCAACTGCATGGGGGTCAAATGCTTGGGACGTTCCGGGAGATCATGATGAACTACGCTGACTCCGATGAGCTGTATCGGGAGACACTAAAGAAATGGCGCAAGCAGAGTGTCCTGAATGATCCAGAGGCTAACCGTCGTCATATTCGCACGATTGTGGGTCGTCCTTAACTGTTAGGAGTCCGGACTATGCTCTATTCGCTGTTTCAAGACCAACAGGATTCCTTGTTTGGTGGGATGGCTGATGGGGGGTTTATTCACCCCATGTTCCACTCCTTGACGTTTCGGTTCGGTATTGCGGGGAATGTGGTTACCCCTCTGGTAGAACTGAATTTCTTCGGGCCCTACCGGATCTGGTTGATACCCAATGTAGAAGTGACAGGGACTACACCGAGGCTTGATTTTATTGGTCACCACTCAAGGCGTTACACTGGGAAGGCACTACACCAACTCGCCTTCTCTGAGTCTGGGGAGGTGTCACTCCTCACTGAACGTTGGGAGGTCATTAACCTCACCGTAGGGACCTGGCAGGACAGTGCGCGCAAATGGCGCGTAGCGGAATCTGTGGAAGGTCTGTGGCGGAACATGGCCAACCGTATTGCGGGGAGTGAGTTTGTTTCACGTGAAGTGCTGTCCATTGATGATGCCCTGGCGGAGTTCGACATCGACCACACATTGACTAACCTTGATACCGACCACCTGATTGTGACGGGTATCCAATGGGTCGGTGGGGTGTCTGCTCACCTTCAGTTAGGGTTCAACGAGACTTACGTATTGAAGGTCTTTGGGGGTGGGGATACCCCGATGTTCTCAACTGATCCCACCGCACTGGTTGGCGAGGTATTACGCCGACTCCGGTTTGAAGAGAACGGTGAGGTCGTGGTAGACACGTACCGAGGTTCGCTGACGGTTGAACGCTTTGATGGAGGGAGTGGTGAACCTCTGTATCTGGTGGATGAGGGCACCTTGGGTTTCTGGATTGGGATACGTCCTCGGGTGACTGGGGTTCGATTCACTGAACTGTAAAATGAAGGAGTTAACATGAAAAGCAAGCTACAAATCGGCAGTACTGCGGATAACAATCAACTCAACCTGCCTTCTGGGATGTTGACTATTGACCGGGAGCGTAACGCGCTCCGACTGTTCGATGGAGAAACCCAAGGCGGCTTTGAGGTCCTGGGAACACGGGCCTATGAGCCCTCACCTCCTGGACCCACTGAGTTAATTGCGGGTGATTTAACCACTGGTTTTTATGGCGAGGTGGGGCCTGAGGAGTTCATCACCTACGGTGCCCTGAGTACCTTGGTTGGGTTGAGTGCGGGGACCCTCCAGCATGATGCTGAATCCCTCTGGCTGAAGTTCTCCCTCGATGGGTCCCCGCTGTACGTCATGAAGAAGCCTGCACGACACACGGTGTCGTGGGATCAGCTGCACGCAGCGGGCCTGGTCTTTGGGACCAACACTGTGGAGATTGATGGACTCACCTACCAGGTCCGCCTGCTCCGTGGCGCTGCCTCCGACCCCACCACCGATGCCACGGGTTGGGACCTCCCCACCAGCCACGGGTCGGAGTGGAACCGGTTGTTGTACCCCATCCACTCCGGTGTGCACACCGACACCAGTAACCCCAGTGTGCACACCGACCCCACTGCCGCGCCTTTCGGCGCCTGGGCGCAGTACAGTGACAGTGATTTGGTATTACGTGGTACCGACAATGGTCGCGCCAACTGGTGTCAAGAAACCACCGCCACCAGCACCCAGCGCGTGTCTCGTGGTTCTGGTGTTACGTCCTTGTCTCGCTCCACCTCTTCGGGTACGGCTTCGCTTTTCGGTTGGCGTGCCGCTCTAGTCTTCGTTGGCGACTAGCGCGAGCGACTGGCCTTTCAGGCCGAATAAGCTACAGGTGTAAGTACGTTGGGACCCTTAGTACAGTAACGCCTGGACATGGGTCCCAACCGTGGTTAAGAAATAAAGCGCAACGTAACCCCCCTCCCGCAGTGGGAGGGGGGTTTATGTCGTTTACCTAAGACATTACGTCTTCCACATCCCACAGTAAATGTTGAAGAAATCCGGCACCGGCCTCTTCGGTTCTATTCCACCAACGGAAGATCCAACTAACATACGCTTCACTGGATTCCTCGTTTGGGTGGGATTCCAGGGTACCGATCTCAAATACCATGCCGTGCGGGAGCCATGCGTCGACTAACAACTCCCAGGTCTCACTATTACCTTCCTCAACTACCACGCACAGGTATCCCGGTTCGTCGTCAACGTCTTGGTGGATATGTCCACTACATGACCAGACCGTGGCGATTCCGGGAAGTTGGTTCAGTGCCTGCACTAACTCACGAATGGGCTCATCCAGACAGCTAATGTCAAGTGCCAGGGCATGGGTCTTAAAGAAAGCAAAACGTTCCGTCGGTAAGTATTGACACTCCCCTTCTTTTAAGAAGGGGATTCTTGCTTCATTGAACTGACTTACCTTCGGTAAGGAAGGCAGTGGTCACTTTCTCCACAAGCGTTTAGTGAGTCCGTATGCCCTACGGCCTCTGCAGCCAAATGACCTCACCAGGAGGTCACGCTGTTTCGCATTCGGATAGATCCGAAAGCGAAACGCTTTCGTAACCATGATGACCTCCTGGGAAAGTGGATTGGTGTGTATGTTAGTATTTAGTGGTCTTATATCCCCGCCATAAATGACGGGGTTTTACGACCACAACTGATAAGGCATAGTAGAATTCCTAGGGCATAGGCGCCCTCCCGAAGGAGGGCAGTGTGTTGGGTGTTAGGGAATGTAAGGAGAGATCATGACACCTCCCCCAGTTTAGAGGGGCATAAATAGCTATCCCAACACGGTACACTTTCACGCATTTCCAGTCTGGCTTTCTTTCTCAGCCACATCTCGGGCTCGGGTGAATCAAGGATCACGTTTTCACGGGGGATGTTCTCCGTTTCACGAAACACAAAGGTCTCTAACAATACCTCGGGCTTTACCTTCTGCAGTGGGTAGAGGTAATCGCTATCATAGAAGAACCACATTGCGTAAGACTTCTGTAATAAGCGTCCCACAACCGACTTAGGGATAGGGAAGTAGGCAGGTTTGATTGGGAGACCATTGCACTCGGCAACCACTTCGACTCGATGATAGAGGTGGTGGTCGAACTGTGTGGTAGTAACAAAGAGAAACCCTCCGCGTTTAGCATTAAGCTGAACCACGTGTTTGAGTGTTAGGGTAAAGGGACTCAGGACGAGTCCCAGTTCCTCACTCAGCGCTTGACCCACCCGATGGGTTTTCTTCTTGCCCATCGGGATTCCCCAGGTTATTTAATTTTCACGCGCTCTTCTGCACTCAGGTGCTGGCCTTGCTTTTTAAGCGTAGCCACCTTGTTAGCACGCCTCTTAAAATGCTTGTTATTCTTCATCATCCGTTCTTCGATCTTCGGAGGGAGTTTATCCATGGTAGTTACTCCGTAGGTAGGTTCATTCGATTGATTCGATCAATGTGTTAAAATCCCCTTCGGTGAGGATTGGAATGCCAAGTTCAGCAGCTTTCTCCGCCTTACTTCCGGGGTCTGTCCCCACTAGGACGTAGGTGGTGTTGGAGGAGACGGAGGAGGACACCTTACCGCCCAGGTCTTCAATCTGGAATTTGATGGCATCGCGCGGTTGTGAGAAGCTACCGGTAATGACAAAGGTCTTCCCTGTGAGGGGTCCTGTGGCGTGACTGACATTGAGTACCGGAGGGTTCACCCCCGCGATGACCAGCTCTTGTATCTGAGCCTGGTTGTCGCTATCACTGAGCCACTCTGAGACGCGTTGCGAGACAAGCTGGCCGATGGTATCAACCTTAAGTAACTCCTCTTGTGTGGCCTTACAGAAGCGCTCAAGGCTACCGAAGTGCTTGGCCAGGTGTTTGGCGGTCCACTCCCCCACTTCGGGGATACCTAACGCAAACAGGAAACGCGGCAGTGTTATGGCTTCCACTGCTTTATCCCGGGCCGCAAGTAGATTCTGGATGGATTTGTCCCCCAGACGGTCCAACTTGGCTAGGTCCTCACCTGTCAATCGAAACAGATCTGCCGGGCGGGTTACCTTTCCGGTCTTCACTAGTTGTTCCATCAACTTGCTGCCCCACCCCTCCATATCGAACGCCTTGCGGCTGATGAAGTGCTTGAAACGTTGGGCTCGCTGGGCACTGCAATGAAAGCCCCCACTGCAATACCTCGCCACCGACTCTTCCTGCTGGACCACGGGGTAAGCACATACCGGGCACTGTGTGGGGAAGACAACTGCCTCACCACTTCCTGAGCTCTGCACGCGAACGATTTGAGGAATGACGTCCCCTGCCCGACGCACTACTACCTGGTCCCCTAGCTTCACCCCCAGTCGTTTGATCTCATCAGCGTTGTGTAAGGTGGCGTTCGTGACTACCACCCCAGCAAGCGTAACTGGCGCCAACCGTGCGACTGGTGTAATGACCCCCGTGCGACCTACCTGAAAATCCACAGCGGTGAGTTCAGTGACCCCTTCCTTCGCGGGGAACTTATAAGCCATGGCCCAACGGGGAGTGCGTCGTGTAAAGCCCAACTGTTGCTGTGACACAATGGGGTCTACTTTGATCACCACTCCATCGATGTCAAAATCCAACGAGTCGCGCTGCGCCTCCAGCCGGTTACAGTACTCGATAGCTCCACCAGTACCTAGGACAGTTCTCCCCAATGCCTCAACCCTAAACCCAAGTGCCTTTAAGCAATCCATGTTGGTACTGTGGGTTGGGGTGGTGGGGTGGAGAGATTCCACCGTCTGGTAGGGAATAAATGTCAGCCTACGCTTGGCAGTGATACCGCTATCCAGTACCCGCAGTGAGCCCGCTGCCGCATTGCGGGGATTGGCAAAGGGTTTTTCTCCGTTAGCAACCGCCCACTCGTTATAGCGCAGAAAATCAGCATGGCGCATCACCACCTCTCCCCGAACTTCAAGGGTGGGGGGGATGTCCCCTTTCAGTTTCAACGGGACAGAGTGGATCGTGCGAACGTTTTGAGTGACGTCCTCCCCCACTTCCCCATCACCGCGAGTGAGGGCACGTACCAACAGCCCTTGCTCGTAGAGTAAGGAGACTGCCAAGCCGTCGTACTTAGGCTCACCGTACAGGACGATTAAGTCAGGAGGTACACCAAGTCCCTTAGCGGTCCGCTCAACAAAGCGTTCAACATCCTCATGGCTGAAGCTGTTCTCAAGCGACAGCATCGGCGTACGGTGGGGAAGGGACGTGAAGCCTTCCGAGACCCCACCTGACACTCGCTGAGTGGGGGACTCGGGCGTGAGGATGGCTGGGTATTTCTCTTCTAGCTCTTTGAGTTCTTTGAACAGTGCGTCATACTCCCCATCTGACATGATGGGGTCGTCGCGTAGGTAGTAAGCCTCATCGGCCTTTTCAATCTGCTCACGTAAAAAGCGCACGCGTCCTTCTAACATCACCCACTCCTTCTTATTACTGGCAAACGGACTCGCTGGTGCGGTACCGAGCTTTTTAATTGACCGCACAAGGATTGGACGGTCAGCTTCTACCTCCTCCGGTGTGATCTCGGGGGCTCGGTAATAGTGCTGAATCCTAAACCGCCGCTGTCCTTTTGGTCCCCACTCCCAGTCTCCGTGGAGTTCGTATAGCACGGTCTTCAGTGGTTTTGGCGCATCTTTGCCGATGTAAATCGCACTGCTGTACTTCCCACCAAAGCACTTCAAGCTGTAGAGATGAAACGTCCCTGCTTCATTTTGGTAATTACGACTAATTAACTTACCGTACTGGATGGCCACAGCACCTCCAGGGGAGACTGGTTAGTGGGCGTTATTTCGGTAGGTAGTCGTCGACATTAAGGTGTTCGTGCTGACAGAACGCCTCAAAGGACGTAACCTCCACTGGGAAGGTCGGTGGAATGCTACTGCCGGCTAGACGCACCAGCTCAATCTTAGCTACCTCTTCGGCTTCATCGATCACGTGGTACCAAACCCCATCAGAGAAGGCACCTGGAACAACACCGTGCTTGCGCTTTAACTCAACGATAGCGCTAATGGTCAAATCGTGCTCTTCAGTGCCAATCGGCGGAAGGGGAAGACGATAAACCGCTTCATGCGCATACACGCGAATGCGTTTGATCAGCAGTGCACTCATAGTCAGACTCAACTCTACTAATGGATGGCAGTTCGCCTTGCATGACTGACAATTTGGCTGACTCTCGACTCCCCTATACCGAAGGCCCTTCCAATAACGGCATAAGAGAATCCCTGCTGGGCATACACCGTGATGGCGTGGTCTCTGAGTTCCGTCAACTGGCAACTGAGTCGCCTTAGCTCCTCAATATCCTCTAACGTCATCATCTCTCCCGACTCAATGCGGGCCTGCGCTAAATCTAACTGCTGCTTGGCCTCTTGGAGATACTGCAGGGCATTCTTGTTGTGGTTCTGAATGGTGGGGGTCATGGTCGTGCTCTCTGTGGTTAGGTGAAGTGATATTAATGGATAAAAGGTGAATCAGAATTTTCGATCGACATCACCGCCATCGGAACGCGGGGGTCAAGTTCCATGATGCTGGCAATGATATCTGTGTGTTCTTTCAGCTGTTCACTCACTGTGCTTTTACCAACTCCACGAAGTTTGGTGTTGATTCCGCTGACCTCTTTGAGTCTAGCGATCAACTCATCCAAGGTAAATTTCACCTCAAGTATTCCAGGAACTAGTTCATTGAGAAACAGATAGCCAACACTGAGGTCATGGCAATAGCACAGTATCTCAAAACCAAACTCGGGTGAGAGACCGAGTGTAGTGACAAGACCTCCCGTCTCGTCGCTTGGCTCAATCCCAAGCAGAACCACCCTCCCCTTACTTATTTCAACGCTAAGCTCTTGGTAGAACTCGTCACTGTGATCTTCCATTATGGACCTTCCTTGGTATCATGAGAGGGGGTGGGAAAGTGCCCGATTGAGAAGCGCTGTGTCCTCCTCTAGGCTTTTACATTGCAGAGAAACTGACTCTCCATAGCAGATTAACTCACCGTCAACATGCTTGACAAACCCCGCTGAGATTACTCCCACTTCATCTTTCCCCAGCGATTGGGTAAAGTCACGATGTTGCACTCGTTTATCAAACGTGACCATGACGTCACGAGCCATCCCTATCTTCTTATATCGTACATATTTCATTGTTGTATTCTCTCCTTAATTGCCAAGTGTGCGCAGTTGGTGGGCAATTCGCTCATCCAGTGACAATTCTTCATCAGGGTAGCGGTTCTCCTCGGCATCGAACTCGTAGAGCTCAACTTTTTCATTTAAGTACCCCTCGATGCCCTGAAGGTCCTCTGCCGTGAGGTGTAGCGTTTTGGCGTGTTTCTTCACCAAAGGCAAAAGGTCCGGGTATTGCTTGCTCCAAGGGGCTAGAATATACCCTCGGGCGTAAAGGTGTTTGAGGTTGGCATTGCCTTCCGCGTACTCCTGCGCTACTTTCAGTACCGGATCAAGCGGTTCGTAGTAACTCTTTAAGGGGTCATTGGTTTTAGCAAACCCCCAACTACGATATCGCTTACCGAAGGGGTCTTCGAAATAGGAAATCGTCACGCACTGCCAAAAGCAGGGATGGTGGGAAAGTTGGAAGGTAGCCGCATCGATCATTTCACGCCGTACGGCCAAACGGTGATGCACGCCGAGGGGTCCTGCTTCTCCCGCGATGTTGTAGCGGACGAAATAGATTCCTTCCGCCTGTCGTCTAAGGCGCTTAAAATCGGTACCGGTGAGTTTACGCTTTTTGATTTTCTTTGCCACGCTTTTTTCCTTTTTCATCACATTCACTACAGTGCGGTTGACACTCCCCTTCTTAAAAGAAGGGGATTCTTGCTTCACAGAACTGACTTACCTTCGGTAAGGAAGGCAGAGGCCACTTTCTCCACAAGCGTTTAGTGAGTCCGTATGCCCTACGGCCTCTGCTAAAGTCACTACTCAAGCTACATCTAAGCGGTGTTCCTGTAAGAACACCGCAGTCAGTGTGTTCCTCAAATGGCTCGCTGGTGGGAGTAGCTCCAATCCCATCTTCTTAAGATTGATAGCGGCATTGTGATCACGATCATGTTGAGCGCTACAACTGGGACACTCCCACCAACGCTCGCTGAGCTTGAGTTTGTTCTTACCATGTAGTCGATGGCCACACGCACTGCAAGTCTGTGTACTCGGGAAGAATCTCTCTGCGATAATCACCTTGCAGTGCTGCGACTCATCGGCCTTGTAGATCAGTTGGGACAGGAACTGCCGCCATCCACAATCACTGATGTGTTTAGCGAGTCTCCTGTTCCTGACCATGCCTTCAATATTCAAGTTCTCAATAGCTATTGTGGAGCATTGGTCTACAAGGTTACGAGAGAGCTTATGCTGAAAGTCTAACCGACACCGCTTGGTTTTTGCGTATATTTTAGCGACTTTCAGCTGTTGCTTTCTGTAGTTACTGGAACCTTGCTTTTTCCTAGCAAGAGAGCGTTGCGCCCTCGCCAGTCTCCTGGCGTATTGCCCTTGGTATTTGGGATTGGCATATTCCCTTCCTTCTGAGTCCACGGCAAAGGTCTTAATCCCCAAATCCAATCCCAAATGGGCGTCTCCATTCGTGAGCCGGGGTTCACACTCGCAAATGAAACACGCGTAGTACTCTCCATTGGACTCACGAATGATACTGACAGAACTGGGTGGGGTGGGGAGGACCCCACCCCACTTCTCATGCTTCTGTTTGTAACTCCATTTAGTTTTGATAGGGGAATGCATGGCTTTAGCCATGCGGAATTCTCCACTCTCCAAATCTAAGGAGAATGCAGAGTTCGTCAGCCGGATGGACTGACGACTGAGTCGTTTTTTAAACTTGGGAAATCCAACTTTCCCTTTCCCTTTGAAAAAGGATTGGAAAGCAGTCCCGAGGTCCCTAAGGGACTGTTGTAAGATGACTGAGGAGACCTCATAGAGAAACCCATGCTCTTTCTTTAACTCGGGGAGTCTCACCACGAGTGCATTCGCACTCAGTTTGGGTTTCTCTAGTGTTGGGTTTGTCTGGTAAGCCTCATACTCCTCCCGTACCCTGTTGAGTACTTGATTCCAGACAAACCGTTTACAGCCAAATGACCTCGCCAGGAGGTCACGTTGTATGGCATTCGGATAGAGCCGAAAGCGAAACGCTTTCGTAACCATGATGACCTCCTGGGAAAGTGGATTGGTGTATATGTTAGTATTTAGTGGTCTTATATCCCCGCCATAAATGACGGGGTTTTACGACCACAACTGATAACGACGATCTGACGAATGAAAACTGACATAGAAGCCAGCAAGGGGTTTAACTGCTCTACAACGAGAGCAGCGCTTGAGTTGGTGGTCAGGAACGTCGTTGAGTCCCTCCTCAAGTACCAGTCTTAAGGTCTGGCGTTTGCGAAACTCCAACACCGTCTCATCCACCACCCCATCGCGAGCTTGGCTTCGTTCTCTAACAGAGCGACTGACACAGGCTTTACAACGTGAACCACGCCCTGTCTTCTTGCGTCGGTCAATACTGAAATCTGTTATCGGTTTTTCTTCGCTGCATAACCGGCACTTCCTCTCGCCCTCCATCTGCGGTGGAAAGGTAGTCCTGGCCGCATCCTTACAAACGCGGCATGTTAGGTTGAGGCCGTACTTGTTGCGACCGACCAGATCAAAATCCGTCACCAGACGAACCTGATCGCACTTCCTACAGGCAAACAGCAAGGCATCATCAGGGAATGTCGCCGTTACTCGCAGACGCAACTCCTGTTGAAGTTCCAGTAGACGATAGCGTTTACTTGGCACCACCTCTCGCCCGTCGGCGTATCGCATAGCCAGGTCCTTTATGCCATAGTGGGGTGCCGTTAGGCACCCCTTTAACAGGAGGGGGTTAACCCCCATCAACTTCTGTGGTTTCAGGCGGTTCGTTTTCCAAATTGATCAACTTACCGAACAGTACGGCAGAAGCAGATATCACGTCATCCATAAAGGCATACACGTTCTGGATAAGGTAGAACGGCTTACCCACTGCCTTTACATGGATGTCCTGTCCGCAATAACGCCCCTTGTGAAGCTGCTCGATTAACCCAGCCACGTGGGCGACATACCCCGCATAATGGTACCCGCCAGTATGAATGGTAGTATCCTCAAGTTCTATCATACCAGGCTCAACGAAGAAGTCATGTTCCTTATGTTTGATCGACCGGAAGTGTTCTCCATCCCAGAGGAGTTGGTTTTTGCCGAGGTAGTCTGCACTGATAAGAATCAGTCCGTCGGCAATAAACATGTGCGGCTCATTACCTCCGAAGTGGGTTAGCTCCCGCATCCAGAAGGTCCATTCCTCTTCCGGTATCGCCTCGATGACGGCTGCAAGTTCTATCCCGTTAGTGATGGTGATCACCCTCACCACAGTGACCTCAGCACCCCCACCCGAAAAGAAATCACTCATGTGGTAGGCGATTTCCGGGTTCTCCAACAACGCCCCAACTAAAGGGTGGGTCTCAGGAACTTCGAAGATGTCACAGATGAGCTCTTTGGCTGGGTTCAGAGAGACTGTCTCTTCCCACGGACGCGAGTAGCGATAGACGATGTGCGCGAGAGCTATTGGGTCCTTTTTATACATGTCCGGGTTAAGGCGAAACAGTGGAGTATTGGCCAGTTTTGTTAAATCGATCATTTTAATTACCTCGGTTCTTCGGTTTCATAGCAGTTTCCCGTCAGTCTTAGGCCAGGTTCAAGGTTCAATGTTTTTCCCAGAGAACCGATTTCGTGGTGTATGCAGTATACACCATAGCAGCTTAATGAATGTTACTAGCCTCTTCCTGAAAAATGAACACCGTTGGCAATAACAAAACCTTCGGGATCGACATAAATCCTTCCGTTTTTACAAGGTTCGCCATTTACCGTTATGGTTCTTGGTCCGCGAACCTGAATGTCCATCTCCTCTAGCCACGCGCTAATGGCATTAGCCACTTCGTCACCTGATAGTTCAATTTTCACACCTGGCCCAAACATGGTTATTCCGTCACCATATTCAATATTCATTACCATACTCCTTGTTATTAACCATAGGCCCCTCCCATGAGCGGGAGGGGCCTTGTACTGATTTATACCGCTACATCACCGAAATCAATCAGTCCATGTGGGTGGTTAAACTGCCGCCTGTGGAAATTTAATCGCAGGGAGTGGTTCATAATTGACGAGTTCGAAATCGTCAATTATGAATTCATTGAGTTCTTTACGATTTCTATTTATTACTACCTGAGGTTTGTCCTCTCCACACTCCGCGTTTCTCCCAAGTTGTTCAACAATCCCCTCAATTTGGTTTTTATAAATATGTACGTCGCCCCCTGTCCAAATAAATTCCCCCACTTCCATATTCACAACTTGAGCAACCATCATTAACAGTAGTGAGTAGGAAGCTATGTTGTAGGGAACACCCAGACAAAAATCCGCAGACCTCTGAAAAAGCTGACAGGATAGTCTATAACGATCGCCACCGGGGATGGGTTTCGCGTAAAACTGAAACATAACGTGACACGGAGGGAGTGCTTGGAGTCCTTGAGCGGGATTTAAGTTAGGTTGAATTGTTTCATTGGACAAAACTTCAGGATTCCAACCACTGACAATGTGTCTTCTTGAGTTAGGTCTTTCTCTGAGCCCTTTTATGAGGTCTGATATCTGATCTGAGAAGAGTCTCCGCCTGACTAATTTACCCTCAGGAGGGCTGTAGTGTTCAATTTTATATCCATCGAACTTCCTACTCTCATAGATACCATTTCTGAAATTACGGTAGGTTTCTACGTTGACACCAAGAAATCGCGTAAAATCAGTTATTGTTTCAAAGAGATATTTATTACCGGAAGTATCTTCCACTTCAACAGGAACACCATCCCTATTTAGTCCGATGTTGTACGATCTAGGTAGAAATATAGTAGTCGATATATCGTAGCAATTACTCCCAAAATAATCTTTGTCAAGGGAGTAAAGATGTGGAGTTTGGCACCACTCTTCGTAAAAGGGAATACAGGAAATGTCTTCCAGGAAATTTTCGAAACACAACCACCGTGGCGACACATAAGTGCCCTCTAACCCATAATACTTATACGAAGGGTGGGTGGCCTGATGACACCTCACTACCATGTTTCTCCAAAGTGAATAAGCCTGCTCGTTAAAAGGGCGCTTGGGATTTCCTATACATGCTACATCTGCGACAGATGGAACATGTGTGTCTTTGACGTGAATATTGTTTCTTATATTTGGTCTGGTGACTTCAGCGTAATTTCCCGTGTTTACAAATCTTACTAAATAAATAGTATTACGACCCCCAAGAGTCCCTAACTCTTTTATAATCTCGTACGGGTCACCGTAATTTTCCTGGAACCTTTCCAGATCACCCGCATATTCGCTATCAATATGCTCGGGACGACTTGCTATAGGTAGCTCAACTGGTCCCGGTGCAGGGCCGGTTCGTACATCCACTAATTCAGCAAACGGTGATTGTACAGGCCAGCGTCTCCACATGGCCGAATATATCGGGCCTAAGTTACCTTCATCGTCAGCCCAAGCGTTCCAAATGTTCACTCCTCTACTCTTAAGGTAGAAATTATTAGTATCACCCCTCAGGAACCACAGGAGTTCGTGTATGATCGAACGCAGGTTGATATTTTTTGTTAGTAGTAAAGGAAAATGTTCGCTTACATTGAAACGCATCTGCTTACCGATCAGTGATAGAGTTCCTACCCCAGTCCGGTCATCAGTGTCTATGCCGTCGTTGAGAATATCCCTGGCAATATTTAAATACTGCTTATCTACACTATTCATTCCCACTCCTATTAACATAGTCAATAAACAATTGTTTGTTGTTTATTATTTATCTGTTTTGGCTTCTTCCACTATAGTGAAAGGCATCTTGGGAAGACCGTGTTTCAGCGTGTGTGAAAACATTGACTTGTGAGAGATGTCCTCTCCTTTATAGGTGGGATTCAGATTTTCGACGTCACCCCCAGAAAGCTCTATGCGCTTTCGCCAGGTCAGGGGTGACGTGCAGGGCGCCTGTAGTCCCTCGGTATTTTCATCGGTAATGCCGCACTTAACGCACTTGTGATCATAGAGAGATGAACTCATTGACATCCTGAGAACGTGGCTATCGTGGTACATGGTGTATTTCCTTTTTGATGTTAAAATAGAAGGGTCGTTATACTGCTACTTCTTTCTGCTGTACTGGATCGAGAATGAAGCGGTACTGCATGGCGGCGTCATAGACGCTCCCCTGCAAATGTTGAGGCCAGTCTTCGCGGTTTAGACCAGAGTATTTTGAGGGGGGATAACTACCTTTCTTCAGTCAGTGAGGTTATCTAGTCCACCGGACCATTTCTCTACGTTCTTCTTGATGGTTTTGAGTAAGTCAAAGTCGAACATGATGTCAACTTGTTCAACATCATTCACCATGACGAACGTAATCTTACCACCGTCTGTTACAGTCCCTGAAAGACGGTAACCATTTTCTGTCATTGCGATTAACGCATTTGCAGTGATCAATATTGGTGTGTGGTTATTGGTAGTGGGAAGCTCTTGCTCTTTTGCAAACGCAATGAAGGTATCAATTACCTCAGCCTCACTTGACCCCACAAAGGGGATGGATTGTTCTGTAATGGGTTTTGAGTGAAAAGTGCTCAACTTCCAGTTATCGAGGTTGTTATCCCAGGTCTCTTTGGTGGGGGACAGGGTATTAAACAAGGTAATGATGATCTCAGCATCCGGCGGTTCGCCTATACCGGCAAACGTTAGCTTGGTCCAGTCATAGCGCCCTGGGATTTTATCAGTTTCACTATGTTGTTCTCCGACTTCTTTCACCACGGCAATCTCGTCCCGAATGCCTTTTGCAAGGTGAAGAAGCGATGGGCGATTCATCTCGCCCGAGGTATGGATCTCTTCAATGTTATCAGCGAACTCACTGAGGTAAGTAATAGTTTCCTTTACGTTGCGATTGGTCTGTAGTAATGCAAACGACGTCACGTTTGACATGATGTACCTCAATGAACTAGGGCATAAAAGGTAATGGTGATTAAAGCGCCTATAAGGCCCACTAGGAGCTTTGCGAACCAAGGGGGTATCCTGCCCACTGAAGCTGATAACGCTGCTTAGAGAGCCTCCCAGCCCGATATCCAGCAGCATAGGCAGGGCGGTACCAGACAAGGTACCCTGGCACCCTCCCCCTCAGGGGTTTTGGGGGTTTGGTGTAGTGAAACGGCCGTCCTAGACGACCATCGGCCATACCCTGTTGGTATGGTGTATTAAACCGCTGTTTTGCCTTACTCATGCAGTGCCCTCTTTTTCAATCGGGCGATAATGGCATTCATACTGAGATGGGGGTTCTGCCGCTTGAGGTTCATGAGGTGGTCATAGTTCACCCCGTAGTGTCGAGACATTGCCCGATAGTGATGGGTGTAGCTTGGTGTGTCGCGTAAGACCGCATCACGGTAGGATGTTTTCATGGTCTCAACACGATACTTCAGCGTTGCTCTGGAACGCCCGAATAGTTTTTCTAACTTCTCATAAGACATGCGACTTAAGCTATTTTCAGAATAGGCATCGCTAGGGTGGGGCTGCCACCCTATCTCAGTGCCGGGAAAACGAATATCGTCATCAGTCAACCCAGGCATGGGGCGTGTGGATTCCCCGTGAAAATTGATCACACGCATCTCATGTAGGCGAATCTGCATCACTCATTCCTTACTGTTTGCTCTACGAAAACATAGATGCCAACACACCAGTCAACATTGTACCTCTCCCTAGATGAATGGTGGAAACACGGTAAACCTCTAGACTATTCAGAACTTGTTAATTTCGTTGGCCTTGTTTTCGAGCTTTTTAATGTAGAAATCAGAGCGAAAGACCAGCTCGTCATCCTCTTCCAGTCCCAGTCTATCGATGATTTTTTCTCGAAACCCCACCATTGCCTGGTGGAGGGTTTTTGTAAGTCCTAACTGGCGGCCTTCATAATAACCAATCACTATCTCCAAGAGTAGTTCATCTACTATTTCTGATTGGAGATGTTCTTCAGTGAAGTCAGGCCACTCCAACACCTCTGGCAGTAGTGTGGGATGCTCTTCTGAGAAGGCCTTAATGAAAGCAGCTACCGCTGGTGATTGGATGTTCGCCAGCGCTTTCCTGTAGCGCCTTCCTCTTGGTGGAAATTTTACCACGTTGTTATTAGACATCGCTCTCTTCCTTAGTGCGTTTATTAATACCAAGACCCAGATGCGGTGTGAGCTCACACGCCTCTCGACGAGAGAGGTCTTTATTGAGCACCCTCCAACGAATCGTGTCATGACTAATGCCGGTGAGTTTCCCAAGCGCTCGCCATGACATCGCTTCTAACTCCTCATCGGTGTAGGGGTCAGTTGGGTTAATACGGGTATTGCAGTTACGACGTTCTCTAGCGGTGATAAGCATTATTACTTATGCCTATTATTCATCGAGTGGTTTGAGGGCATCCATGATGCCAAGAATGCGATCGGTGTAGATAGAAACGTCCGATTCGAAGTCATTCGTCTCCAGGTGAAACTTTCTCACCGCCCCGTTGAGTGGATCGCCAGACACTGACGTGTATTGAAGTGAAGCCAGCTGCTGATACAGGTCAAGAGCAACGCTCGGAACAGCGACAGGCAACTCAGACTCTGCGGACAGAAAGCTATTAAAGAAGTCCAGCAGTGGGGGGAGTTGCTCAGTCGAAAGCGCCACCACGTTACTTTCGGGTTTTGCCAGTGAGGTGAACTCAAGTATTGTAATGGGGGCGGTGTGATCGTCTTTTGATAGGTTTGTGAAATCCACCCAGAGCCTGCCGGCCTCCGTATCTTGGTTGATACGAAAGCTCAACACGTAGATAGAGGGGAGTTGTGAGATTGTCGACACCAGGCAGCGCACTACCTGGTCATCGAACTCAGACATCCCCTTTGGGTTTTGATCATCAATGTACACACCTGCGTCAATATCACGCAGGATGTCTTTGTAGACCTCACGAAAGGCGTCGGCCTTATTGTCAATCATTGCTGAAGTAAACCGTGCTTGATGGTTAATGCTCATCATTCATCCCTTTTTGTTAATGGTGAACACCTGACCGGAAGGGTCGTAAAGGCGGTAAATGGTAGCTTGCACCAGGGCATCGGGATCGAAATCCATATCAGTTCCTGACTCCGTTGCGCTCTTCACCCCCTCCATCACGGCTTCTCGGATGAGGGTCTTGAGCATCGGACTCTCCCTCAGGATTAACGGAAGGACTTGGGGGTGTTCGCGAGTCGTGGAGTAAATCCAGTGGCCCTTAGGAAGGGCCATCGATACCACCGCACAACCTGATCCGTCGGGTAACTCAACACCGAAATTCCGTTCGTCCATGGTCATCTCCTTAGCGTACAAAAGCGTGCAAAAAGCCCTCCCCGTTTGGGGAGGGCGGTTATGTCGTTAGAACACCATCCCGTCATCCATCATCTCGTCGTCTCGATCGACGATAGACTTCCGCTGGCTGTAGCTTGTGTGAATGCGAGAGAGCTCTTTCTGTCGCTCTTGAAGGTGTGTGAAGATCCGCTCGACGTCAGCATGGTTGATAACGAAGTGCAACTGATCCCCGGAAGGGATCTGGTCAGTGAATCCAACAGTGTTGTAGTGGGGATTACCGAAGGCTGCTTCCTTATCCGGATCGTCATACAGGCTCGCCACTGAGATCGGCTCCAGCACAGCCCCTGCCTCTTTGCGGTTGAGGTGAACGGTCAAGGAGGAGAGTTGATGCCCTACTGAAACTGCTTGGTTGTAGTAGACCCAGTTAGTGACGTCCTGCGCGTCGAGCTCTGCATTGGTTTGAGAGCCGAGTTGGGCCAGTGCCTCGATGTTAAAGATGACGTTCTCATCCACGTGGGAACGAGACCCTTTGTAGTTCTCATGGTAGCAGAGCACAGCAGGACGCATGGCTTTAGCGCTCATAGCCTCAAGGGTCTTGAGCGTACCGATGGTGTTATCCGTACGGCGCTCCGTGTCGTCGGCTCCCACAGCGACGCCCACCACCGGAATGCCCTCCTCCATCAGTGCTGACATGATAGCAGGCGCGGCTACACTACCCGTGCCACCACTGGCGCTGAAGAGCACGATGTTGAATTCAGCCGGGGTAAAGTGCTCAAGGAACCGTGGGATCTCTCGTGCAATCACTCGGTAGTTGTGCTGGCGCACACTGCCTGATCCTTTTACTCCTTCGATATAGACCCGTTTCTCAGGGTCGATGTTATCGGCGATGTTGGCTTTGCTGGAGTCCAGGTATACCACATCCACGTAGGGACTCTGAATCCGCTGACCCAGGTTGATTCCCAAGCCGCCGCAGCAGTAGATATTTACGCGCTTATTTACCGTACTGTCCATATTTCACATACCTCTCTAATCGGTTAAATTTAATCAGTCGGTCTATAGTGCTAATGTGAACATTTAAGCCTTCCGCAGCTTCTAACCTTGACTCGTAAGTAACGCCATTTATCGTTACGGGCCTTTTTGGTCTCCCCATACGAGACGCGACAGAAGGGTCTTTCCATAACCGTCTAGAATTGAGACGATGTTTTTCTATTGTCTCTGTCGAACACTTACGGCCAAGTTGCTTACGTCTGTACTCAGGATCCTGCCATTTTTTAATTACTGCCTGACGATGTATTTCCTTCTTCTTTGGGTCGGAAAACTGTTCCGCATGCTGCTGACGTATGAGTGTCTTGGTCTCTTCTTTATGCTTGCGCCCGTTGAATGCAGCATAAACATCAACTGCAATATTAATCAACCCAGGGTTATTTTTACACTCCTCGATTAACAGTTGTTCTAATCGTAGGGCATCTTCTGTAGTCTCCATCACCGTATAGGTGACCAGAAAATCGTTCGCATTACTAAAGAGTACTTGAAATCTAGGATTTTTATGCTCTTTTAATCTCAATGCTCTTAAATGTTGGCGAACTCTTACATAAATGTCCTGGCTACTGCCTATATAAAAACCACCAGTGGGAGTGTGTTCTATGACATATGTACCAGTAACCGAATCTAATCTGCGGCTGGTGGAGAATGTTGTTCTATGGTACAGCCTGGGTGGGTCACACCCACCACAAGCGTATACGCGAACAGTTACTTCAGACATGCTCATTTCCTTCTCGTTTTTGGTAAGGGTAATGGGAGGCAATCAGAAAGAGTGCTTCCCCGTCGATGAACACTTCAAAGAACCGGTAGTCACCGGGTAGTTGGATGATCATATCCCACAGACCCGTTTCTCTTAATTCGTACTGCAGTCCACCATGCTCATCGAACGCTTCTTGGAAATGCTCCAAGATGATGCTGTCCAGATGAGCGGCTACAGCATTGTAGGCATGAGGGTGGATCATATCGATCCACCACCGCCACCAGAACTCCTCAAGTTCCTTACGGGCAAGGAATTCATAGCGCGTAGAGACGGCCTTAGCGTTATCCCGGTACAACTCTCGATACAGCGGGTCAATAAGCTCATCCACCACATCACGATAGGGCCTGAGATCGTACACCCACACAGACGTACGGTCTTTGCGTACCCCTTTGTGATTTTCATTGAGTGAAAAGAGTAGGAGGTGGGGCTTGCCCTCCACCCAACGCATCTCCACCCAAGAGAGCCCGTCCTCATCAACGGCACCAAAGATGGTGATCAAGTGTCTAGCTAACTCAACAGCTTCAAACAGGGCGTCAAGTTGATCCTCCCACTTAGAGTCCCACTCCACGGTGTCGTTAACTAGGATGATGCCCGCATCGGCACAGGCAGCACTGACATACCGCTCGATACCGCATTTCAGGTCGTGGTGCTCTTCTTCCGGTGTGGAACGGAACAACTCATCGAACCTTAACGTGGTTTCCAACATAGCGGTGTCCTCAGAAGGGGGTCAGTTCTTCTATCACCAGATAGTGAGCGGTAGTGATGTACAGCCTGCTCTGCCCCTCTACCACAATCAACGGAAACTCTTCATGGGCAAGAGCCATCTCAATCTTCAACCACTCTGGCAGCGGAGTGAGTTCCGACAACACCCGCATCACCGGGGGGTATTCAGCTAATGCATAGTGGTTAATATTTCCCTCCCGGACCAAATCCCCTTGACTGCAGTCCATCTGCACTAACGTCCGCAGGGTGATTAGGTGCTGAAGGGTCGCTTTGATCTTGCCAGGAAGTAGTTCCTGACTCGGCTTATTGTGTTCCATGGGCTTGGGAAGTGACCGGTGGCCAGTGCGGAGAGAGGGAAGGGTGAACTCACTGGTAGTAGGCTCAAGTATGGTGGTGGTCATTTGTTGGTTCCTTCGGACGGTTTCATGATGGGGTGGTGCATTGATATATTGAAGGTGTGAAACTTTCTCTATTCGTCCCATGCGGCAAAAAGGGGTCCCCCGGAGGAGACCCCCATTATGCGGCAATCCCTGTCTGTTTAATGGCTGTGTGGCGTGTTTCTCTTAGCCGTAGTGATTTTTGGTGAGTGACCTTAGGATCAGGTAGAGTAGAGCTGCGGTTCTCACTGACGCCACCACCGCGTTATTACGGGTTTTGACACTATCGCGCACCAACATCTCCATCTGCTTTCTCAACTTTAGCACCGTGGGATCAACACTCCTTGAGGCCGTCAGTAGGTTCTTCAGACTGGCCAGGATTCCTGCAATGTCATTGGTGTCATCAAGGAGACGTCGGTTTCTCACCAGGTAGTCAAAGCAGTAGAGTTGGGTCTCCTTCACCATCTCTTCCAGGTAACGATACTTCCCACCCCTACCGTAGTTGGCTGAGAGGACCGTAAGGGTCTCTTTTAGCAACTGCGGCGGCATGGTGTGCATGGCACTGGCAATCACATCCACTAGCTCCTGCCGGATTAAGCTGCGTTCATTGCGACACACCTGATCCATGTAGCGGATATAGGAACTAAAACCCCCACGCCGATCGCGCAGGACGGTATCCCCATCCATGTTGATGGTGGTGGCACTCACGCTCTTGTGACGTGTTCCGGCTTCCTTCAGTTTGATGTACTCATCGTAAAGGGTCTTCACCAACTCACGAATACGCCCCTGGGTGTCAGTGACCGTACGAATGATCATCGGCTCGTCTTCAAATTCCTGTAAAACCCCCTGATAGATCCGGTTGACTAACAGGTCCTCGCTGCGGGCTTCTAACAGCGCCTTCCAGCTGCCGTAACGTTTCAGGTCAAAGCGTCGGTTCAGACTGGCATAGAGCGCCTGGGCAATCTCTGGGTCTGCCAGATAGCGAAACCGTGGCACCAAAAGACTGGTCAGGAAACGGTAATGTAGTACCATGAAGCAGTGCTTCTGTGCCTCTTTCCTCAGCTGACTGGACAGCCCCTTCTCTTGATTCAATCGATAGACCACATAGACGGGGGTATAATTGAACACATCCCCGCTGACTTTAAAGTCGTGGTTGATGGCACTGGCGTTCTCAAAGTCCTTCTCAAGCAATGTCTCGTCGACATCAAGTACCATGTCGTACCAATAGTCACGATCACTGTCCAGAAAACGTACTGGATGGACACCTAATAATGCCCCACCAAAGAAGGCCGCGTGGTCATCATTGCGGGTCATGAAACGATTGGAGTATTGGATGATGCGCTGACACATCATTCGATCAAACTTGACTTCAGAAAACTGCCGGTCAAAGATCTCTTTTAACGTAGCCATAAGAAGGGGGTATCCATATCACCAGGTAAGGGGGATCGTCAAACGATCAGGCATCATCGTATCTCATCTGTCTACACCACATCTTAAAATTTGACCGCGCGCCGGGCCGCGGCGTCACTCCCAGCCCTTGGCAAGGTGCGTTAGCACAATGGGTTGTTGGGGTTAGACAAATAAACCATTGGAGTCCTCTCATCGGGTTAATCCCATTTATGAGAGGACTCTATGGGAAGGAATGAGAACAGGACGTTGACCTTATAGAAACGGATGAGCTTGTCTCATCCTTCCTTAGCTTTTATCTTTTGATGTAGAAAAATACTGAAAATATTTATAATTTGGATAAAAGCCGACTGAGCGAAAGCGAAGGAGAGCCCTGTTTCGGGGGGCCTGGAGGGCCCCCTTTTATTCTTTTATAAATAAACCCCCCTCTTATGATGGAAACATAGCAGTATTTTACCAATGGAGAGGAAACGGTAATAGAGGCCCCCATCAAGGGGCCCATTATGCCGTATGAATCGAAGGGGGTAGCCAAAAAAAGAAAGGGTGTAAGGGGAGTCCCCACCAAAGGGACTCCAATGTGAATTCAGGAAGAGCGTTTAATCTTTGCAATAACGTCAGTGATCTGGGCTACCGTATGTTGGAACTCCAAAGGAAGATGTGAAGGCATCTGGTGATGTTGGTGGACCTCGTCCAGTGTGTGGAAGTGACCACGGTTGTCGACCCAGCGATAGGGGGTCAGGTCGCGTTGTTGTTGGTCCGTGAGTGTGGTTCCTGCCGAGGTGACCACAGGAAGGAGGTCAACTAACGCAGATGCGTCCTCAGGCCCCACCATCGTGAACTGAAATTCATCATCACTGTCGGTGTAAAACAGAGGGCCCAGCGATACGTCTTGACGATGGAAGTTGTAGAGGTGAATCAGACCAGCATCCAATGCTGACCACTCCTCAGCTTGGAGGTGATGACGTGTGACTAGTTGTCCTTCTCCACCCAAGACCCCTACAGTGAGCCTCGGGCATTGCAACTGAAAGGAGAACTCAAGATCTAGAGTGAGGGTTCGGTCCCCGTAAGAGAGGGTTAACCCATAGGCGGATTTACCTGACGCTTTGGCCAGCAACTGATGATGAGTGTTGAGGATCTGGAAGTGGGCGGACGCTCCCGTTCTGTAGACGCGCACGGTCAGTGGCTGTTCCGACCCCTCTTGGAGCGTGAACACACCTGAAAGAAAGGTTAAGGGAGTTGGCATCGTTTTCTCCTAGTGGGCATAACGCTCTATAATGACGTCTAAGGGCTTTAATACCTCACCCGGTACCCTAGGTGGGTTATGGGGTTAAAACGTCTCAGAGCGACTTATAGAGCGATCTAGTGGGCATTAAGACGTTAGGATCATATCCGGGTGATCAGAGGGATCAGAAGGACTGAAGAATTGAATAAATTCCTCGTCGGGTACGTCAGGTAGGGTGGCAAGCGAAACTACCCGCCAGGTGGGGGAGATCCAGAAGAGGCCTTGGAGTTCCTCTTCGCGAAAGACTTCGGGGTGATGAATCAATCCCTGTACTCCGCTCTGTGAGGGCGAGCCGGGTACATTCAAGGAGTAAATTTCTCTTGCCTCGGTCCTGAGATCGTTCCGTTGCTGATAGATACCTTGCCCTGCTGGGTGGGGATAAAGACGCATGCTCATGGCACAGCGTCCCCCAATGGGGATCTCCACGTCCATATGGGCCAGCCGGATGCCGGGTTCGGGACCCCCCTCTGAGTGATCGTTATGCAACGAGACTGCAGTGAGAGGAGGTAGTCTGCCGAGGTAGAGGTGAGGGAACTCCCGTTTGAGATCGAACACCATGGGCTTTAACCAATGGCGGTGGGAGATAGCAGCGCTGCGTACCCCATTCGCCATCCCCAGCACCCACTCCCCGTGCGGGGTGGTGATCTGGGAGGAGTGGTGAACGACATCCCCCTTACGGTCTATGGAATAGTGGATGACAATCTCTTTATACGTGAATTGGGCATCACCGTCCAGCGATTCAGTGTAGACATCAAACTTCAGGTGTTTGAGAGTGACGTAGCGATTGTGCATATCTAACATGGCAATACCTCCAATGGGAAATGGCATAATTATAATCTAGGTGTTAATATCGGTGGACTAGACGACATATTGACCCCCGTACTGGGGGTCAGTATGTCGTAGGTAGAGTGCTTAGGTACCGAAGAAGCGTTGGTTCAAACGTCGCTGGAGTTGTTCGCGACCCCCTACCCCACCAAAGCGGGACAGTTTACTGCGTCGCTGCCGCTCTTCACGAGACTGTTGGACCAAAGCATCAATACCGACCCCACCCAACTCAGAGACATCCACTTTCTGGGAGAGTTGACGAAGACGCGCCTCGTACTTGGAGATCATCATGGGGTCCTGTATGGTCTTTAAGTGATCCATGATCTCTTGGATTTCATCGTAGTACATCTTCGCACGACGCCGTTTGGCCATCTCAATCTCATCCACCCCTTCGTCTTCAGTGGCGCTCTCACTGAAGATCCGCCGTGGGTCGATCCCGTAGAAGGACAGATTGCGTCCTTTGGTCAGCAGCCAATGGGCGAGCAGTAGAGAAATCAATACATCATCATGCTTGCCGCCACTGTGATCAATCCGTCCATTCTTGATGGTCAGCCCCAAGAGCTCCCCAATGAGGGTCTCATCATAAAGCCGCTTACTGCCGTAGCGCAGCACGGAGTTCAAGGCATCACCGTACAGGGCATCGCGACTGTTTCGGCCAGACCCCGCGGTGACAAAGCCAAAGTGGCGTTTAAGGCGTTCATAGATGCCTGGATTGCGCTGATGGAGAGGACGTTGGATCTCCTTGTACTCACTGGAGAAGTTTTCCGGGTCATCCACAATCCGGTTATAGATCCGACGGAAAGGATCAATGCCGCGCATGGGGAGTTTGATAAAGAGTTTGTCCAGAATGGTAATCGCACTGGATTTCCGCTCAGGGATGTAGGTGATGGTGGGGAAGCGTTCAATGAGCTCAGCAATAAAATCACCGAACTTATCCAGATTGGTGGCATTGAAACGACCACAACACACCACATCGTGAGAATAGGCGTCTAGGATGACCACCCCAATGGCATCATTATTTCCTCCTAATGCTTCTGAGGTGTCATTGCCCATCACAAACCGCCCATTGCCCATGCGGTGGGTAATCTCCGACTCTGGTAGGTACCAACGCAAGATGTAGTTGTTTTCAGTGATCTCCGTATACAGCGGTTCGCTCTGAGAGGCCTTCACGGTGCGTTTTTCATCCGGTGTCAACGGAGACCCCTCAGCACCTGCTGTCCAGATGTTAAAGAAGTCACGATCAGCGACCTCACCTCTCGCGGCGTTTTCACGGATCTTACGGTAGAGCCATTCATCACTGTAACCAAGTTGGCGGTGGTTGAAGGCTCCGTAAATCATCGGCTTGTCACCGGTGCTGTTGGCCTCTACCAACGCCATCAACGCCGCATTGTCAGGACAGTCATAGAAACTATCATTCCAGACTGCTCCACTGGTCATGAAATTGTAAGCCGCGGCGCCATCCCGATCCCCCAAGCTACCGGCGGTGGTGGTATAAACGTTCCCGTAATGAGCTCCTGCAGCGGCCGCACTGTCACGTGCCGCGCTTCCCGAGGACAGCGCCACAGGAAGGGTCACACCAATATTGGCAATATAACCCATCTCATCGAAGTGGATGGTGGGGGAGGTCAGACCACGACCGAGTTTATCCGCCCCCACTCGGTCAGCGCGCCCTACAGCGGTAACGTATTCATTACGCAGGAGAAGGTTGTTAACGTACTCCTTGTTATCTGCATCATCACGATTGGGGGTGTAGATATATTCAGGAAGGGTGTCACGCATCTCCTTGAGTTCACGGACGGTCTTTTGCTTTAGCGTGTTGTCTTTCGTGACCAGGTAGAACGTTGAACGCTGGGCCCAGACATTCACCAGACCGTTCATCAACGTCGTGGTGGACACCGTCTTACCCGTCTGGCGAATTTGAACTAGGCTGTAATCAATGTGATTAAAATAACTCCAGAACAGTGAGATATTACCACGGTTCGCGCGAAGGGGGACGGGCTCCTGTCCAGAAGCGGGCACCCTAGCCACCTCCCTTAGAAAATACCAAGGGTTATATTTACATTCAATGCGGATCTTGAACATCTGGTCTTTAGTAAGATCAGGAGAATAGGGGTCCACTCCCTGAAGGTCAGGCTGGAGAAGAGTGAGGTGAAAATCGGTGTTCTTGACGCCCATCTTCCTCAAGAGAACTGAGAAACGTAACCAGCTTTTGTTTTTAGTCTGGGTGTCAGCAATGGCGGTGGGGAACTTCTCCCAATCGGAAAGAAACAATACGGGCATCTCACTACACTCCAACTCTGGCGTATAAGGGGACAACGCGCTCTTCTAAGCGGCGCTATGGGCTAAGAGGTATCTATATCATCTTCACTGCCAGTGTAGCTTAGACGGGCAAATAGGTTGTTTTGAAGGAGGTGGTACAGCCAACGGCATAACACTCTCCCCGAAGGGAGAGCACTTCATGCTCAACGATGTCGTCCGAGTTGAATGATGACAATAGCAAATGACACCATCACCAACCCAAAGGAAAACGCTACCCCACCTAAGAACGTCATACGACCCCCTCACTTAAGAGACACGCCTTACAGAAACACTTCCCACTGTAGAAGTCGTGACCATCCCGGTTGCTCGTTTCGAACATACACCAACAGTCCTGAGCAGGTGCACCCGCATCTATCGCACAGTAGGTCATGGTTTGACAGTTCGGGCAAGCATGGGTGACCTTAGGCCGTACGGCACGCGACGCCAGCTGTTCAAGTACTTTCATGCGCTCTGACATACTCAACCGACTCCAAGTAGCAATTTCTTGACGGGTGCGAAGACACCCACTACAATACTGATTGTCTACAAGATGACACTGCCGAGTACAGGGAGAGAGGGGGTCTTTCTTGGGCGGGGTTTTTCGTTTCATTAGGTAATGAGTTCCAACACCGGACGCCAGCTGTTGTAGCTGTTAGTGGCGGTCGTGGACGCGTCATTCGCGGTGGCGGCATTAAAAGCAATCCCCGATGCACCACCATACCGAACTCGGTTAGACGTGCTGGCAGCTACTGTCTCAACTGCCCAAGGCCACCGTGGACTACTGACTGTCCCACCACCACCAATAGATTCAGCGCTATAAGAAGCTAACTCACCATTGAGAAGTTTTACAAAGACGTTAGTTAATTCACCACCTGCCCCGCTTTCAGGGTTGGTATTTGATGCATACAGCAGGCGAGAGCTAAAAGTTGCCTCGCCAATTATTAACTGAGTGCCATGCACCGCACCGGCCACGTTAATGGAATTCCAAGAAATTCCTCCACGAATGGGTTTTTTTGCAATGTAGAGTATTTTATTATAACTAGCGACTTTAAGCCAAGCAGATTCGGCATTATTAATCAGTGTCCCAGCACTCACCCCTAGGACACTGCTTAGATCTGAATAACTGATGAACTCCTCCGGCCCAATTTCCCCGTAAAACCCCGCCTGTTCGTCTCCCGCGATTAACTCAGTTGGCCCTGGCCCTGTGATGGGAACATACGCCCGTTCTCCTAGACACTCAAACCCACCATGAATTCCATCCAAATGAAACCGTAAGGCTTTCTTTTCTAAATCAACGGAGAGCATTCCTTCGGGGAGCGCCAAGGCGTTGTTAAAGGTCGTATCACCGTGGATTAACTTAGTCTTCATACTTCCTCCGTCAGAGAGCGGTCCCCTAAAGGACCGCTCTCGGGTTTATGCCTTAAGTGACAAGCTGACGTACCGGCAGCGCACTCATGCCGAGTTGCAAATCAACCCCATCAGCCATCCGACGAATCCAGTGGATGTAAACCAACTGTCCATCTTGCAAGTCATTATTCACCGTCAGGGTCTCGTTGAATTGCTCCACCTCATACTCGTAGGTGTTGTTAGCAAATGCCAAGCGGAAGTGAGTCGGAGTCGGAGCACTGCCTTCTGTATGGATGTTGATCAGTGGCTCAGTGCGCTCGTACACCACCCTCAGCCAGGTCTCCACACTCGGGTAGCTGTTATCGATGCGAAGGTTCCAATGGTTGGTGTTGACGTACTCCAGGGCCGCCACCAGTCCTCGACCATAGCCATCCACTTGATCGCTAGTGAAGTAGACAATCCAGTTATCGGCGTGGCTGTCCCCTCGCGCGAGCAGCGCAATCTGGAAGTTCTGCACATGGCGATACGGAGCAAACCGACTATCCACACGGTTGATGTCAAGTGCTACCGTCAGGGTCTGCACACTGCCATAGTCCAGCGGACGGAACGGTGCTGAGGTGGAGCCCCACTCCACGTAAGGCGTGGCGTTGTAGTAAGTCTGTCGGTCCAGGTTGTACAGCCAGAACTCCAACCGATACCCCACCTCCGGAGACACCCATACCGGGAAGATGAACAGCTTGACCTCATAGCTACCGTCGACAGGCGTAGTACGTGCTCGATACGGGACAACCAGTGATCGGTTAGCGCTGGGTTCGAGGTTATAGCTGACTTCATCCGCTCCCAGCTGATAGCGAAGACCCATCGGGAAGGTCTGTCCTACGTTGGTCGCTACGTAGTTACGCAGGCCCATCAGGGTAAACTTATTCCCATCGATGGGGTAGCGCTGCCGGCTACCGTCACTGTAGAAAACCACCGCGCTCATCGGCAGGGATTCCACGGTGACATTGATCGGGAACTCAATGACAAACGGATCAGCATCACTCAAGAAGGGACTCTCAATGGCAATCCCTTTCACGTAGCGTTTGCTCTGATCGGTCATGCGGATCACTTCGGTGTTGCGCACGATCAACTGCGCGATCGAGTGAGGGCCGCCATCATCCGTGTAAGCCACCACAGTGACCCGTTCCCCATCTTGAAGGGGCTCGGTGGTGTAACCCACCATGGGGACTTTGGCATTACGGATGACCTCACCGTTGGGCTGAACTACTTCAGAGGTCTCAAAGGGGATCATCGTCCCTAAGAAGTTCCCGGAGTTGTCCTGAAACGAGGAGATTACCTTCCCGTGCACTTCTGAGATATCACTGCCCAGAAATACCTTGTAGCCATCGAGCATACTGCCACGGAAATAGATTCGTGCATCAGGGGCCATGACGTGAGGCGTGACACTGCGATCGACAAAGAGTCGCCAGCTCTCAGAGCTATAACCGGGGCCAAGTGCAGTGAGAATATCCCCCGCATCATCCCCAGCATCCACTGGCTGTGGCATGACCCAAGGCGCTAGTACCGAAATGCCCGTGGTGTAGTCCACTTCCTGAACGATGAAAAAACCCGCGTCTTTGTCAAACACCAGGTCCCCTGGATTGGGGACCCACTGTCCATTTCCGGTGGCGGTGACAATCTCACCCCGCGCCCATGTCCGAAACCCGCGATCGGGATTTCGAAAATGTGTGGTCGTCTCCATGATCTCTCCTAACTGATATTAACAAACGCCGACAGGTCAGGCGGGTTATTGAGGTGAGCTTCCAGCGCGCGCACCAAGAAGCGATACTGATACAGAGTGAGTGAGATGGGTCCTGGGTGCCAGTGAGGAATGACGTTAATGTGGATCTCATCGTACTGACGGTTACACAGGTCAAAGGGCAGTAACCACCGATAGGGTTCGCACCACTCACGCACTTGATGGTGGGAATAGTCTCCCTCAATGCCCGGCGGATAGAACCACCCCTCCCTCAGGTCATGAATGAGCTTATTGGTGAAGGGTGAGATCACCCGGTAAGGACGATCAATAAAGTTGGGGTCCTCAGGCGCGGGCTGTGGGAAATACTCCGTCAGGTAGTTCGACACCTGTCGGTTGATCTCCTCATCTTTCTCACGCGCTACGTAGTCATCGGCATAGACTTCACGGAAGTTAATGAAGGGCGTCTGAATGTAATAGGGTGCCCCATTACGTACGCCTTCCATCTGAAACGTTCCATCGTCTTCATCGAAGATCACGTCATCCGGATGGCGATAGCGCCCATCCACGATCACCCGAAGGACTCTGTTGGAGTGAATGTCATAGTGGTGGTTATGGGACAGCACACCGTAGGTGACAAACCCCACCTCAGTTTTCGGATGGCGGGTGAGGTCCGCTTGACAAAACCCATAGCCCCGCACCATCACCTGCTGTTGGTCATCTTCATTGAGGTACTCGGTATTAAAGATGACCACCTCAGGCCAGTTGATGATGAAATCAATGTCCTCGGCAAGTGCCCGTCCATTTAGAAACAAGTCATACTGACCATGGGGAATCTCAGCAATCTGTCGTTGAAAGTCCCCACTGGTCTGATCAAACACCTTCTCCTCAATTGAGAAACGCAGGTGTCCATCCCCTTTGATCAGGTTCAGGGCGTAAAGCACAAAGGCGTTATCTTGACGCACCACGCCCTGCTGACCTGAGGGAAGGGTCCAGACCCAACGGTGCGGGACACTGACATCATCCAGCCAACCGTACTCGTGACGGTCCTCTGCAAAGGTGATGTCCTCCCAAGGTCCAGTGGCCACCCCACCGAACATCGGCCTGACATAAAGCCGAAAGTCATACCCCGTAGCTAACTCAACTGGATCGCGTCCAATGACGGTATTACCCCCACCCCCACGACCGGCCATCCCCTCTACCAGTTGACACCCCGCAAAACGCGGCTGATGGAGCACCCCACCGGTGTGGAGATGATACCCAAGTAACTCCCCTTCAGCGTTGTACTCAAACAGGGTACTGTTGCGCTGGTGCTCCCAGGGAAGGGAGACGTAAGGCGTGGTGGTGCCTGGCAGTGGGGCTGGGCGTTTCGGGGTATCGGCCAATACCTTACCCGCGGCATAGTACCCGTAGGCCTCTCCCACCATCTCTTGAAGAAGGACTTTCTGCTCGTTATCCTCATGGGTCATATAGCCAATGGGATAGACCTCTCGGGCCGGGAGTGACATGAACTGAATATAGGCAGACCGCTCCAGATGCTTGGCGGTCCACACCTCCACCAGGCTATCGGTTCCTCTTAGCGCCGCCACTATGCGATGCTCTGGAAGCTTATACAGCTCTTGAAGTCGGTTGGCTTCCGGCACCAACGGACGGTGATACCCAGAGTGGCGCAGATAGAGACGTAACACCTTCCCAGACAAACTCTCCCAACGCCCTCGATCAAACCGGTTCGGATCAACCGCATGACGGTAGTCTCCAGGGAAACTGGTAACAAAGTTGGTCAGTCGGGGTACTGGAATACTGTAGTCTTTGTGAGTGACCATTCGCAGCCAGTGGTCCTGGTTACGGTGGTAGGTCAGTCCCATAAACCGGTTTTGAACCCCGGGTTGATAGACAAACAGATCACAGTCATCTCGATACTCGATGATACCGTCCCCTTCCCCTGGGTAGTGGAGAAGGTACTTGTTCATCTCGTCGAGTTCTGACTGAAAAGTGGGGAGATCCTCAATCACGAACTCGTGCATGGCCTTAATCGACCCATCCAGCACAAACTCCACCACATCTCCGTCAGTAGCGCTCACCAGTGAGATGTTATTGACAAACCGACCATTTACGAAATAGTACGGATACCCACCGTACTCATCGACAATGTCCCTCACTTTACGCTGGAAGGCCAACAGGGCCTGATCATTAGTGACGTGCAGTCCCCGACAAAAGAGGAAACGCTCCCCATCACTGCGCTCACTGGTCCAGTAGGCGTTGTCATAGAGCCTCAGGTAGAGGGGAGAGTCCTCCAGCTCATGTACCCGCTCATTGATCGGAACGGCAAAGAGCAGGTTCCGTGATGGGGTGATCCACAGGTAGCTATTGAAACGGGGGAACTGTATGCCCGACGCCGTGTAAAGTTCCATCAGGGTTTTATGCCCCTCGACGGTACTGTCCAGACGATGCCACTGTCGGATATCGGTAGGTAGCCCTAAGTTCAGCGGCACGACCCGTCCGGTCTGGTAGATGTGATAACGCACTCCTTCAACAGGAAGGGGAATGCGCTCGTAGATGTCGGTGTATTGACGCTGTACGCCCCGCCGTGGGGTGAGGCGTGCCAGCTTATAGACAAACTGGCGATCCATTCCAGGATTGCACCAGATGTTGTCAATGGCGTGGCGCAGCAGGGCAGTATTCATTGTCACTCCTCGACGAGTTCAGAGGCAATCATGAATTGGATACGGTCGGTAAAGGCTTTGAGTTCGGTGGTGCGCCCTGCCCCCTCAAAGACCCGAGCAATGGCACTCTTGCGGTAGGAGCGATCCGTCCCTGCTGTAAAGCACATGGCAAGGAAGGTCGGCATACTCTCAAGAGCGACCCCTACGTTCTCCCGTGCCATGACCCCACTCCAACTGTTCATCAACAGGGCATAAACGTCAGCGTACTTCAACGACTCTAACCGTACACTCCCTCCGAACTTGGCAATTGCTGTTACCAGGTCAGTAATGGTCAGAGGAACGTCCTTTGCCACCAGCTCCCGTGAGAGTTCCGTCACTGCTGCATGGGGAACCCCAGTTGCTGCACTCACGTACTGAGCAAGTCGATCCAGGGGAGCATCCCCATCAAAGCGCAGGTAGTAATAAAACCCCACGATTACTGACAGGCGCAGCTGCACGTCCATCGGAAGGTTCAGTCGGCCCGATAGGGTTCCCACTATCCAGCGAATAAAGGTCTTTGCGGGGAGGGTTCCCAAACGGGTAGCCATGACGCCCCCTTGGCTCTCCCAGTCCAGGTTCATCAGGGCCACTCGAATCACCTGAAAGTAGAAATCCCGTTCAGAGGTGACACGATACCCAGTGGGTTTTTGACGGTATGATGCGTCGGACTCCTCAGGACGTGTCATCATACGTGCATCGACCACCCAAAAGCGTTCACCTTTTTCACCGATGTCAAGCGGTTGGGTAAACGCAGGAATGTCTTCATGTCCTGGTGAACTGACCACGATCCCAGCGCCCTTAACGCGAATCCCACGGGGAGTGACCATGTCCAGCAGGGGGTGCTGAATGCGCACACGACGAACTGCTTGGATTAGTTTCGCTTCATTGTAGTGCTTACAGACGTGCGTCTGGTAAGGGGGGATAAACATCGTTCACTCCTCAATGGAACAAGCACCGTCCCCATTAGTATGGTAAGAAATGGTGACGATATGATTGACGCCGGTGTCAGTTATTTTCATAACATCCGAAGCCACTAGGTAAAGGATGAAGCTACTCTTAACAAGGAGTAAGGTATGGCCAACCTGACCAACTCCCATCCGAGATTTATCTTCGGTGGGATTAATGACCAATCGCGGGGAACGATTCCCCTTGAGGCGGAGACGTTCGCCCAACACCTGCCACTGGTGAGAATCTTTGCCCAAGATGGCCCGAGTGAGACCTTCTACATTGGTCCCAACTCAGGCTCTTTTGCCGACATCTACGGTTCTGATACCCTCAACCGCCGCAGCAAGTACTTCAACACCCAGTCCCTGCTCGTGGAGCAGCTGCTGGAACAGGGCAACGGCCTGTTCGTCAAGCGCCTGATTCCTGACGACGCTGAAGCCCCTGCCCGTCTGATCCTGGCCATGGACATTGTGGAGGATGACATCCCCCGCACCATCGGGTCGCTGGACGGCTTCGATTACCCCACTGGCGAAGCGCCCAATCCCGATGGTTATGTCGTTAACGAAAATGGCGACATCGAAACCGTTCCGGGTTACCGTGCACGCCTGGTGCTGATCGAGGACACTGAGACCGAGGTGGGTGGTCAGTCTGTGGTTGATGGTGCTTTTGTGTCTGAGCGTGATGGGACTCAATCCACCCTCTACCCGCTCTTCGAACTCCCCACCCGCTTTGTCGGTGAGGGTGGTCAGCTCAAGGGTATCCGTCTGTGGGCCCCCACCACCAACGATGCGATCCCGTTCGATGAGTCGGTGGCAGAGGCGTTCAAGACCCGCGTCTATCGCATTCAGATGGTGAAACGCAGCGCTGACGGTGGCTCTCCTGTGACCGTACGGACTCGCAGTGGCGAAGAGTACGTGGATGTAACCTTCACTCCCGGTGCCTACTCCCCGTCAACCGATCGGGAATACTACATCGGTGATACCCTGATCGATGCCTATGAGGATGACGGCATTACCACCGGCACTGCGCCGCGTTTTGCCCCGTTCTCTGATATCCACGTCTATCAGGACAATATCACTGCCATCCAGGAGATGATTTACGCCCAAGAACTGCACGCGCTGGTTAACCCAGCCGCTGCAGCCTATCTGGAAGCCGCTTCCCAGATCGATATCTTTACTGGCCGTGAAGCGGATGGGGACCAGCACGTGGCCCTCCACCTGGAAGGTCCGATGTCGGGTGGTCTGCGTCTCTCCTCTGATACCGTGCTGTATGCTTCCGGTGGATCTGACGGCACCATCAGCCTGGAAGAGTACGAGCGCTTGGTCACTCGTGAGAACGTGAACTTCGGGGAACTGGACGACCAGTACGAGAACCTCGCCATGTTCCCGTTCAGTGTCATCTACGATACGGGCCTCTCCATGGCCGGTAAGCGTAACATGATGCGAGTCCTTGGTCGCCGTCAGGACGTACGTTGCGTCTTCACCACCTACGTGGAAGCGGATGGTCGTGCACCGACGGCCTCTGAAGAACTGTCGCGCTGTCAAGCCCTGATGGCAGACCTGCGTGCCTTCCCGGAATCCATCCTGTATGGCACTGGGGTGTGTCGGGCTGAGATCATCCTGCAAACCGGTCGCCTGGCCAATGGCAATTACCTGAAGCCCGTACCTCAGGTGATCGACTACGCCACCCGGTGGGCAGACTTTGCCGGTGCGGCTACTGGTATCATGCGTGCTGGTCGTGATATCGACAAGGCCGGCAACAAGCGCGTGACGGCTGTGCGTGACCTCAACGTCACCTTCTTCAATACCCGGATGCAGTCCGAACTGTGGAACAATGGCGGGACCTACTCCCTGACCTATGATCGCCGCAGTCAGTACTACCCGGCCATCCAGTCGGTCTACACGGACAAGACCAGCGTACTGGTGTCTCCGATCACCGTACACATCTGCTGTGATATCATTCGCTTGATGCGTCTGGTACATGCGGAGTTTTCCGGTGACAGCACCCTGACGGCCGGTCAGCTCATCGAGCGTTGTGAAGACATGACACAAGAGTTGGTCAATGGTCGCTATAATGATCGTGTCAATATCACCCCGGAGTTCTATTACACCGAAGGGGATATCGAACGCGGCTATTCCTGGCATGGTCGGGTTCGGGTAGAGGCCAACAACGTCCGTACGGTGATGGTCTTCGACCTCGAAACTCAGCGCATGGGAGATAACTGATGACTCGCTACGCCAACCCCTTCCTCGGCAACCGCGCTTTCGGGCGCGGTCAGGCTGAGAACATGATCAACCCCGCCCAGGCGGGGACGCGTCAGTTTGCTCCTGACCTGGCGAACATCGCCAGTAACACCCCTTACGTTCGGCGTAATGTCATTCCCTTCCTGATCGAAGCCCCGCGCTTCTTCCAGTACATGCCGAATGCGGACGTTCTGGTGCGTTGCCTGAAGGCCATGATCGAGGTGCACACGCGCTCCATCGACGGCCTCAACAAGCAGCTCACTGTGACCAGTGCTGAATCCCCCTGGGGTGGTAGCGGTGAACGTATTCAGACGCCCACTAACGTGGAACGGGCAGTCAGCACCCCGACCCACGGCATGTGGGAACTCCAGGGTCGTGCAATCTCCAAGTTTGTGCGTTTCTGGATTCAGTTTGGTATCGGTGACGAGAACACCAAGGTCCCGCTGGTGGTGGCTAATGGCAACATTACTGCCAGTCAGTACGATCAGACGTTCTTCGGCGCTACAGTGCTGTATGTTGAGCCTGACCCCACCATGACTGATGTGGTGGACGCCTGGCTTGTCACCAACATGTATCCCACCCAGACCGCCCCCTGGGAAGGTTCCAAGGACGCCAGTCAACTCGGTCAAACCCTGGATATCTCTCAGGAGTTTACCGGTATCGCTGACGTCTCCATGGGGACCCATCTGTTCGCCAAACAGAAGCTCCAGGAGCTCAACCTGCTGGGTCTGAATCCGAATGAGCGCCCGCTGTGGCTTGAGCGGGTCAGTGCAGATGTTCAGGCGGCAACGAATGGTATCGACCAGCAGCTCCAAGAAGGTGCCTCCAGCCGGATCTCCTTCTGAGGGTAGCTTACCACTAGGTAACAGACGGACCGCCTTTAGGGGCGGTCTTTCTGCCGTTACGAGGACGTTATCGTGCCACAACGAAACCCCAATCCCCCTAATGACCGATTGAACCACAATACCAATCCTAACCAACCGCACTTTCCTACCACCACCGACCCTAAGGTGGACGCCGCACAGAACGGCATCAAATGGCAACTGGAACAAGAGGCCCGTCGGCGTTTGGTGTATTGAAACAAAAAAGAAAGCGACATAGCGCCCTCCCCGTGGGGAGGGCATATGCCGTGGGTATCACGACCTCTCAGGCAGGGTGGTTTCAGGAGGGAGTTCTACATGGGTAAATACCGCAGGGGTCGTTGACACGGAGTCATGGGAAATAGGGGACTCACTCGGCGCTAACATCCACCACTTCACCAAATCACGCACCTCTCTCTTAACACCAGCTGAAAGCGGCAGGCAGATTGAGAGACATGGGTCTTCCATATAGAACCCACTATGGCTCAGTCGACGATCTCTGACCAAGCGCTTTTGGACACCGTCCCACAGAAAGTAATAAAGCCCGTCAGTCCCCTGGAAGTGATGTCCCGTGGTGTTCAGGTCGGCTTGACCTAGGTCCTTCACCAGTAGGAAGAGATTGAGACGAAGTTCTTCTTCATTGTGTCCCACCTGAAGAACAAAGCTGCGCTTCAGTCGAGAGAGTAACACTTGGAGTACGGTGTGATACTTGAGGGTGTTAAACAGTAGATTTTCTACCCGACGGTTTTCATTGGGGATAGCGAATGCCGTACGGGAGACGAAGTTGATACGAGGATAACGCCAACCCTTCAGAGACAGACGTGTCATGTGAAAGAGTCCCATGATATTTAACCACAGGTTGGTCAAGGCGTGACGGAACATGGCAATTTCCTTTTTCTATTGAGAGACAGCAGCATCAAGCGACAGTTCAGTTGGCAAGACAGGGCGCCAGTTGGGATTGGTCATCAGCCGCATGGCGGCATTCGGGGTAATAATCTCCCGGTAGGTATACCGGCCGGTTTGATCCCCCAACACCTGAAAGCTCAAGCCGGTAGTGAAGAGAAGTGGGTTGGCTTCCAGTACTACGAGTCCATCGGGGGTACGGATCATTATTCCAAGACCCGGATCGTACCCGTGACCACTCCCCGGCAGTAGGTGGATAGCGGCTATCGGGTAGAGGTTACAGCGCCAGCGTCGAAACATCTCCTCAGGGAGGCGCTTTAATAACGCATCGGAAAAGGGTCCGTTCCGATACGCTGTGATATGATCCTTGAAATCATAATGACACCGGTGGATAAACTGTTTCTCCTCAGCCGGGTCCCACAGTAGGGGCTCGTCCACCTGATTCCAGTGGAGTAGGTGCGTTCGTGTTTTCAACCACTGCTGTTCTCCTTGGGGGTTGAGTTCATGACAATCCCAGGATAGGGCCGGCATAAAGTCAGGACGGAAGGTCAAGTGGAGGGTAAAGAAACTGGCACAGTGCGTCACTGAGAACAGTTCTTCAAAGAACGTGAAGAGCGTCTGATGGTAATCGGTTGGCGTGGGACGAGGGATCTTCGGCAGTAGGGTATCATAGAGCCGCTCGATGTCTCGACGCCCTACCTGAATTTTCTCGGGTAGTGACGGAACATCACATTCAATGCCATTGACAGTAACAACGCTCCCTTTCCAATCAAAGGTGATACTGAGGTTGGTTTTTGGGATATGGGCTTGGGTTAAGATGACGTCACTGAGCTTACGGGTGGAGGTAGGGAGGAGGTGTTGGAAAAGCAACGGTAAGAGGGTGGTTACGATATCGCGTTTAAGGTTTGTCACGTTGTTATCTCCTTAGTTCAGTTCTCAGAGGGGCTAAACCCCCTCAAACAATTACCTACGTTTATTTGCTTCATTACGGCATAATGACCGCCCCAAGGGCGGCCACGGGGAACATTAAAAGCGGAGGTATTCAGAAGGAGGATCTAGGTGATAATCCCCCAACATGCACCGTTCCGAATGCCTTGCTTGCTGGATGGTGTAACGTTTCACACTACCTTCACCATTGATGATGAGTGAGCAGTTCTTTGCGACATCATGAAGGAGTTTTCCGAAGAACACCTCAGTGGCCACAGGGTAGCGTTTGAGGGTAGGGACCACCAACACGTTGAAGACAACCTCTTCAAGGGTCTGGGCACTGATCAGCTTGAGAGTGCCTAGGTTTTTCCAGTGTTGGGGGCTGTCAGGTCCATAGGGCAGGGGGGTCCAGGTAAGTGAAGAATCATCAATACCGCGGCGGCTGATGTAGCACTCAATCCCCTCCACACCCCGATAGTGGAGAAGGCCCTCATCATGGATCACAATGAGTTGTTTCTCCTGGGTCGCATTGGAGGGCTGTAAGTGGACATTCATGGTTCGATTCCTTATCTAACTATCACAGTCGTGCAGTGGTGAGGCCGGTTTGGTTCTGGCACTTCCCGCCTCGACAGGCATAGGAGACCTCACAGGGTTTATCGCCCTTGAAGAACAAGAACTGTGCAATCCCCATTCCGGAATAAATCTTGAGGGGGAGCTCTGCCGATTTTCTTTTCCATGTTTCATACCCGCGGTGTTACCGGACCTGAGGTTTGGTTTTGGTATTTCCCATTTCTACTAGCGTATGACGTCAGGCACTCCTCACCCTGGAAGAATAACACCTGACAGGCACCTTCACCTGCGAAGAGCATCGCGGGGAGAGGGGTTGTGTTTGCAAACTCCAAAGTGACGTAGCCTTCCCAGCCCGGTTCCAACGGCGTTGCCAGACATTCTATCCCACAGCGAGCATAGGTCGATTTCCCAAGTACTACCCCAACTGTGTCGGCTGGCATGGCGATCCTCTCAGCGCTGGCGGCCAATACAAAGGAGTTAGGTGGGATGATACAAACATCCCCTTCGTAGTCAACAAAAATACTGTCCGAGAATTCTTTGGGGTTGATGATGGAATTGTTGACGTTAGTAAAAATTTTAAACTGGTTACCCACCCGTAGGTCGTAGCCATAGCTAGACAGTCCGTAACTGATAACACGCTCCCCACTTTCTGACACACGAACCTGAGTGTCGAAAAAGGGTGTGATGAGAGATTTCTCTCTAGACTGACAGCAGAGCGCCTTGATTTGGTGGTCAGCTAAAATAGTCACAAATACCTTCCTTTGAGGTGGTGGTTACTACCGGTTTATTTACTTGGTTAACCTTAAAGTGCGGTTGCGTTTGATGTAACGCGCATTCGTTTTTATGCCATCTCCCCCATTAGCGCGACAGATGGACCCCACATCCAACTCCCCATCACTTACGAAATGGAAGAGGTGATAGTCAGCGCGCGGTACATGCAGAACCAGTGCCTTAGTACCGTGTTGTTTTCTGATCTCAGTGGCAAAGTCACTGGCGGTGGCGACATGGTAATCAGGAGGGTATATCGTTAACATAGGAAGGTCAATGTCGTTGTAGGTGAGCCCGATCATCACCTGAAACGACATGGTCCCTAAGGGTTCATGACGGTATTCTTCCAGTAATGCGTTCAGAGACGTCACGATGCGATCTCCTCAGAGTCCTGTAGCGGGACAGATTCCACGGCAGCCACAGGAAGGTTAGGGTAGTTCACCCCCTCAAGAATGATGGCCCCTTTCTCCCCATGGTAGAGTAACGCCAGGCCATTCTCATCATGTGCCCGCTGCCCCAATGTATTCAGGATAAAGCGCCACTGAGTGTGGTGTTGACCTGTGGGGGTCTCCATTATCACACCAGCATGGTAGTCTTCCCCATCGTACGTTAAGAGACCCATGACCAGGCCGTCATCAAAAGGCGTAACCAACACCCCTTTGAAGTCACCCGGTACGGATAGAAGGGTACTCTCACGACCATTTAGTGTGGAGAGCACCGTACGTTGTTCATCCTCCCGTACTGTCACTCGAAAGACCGCTTCCTGTAACGTGTACAGGAAAGAGCGCGTGGTCATAAAGACAACTCCAGAAAAGAACCCCCCACATCGGCGGGGGGTTAGTTCATTGACACTCCACTCCCTAAAGGAAGTGGATTCTTGCTTCATTGAACTGACTTACCTTCGGTAAGGAAGGCAGAGGTCCTGTTCTCCACAAGCGTTTTACGAGTCCGTATACCCTACGGCCTCTGCTGACTCATAGCTCAAGCTACATCTAAGCGGTATAACAATTCAGTAGAGCGACGTTGCATTACCGGAAGTGCTTTGACCTCATCAAGGTTACGTCCGGTAGAGAGGTCCAGTGCATAGGCATCGATATCAAAGTCATCTTCAGAGGGAAGTGACAACACGATGGGGTCATCCTCGATCTCAGATGCCAGACTGCTCCAGAACCCCGTACCATTTACCTGTGTGAGTATGTTATCTACCATTTTTATTGGCTCCTCAGCCCTTCAGTTGTTGCGTTATTGTGGGGTTCATTCCCCATCGGATTGTGTAAGATTACGTCATGCTATGCATGGGTGGGAACATTTCCACCAATGAGGGGGTGATCCAGCTGCTAACGCTGTCCTTAAGCGTCTGCTCCTACCGTGATGGTAGTCGAGGCCTTACGTCTACCTGTGCGCCATGCATGACCCGCCCCACCTCCGGGTGGGGCGTTATGCCGTGAGTTTATCTAAGTGCACTTCTTAACATGGGCACGCAGCGTCATTAAGTCGATCTGTAGTCGCAGGGTCCGTCTCGGATTGAAACGATACAACAATAGGTAATCAGCCCGATAAGGCGTCAAGGAGAACTGCTGGAGATTCCATTCACGGGTGGCCAGCATGGCGCTTAAAGGGGACAATAATACGTTCGTGAAGGCGTTAAGGTTCCTACGGAAGGTATCCTCCACGTCATGGGTGGCGTAAAGCAGCATGGTAAGTTGTTGAACGTCTAACACTGACTGCTTTGATAAGTACAGTTCCGAGAGTTTCGGGTAGTCGTCTCGCACGGTTGACGTGAGCACAAAGAAGGGACTGTCCCCATCGCTCAGTTCCCATGTTTGTTGAATGGCACTTTTCTTGGGATTCGTGGACAGGGCGGAGTGGGTTTTCCCTTCACGTAACGCGGAAGGACAAAACGGGTCGATGAGAGTTTCTGCTAATTGATCCACATAGATCGGAATGTCCACTACCCCTTCGTACACCACCTTGGCGGCATTGAGCTTGCGCTCACACTCCTCAATAGTCATGGCGGGGGTGAAGGTGGTCCGTACCACTTCGAGTTTGGCCTCAACCAACAAGCGCCGTTTATGAAGGGTATCGGTCCAGAGTTCACGCTCATCCCCAAACCGCCGTCCGATGGCGACCTCGTCATCCACGACTAACCGCCGTTTGAAATCAACAAAGGACGGCTTTTTCACACTACCTCCCTGAGACTAACTCTCGGTGTTTGAGAAACCCATCCAGGTGAAATAAGAATCCCAGTTCATACGGAAGGTTGGAACACCCGAACGCCACCATGATCTTATCGCCCGTTCTGGTGAACTGCCGCACGGGAAATTGATCAAGGCAGGAGAACGGATGTTGGAGGAAGGCTTGGATTATTACGTCAAACCAACCCTCGCTAGATGGCACGGTTAGTATCCCCTCGTGTAGATATCGCACGAAGGGGAAGTGCATGTCAGGTTGTTCGCGTTCGATCTCGTAGACTTGGACTACGTTATTTTGTCGATCGGTATCGGACACCAAGCTGTACAGGGCCGCAGTCTCAAGCCCTGCCCACTTGACCTCACCGCCAATCCGAACGACTAAGTCTTTGGAGAGCGGCAATGGGATCAGCTGCTCACACGCAACCTTGGCGCTCTCGAACCCGAAATGCAGAAGGGAGAAGAGTTCATCTAGCTCGTCGATGTGTTGTTGGATGTTAGCTTCGGGCAGTCCTGCATCTTCCATCCCCTTCCGTAAGCCTCCTTCAAAACTCTCTCGGTACTCCCCACCGAGGGATGTGGCATAGCTCTGCACGACAGGTAGTGGTATTGCTGAGATAAGTTCCGACTGATCCATTAGGATTCTCTCCACGGGTAGGTTGATTTACCATAACAGCCTAAACATGATCTAGGTGTGAGAAATGTTCGAACCCCAAAAAAAGAACCCCCCGAAGGGGGCAGGTCCCATACCGAGACCCAAGGGGCACACAGGAGACTACAACCGGCGTGAGGCTTTTAACTCTCCAGGAACATCCACCCCCCGGACCTCAAAAGGGCGTGGAGAGATATGTATGTTGCCTTGGATGTCAGAATTTACCATCAGATAGTGGTAGATGCAGTAAGCGGCGCGATGCCGACTCTCATCACTGACATTGAAGGGAGTCAACAGACGCGTCATCGTTTGCCGGGTGATGTTGCGACCATCCACTTCCCACTCTTTGAGTTCGTGGAGTAGGAAGGTGGCGAGAACAGACCCCTCCAGGTGAACGCTCCAGTCCTTCGGCTCATGGGGGCCATTGGAGTTCTTGATGATGAGATAACCCACATCGGACAGGAAGCGTTTAAACAAGTAGGTGTGGCGGCGGTAGATATGGTCAAGTCCCTCAACTCCCAGGGCATGGATGACCGCGCCCATTCCGAATCGCAGTCGCTTCACCTCCAGCAACTCCACGGACTCTTCTTCCTTACCCAGTAACACCATGATGTCCAACAGTGGTGCGGGGACGTCTTTGGTGGTCATCCGTATGACGTTGTAAAGTGAGCGTTCAATGAAGGGCATGGGACTACTCCACATTGGACAGGTTGGTCATCAGGGCGATGGCGTAGACACCCCCTGACATTAACAGCGCCAGTGGGGTGGCGTACCAGTCCAGTTGCTGGGAAAGCAGGGCCGCAAGGCCCCATCCCACCAGACCCGCGCCCACGGCATAAACACCGCGCGGAAGCCCGGTGGCGTGGTAGTGCTGGGCAGCCAGAGCAAGCACTGGCCTCAGGGCAAAATGAAGGAGGACGATAACAGCGATGAAGACAGCAAGATCGATGAGAGACATTAGTCTTTCCTCTTTTTGATTTTTATGAAGCGACTTACACAGTGGGGTAGGGGGCAGTCCCCACCCAGATGACGATGGTCAGAGTGATCACCGCAACCGTCACGATCGGAGTAATCAGAAGGTGGTGGAACTGCAGGGGGTTCATAAGACCGATAGCGTGAGTCAGACACTCCCCGATCACCCAGCCGGTGAAGGCGGCGAGAGTCAGTATCACAGCGGTGGTTAAGAGATAAGTGGTAGTGTTCATGTCCGTATCCTCAGTGGATTCACCTCAAGGATATAGATGTCAAATTCGATAGAATCCGTAAATCAACCTATAAGGCACTCTAAGAGGCGCTAGGGGTCACCCACCCTACCCCACAGGGGCAATCGGTAAAACGCCCTACAGGGCCTTGTAAGCGCTTTTAGCGGCATAAATGCAACCACCCCCTTAAGGGTGGTCAAAGGTGCGGTTCTTAGGAGTAGACGTGAACGTGTTTAGGTTCCATCAAGTTAAAGGGCATGTGATTTTATAGTTCCTACATACCCCACCACCCAATAGGCCCCTTCATGCTTAATCAACTTACCGCTGCAATTGATCACTACACCCAGGCATTAAAAACCTACGTACAGAGCCGTACAGGTGCGGTCGCTGTGGCAGAGACCGCCGTCATTGCGGCTAACACCGCACATAGCTATAACCTCGCAACACTACTAGGAGTTAATCATGCGCAGTACGATAAGCTCTCTTCTGTCATCGTGGTCAAGGTCCTCGACACCGATGCCAACTCCCCCACCAGTGGACTTTACATCAACTCAGAAGCCGTGATCACCACCGGGGTTGATGCAGAGGGTGTTGTCGTGATCCATAACCACCACACAGCAGCCGTAACCTGTTACATCCGGATTGATGTGCCGCTGGTGGCTGCTAATCCGATCGGATAGGAGTAAGTCATGTCAGTCATCACTCCAGACATTCGCCCGATGCACTATGTCGGAGCCCGTACGGTGAACTGGTCGGTTGACCCGGACGCTTTCGGAGTAGCGGTTACGGTAAACGACCTGGCCCCTGCGATCTCTGAGTATATCGCCTATGACACCTTGAACCCACCTAACCCGTTCCTTGCTGTCACTCAAGACGGGAATGGTAATGTGGTCTATGATGGCGGCTTTCCTAAGTTTTACAACAGCCGAGGACCAGATGCTTTAGATACCCAGTTTTCTCAACTGAATGCCAGTTTTAAGTTTCTCTATAATGCGATTAATTTCTGCGCTAACCCGATCAAGGTGGCGGAAGGTAACCGCAAGGTTCTCCTAGTGGGCGATCAGCTGAGTGGCAATCCCTATTCTGTCAAGGACACCGCTGCCAGTAGTTTCCGCACCAGCTTCACGCGCTTATGCAATATCGCCAACTTTGAGCTAACCATCAAAGACCGCAGTGATTGGGGCGGGGCCATTAACTTTAACTTCACTGAGTTAGATCAATACTGCTGCGTGATTGTGATGGGCAGTGACTTCACTGAAAATCCCAACCACATCACCAATCAAGCCGTACAGGACATAGTTACGTATCGCAGTTTGGGTAACGGCATCATCTTGATTACGGATCACGGACCTAACCTTCTTAACATTACCCAGGCGCAGCAGTCACACAGCGGCTTCTTCACCATCTGTAACCGCATTGCGGTGAACTTCGGAGCCTATTTCACTGGTGATGTCAATCGTTCCCCAGTCAATGTGGGGTTCTTGCGGTCAACCTACGGGAATCACCCGCTATATAACGGAATGGCAGATAGTGAGGATATCTTTGCTGGCGGGTCAGAAAGCATCGTCGTAGTGACCGAAACTCCGGTATTCGCACCAGAAACCCTTCCTGCGTCCCCTATGATAGACCCAGGGCGTTACACCTTTAACTTTCTGGTGGTCTATGATGACCGGTCTCTTGCAACCGTAAGCTTTACCTACACGATCATCGAAGGCGAGTTTGTTTTCCTTAAAGACGCCAGTGGTGATGTCAGGACCAATTACCAACTCAGTACGTTTCGCGATATGGCGGACTTCACCTTAGAGAACACCGACGCCTCCATGGGCACTCTGGTGGGGGATGTACTACGCAATGACCGTAAGGTGGGGGAGTTCGTTCATAGTCAAAGCGGAACGGTGTTTCAATGGTTTTCAGGTGGTGACGCTTCTTTCCCAATGGAGGAGGGGGATCGTATCGGTTTAGAAGTTCGTCAACCCTTTGGGTACTACGTGGAGACAACGGTGGTGAAGCAGCAAGTAATCCCTTTCCCCACCAAGAACCTCGCGGCCATGATGGCAAGCCTCAATCAGGGTGATCTCTCAGGGCTATCTCCTGAAGCGGCGTTTGACCACCTGGCACAATACAGTCATCGGATCTATTTCCCAGACCAAACCCGTCAGGTAAGAAAGTATGCTCAGGACGCCCAACACATCGTCCATGCATTAACCAACCCTCAGGCCCTACCGCCGGTGGAGCGCTATATCTACGCCACCACTCAAGCGTTAACGGCAGATCTCCCCACAGTCCCGAGTGGAGCGATGGTGGTGATTGATGCCCAAACAGGCAACGTGTATACCCGACAAGACAGCACTTGGGCCATTGATAACGGGCTTCAAGCACAAGACTTTCTTGGTGCTCCCCGGGTGATTATTCACCCCATCTCTAGGGTAACATTCACCCTTCACGAAAACGGCACCTTTACGCACCAGGACTGATACCGCATGATTAGTTCATTCAGAAGTATTCTCGGGGCGATTCACATCACTCAGAAGGGTAAGGTTATTCGGATCTCGGGGCTGTCTGCCCGAGGCTTTACTCGCGGCATAGCCAGTCTTTGGAAAACCAACCGCATCGTTAAGCACATGTTTACGAGGGTGGGGGGTAGCTACGTGGAGTTTCCGCTCTTCTTTGCCCCCGATGTACTCTACATGGTAGAGACAATGATTGACCAACGTCCTAGGGGGGTTAATGTCAGGGCACTGGCAAAGGTACGGAAGCTACTTCTTGCCGACACCTGGTTGTCCGATACCCTCCTTGACCCCACCCCTATCCTTGATTTAAAGCAAATTGATCAACTGCACCTACGTCCTAAGGACTATCAGTTAGATTTCCTTAAGACGTACGATCAGAAAACACAACAGTATCATCTCGGTGGGTATCTTCTGGCAGGCAGTGCGGGTTCAGGTAAAACCGTCACATCCATGTGGCTGGGCGCCTATCTGAATGTCGATACCGTACTTGTGATCTCTCCAAAAAATGCCGTGGAGCGCGTGTGGGAATCTGAGATCCTGTCAAAGCACAAGCAGAAGAAATCCTACTGGATCTATGCCCAAGGAAAGCCTTGGAACGACCCCCACTATGTGGTGCTGCATTATGAAGCCCTCACTCAAGCTGAGTGGTTATTGAGTAAGCTCAAGGACCGCAAACGGGTACTGGTGATACTCGACGAATGCCATAACCTCAATGACATCAAGTCACTGCGCACTCAACGTTACTTGGATCTCGTGACAAAGCTTCGGCAAACCACCGAACGGCTTGACGTCCTGCCAATGTCGGGAACACCGTTGAAAGCAATGGGGGCTGAACTCATTCCACTTCTAACGTCATTCGACCCCTACTTTGACCTTCAAGCCCAGGATCGTTTCAAACGCATCTACGGCAGCGATGGGAACCGAGCGTTAGACATTCTCAACCACCGCATGGGCAATGTATCTTACAAAGTGGCTAAAACTCAACTGGGTCTGGCTGAGCCGGATTACCGTCAACTTAAGATCACCATTCCAAAAGGGGAACGGTATACCCTAAAAGCCATTGCGGAGGACATGCGGACCTTTATTGATGAGCGGGCGGCCTACTACAAAACACGCAAGGATGACGATCACGCGTTCTACCGCCAGTGTTTAGAGTACGTAGAAGAAAGACTCACTGGATCAAAACTCAAGGAGTTAGCCACCTATAAGCAGTACGTCAAACGGGTCATTGCTGCCCGGGGGGACTCTCGCCAGGTAGGTGATGAGGTGGTGTGGTGCAACCATTTTGAGAAGACCGTTATCATTCCTCTTCTCCCAAAAGAGTGGCAGGCCCCCTTCAGGGAGGTGAAGTCCATTGTCAAATACCTGAACTTAAAAATTCAAGGTGAGGCATTGGGTAGAATCCTTGGGCGCAAACGTACGGAATGTCATGTGGAGATGTGTCGAGCCATTGACTACGAGGCCATTTGCAGTGAAACAACGAAAAAGACAGTAGTGTTCACGTCGTTTGTTCCAGTCCTTGAAGAGGTAGAACAACTCCTTACAAAGTCAGAAGAGCTCAATCCCCTCAAGGTCTACGGTAAGACCAATAATGAACTGGCCCGTATCATTCAGTCGTTTGACGACCAGGAGGACCTTAATCCCCTCATCGCCACCTATCAGTCGCTATCCACCGCGGTCCCACTGGTGATGGCGGACACCATGATCATGATCGATGCTCCTTTCCGTGCCTATATTCGTGAACAGGCCATTGCTCGTATCAACCGACTGGGGGCGGATACCCAGGCGACCATTTGGGAATGTAGTCTAGACACGGGAGCAGAGCCTAACATCAGTACCCGTAGTGCCGATATCTTGGAATGGAGCCAGCAACAAGTTAATGCGATCATGGGGACCGATACGGAATTTAACGCCAGTATTGAAGACCATACAGCGGTGGTATCCCTGGAAAGCCATGATATTGAGGTGGTGAATGGGTCGTTTGAAACCTCCCCTTCTGTAAGGACAGACAACTTACCTAACTACGTGGTCTGGTAAACAAAAAAGAAACGGCATAGCTGCCCTCCCGTAATGGGAGGGCGTCTATGTCGCTGGTCTTACGATTAGCGAGGCCACGATTAAGCGGCCTTCTTCTTCGGGATGATGTTATCCATCCACGAGGGCTTCTTGGCCTCCTCTTTGAGTACCCTGCGGGTGGACTCAGGAAGGGCTGCGAGTTGACGATCAAGCCAATCATTCTTCATGGTCATGCTCCTATGACATCATTGGGACTTATCATGGGAGTCATATAGATCTTAAATCCACTGGAATGTGACTTAACTGCTGGCCACCGTATGTTTACTCCATGTCACGGATAGACTTGTACAAATCGATGGTTACCGATCTGTACCATGGAGATGGGGTTGCGTCCCCAAGGCGGTGAGGACACACTCGGATTGAAAAAGTGATCGGCTCCTTCAGTGACGTCATCAATCCCTTCCTGAAAGGACCGCGCCACAAGAGCCAGGGTTTCATGGAAACTCTCAATGTCACCAGGTTCCGTTAACACGACGTCATCCAGACTTCTTCCAGCACTGACATGAGAAAACTGACCGGGTTGATGGAGTACCCCACAGAGATCATCGGGAAACCGGTAGAGCTCACTACGCGTGATAGCGACATTGGCCACGGCCTTTTTCCCAACCCAACGTTCCCCATTGGCTTCGAAATGGACGATCTCGGTTAAACACATGGCGTCCTTAAGATCAGCTGGCGCTACCTCACCCCCCAGGACAAAGAGGGCGAATGCGGCTGCCTTTACCACCGCCATGGTGCATCGTTCTCCAGTTGCAGAAAGCTATCACGGATGGCACGGGCATCTTCAAGTGCATTGTGTTTGATCTTTGATGCCTTAGCAGAGAGGCGATCATCAATGATCAAATTTACTACGCGTCCGGTCTTCTCACCAAACCACTCACCAGGACCCGTCTCCATGACCTCAGCCAGGTATTTGTGATCAATGGGGTAGTCGGCAAACACCGAGATCCTCCCAAATTGGTCAAGAAATGCCGCCAGTTTCATTTTGAGATCATCCAGCGGAATGGCCTCTTTCCCCAAGATCGGCATGATGTTGTCTTTCACCCAAGGGTCCAGCTCGTCAGGGCACTCGGTGACCTCATAGAACTCATGTTTCCCACAATCACTCACCAGGGCAATGGAAATCAACTTCCCCATCTGGCCGTTGAATTCAGAGTCGGTAAAGAGTACGACCGACGGTTTTTGATCAGACATGGGCATTCCCTTTTGTCGAAAAAAGAAAGTCAAGCTGCTTCATCAGATAAGGGGGACGCGTGTCCCCCTGTTGACGGCGTTAAGGCTGGGAAGGGAGACCGCACAGGTCCGACGAGCGGTCTCGCCAGCACATGCGGTACAGCATCCCTTTGAGGCGTTCGGCTTGCCGCTTACGACTCCCCTCACTCCACCAGGCGTTATCATCATCCTCGACATAGATCGGTGGGTAGGTTTCTCCCAGTGGTCCAGTCCCCTCCTGGAAGGCCACAATGGCTTGGTCCTCCACTGTGGTGACGTAATACCCCCGAGGAAGGGAAACCACCTGCCCTTCCAGTAAGATGGTTCCCAGACCACCGTACTCCCCTCTGGGCTCGCTTGAGGCGATGTCACGACATACCCCATGCCGACACTCTAAGTGGGTGAATGATAACCAGTCCTGCGTGTAGACCACACCCTCCCCCTCCCGTTTTAACTGCACCTCAACGGCAAAGGGAAGGATGTGGGTTTCACAGTCAATCATCTCTCCCACACTTTCACACAGAAGAACCTCGGGTACGTCCTCCCCGTACCAAGGAGGGGCCTTGGCAAACCACCAGTGGCTTTCTGCTGCATGAACATGCCCACTCACCCCAAGGGCAAGATAACCTACCACTATCCAGACGAAGCGGTTCATTTTTGATTTTTCTCAGTAAGTTAAGTTAGCAGGCCATCATTACAACGTCGTTGGGACTATCCAGTAGGATATCCTGGGGCTGGTCCTCGTCGTACGCAAGATAGAGTTCGTCATTCCCCACCGCCTCATCATACCAATCTACGCTTCCTCGATGGACCAGAAGCTGTGTAGTATTCACGATTACCTCAAGAGGCGGGACGCCCATGGCGTAAGCCGTGAGGTGGGCAAGTAGACCCGTGTTAAACCAAACGCTTGCTAACTGTTGACCAAATGTGATCTCCGGGTAGGTAGCGTTGACTGCAAGACCCGTTCGAGGCACCCCCATGGCGTCCATCTTCTCTTCGGTCAGCATTTCGATACCTTCATCTGAATCCAGCCAGCCGTCTTTTCCATCACGTCCCGACAGGTGCTCCACAAAGCCGCAGGCAACGATATCCCGGCGTTCCTTAAGAGTGAGCTCTCGCAGATAGAACTGCAGGTGAGGTTTCAAGTAGGGAGGCACGTCATCCCCTACAACCTCAAGGGTCATCACAGAGCGTAAGGGACGCTCCGGGAGGTATTGAATCACCTCCATCAGCGGATCAGACACGCGACTAACCAGTGATACCGCATCATCAATGGGGGTGATGGTAACTCCTAGCTCTTCACCTTCTACAAACTCCTCTTCCTCCAAGTCAATGAACTCATGCGTGACCCGGTAACGCAGTGATGCCCAGGGGGAGTCGGCATTGTTATCACCGAGCATGTCAAAGAAGGCCAGCTTCGCTTCTTCGATATTAAATTCAGCCAGCCGAGATGAGTAGGGAATGCCATTTCCTGTTAGGAAAAAGTTCATCGGGGGAGGGGACACGTAAGCGCTCTCCTGACTTGGGTCGGTAGCCTCAATAAACACTTCGACAACACAATCAAGAATGTCATCAAGTACATCGTGAAAGACCGGGATGGACATAAGGATTCCTTAAGGGTAGAGAGTTTCACTGAGCGGGTGTAGTGTTATAGTCCTCAATCATTATCTTTCCAGGAAGGGTTCCAGTGAGTGTCACCGTTGTCATCGACACTTTCATCCTCCCACCCAAGGGGGAGGCACTCATCGCCCATCATCTCAGAATCCCACTCGATCTGCAGGGGAGTGCCTTCACCGGTATCACTGGCATCACGCTCCGGCTCCTCGGGGGGGTGAGTGAAGTGACGGCTGAAGGAGGTGTCCTTATACCCCCACGGAAACGAAGCGGTGGTCGGGGTGTTCACCTCACCCAGGGTTCTGAGGTAATCCTGTTGAAAGTTCATGGTCGTTCTCCAGTATAGCGCTATATCGCCCTAGAGGGCCTCTTAAACGCATTTAAAGTAAAAGATGTATGTTGGTATCACCTGCGGCATAAAAACGCTCACAGCGTCTTACAGGGCGTTTTAGTGGGTATATCGAAAGGACACATAGCCAGACCCCCTTACTTGAGGTCTGGATGTGGGGTATTATGCCGGAAGCGCACGCAAGGGGCGGTAGAACTTCTCAAAGCGGGCTAGAGGGACGGTCTCCCGATCTTGGCGTCCTTCTTGCTGAACCACGACCTTATCGCGGCGAACCTCTTTTACGGTCACGACCTGTACGGTGCCGTGCCGCTCGAATTTGAATTGTTGATTGAGATACGCTTGGCTCACTCGTACGTCTCCTTCACGGTTTCATTGCTTGACACTCCCCTTCTTAAAAGAAGGGGATTCTTGCTTCACAGAACTGACTTACCTTCGGTAAGGAAGGCAGAGGCCACTTTCTCCACAAGCGTTTAGTGAGTCCGTATGCCCTACGGCCTCTGCTAAAGCCACTGTTCAAGCAGTGAGGTGGTGTTCTTGGATGAACACCGCTGTGAGTGTTTGTCTTAAATGACTGGTGGGCGGTAGTTGTTCCAGAGCCATGGTCCTTAAGTTGATGGCCGCGTTGTGATCGCGATCATGCGTGGTCTTGCAAGAAGGACAATCCCACCAGCGTTGGTGTAGCTTGAGCTTCAGTTTCCCCTCTAAACGATGGTTACACGCACTGCAGGTCTGAGTACTGGGAAAGAATCGTTCCGCAATGACGACCTTGCAGTGCTGTGACTCATCGGCCTTGTAGACCAACTGAGTCAGGAACTGCCGCCATCCACAATCAGCAATGTGTTTAGCGAGTCTCCTGTTCCTGACCATACCCTCAATATTGAGGTCCTCAATAGCAATAGTCATGCATTGGTCTACAAGGCTTCTAGAAAGCTTGTGCTGAAAGTCCATCCGACACCGCTTGGTTTTTGCGTATATCTTGGCGACTTTCAGCCTCTGCTTTCTGTAGTTGGCACTGCCTTTGACTTTGCGTGATAGATCGCGCTGTGCCCTCGCCAGTTTCCTGGCATACTGCCCTTGGTATTTGGGTTTGGCATACTCCTTCCCTTCTGAGTCTACCGCAAAGGTCTTAATCCCTAAGTCCGATCCCAAATGAGACTCCCCATTCGTGAGTCGAGGTTCACATTCACAAATGAAACAAGCATAATACTTACCATCAGACTCACGAATGATACTACAGGAAGAAGGTTGGGTGGGGAGTACCCCACCCCATTTCTCGTTCTTGTAACTCCATTTAGTTTTGATGGGGGACTGCATGACTTTCGCCATGCGGAAATCCCCTGTTTCTAGATTTAAAGTAAAAGCAGCCTTCGTCAGTCGGATGGACTGACGACTGACCCGCTTCTTGTACTTGGGAAATCCAATCTTCCCTTTCCCTTTGAAAAAGGATTGGAAAGCAGTCCCTAGGTCCCGTAGGGACTGCTGTAGGATGACGGATGAAACCTCATAGAGAAACCCAAACTCATCTTTTAGTTCGGGAAGACGGTAGGTGAGTGCATTTGCACTCAGTTTGGGTTTCTCTAATGTTGGGTCCGTCTGGTAGGCTTTGTATTCCTCTTGTACCCTACCCAGTACCTGATTCCAGACAAACCGTTTACAGCCAAACGACCTCACCAGGAGGTCAGTTTGCATGGCATTCGGATAGATCCGAAAACGAAATGTTTTCGTTGCCATGGTTGGCCTCCTGGGGAAATGAGTTAGTGTATATGTTAGTATTTAATGGTCTCTCACCAGGCGGGGTCTGGTGATGCAAATCATCCTCCACCTGAAGGAGGAGGCTTTATGACCACTGGGTAACCTGACGTTTGGTTGGGATCGGCATCACGCAGCGGGGGTTTCTTTTGTGTAATGATCTTGGGTAATGTTTTAACTAACACCTTTTCCATTTTGGTTCTTGGTTTGCCAATGGCTTTCAGCCACTCTTCTGGCGTAAGGTTCCTTTTTATTGAATTACAGGTCTGGCAGGATAGAGTGGCGTTAACTTCTGAGTTAGATCCACCCCTAGACTTGGGGATCTTGTGCTCCCATTGGAGAATTTTATCCCCACTAACTCCAAGGCAGTATTGGCACGTATGGTTGTACCTGTAGAGTAGATACTCACGCATCTCGGTACCGAAGAGCCTGCCCTTCTGATATTCTTTGTCTTTGATACCAGGATTCTTCAGTAAGTGGGTATCAAACTTTACCTCTTCGACCTTGGCGCTGGTGATGGGACACCAGCGCATGAAGCGATCGATCCAAGTCTGGGTAGTGAGTGCTCGATGTTGGATGGAGGGTGGAAGCCACCCTTTAGGTCTAGCGCGGTTCAAGAACCGCGCGGGACGATACCGGGTTTTCCTAGAACGACGAGATCGGCGATACATTGCTCGGCTAGCCAAACGCTTACGGATCACCTGACCGCGATGCACTAGGTTAATTCCTAACACGCATCGGTCCCCTCGCTTATCGTGAGAGATCACGGCAATCCCGGTGGTCTTCGAACCAGGATCAATCTGAATGGAAAAGTTATTCCTGATTGGTCCTTTCGGGACATAGTTCAGAATGATAATGAATGGGTACCGTCGGAAGACGGCGGCTTTGCCCTTGCGTAACAATTCCCGAGCACGTGCTGGATGACACGGTGCTAAAGGAATTCGATTGGCGTCTAGCACCAATACGTAATTTGACATGATTTAGGTTTCCCTAATAGTCTACTCGGGTTCAAGACCCTTGTGTTACGTGAACCTCGACAATGTTCAAAAGGCTTGTCATGCACGCCGCACCGCCCCTACCTCACAGGACTTTTAACGACGCACCTTAGAGCCAGGGGCTGGTTCGGCCACCCCTGGGTAAGATCACCTAATGAACGGAGTCCCTGTTAGGGGACAGAGTCTGGTCAGCATTCCCGGAAGGGGACTCCAAGTTGATGGAGGGTGTTACTGACAATATCGCTAACCGTGCTCTTGGTGGTGTCATGACAAAGGGCCGTGTGGTTACCTGCCTTCTGCAATCGTTGCCGGGCAAACAGGTGACGCCTTTGATCGAGGGTTGTGTCATCTAAGACGTCCAACCGATTGATATCTTCCCGATCACGAATCCGCTCACGGATGGTGGCGTTGTCCGCGTCCAGGTAGAGCGTCAGATTGGGAGGAACAATAGGTACCCACCCCAGGCCCTTTGGGGTAGTGTTAGCAATCAGGGTATCAAGTGTCGGGTTGTTGTCACCCTGATAGACATAGGTGGTATCGAGGTGACGGTCACTGATCACCCACCAGCCTTCATCCACTAGCGGTTTGATGACCTTGGTCAGGTGCTCCCACCGCTGGGCCTGCATGATAAGAATCTCCGTCTCAGGACACAGATCGGTGTAGCGAAACAGTAACGATCGGATCTCCTCACCGAATGGGGTCCCTCCGGGTTCTTTGGTGAGGGTGGCCTTATGACCCAAGCTGTTTAGAGCATCTCTTAACGCCCTAGCAATAGTGGACTTACCTACGCCATCCTGCCCTTCGATGATAATGAACCCACCTGATGGTGTCATCCTACCTCCTTTGAATTAGCTGGACACAATTCGCAAAGAGCCTGCAAACTCGTCACCTCGGTGATTTGACACTTCCCTTCTTTTAAGAAGGGAATTCTTGCTTCATTGAACTGACTTACCTTCGGTAAGGAAGGCAGAGGCCACGTTCTCCACAAGCGTTTTACGAGTCCGTATGCCCTACGGCCTCTGCTAAAGTCACTGTATTTAGTGGCCTTATACCAGACTACGTCTGGAGATATCATTCACCCCCCTCCTTTAGGAGGGGGTTTTACGATCGCAATCGATAAAGATCCTGCAAGATCACCATCCTGGTGATATAAGTCTGAAAATGACTTCAATCCACTGTTGACACTCCCCTTCTTAAATGACGGGGTTTTACGACCACAACCGATAAAAAGAATACCACAATAGACAGCCCGCACTTAAGCGGGCTGTCGGAATGACGCTAACGCACTATCAGATCGCGTCAAACAGTTCCTGTACGGCCTTCATGGCTTTGTTGGTATCCGCCCGATTGGGCTCTTTCCAACTGGCCACAGCCCGCACGCTTTCTTCGCCCTTCTCCGGGGAGCGGTTGAAGAACAGATCCTGCTCCATGTAACCTACCTTGTAGGACAGGGAGAGTTCTTTACTCTCCCCGTTCTCACGGAAGTGATCGCGGGCCAGTTCACCGGCAGCAAGCACTGTACCGGAGAGAACCTCTTGGTTGTGCTTTTGCAGCTTCTTCACCTGCTCAAGCGTCAGACCCTCGGGCAGGGTGGCCTCATAGTAGTCATCACTGACGTCAATGGTACCGGTCTTGGCATTGACGGTCAGCTTGTCTTTGAGGCCGAACTTTTCTGCATGGGCTTGGGCTTTCAGTGTGGACATTGCGGAGTTACTCCTTACGGTTTAAGATTCCCAGTGCATGGGTTGAGGGACGTAGACCTTGTCTGCCACTCCCCAGAATGATCTAGGTGTCAATTTTCTTGGGATAGGACAAAAAAAGAACACCCCTCATCTCGTGAGGGGTTTCGGTTTAAGACGCCACGACGAACTTCGGGGAGTCGTCGATCATCAACATGTCATCCTTCAACGTGATGGTGTAGCTGACCCGAGTGAAGGCAATGCGCAATGCGTCGATCGCGCGTTCTTCTGTGGTGGGGATCATCTCGCCTTTAAAATACTTGCAGAACGTGGCGTTTTCATGTCGTCCACTGTAGAACGTCCACAGGGTTTGGGCAAGTGCCGTGGGGCTGTCCCCCACTCGCACAGCGCGCAGGGTCTTACGCTCAACCTCACTTCCTGAGGCGTTGGTGGTCACGTAGTGAATCTCAGCACGCTCCGGGGTAACGTCAACGACCACTTCCAGAAGCTTGCGGTGGGTGTTGATGATCAGGTCCTCACACTCTACTGCGCGCTTATAACACGCAGTGGTGCCTTTCAGGTGCTTGACCAACACCGAAAGAGTGAAGCGGCAGAACGGACGACTGGCATCAAGGGTGGGTTTGGCCTTAAGGAAATTAAACATAATGACTCTCCAAATCGCAATAGAGGGGATGAACGATAGCGGTCGCTCTTAGTCACGATCAGGATATAGGTGTGAAAACGCGTAGAATCGCCATATTTACCATAACAGATAAAAAAGAAACCCCCGTGTGAGGGGGCTTCGATGTGTTATCTAGAAAGTGCCATTCCGATGGTGGCGTTGACTCGTGCCATTGCCATATGAAAACCCACTGGCATGCGAGTAGCCTTCACTTTACGCAGGAAGGCGTGTTCCTCACGATACGCTTCTTGTTCCCACTCGCTGTCCATGTAGTAATCAGCGTCCTTCTTCAGCCTTGACTTATCGATTTCCACGCCTTTCCAGTACATGTCAGAGATCTCCCCTCTGCTATCAAACGCCACAGTGAAATCCCCACGACGCCACTGGAACCAGTGAACAGTCTCGTGAAAGACACTCCCTGCACGGAGTTTGGGATTACTGGTGTCGATGACAATAACGGGCACTTCTTTATCACCCTCCTTGATCACCGTGAACATAGCCGCCATCCCGGGTATGTCCGTGGCGTAGAGCTTCCCCCCGCAGCGCAGAAAGAGATGCAGGCGTGCGGCTTCCTCTGCATAAAGGGAAGCTAACGCACTCTCAACATTCGCCTTGTTGAAGAACAGGCGATCAGCCACCATGACGTTAACGGTAAAACCACTAAGGGTGTAGGTGGTATCTTGAAACATGAGGTGTACCCTTTTTGATTTTTAGAGGTTGGATGGGACATCCCTGTCCCTGATGCAGGTTAGCCTTGGCGCATCTTCCAGGCCCAGGCGGCCACGGCAATGCCGCCGCCCACTGCCGTACCAAAAGCGGTACCGGCGAGGAAGCCACGACGAGCCGACTTCTTCTTCTCTTTCGTTATGTTGACGTCATTGGCGACTTTTTCAGCAATTCCCTCGGCCAGTTTAGCAATGGTCTCATTGGACAGGGTATCGTTAGCGGTTTGTTCAGACATGGTAGTGCTCCTAAAGGTTTTATGAGGTCCCGGAATGGGCTGAACTCACTAACAGGATATAGGTGTTAAAATGGTTCAATTCCGTGAAACACTAGGCTCTTTGATTATGTAGGCTGCACGAGAACATTTAGCGGAAATTAGAAATGGACCGTACTCTCGTTCTGGCCCTATTTCGTCTGACGAGGAGTTTATTCTAAGTAAAACCCATCTTCACACTTTCACCCAACAGAAGGAAACTCTCATGCGTGAACTTCACGGCCACAAAGTCAATCCCGCCAACGATACCGTGACTATTAAAGTCACTGATGAGCCCGGCCAGGGTGGTGCCAACCACCGTTATGAGATCTCTGGTTTTAATACCGAGACTAATGCGTCTCGGTTGGACCATGATGGTAACCGTCAGCAAGTCAACCTCCTGTTCCAGAATGGTCCCATTCCTGAGTTCGGCGTCAACGGTATCACTCACGAGGTACTGTTGGCCATCCTAATTGACCGTTTGCAGGGTTTCCAGAACGGCCCCTATGCCTGTCGTGAAAACGCCCTTGCGTTAACGAAACTACAAGAAGCGCAAATGTGGCTCCAGTCCCGCACTCGCGAACGAATGACCAGGGGTGTAGAGGGAACTCACGAAAAATAGGTCCCTTCCAACACGGGAAGGCGCGAGGTCAGCCAGGCTAGAAGCTGAGGAAAAATTTAAACGCCCTTTTCTAGAATCCTTCTAGATACTCCGACAAACAGACCATTATCATCGTCACGAAAAACAACGAACGCCTGGATATTCGCGATACGAACGATGTGGACTTCACGTTTGGCTTCATTAATTCTGATGCGTGGGAGTTCTACGTTGGTGATGACGACCCCCGTAACAATCGCTGATGCTTACCCATGACGACATACACGCCCTCCCATCCGGGAGGGCGCTATGCCGCATCTAGCGAAAGTCCACAAAGAGCTCCACTTGTCCTTCAGGGAGTGAGAGGTGAGTGAATGAATCAATGCGCTTGGGTCCTGAGGTATGGAAGGTAATACCGTAATGACGGCCAAACACCTCAAACCAGTGGGCATTGGTCCATGATGACACATCCCACTGTGGGAGGTGCACACTCAGTAGCTCCCTCAGCTGATGAAGGATACGAGTAACGTCCCGTGATACTATCACCAGCACTACCCTGTGGGGTGGGTCTTCCTTTACCCGTCCAGTGATGTAGCGGTAGATATCATCCACGATCTGCGGGGTCCCGTAACGAGGACGATAACGATCAGCTTGATTCACGACGGTACTCCTTAGTACCCTCACTTCAGTGAGGGCAATGTATCAGGGTTTGGTTTCGTCATCCGTGTCGTCACCGGATTCCTCTTCACCAGATTCCTCATCACCACTCTCTTCCTCTGGTGTTTCGTCCTCCTCTAGCTCACCGCCCTCCTCAGATTCCCCTTCCTCATCAAAAGAGACGTCGTCATCGGCAACGTCTTCCTCCGGAGTGTCGTCATCCATACCGGCGGTATCGGAGAAGTCGTCACCACCCCCTGCGGCTTCTTCAAGCTTGGCTTTCTCCTCCTCCCATTTCTTACGCCGCTTGTCTACCGATTTCAGGTACTTCTGAATGGCCTTACCCACCGACCCCATCAGTCCATCCTGAATCTCCAACAGGTTAAAGCCCGGACGGGTAGGGCCTTCCATCTCAGTGAGCTGGGTCAGTTCAGGGAGGATGTTATTCTTCTCCATCCAGACCCGCATGTAGTAGCTACGGATTACCGCAATGACGTTACGCACGGCGTCGGGTTCTGCGGCAAGCATCTCCGGTGTGAAAAGGTCTTCAGTGATGTGGGATTCCAACGCCCGGTCAAGCAGTTGGGCATGCTGTTCCAGTGCTACGAACTGAGCATCCTCTTTGGTGGTATCTGGAGACGGTAGAGAAAGTTCAATGGCATCAATAAATCCATCAATCAACTCTTCCCCGTCACCCTCCTGAGTAAAGACTTTACGCTGCTCTGGCGTCAGTTTGGTCTTATGCTCCTCTAAGGTCTTGGTAAGACTCTCCATGAGGATAGACGAATGCCGGATATAGAGCCGAACGAACTTTGTCAACCATTGACAGAACTGCTTCTGGCGCCGAATCACTCGACGGGCCAGCATCAGGTTATTATTGACCACTGAAGTAGCGAAGTCGGGAGACTGGGTGGGGTCTACCTGCTCAGGATTGAGCCCGTAAGATGAGATCTGCATGCGCCTTAAGCGGTCTTCAAGCTCAGGGTTTCCTGCCTGCACGTTAGTGGTGTAATCATCAAACTCCACTTTCGTGTTTGGGTAGTTATCCCCTTCTATGTTGATCTGAAAATCATACCCGGCTCGGTGCAGATAATCCAATGTCTGACCTGGATCAGGACTTGCCAGTGGGAAGCCACGTGCAGAGGACTCAAGGATCAGGTTCTGGATGTCACTGATGTCTTTCTCAGGATCAAGCGAGTCAGCATCGGGACTAATGGAGACCCGCTTACGCCCAATGGCATTGCGCACCCCACTCATGGTGTCAGCAAACAGCAGCACACTGCGCATGGAGGCGATGATTTCCGTACGGGTCACCAGTGAGCGACCAATCCCGAACTGACTGTAGTCATACGCCATATAAACCACGAGTTCTTCCGGGATATAGATCAGTTGGGTCTGCTGTGCTTTCAATGCCCGGTAGAGCATGATCTCCTGGATCGCTTCCGTCATCCCCAGCGAGAACTCTTCCCGGTAGAGTCCGTTGCGCAGACGGTTCAGTAAGTCATTCTCCAGGATTTTAGAGTAGGCATTATTGATCTGCTCAATATCCATGTCACGGTTTCGTGTGACGCCACCAAACGCCTCTCGCGCTAGCTTAACAATATCACTGGCGTTATCGTTACCCGTCCCTTGATAGGTAGAGCGGATCTCATTGTAGTAATCCCGTGACCCATCCCGTACAACAGGGCGTGAGTTCTCATCCAGGAGAAGGAAGTACCCAACATGATCTTCCGGCTGTCCCGGAGTAAAGACCGGAATCACGGACTCTACGGGAAGCTTCATTACCAGGGGGTGCCCCACTGAGGGTCGGGACATGTACTCTTGGGGAACCACGGTGTGCGTGGGGGTGTTCGGGTGGTCCTTGTGATAGAGCTTATCGATCTCCTCAGGGGACAGACCTTTTGCCTGTGATTCTAGCCCCACAGACTGTAACTTCCGATTGTGTGCGGTAATGGTCTGAGAGATTACCTTTCCCCTCAGGCGCTTACGCATGTTCGGGACTTTAAGGGTTTCGAAGTTATCAGAAACACGCAGGTGGGGAATGACATGGGACTTCCCCTCTCCTGAGTTCACTCTCACTCGCTCATCGTAACGCTGGGTGTCGCTATAATGCTCCATCCCAACCCCAGGCGTTATCGAACTGCCAAGCAGCCCCAATGGCTGTCCTTTCTCAAAGCGTTGGATCACATGACCAAATGCCTCGGTGCTCACATGTCGTGATCCAGCGTTAATGATCATATCGAGGTTGTTTTCAGGTAGGACGGCTTGAATGTAGGCCCCTTTCGTGAAAAGAATCTCGGTGAGCATGGCATCAAGTTTCTCATCAATGCGATACTCTTTCTTGAAATGGGTTTTCACCACTTCAAGAAAAGGACCGGCAATCTCTGAGTGGTACTCTCCCTCACGAATGGCAAAGCCGACATCAGCGGTGGAAAGATCCTTAGGGGAGAGGATACTTCCCACTAAGACCTGCTCTGCCAATTCAATATCAGGTAAGAGCTGATAAATGCCATCAATACTGGCCAGCTTCTGTCCCGTTTCTTTAGAGAGTCCTTCAAAAAGATCCTTACTGATATTAACCCGTCTGGCCTCAGCGGGCGCCTTGGGGTCATGGGGATCAACGGTAAGCTTTGACAGTAGGGCTTTGGTACTTTCTGGGGTTTTGCGCTCTACACTCAACCGACTGAATTGGCGCGTGGGTTTGCGGGCCATAATCTCATCAACTCCTACAGGACTTTGGGGTGCGTCATGCGCAACGTGTTTTACGAACTATATCGAGAAGAAATCCTCGCCTTGGCGAACTCCATGGTGATCAAGTGCGATGCCATCGCCCAGACGCTTAATCGAGAACTCACTCTACAGGGGCATGCCATTGAAGATGATCCCATTCATTGGAAATACTATCTGAACCTCAGTGGTGACTACCACCCCACTGACACCAAGATGACAGTGATCAGTGTAGACACCCTAGAAGAGATCATTTTCAATAAGACCAACCTTCAAATTCACCGAGCCACGTTTCGAGAATACCGGTTAGGTGAGCCTCTCTATGAGCAGTTAGTACGCCGCTATCCCCATCAGGTGGATTTGATACGGGGTATCTTAAACCCGGTGGACATTCAAAAAGCCATTGCGGCTCGGGATGGGGACATTCTGACTTATGAACCCACCTTGATTGAACCCAATGAAGAATCACTGTTAGGGTCTCTACAACGTTGGGTGAGACAGTTCTTCTTACGGTGGTATAATGTCCAATATGTCTTAACGGACGATCTTTATATTCCCGCCTTTTGGGGACTGCTCTATCTCCATCTACCCAATGCGATTCAACAAGCGCGTCTGCGCTCGACTCGCTCCGATGAAGCCCATTCATTCCATGTAAGGGAGTATCTAGCGTCTAACGGCGGCCTGGATCGTTATCTGCCTTACCTGAACACCCGCCAGCGCATGTGGCTGTATAAGAACTTACGCTACCTGCAACGTCACGTGGGACAGCAGCGCATCTTTGACAGCGTAGTGAAGCACATTATCCTGGATCGGCGTTTTCCGCTGCAGGCCTATCGCATCGAACAGGACACGTCCCCTCAACCGGACGCGATCTACCCCGATGTCGATATGATGAAGGTGCCATTAGGCAATACCTTCATTGAACCTGACAACATGACGAGTTCCGTCTATACAATCCTTTCGCGGCAGGCAACGATTGCCCGGGATAATAGCCGAGTGATTCATGACGCGGAAGTGGAAACCACGCGACTGGCTTCTCACGGACAGTTCAGTCAGCTTCCCACTAAGGTAGTGGAGTCAGAGGTGGTCGATCGATCTACCTCATCGGTGAGGAGTCTTGAGCACGTCAAGATCAATCACTGGCTTTATTTAGCGACCCACCAGCGCTATAACACCTTTATCTCCATTACCCACCCGGGCAGTGGCGAGATCATGAGTGTCACTGTACGCGAAGCGTTTGTGATTGCCTTGTACTGCTTCTACCGCATGCAGGACATCCCGATCATGGACTCCGTACCAAGGGTGATAGCATATGACGTATTAAGAACGCCTCTACCTACGTATCATGAGCTTTCATCGATCGTTGATGTGGATGCCCTACAGCCTGGATTGATCCAAGCGATTATGGACCGCGTAACACCCATTGGGCAATGGCAGACGGTGGACGAGTTCCATGAGGGATGCATCCGTCTTCATCAAGAGTATTTAGCCCTGTGGGAGCTACATGCCTTCCAGACCCGTATGCTGCAGGAGGGTTACACCCAGCAATTGGTGAAACGCCACTTCATGCACATTAAGTGTTCGCTGACAGAAGAGGTAGTGAGCTTTGAGCAATGGTTCACTGAGCGTGGCTATGGGATTGAGCATCTAAGCAACATTGAACTTGAACAGCTCTTCATTGACGTCGTAGCGGCTGCCACAGGGAGTGATTTGAGCAATACCCAATCGCTGGCTGAGATTCACCGCGCCTTGATCTCACTGACCAATCAGCTCACGAGCTACACCACACAATTCATCAGTACCATCAACGACGACAGCTACTGGTATCTAGCATGGAAGCGTCCGCGTATCGGTGATATCCGTCAAAGCACCTACGGGTATTCTGAGGTGCCGATTAAGTCCCTCACTGTTTTACGGCTCAAAGGACAGAGTGCTCAGCAAATCAATATCCAGGAAAGTCATGTCAGTGACGTTCGCGTAAGTGCTCAGACCGCAGCCCGGGTATGTCTACCCACGCGGCTTCAATATCGCCTACAGCGGCAGGACTTTGGTACGGCACGCGTCAGCCTGCGTTCTGTTGGTCTGAGAGGGTTCTCATTTGAGATACTCGGAGACCCTCCCGAAAGTAACGATTTAGGATTCTATCACCCTCCTGAAGATTAAGGAGAACTGAGGTGTAACATGGATACACAGGAACTGCACCACGATCGGGAGTTGCAGTTGGGGTACTTACGTCTCTCACCGTGGGAAGCGTTTATTGCAATGGTCAATGATCAGTACCACTACGGTCTCTTCCCCGAAACCACCACTCTGGTTGATCGCGAATCACTGGACAACGGCCGGTTAGAGATCACCATCGCTGTCCAGCGCTCAAAAAGGCTATCGAACCTCCTTCCTCCATTTGAACAAGCAACCTTTGTGTTGAACCGTTTGCATCTGGGGGAGTACTTCAACTCCCCCGTGCAGTTTTTCCGTAGTCAGTTACCAGAGGTTGGTTTTAGGCGCTCTGATCTACTAGATGTGATCTTTGCCACCGAAGGGAACTCCGTCTATCGTGACATCTCTGACATTGAAGATGAGTGGGTAATTCGTGATGAGGTCAGTGCCTTAACGCAGCACGTCATCGAGGCCCACCCACTCTCCCTTCGTTGGGTAGGTAGTGTGCGGGCAGATGTGGTGGGGTTTGGTGGTTCCCGGGTCCCCTTCACTGTAGTGATGTAAACACTACGACATAGCGCCAGCCCTAAGGCTGGCGTTTTATGTTGTCTGCTGCATTAGATACCATATACAAATAAAAAAAAGGAGCCCTAGTGGGCTCCTTTTTATGTTAATTGACCACAACGCCTTCATCGTTAACCCAGTCACCCAACACCGGATCATAGGCAATGCCGAGTTGTTGTCCCAAAAAGGCTTCAAGCCCCATTGGCGTCACGGCTTTATCGTTGACCTCAGTACCAGGTACCATGTCCTCAACGCTGGCAGCGCTAACACCACCCCCGCCTTCACCTGGCTCAAAATCCGCCAGGGCAGTTTGAATGGCTTGTTGAACAATCGCTTCAACATCGGGAAGGTTGGGAATTGAGTGACCACCTGGCTTTTCTCCGTCATGCAGACGAATGCGCCAGTTATTGGTGTCAATTGTCATCTCACCGGCCGGGCCGACGTAGATGTTGTTAGCGGCTTCCGATCCTCTCAGAAACCGTACGCGAAAACCCGCCATATCCATTCACCTCTTGCTAAGGGGGCGGGAATCCCGCCCCCGGTTCATGTAGTACCGTTTGGATTAGGCAGCGGCCGGCGTGTACAGATACTGGACTTGTACCTGGAAGCCATCCCACTCGTCCACTTCGTCGGTCTCGACAGTGAATTCATTGTCGTTGACAGTAGCGGCGAGGGTGGCATCGTAAGCCACGGTACCATCGGTATCGGTGAAGAAGTAACGAACAGTCGCGTGATTCATGATGCCGCCGATACCGCCCTTCGGCGGATGGGTAAGGGTGATGGTGGAACCACTCACGGTGAGAGTTTCCAACAGCGGTACGGCACCGCCATTCCGGGCGGCCTCATCGGCGTAGGCCTTCACAGCCGCGGCAGAAGGGGCGTTGTCAGTGGGGGCGGAAGCCTCCAAATCTTGTTCCAGTCCAGCCTTGAGTACCGCATCATCCAGATCGATCCCCTGGGTGACGGTAATGAAATCCACCTTGGCCTTATGGGCGTCAGTGAAGGCATTGGTGTTTTCGTTGGACTCATAGGCCTCTTTGATAGAGAGGGCGCTGATGGAGTGCTCAAGGGCGTCCTGGTCGGAGAGCTTGATCCAGTCTGTGACCACACCGTCTTCGATAGCGTAGGGCTTGTACATCGCCCACTTACCATCACCGTCGTCCGCCACAAAGATACGGTCAGCAGGATCGAGGTTCTCCAGGGCGTCACGCTCGGTGATGTCAGCGACGTTGTAGTTGGTGCCGAGGGCCAGCCCTGCGTCCAGAATGGCCTGGTCAACCTCTTCGGTGGAGTAAACGTCGATATTGGTGCGCGCTTGCTCGACATTGTCCAGGTCTGCCAGGTTCTGGGAAATCTGGAGGGCGGCCTCAGAGCCGCTCTGTGCGCTGCCCAGGACCTCGTTAATGGCACCCACTAGGGTAGCCTTCTCCTCGGTGAGAAGTTCGCTCAGATCGCCGTCTGCGGCGGCACGCGCCTGGGATTCCGAAGAGATGTCGTTGGCGAGCTGCTGAAGGGTCAGGTTCAGACCCAGGATGGTGTTCTTACTGCGCTTAATAATAGCCATGATATTCTCCTAACGCACGGGAAGGTGCTTGATTGAGACTGCTTAACCTACGTCTTCTAATCACTCGGGCTCAGGGAGTTCGCCCTGATCGACATAGCCGTTTTCATCCAACTCCGGCAGGCTTTCCACATCACCGGTATAGAAATACTGCACCATGACTTGCTCACCATCCCACTCGTCTTCGACGGAAGTGGACACCACGAACTCATTGGGTTCAGCGGTGGCAATGACGGGAGCATCGTAGCTCACATCACTGGCGTTGGTGAAACGGACCGTGCTGAAGTTATCGATGCCGTGAACACCGTTGCGGGGGGCGTGAGTCAGTGTAATGGTAGAGCCCGCTACCGTCACTGCCTCTCGAGCCAACACCGGACCGCCCACTCGTGTGATTTCATCAACATAGGCCACCACGGCGGAGGCGGCGGGAACAGTACCTTCACCCGCACCGATCTCCATCACGTCTTGATTGAGGTCACCCTTAAGGGCAACGTCGTCCAGGTCCACGGCTTGGGTAACCGTGATATGATCGACTTTCTCTTGATCAGCATCGGTAAAGGCGTTGGTGTCTTCGTTCTCCTCATACCGCGCCTTGATTGCGTCAACCGTGATGACGTTTTCCAGACTGGTTTGGCTAGAGAGAAGTCGCCAATCGGTAGCCAGGCCACCTTCAAAAGCAATGGGCTTATAGGTTGCCCAAGTGCCATCACCGGTATCTTTTACGAACACCCGGTCATTGGTGTTCAGATTAGTCAGGGCATCACGTTCTGTGATATCCTCTACTCGGTAATTGGTACCGAGATCCAACTGGGCAGTGGTAATGGCGTCCAGCACGCCTTGGGTTGAGTACACCCCCAGGTTGTTTTGGGCAGTGAGGACGTTCTCGAGATCAGCCAAGTTCTGACTGATTTGCAGTGCTGCTTCGCCTGCATTGCCGATGCCGGTGAGCGCGGCGTTAATGGCTGCCACCAGACTGGACTTGTTCTCGCTGGTGAGTTCGGACAACTCACCGTCAGCTGCCCGACGTTCAGCACTGGCCATACCGAGTGAACTGTTCAGGTCCTGCAAGTCATCCTCCAATCCGAAGATTTGGCGGATGTTACGCCGAATGATGCTCATGGGAAACTCCTTTTTGGGAAATCACCACAATGGAACTCACTGTGGTTCGTCTACACTTATTCCAAACCCGCGATAAAGGAGACCGTGAGGGTCTCTACTTCCTCGGAGTATTCCAGGAAGTCTTCTTGTTTTAGCTGAACAAAGTGTTTACCTGACTGCTCTAAGTGGGTGAGTTCTGTCATCTCGACCACTGACCCATCGGATAGAAACACATGCGCCATGTCAAGAAGAAACCCCCCTAGCGGTTTAGAGGGTAGTTCAGCTTTCCCCTCGTGATCCACAGGGACCTGAGAAGCGGTAACAAGCCCAATGTTGGCGTCTGTGTCAGTAGGGATAAGGTCAGTGAGTTTAAAGCGTACGTTGGTCCAGAAACCTTCAGGACCTCGTTGAATTGCTTCAACCCACTCCTTTCCTGTTAAAGGACGCCCCTTGGGTAGTTGGGAGATTCTCCTTGCCATTGCGGTGTAACTCCCTATAAGTTAAAAAACAGATGAACGATTTGATGTTGTTATAATGGTGAATTAAATTACATCACTACTCACCTCTTGAAAAGTGGGGGGGTGTCACCACCCCCCAACTCACTCAGTTGCCAACAGTCCCTTCGTCATTGACCCAATCCTGAAGGGTTTCGTCGTAGTAGATCCCCATCTCCGCAAAGAGATCCGCCATGGACTTCGCTGACATCAGGGCGTTGTCATCGGGTTCGACACTACGCACATCCGCAGGAGCGGCTTTGTTGACTTTCACCCACGCATTGCGCTTTCTGAGGTGGAGTTCTTCCGCGTCTGCTTCAGAGACATCCGGTACCTCAGCGACAGGCAGTGCCCAGCCACCGTCCTGACGAACGTACTGCTGGCCGTCAATCGGAGCTTCTGGTACTTCCGCAGTTGGTCTCACCCACTCGCCATCTTTGAGCAGGTATTCCTGACCATCCATGGGTGCGCCAGCCAGGGCATCAAGCACCTGCCACTGACCGTCCTTGTAGACGTACTGCTCACCGTCAGCGGGGGGAGCGTAGACATTACCCCCACCCAGATGACCCATTGATGCCCAGGTGGTGTTGGACGTTTTCTGGAAGTACTCATTGCTGGTGGTGTTGATGGCAAAGTCCCCTACATCCCCCACAATCTGAGTTGGGTTCTGAGGCAGGGCAATCCAGCGTGAGCCATTCAGGGAGTAAAGCCACTCTTCGACGGTGCCTTCGTAACCAGCCTCAACAGCGACCTGGTAAGCCGACAAACCTTCAGGCCCCCGCATGGATTCCATCCATTCCTCAAGGGTTCCTGAGAAACCGAGTTCATCCACAGCGATCTGGTAGGCATTCTTCCCTTTCAGGGATTCCAGCCACTCCGCTTCAGTACCAGTGAAGCCCAGATCAACCGCCTCCTCATAGGCACTTTTACCAGTGTCACCCTTCTCCCCCCGATCTCCAGTGTCACCCTTCTCCCCCTTGGGACCGCGAATGGGACCGAGGTTAATCCACCCCCCCTGGACTTCAGACCACATCCAAACATCCTGGTTGACAACGTAGGCCTCACCCTGGAAGTTACCCGGAGTGGGAAGATCCTCGAAAGAAGGCAACTCCCCTTGAAGGTCCACAGGCACGGCATTGTCGCCCGGTTCACCTTTTAGAGAGTCAAGCCACTCTGATGGGGAGCCGGTGAAACCTTCGTTGACGGCTACCTGGTAAGCCGAGAGGCCCTCGGGTCCCACCAGACTCTCAAGCCACTCTGTCTCCGATCCAGTGAACCCCTGAGACACGGCCAGATCGTAAGCGCTATCCCCTTGGTCGCCTTTGAGTGACGCCAACCACTCCTGTTGGGTACCGCCAAAGCCCTCACTTACGGCAACCGCGTAGGCACTTTCACCAGGTTCCCCCTTCAAGGAGTTGAGCCATTCGGTCTCGGTACCGACGAACCCATTGAGGAGCGCCACCTCATAGGCCGAGTCGCCCCGAGCCCCCTTCAAGGAGTCAAGCCACTCTTGTTCAGTCCCCACAAAGCCCAGGTCCACGGCGACCTCGTAAGCAGACTTCCCTTGGATGGACTCCAACCATTCGGCTTCAGTTCCCTGGAACCCGTTGTCAACAGCAACATCGTAAGCAGAGCGTCCATCCTCACCCCGATCGCCCTTCTCTCCTTTTTCCCCTTGGGCGCCTTTTACCTCACCCAAGTCGATCCAGGCATTGCCATTCCATGCGTAGAGGTTTTGACCCACCAGATAACCCTGGCCCAGTTCCCCTTCAGGCGGGAGTTCAGACGGGTCATCTGCCCCCCCCATAATGGAGAGGTTAGCACCGGGAGGGCCCTCAGGGCCCACTTCGCCCTGATTGCCCTTCTCTCCTTTCTCCCCCTTCAAGGACTCCAACCATTCCCCACGGGTCCCGGTGAAGCCTTCGGCCTGAGCGACCGCAAACGCATCCTCACCTTTCAGGGACTCAAGCCATTGCCCCTCGGACCCCACAAAACCGTTCTCTACAGCAAGCTGATAAGCGCTCTGCCCCACCAGGGAGTTGAGGTACTCCTCTTCCGTTCCTTCGAAGCCATTATCCACCGCGAGTTGATAGAGATCTCGACCCACGATGGTACCAGCATCCTGCCACTCTCCAGCCGTCTCAGAGTAGATCCACAATACCCCATTGATAATGTAGGCTGAGAACTCAGACACCTCAGGAAGTTCAGACGGATCGGAGAGTACTCCAGTAATAGTCAGGCCATCTCCTTTTGGACCGGGGTTACCGCGATCCCCTTGCGGACCTTTGAGAGACTCCAACCATTCGGCTTCTGTACCGACGAAACCACTCTGAAGGGCAATCTCGTAGGCACTGGCTCCGTTGAGACTGTCGAGCCAAGCGGTTTCATTTCCTACAAAACCGTGGTCCACCGCAACGTCGTAGGCGGATTTACCATTCAGGGTGGCCAGGTACTCAGACTCGGTCCCTTGGAACCCATTCTCTACGGCAACCTCATAGACGGACTTACCGTCTGCCCCACGCAGTGAAGAGAGCCATTCGGAACGACTGCCGTTAAAGCCATCGTCCAAGGCGACCTCGTAAGCAGACTTACCACGCTCACCCTTATCACCGGTATCGCCAGTGTCACCCTTCTCACCTTGGGGGCCCACGACCTCACCGGCATCAAACCAGTCTTCCCCAGTCCAGACCCAGAGATTACGAACGATAAAGTAAGCATCACCCGGCTCAGCCCCGCCCGGTAGATCGACCTCATCGTTAACTTCTCCCAGAACCTTAATGGCCGCACTGGGGTCGCCCTTCTCCCCTTTCTCCCCCTGAATGCCCGTATCACCCTTAGGACCCACCAGGGAGTCAAGCCATTCCCCACGGGTACCAGTGAAGCCTTCTTGGGTGGCAACGGTGTAGGCATCGTTTCCTTTGAGGGAGGTAACCCACTCACTGCGGGTGCCTTGGAAGCCTTGGTCAACGGCGATTTGGTAAGCGTCTTTCCCCACCAGTGACGCAAGCCACTGCGTTACCGTACCGGAGAAACCTTCCTGCACGGCAAGTTGATATGCAGAGCTCCCTTTCAGGGAATTGAGCCATTGGTTCAGTGTACCTTGGAACCCCTGCTGGACAGCAAGCTGGTAAGCGTTCTGACCTGCCGGACCCACTTGACCGACGGGCTCCCATCCTTGACCTTCCCATACCCACATCTTGGAATTGATGATGTAGGCATCACCTGCACTGTTGCCTGTCATCGGCAGGAGGGCTTCATCCTGGAAGGACCCGAGAATACGAAGGCCATTACCTGCTTTACCCTTCAAGGAATCAAGCCACTGCTCTTCGTTCCCTTCAAAACCATTGCGTTGTGCTACCTCAAAAGCACTTTCACCGCGCTCCCCTTTAAGGTCCTCTAGCCACTCTTCTACAGTGCCCTCGAAACCTTCCTCGACGGCAATATCGAAGGGGCTCTTGCCTTCTGGACCACGAAGAGACTCTACCCACTCCTCCTCCTCACCGTCAAAACCAAGCTCAACAGCAATCTCGAAAGCAGACTTACCTTTGAGGGAATCAAGCCAGGTAGTTTCATCTCCCTCGAAGCCGTTCTCCTGCGCGACCTCAAAGGCAGACTTTCCTTCTGGTCCAACAAGACTGTCAAGCCACTCTTGTTCATCTCCAGTAAAGCCGTTTTCTACCGCAACATCAAACGCGGAGCTACCGACCAGGGTGGCGAGCCAGTCTACCTCTGAACCACCGAAGCCTTGTTCCACCGCCACCTGATAGGCGGATTTGCCTTCTTCACCAGGTTCCCCTTTCAGGGAGTCGAGCCATTCTTGTTTTGTACCAGTAAACCCTTCTTCTACGGCCAGCTCATACGCAGAAGCGCCATCCTGACCGATGGCGACAAGCTCATCAGGAGACAAGCGCATGTTCTGCCAGGGATCTTGAGGGGACGCGCGGTGGATGATCTCAATCCACACGTCCCCTGTGAGTTGGTTTAAAATATCAAACGATGAAGTTCTTCCCGCCATGCTGGTTTACCTCTTTTTAAAATGACTTATTAAAACGTCGACACTTCTGGGGATATTCCCAAACAGCGATTGAGTTTTTGAAGATCCTCCTCAGAAAAAACTCCAGTGCATGGGAGTTTTAAATCCCGCTGAAAGGCTTTAAGGGAGCTAATGGAGCGTTGATCATGAACACCTGTCACATAACAGCTGTACCCTAATCGACGCAGTTTGAATTGCATTAGTGTAATGTCGTCGGATGTCATTAGACCCACCGCCTATGCTGCCAACTTCAAATCGACTACTGTTTTCGAATGTTTGGCAAAAGCCCTTTCTAAACGCACATCGTACGGCGGGTTGTGTTTATCAAAAGCCGGCCCGTTGTAAATTCTGGCATAGTCCGCCCACGCTTGTGTTCTCAGGGCATTGACCAGGCGACGATCTTTCATGTTGAAACGCACAAACGCATCGAGATGATTACGCTCACTCCGGTGCATCTCATCCATGTAGTGGACTGCACTTTGGTAATCCAGATGCTGCCAGTGGAAACCCATGATTTGGAAAAGCCCCCAGGACGCCGATTCAATCCCTGAGGGGCGATGAATTGCCTTGGCTTGATCCAAACGATCGTATTCTCGCACCCCACCAATGTAACCACCCGTTGCCGTGTTGACGATATTGGGCAGACGCTGAATATGCGGGGCGGGGTCGATGTTGTGGTGCACCAAACGCCGACGCATGATGTGGCGCTCAAACAGAATCGCAGGTCGGTTGTTGCTGAAGAAACCACTACCGCGTGATTCCACCTCGTTAACCGCCATGACGGCCGCCACGGGAACTTGGAGTACCCCTGCTGCCCATACCAGATCGGAGTGTTGCAGGAAACGCGTATTGGGTTTGGCATTACGCAGTGTGAGGAGAGTCTTCTCCCCCACCTGCCCATCGACCACAAGCTTGTGATCACGCTGAAACTGCATGACGACTGTTTCTGTTTGAGGACCGAAAATGCCATCTACTCCGATGGTGTAGCCTAGGCCTCTGAGAAGCTGTTGGACCTCTCTAATGCGGTTTTCATTGGGACCATCACGATCTCCTCGTTGGAGCATCGGTAAGCGATCAACAACAAAATCCACTTCACTAAACCAGGACATGGATCACTCCTCCGTTTTTTTGGGATAACGGGAAGGAAAAAACGCACGGATAAAACCGTAAGTCTCCACCGCCCCGATCATTAAGTAACGTCTCCAGATGGGGACGTCGCTATGCCGTAGAACTCGACGAAAATGGCGATTGGCCTTTCCCCAACCGTAGCCGTACTCAAGAAGATAGTCATGCACCAGTGTCGCTCTTAGGTAACGACACACCGGAGGAAAGATCACCCATAGCAGACGAAAGACCGTGGCCCCATCCGACACGAACCCCTTAGGTACATGAATACCATCAATGTGCATGTCGTCATGCAGCTTATACATGACAGGATTGTACCATTTCTCCGGAATCAACAGGTCCACCGGTAGGGTATCCACATACCGGCGTCCACTCACAATAAAGGTAGTCATCCTTTCCCCCGGTAGTTACCTTACGTTATTCGCCAGGAAGTTCAGCGGCCATGAGGTCTTGATACGCAGACATGAAGGCCTCTGCCAGATCAAGTTCCTGGAGTTCTTCTTCGGTCTCTGCTGCACTGATCAGGTTTTCATCCACCAGACGCTCTGCGGAGAAGGAGACCTGCACGTGTGCGGAGGCGAACTGGGCGATCGGGGCGATCTCCTCAAGGGTCACCGCCACCCAACCGGACGGGGACTTCCAGTCAACGGAACTACGAAGCCCCTCCTTCAGGGTGTTATAAGCATTCCCCAGCTGGGATTGGGATTCCCGCGTGGTGATGACCTTTACCCCGGTGGGGGTTTCCACACCACCAGTCTCATGGGCAAACCGGACGGCGGCCAGGGCTTCACGCTTGGCTGTTTTAATACGCGCCATACGGGCCTCAGAGACCTCAGGAGCGTCCTTCAGGGCTTCCAGGTAGGGTACGGTAGACTCTGCCTCTACCACGCCGTACTGGACGTAATCGGAGACCTGAGAAAGATGCTCTTCGGTAAGGTCTTCCTGACCATTAACTTCATCCAGACGCGCTTGCTGTGCTTCAGTCAGCACAAGGGGTTTGAAGGACAGGCGGTCGTGGTGCCACCACTTGTTGACAAAGTCACGCCAGTACTGTTCGGTGTCATCGAACTTGACGCGCTTCTCATCACGGTCAAAGAAAGTCGCCTGAAGACGCTTGGGTTCAAACTGCTCGGTTTCAGCGTTGAACTTGAGGAAAAGGTCGTGCTGTGACATGGGCAAGCTCCTAGGGTTTGCGGGATAACACCACGTCGAGGATGCGTGGTGGGGCTTGGCCTTACAGGCCTCATACTGTAAAGTGGTTATACGGTACGGCATAGCTGCCGCCCAAAGGCGGCCATTATTAATTACCTAATTTAACGTTCCAGGGCTTTACTATCACCACAGTTACCCGACAGACCAGTATTACCACAGTTCATACGCAGGTTTCAGACACCAACGCAAAGTGATATCTCCAATACTCACCTGTCTATAATGGCAGTAGTGCCATTGGAGATATCGCTCAATCGACGACTCAACAGGGTGTGAAACTCAATAGAGATGTATTCGTAACGCTTGGCGGTTTGAAAAAGAGCGGCTAAAAAGTAACACTTACCCCTCACTTCTTTGATGGCGCTGGTGAAATCACGAAGATTACTTTGATAGGGGGCGCTTAAGAGTTTTCCCATGATTTCCCACAGTGTCAGTTTGATCTGGTTAACAAGAGTCGCCCTCTCTGACCGAGGGAAGTTCTTAAGTGAAGGAACGACCTCGTCAAATAGCATTTCGGTCTGACGCATCAAGGTCAGACATTTATCCTCATAATACATTCGATATTGCCTTTTTATAGATGGACAATTACATCTTATTATTTAATTGAGTATTTTTTAACTGAGGTTGGGACCCATGTCCAGGCGTTACTGTACTAAGGGTCCCAACGTACTTACACCTGTAGCTTATTCGGCCTGAAAGGCCAAAGCGGCACGCCCCCACTGGTGGGCGGTCCGTGTGACGGTGGCGTTATACCGGCACGAGGACTGCACGCCTCCATCGGTGAGCGGTGTGAGTGCCCATCAGTTGTCTAAGATGGGGACGAGTACCGCTCTCCAACCGAAAAGCGAACCCGCAGACGAAGAGGTAGCGCGAGACAAGTGCGTAACACCAGAATTACCACGATACACGCGCTGGGTGCTGGTGGCGGGGGTTTCCTGACACCAGTTGGCGCGACCATTGTCGGTACCACGCAATACCAGATCCGCGTCACTGTACTGCGCCCAGCTCCCGAAGGGGGCGGCCGTGGGGTCGGTGTGCACCGTGGGGTTACTGGTGTCGGTGTGCACACCGGAGTGGATGGGGTACAGTAACCGGTTCCACTCCGACCCATGAGTGGTGGGGATGTCCCAGCCCCCGGCATCGGTGGTGGGGTCGGAGGCAGCACCGCGCAGCAGGCGGACTTTAAACTTGTCCAAAAAAACCGATTCTACAACCGGGGCATTTGCCCCACCATAGACCGCATTGCGGGCGTTAATCTGGTCCCATGAAATAGTGTGGCGGTGAGGCCTCTTTGGTACAAAGAGCGTCTCCCCTCCCAGGTTGAATTTCAGATACGGAGTATCTGAGTTAAATGCCACACCTGCCGTCAGTCCGATCTTTGCCGCAAGCTCTACCCCATCCATTAACTCACTAGCCAATACCTCACCGTAGAAGCCCGCGCGGTGATCCCCAGCGATCAATTCTTGAGGACCTGGTCCTGTAAGGATAGGAAGGGCCTTTACCCGTTGTATCCGACTGAAGGCGCGATCATTCCCTTTAAAACTCTCCAGCAGGTAATAATACTCTTCTCCGCGGGATACCGCCTCATCGCGAAACTGGGTGCTCTCCGCATCGATCTCCGCATACGCCTCACTGGGCAGACTGTCGGCATCAAACGGAGTGGCGCTACGCCACACGCGAATGCCATCGTTATTCAGGTTGCGATTGGTAAACCGTAAAGTTACAGACATGTTATCATCCTCACGTTAAAAGGGGGGCGTCTGACCAGTTGAAATCATAAATCGTGACAGGTTTTACGTAGTCTGTGGTGTACCAGAGGTTCTCTAACGGGAACAGAAGATCCTCCAGTGAGATCAGCTCTAACACAGGACGCCAACCTAAGGCAGTTCCCGCACTACTGTTAGCGCTACTGCCGTACGTCGTGGCATTACTTCCCCCTCGGGTGACACGTGAGGCACTGGCCCCCACCACACTCTCCTGCATCCAACACTGACTGCCATTCCCCGTCAGGCCGAGGTCCGCATTACTGAGTGAACCAAGAGATACATCTCCATCACCAGTCGCGGCTACCGCGTTAATCAAGCGGTCCCACTCTCCACCACGTCCATTGGAGGGGTCAGCATCACCCCCCGTTAGTAGCCGTAACTTAAAGGCGTAGTTGCCTTTGATCAAGGGGATCAACTGAAGCGTCTCTTCCACCACGGGGTTAGTACCCACGCCACTTACCCCGTAAACCGCTCCAGCCTGATAAAGCGTCGCCCAACTCACCGAGTGCATGATGGGTTTCTTGGCCACGTACAGGATACGGCCCTGACTGGCAAACTTCAACCAGTTCTCGTCACTGTTAATCCCCACCCCACTGGAAATCCCTACTTCAGCAATCAACTCACTTCCCGTAAACAGGATATTGGGTGATACCTCACCCAGATACCCCTGTGAGCCAGTTCCTGAAAGAAACTCCTGACCACCGGGTCCTAAATCAAACGCCCGACGACTGGGGAGTTCAAAGCCTCCCTGCGTTTCTCCATCATAAAACCGTACGGTTTTCTTCTGCACATCTACCGCAATCTGTCCCTTGGGTAAGTTCAAGGCATCAAGCTGTGATGTTGTCCCTCTTAGGTGTCGTGTTCTCACGATAACCTCCGTTAGTTAACACTACCTTCTTCCAACAGGCGATATTCTCCATTTTCCATCAAACGTGGTTCACCGTCTTCCAAGAGGCGGGCATTAAATGGAACTACACTCCCCTCACCAAATACAATTCTTATATCAACATAGCTGTACCAGACATAAGAGCCCGGTAGGGCAGTTAAGCGGTATAGGGTTTCTGTAGCGTCTTCATCGGGACGGATTGTTTGATCACTGAACTCAACATCAGTGGGTTCCAGGTAGAGACGATAACGATCGTTCAATACCCCGATAAGTTCCGTTTTGGTGATCTCTGACACATCGCTCGGGAGCAAAAGATCAACATGGCCCGTATCGCCCACCTCCATGGCAGTTGCCAGTGATAAGCGACGATAGAAAAAGGGCTTTTTCACCCCCAGATCCCGATTGTACACCTCAATAAAAGTACGGCCTGGATTGCCCACCATGGGCACATGCATGAGTTCACGAAACTCCACATTGCTCTCATACACCCGCCAATGGGGCTTCGAGGCCTGCACCAAAGTAATCAAAGCCTGTAGAGAAGGACGATCATACGGAAAGCGGTCTGCGGAAAGCGGCATGGGAGGTGTCCTCGTTAATGGGGAAAATCTCGCAGTCATACCATCCGAGTACGGACTCTTAGGTACACGGCGGTGTATACGCCAACACGAAGTAACTCCCAGTCGTACCGCAGTGAAGCATGCGGCATAAATGAAATCCCCGCCCCAGTGCTCCTCGTTGGAGTGGGGCAGGGAAACTCCCGCTAGGGAGTGAGTGGTACTTAATCGTACACTTGGGAGTGGGGGTCGGTTGTGGGTCCATACACCTCCCTTATAAGGTGCGGTGCCCAAGGGCAACACGCATGACCACCGTGACGTATCAATAGCACTGCTGAATAACTCCTGTGATGACCCCCCGATCGATATCCACAGCAGAACCAACAGTACCTGACATGCCATGAGCCAAAACAGTGACTTTAGAAGAGTGCTCAGGGCTTACTCCTCTCTTTATTGAAGACTCCGGTAGCCCTCAACATCTTATTACCTGTCTCAGTAGTGTTTAGCCACCACCTGCATGGGTGAGCTAACTACCCCCACTCAGGATAAAGACCACCCCACTGCCAATGGCCTGCAGGATTGAGGTGATCTGATCGAGTAGCTCAACCCCCCTTCCAGGACTCCCCCGAACACTGCCGTAAACCTCGATCACCGCGAGAGAAAACACCAACAACGTCAGTCCTACGGCCACAAGAATCAACAACAGTCGAAAACTGTCTCGATCTCGAATCACTCCCCACTCTTCTGTTAGAATGCGCTCTCGATTGGGATGACGATAGACCCGGGTCAGTGCTTCATCGCCAGGGGTATCTAACGTGATGCAGTCTTGATCGGTTGGTTCAAGGTGAGCGTTGAGGGAAGCGACAAGTGACTTAGAGATCGGGCTGTGCTTGATGGGGCGGTCGCCAAGCCTCACCAACGCCTCTCGTGTATTCACTGAAACCCCCTTTCTTCTCTTTACGGATCGGCTATAATGGCCTGTTGCTGTTTTACCCATTCACGCAAATAGTGCAGTTGCCGATTGCACTCGCCTACGCGCTGGGTCTGTGCCATGAATTTATCTGTCATTAGAAGGGTTCTGGCCTCCCATACCCCACCTGGGAGGTTATCATACAGATCATTGGCACGCAACAGCATGTCTTCGGAAGGAGGGGGGATTGGACGACAGTCCCTTAAGGTAATATCAGGGGGGGCAATTAGCGTGGTCTGGGTCTGCGTGACAATACGTGTCCCACATCCCGTCAGTAAGATAACGAACACGCAAACTATCATCACGCGCAGCAGGGGGTGGTGTAACATGGACAACTCGCTCAGTGACAGGTGGGGGTTCTTGTACGGGAGTATCTTGGGGTGCCTCTACTGGCTCAGGGCGGAAGATCAAAGGATCAAAATCCAGATACCCCTCTATAAAGGCGGTACGTGCTCTGGTTTGTTCCTCGCGCAAGCGGTCTCGTTCTTCAATAAATGCCGTGACGACCGACATGTCCACTTCACTGGAACGCTCTTGTTGCGCCTGGAGTTCTTCAGCCGCTACTAAGGCCTCTTGCGCCACACGGTGTTCCTCTCTTAAGGCATCAAGCTGAGCACTGCGCCAAAAAAGAAACACCAGTGAAGCAATCGCCGCCAGTCCCAAGATAATCAGTGGGGCAGCAAGACCCTCTTTTGCGGTAAAGAAAGCCCGAACCGCCGGTACACCAAACCGCCCTCGTGTGATTAGGGTAAAGAGCGACATGGGGTCTCCTTATGGATGGCTAGTAGATAATGCAGTGCCACTGCAGTGGCATCCACCGAGTGTTCATCAAGATCGTTTAACGCGACCTTCCAGGTCAGATCCTTGCGCTTCCTTAATGCCTGCGTGACATGGTCCTTATGCATCTTACGTTGTATCTTCACGCCCACGCTCTTCTTTGCTGTGGTGGGGTCAACCAACACAATCGGCAGATGAAGGTCATAGGCAACTACCGCCTGTCTTACCACCATCAGGCACTCTACCAGAGCCGCAAAGCTTTGGGCAAACTTCCCCATAAAAGGGGACTCACACACCACAATGTGGGGGTTGATCTCCACTAGATGGGGAACGAGTTGGTCTTTGAGTTGCTGCAGGCGGGCATAAAGCTCCCCATGATGGAAAGCAAGTCCAAGGTAGTCTTTGTGTTGGTTCTTTGCCTTAAGGGTTTGAGCAGCTTGGATGGTAAACCTAGGGGTCTTCAGTGAGGTGTCCAGTGTCACATGAGAGATACCCAGGGTGGTGGTCCCTGGGTCAATCCCCATTACAGTAAGATCACGCCCACGGTGTGGTGTGAGTAACATGCCAATCCTTACCTTACGGTGTGAGGAAGGAGGCCCCTGCCAGATCATCCATCCCGAGCAGCGGTTCAACCGAACCCACGTCAAAGGAGAAGCGCGCGCCATCGGCACTGTGACCAATGGACCGGTAGGTCGAGATAAAGACATTCACCTGACAAGCAATTACCTCAGTGTAGTTAAAGCTACCACTCCCCCCTACAGAAGAGGACACTTCGCGGTCCACGCCGGTACACATGGCGAGTTCAGAGATAACCGGAGACCGTGTGCTACCGGTACGAATACGGTGAGCGTTCATGATCTCGATGATGTCATCGGTATCCAGTTGTACGGTAAGAACAGCCGACGCGATCAGGGCTGACCGAGAACCCAGGATCGTGCCGGTATTGGAAATCTCAGGTCGGGTGGGGTTCAGGTTCTCGGTGGTGGGGACAAAGGGTTCCGCAGTGACCACCCCGTCCTCTTTGGTGATGCGCTGAAGACCTACGGTGACTTCATTGAGATTCAGACGACGGGCATAGTAGGCAATATAGTTCTGCCCATCATGCGTCTCCTGACGACGCAGGGCATACCGACCACGGCGTTCAGCAGGAAGGTCGTTGCTGACCTCACGGAGCACAAACGGAATCGGACCATAAAGGCCTGCATCTGAGGCACTGTGGGGAAGGGCTTCAGTTTCATCTGACCCATCCGCCGCTTTGACGGTATAGTGACCCAGGTTTCCCATCACCAGGTACCGCATGGTTGGCATGATGTTCGGGGCCGGAGCGACTCCCGGCTGGATGCCGAAGCGCTCGTTCAGGGTGGTGTTATCCCTCAGCAGGAACGGCAGACCAAACTTGTTACGAACATTGAGCTCATCCCCGTAAATAGTGGGGGTGACGGCGATGATATCACGATCAATCGAAGACATTGTCGTTTTCCATGTCAGGTAATGAAAGAGCAGTGAGAACAGTACGTACTATATATGGCTGGAGTCATATCTTCGCGCTATCTAGTCCCTTTATATGGGGTGTCTCTCAAATGCTATAGTTAGATGAACCCCGCCCGTCCTTAAGGAGTACCGCACTCATGAGTCGTCCAGTGACCACGGGTCTTTACCCGTTTGATCCCTATGGGAATAACCCAGATTGTTTGGTGGAAAATGAAAAGCAGGTAATCAACCCCCCTGGGCGGGACGATTTCTATTTTCTGATCCCCCAAGCGGCCCCGTTTTTTGTCAACTCCCTGAGTGTGCACAATGACCTCACAGGAGAGGAGTTAATCGAAGGCCAGCACTACGTCATCGGCCATTACTTCGTTGAAGCCATGAACAAAACCGGACGCGCCATTGCAGGTAGTATCCGGTTTTTGGATCGCACTCTTCAAGGGATTGTTCGTCTTCGGTACCAAACCGTAGGTGGGGAATGGGGCTACAACGACCAAGCTATTCTGGAAGAGCTTTCTAATAAGAGTGTCAATCCCCTGGTACGGGCATGGGCCCAGATTGACGTTCTACCGAATAGTTTCCCGCCAATTCCCCATGATCAGCATGTCGATGACCTGATCGGGTGGGGAGAGATCACTGAGGCGATGGATCGCGTTGCCCATGCCCTCGGGGAAACAGAGGAAGGGGCGTTTAACGCTCACATGGCTGCACGTGATAACCCTCACCAGGTGACAAAGAGTCAGGTAGGCCTTGCCGCTGTGGCGAACCACCCCATGGCCTCTGACAACGAAGCACTTGAGAACCGCAGTGATCGCTACATGTCACCGCGCACCACCCGACTACTGATTAACAACCTTGCGATCTCAGCGGTGCAGGCCCACCTAGACGACTTGGACAACCCCCATGCAGTCACCAAGGAGCAGGTTGGCCTGGGTAATGTAGGAAACTTCCCCATTGCCAGTGATGAAGAAGCCCTGGACATTCGCGACGACCGCTACATGTCACCGCGGTCAACGCGGGTACTGGTAGAGGCCTATGCCAACCAGACGGTTGGTGGTCACGTGGATGATCGTGACAACCCCCACCAGGTGACTGCCGCTCAGGTTAACCTCGGGGAGGTGGCTAACCACCCCATGGCGTCCCCAGCCGAAGCCCTGGAGGATCGTACTGACCGGTACATGTCACCGCAGACCACACGACTTCTGATCAACACGATGTCGGGTGCCGCCATTAATGACCACGTTGACGATAAAGAGAATCCCCACCAGGTGACTGCTGCCCAGATTGGGACCCTCACCACCCAAGAGATTAATGTCTTACTGGCGGACAAGCTGGTGTTTGAAGACACCATCTCTAATGCCGAGCGATTTAACGGCATGGATCTGGAAGCTTTGGCGAGTGCCATATTGGATGGTGCTACTATAGGTAATGCCGTCCGTTTCGATGGGAGAACATTTTCAGAGGCAGCTACGGAGATTCTGAACGGCACGGCCGCTAACGCTGATCGACTAGATGGGATGTCGGGAGCCGATTGGATTGAGCAAATTTCATCTCTGGTTGAAAACAGCCTGACAGAAGTTGGCGCGCCAATGATCGCCACGTTCCCTATGGCGTATGTTGATCAGGACAACTACGTAAAACTAATCACCCGAGAAGTTGTTAGAGATGAGTTTGATGTGGTTATTCCATCTGAAGGTTTTACTTGTCTTCTCACTGGCGAGTACCTCAATGGTTACGGTAGTGCATTGCAGTTGAGCCTGAGTCCGGTAGGCGGGGAAGGAGTAAAGGCTCGAGCAATCGGGGGGGTTGACTCGGAGTTAGAGCTTTTTGTCACGGCGGATACGGACCATTACAGCGTGTGGGTAAAGCGACCCACATCTGGTGGGGTATTAAACATCCTTCCGCTGTCTCAGGTAGATACTCGAGACACCCTCCTATCCTCCCTGGCGGACCCCGCTACTCTGGAACCCGGAGAAACATCAGGCCAGGTGAGTGCGGACATCACAGACCTGTCCCCTTCGACAGTGGTCGTTGAGAATAGCCACAGTGAAATAGTTGATGCCCTTACTGAGGCGTTCAACACCGCTATCGCTGAGCTTAGCTAAAGCTGGTCAATTCAGTTAAGATAGGAATCTATCAATGGCCAACGTTCACGGACAAGTAGCACGACACGGCATCACCATTCAGACTGAATCTCGCTTCAGTCCCGCTGTAGGGTGGTTAAGCGATTTCACAAGACAAAGTGGGGGTACGGTTCCGTCCTGGGTCGGTACCACCCTGACTAACGGTGGAATATCTATCCCACGGTGGATGAGTGATGTGCCAGAAAGAAGACGGGTTCTAAGTTACGAGAAACACCGGGGATATTCTCGATATCCCGGTAGGCGTAACATCACTATTAACGAGTCGCTAGACGTTAACCTACAAGGAATGAGCACACGCTTTAGTGTTGACGCTTCCATTGGCGGTGTTAGAAGAGCATCACACAAAGGGTTAGACCAGGGAGCGCGTCGAGGTAACATGACCATCCGTATTAGAGCTTGGAACACGAATGGCCAACTGGTAGTGGACGACAATAGATTGTCGAGTGGTCAATTTCCACATCCACACATCAGCGGATGGAGTCCTCGTAATCTGTATAGATGGGAGCAAGAATACACATCTACATCTCCAATAGGACGTGTCCTAGTTGAACAAAACATCACCACAGGATCCGAAAATTTTCATGACGTGGGGGATCGCTCTCCCGGCGGTTCATGGAACCCCACAGAAAATATTGGGAGATATTACCCGTTTAATTATTACTCCATTCTAGGAGCAAACGAACAGGGTAGCGTCAACAGGGTCCGTGAGTTCATTTTGTAATAAAGTTCTCGCCTGACTTCTTACATAGTTTGTTTTTTTGAGGTTTAACCATGACACCATTGATTCGTAAGTTTCCCTTAGACCGGACTGGTGAGAATCCCAACAACTTGGTGTTGGGGGAGCCGCACGAACTGGCAGACAATGGTCGTGACGGCATGCGGGTGTTCGTACCTCAGTACGGTGCCTTTTACACTCAGAGCCTGGTGATTCGGGATGCCAACGGCATCACCCTTGCCCCTCACTCCGACTACATCGCCACCTACTACTACGAAGACGCGTCGACGATGAGCGGCCTTGAGGTATGTGCGGCGATTGTCGTCCTCAATCCGAACATCCCCTCCCCCGTCTCCATTGACTATCAAGTGGTGGGGGGTGACCATGCGTTCTCCACTACCGCACTTGCAGAAGTCCTGGAAACGCTCCGTGACAACGAACAGCCCGTCCAGTGGGCCAGCATTGTCGGTAAGCCCACCATGTTCCCTCCTGGTGGTCACCTACACGCCCTGTGGGAGCTGTATGGCTTTGAATACGTCACTATCCAGCTGGAGCGGATGGTCCGTGCCATTCTGGTGGGTGATCAAGCGACGATGGATGAGATCCGCGCCTACGCCCTACGTCTCCATGAAGACGGCATTGACTACACCGACGCGCTTGATTCGCGTTTCCAGGATCACTTAGCTGATAGTAGCAATCCCCACAGTGTTACCAAAGCACAAGTGGGTCTTGGGAGCGTACCGAACTGGCCTGGTGCTAACCAAACCGAGGCACAGCAAGGAGACCGCAATGACCGCATTATGACACCCCTGCGGACCGCTCAGGCGATTACCACGCAAGCCCTGACGCCTCTTAATGCCCACGTTAATAACACCAACAATCCCCACAGTGTTACCAAAGCACAAGTGGGTCTTGGTAGTGTTCCCGACTGGCCAGGGGCCACTCAAGCTGAGGCCGAGTCCGGCACACGCAATGACCGCATCATGACCCCACTGCGGACTGCCCAAGCGATCTCCACCCAGGCACTGGCTCCTTTGAACTCGCATGTTCAGAACACCAACAATCCCCACAGTGTTACCAAAGTCCAAGTCGGGTTAGGGAGTGTTCCCGACTGGCCAGGGGCCACTCAAGCTGAGGCCGAGTCCGGCACACGCAATGACCGCATTATGACTCCCCTACGTAATGCCCAAGCCTTCCCGAGGCGATTTAATGAGCAGGTGCAGAATGGCTTTTCCATGCCCAGAAACCAAGACAACTCCACCTTGTCTTTTGGGTCGTGGAATAATGACGGTGCGTTTATACGTCACCGGTCCCCAGATAACAATAGTGCGTTTTTAGACCTTTCCTGTGGTAATACTACAACGGGCACAAGTCGTAAACTTCAGTTTGGTGGCGGTACCACCAATAATTTTTCCTCCTGGTTAACCCTTGATCACGACCTCGCATATTTCACCGGACGTATTAACGCCGTTGATTATTATGTCCGTTCTGATGAACGTTATAAAACTAACCTACGGCCCATTGACGATCCACTTGGACGACTTGCTGGGATTGAGGGACTGTTTTATGAGTTCATTGACGACGAAAGTCACGCGGCGGGGTTGAGTGCACAACAACTACAGAAGGTTCTTCCACAGGCAGTTCGATCGGTTATCGACGATGATGGAAAAGATCGATTACATATCAACCATGGCGGACCTATTGCCCTTTTGGTTAGTTCAGTTAACGCACTTCGTGAGATAGTAGATAAACAGAGTGCAGAAATAGACCGTTTGAAAGAGTCAGTGGGGGAACGGTAGTCATTTGAGGGTTTGTCATGTATCAAATCACACGAACTTTTCGACGTACTAATCGACAACAGGGAAGGTGGGAAGAGTATCCGCTCGCTGATGAACCAGTTCTCACCTTAACAGAAACACATGGCGACGTTTGGATTTTCCTCACCTACCCGATGCTCCAGGGTGAGGAGCGCGCACTGCGCTTTGACAAGGTAAGGAATCTACTGGTAAACACCGCCCCCACCACCACCGTCCAGGAGTGGCTTACGTCACTGGGAAACCAAACCCTGCCCGTTGAAGCCAGCCTACCGGAATTCAAAGAGCGGTTTGTGACCTACGCGTCTGCCTGGCATGCGGGTTATGAGGTTATCGCCATCGGCCGCGGAGCGAGTGCGGATCAGAATGCGTCTAAGTTCAATAAGGAGGACTTAAGGCTCACTAAGGACGATGTCACCCCCGAGTACCTCCGTAAACATGCCATGGTTTCCGTCAATGGGTTTTTCCACATGACGGAATACGACCACCAAGGTGTCTATGTACGGGAGGGAAACCGTTCGGTGCGTCATGCCAATGAGAACCAGGTGGGGGTTCACTCCTTTGCCGACATTGGTGAGATCAACTACGTCCCGATCACCGAGGCAATGATCACCTCGAAACGGGAAGATACCCCTCTTAGAGAAGGGTGCTATATCACGCTACCCGGTACGGTTGACCTCACGGGAAAGACCGCCCTGCTCGTAGCGGGGGGATACCTTCAGGTCATGGACCGCACCTACCAACGCGTGGGGGACCGTACCTGGCGTATCCACTTGGGCCGCCTGTCCCTGGTGGAGCGGTACTACGACTCCAAGGACTGGATCGACCTATCGGCGTTAAACTTCACGGAGTATGAAAATAACCCCAGTCTGATCTCTCTGACTGAGATGTTTAAGGACGAGACCATTATCGCTTATCTGACCCTCCCGCAAAGCTTTGTGGTGCTGGTCAATACCGATAACCTCTTCCAGGAATATCTCCCTATTGAGCATGCTGGTGTTCCCGGTCGCTGGCTGGAGTACCAGTTCAATCAGTATCCCGCTATTGGTGCCTATGGAAAAGCCCTGGAGTATCACCCCACGCAAGAAGGGGAGATCACTGTGGTCAATGGGATGGAGTCGAAAATGCATGCCTACGACTTCCAGACGCGCCCGTGGCGAAAGAAACCTGGGTTAGATGGGTCACGCTACCCGGCAAAGCCCTTCGAACACACACAGGCCTTCTGGCGCGTTCTCGGCACCATTCGTTAATGACAATAAAAGGGGAAGTCAGGGTATGGGTCAGGTAGTCGGAGTGAGTGAAGCCTACTTGCAGAAACTTCTTCATGAGACGCCTTATTCACTGGTGTGTTTTCATAATGGCGATCGACACGCCAGTGCGTTAATGCGGGTTGTCCGTGAGAGCCTCCCGCCATTGGCGTTCGACGATCTATTGATCGAAGTTGACGTATCGCGGCTATCCCACCGCGTGGTGCAGTGGATGGATCTAATGGGGTTGCCCGTCGTAGGGTTCTTTCACTTTCACCGCGAGGTCAGTCGGTTGGACGGGGACATCACCTCAGGGCGGGTGTTAAGGGAATGGGAGCGCTTGAAGCGGCGCTACCCACCCTCCCTGAAAACGCCACGTAAGCTTCTGTGACAAGTGTTGGTGTCAACTGGTACCTAGTTACCTCTTTTTGAATAACGTGGCTTAGAGGGGCTTACAGAGCGTTCTAGAGGGTATTGTAGTAGTGTGTAGAGAGTGATGGTGGTATCGGAGCAGACGACATACCTCCCCTCCCGTTGTGGGAGGGGATATGCCGTGAACATCACAATTAGACTACAGGGCAATTAAGGGATACATCTGTCGAGCGAGTTGCCGGTGATCATGCAGGCGATAGTGGGGAGCGGCGATCACGCCACCGACCAGTTCTGGATCGGTACACAATACCAGCTGCGCATCCTCTGAGCAGAGGGCCAGTACCTGGAAATTAAAGGCGCTCTCCCCCCGGCGCTCTAAATACAGCCAGTCGGATTTAATTTGTGTCATCACTGAGATTAGATCCTGGCGCAGCTCGGGGTAGTGAGACGCATCTTTCCCATCGGGGATACTAAAACGCTGGAGAAACTGCTGGACAAACTGCGGATTGGTGGACAGCAGTACGCTACCATTCACGTGCTTAAGTAGCACTTTTAACCCTTCAAGATCGGCTGTCCCTGCCAGACGCGTAGCAGCACCTCGGACTACCTGATCTTTTACGTCTTGAGGTGATCCCCCCAGGTAATCCATCAGCTCATCAAGTAGCTCAGGCACTTCCCATTTAGCGAGCTCTTCTAGGCCGACTTGGATAACCCCAATAACAGGACCTAATCCGATGGCATCAAAGACAGGGTTACCGGTGAGTCCCCCCAACACTCCCATAATGCCCTCAGCACTTCGGTAGTCGCCGTTTTTAATCACATACTCAAGGTCGTTGATCTTTCCGACCATGTAGTTGTGTTCGGGACTGCCCACCCCACTCTGTTCGATAAACCGTGAGCGTAGGTTATCCGGGAGATCATTTAGTTCACGAATGCTCCCCCCGATGGACTCCTGCAGGCGCTTGCGGGCAGTGTTTAATCCAATCTCTTTATTCCGTACGCCCGAGGCGAGGTCGGACAGGGAGGTGCGGGTTGCCCCTAAGCGTGAGGTTAGCCCTTCACTGAAGGCACTGTAGCTGGACTGGAAGGCATTGCGGGTTTCTGGGGTGACCTCGGTATAGACATCCACCGCAGCGAGTTCATCATCGGGTCCAGCAAGGAAGGTACTGCGGGCGGCTTTTCCCATGAGGGAACTCCTTAGCAACAAAAAAGAAAAGGTATTGACGGGGGTGGTTGCCCACCCCCTGGATCACACCATTACCGATTCTCTACCTGAAGGTCATGAATGACCTGCTTCACTACCCGCAACCAGCGTTTCTCGGCATTCTTCAACGCATGAAAGGGTTCAAGCCAGACAATCGGAAGTGAGTTATCTCTTACCCACTGAAGGGCTACCGGATTGATCTTCAGATTATGCTTTAAGGCATAACCCAGTTTGATCTCAAGGCCCTTAACATTTTCCCAGTGGTAGCGTTTGCTTGCCGCCAACTCCTCTTTGGTGGCGGCTTTGAGAAAGCGCCGATTGTCCCCTTCAGTGATCAGGTAGTAATGTAAGCCGGCATAGGTACGAAACCCATACCCATCTGGGTGAGTCTTGGGGAAGTCCCGATACCACCCAAGTTGCTTACCAATGGCGGTGGTGGCCCCACTGCCAATGTCGATATAGGTGATGCCATCGCGTTCAGGAGGGTGCACCATGTCATGCCTCATCTGCCGGGTCCTGTTTCAGGAGAAGTGCATTGGGGTTGGGGGGTGTGCAGCGATGGGTGCTCTTCTCCCCCGTTCGTGCGTTCCAGAGCAGTTCGAGATAATAGGTCACTTTCTCGGCATCTAGAACGTCAATCCCCAATCGAAACTTCTTCCAACTTAAGTCATCACTGAGTAGTGACCGATGAAGTTGGGTGACCTGATCCCGTACACTGCGCTTGGAGACCGCATGTTGCGAGATGGGGGAGGTCGCATGGTTATGGAGCAGCTGCTCCCACTTCTCCATGTCAATCCCTTCTTTGGCGATGATTGTCCGGTAGAGTTTAGCCAGTGAGCTAATCGCCGGAGGTCGGCTATAAAGCACCTCATTCTCAGCAGGCACCTCACCTTCCGTTAAGACGTCAGTGTCCCATTCCTGAATCGCGGGATCGATCTTAAAGGAGTAGGTGCTGGTGTGTCCATCCTTCCAGGTTAGCTCCACGCCAAAGGTGGCACTGACGGGATTGAGGAAATCTACCGCCTCACGAAAGTTCGTCCAGGTGAACTCATCACGGACCAACTTCTTATTGAGGTTCCCAATGTCTCGGTTTTTGAGATTGTGGGGTTTCTCCGCAAACTTCTTTGCGCGATCCTTCCAGTTAAACTGGTTGATCTGGCGCCAAGAGAGTACGTGGCGAAACAGGTAGGTCAATACCCCTTTGGATTTGTAAAGGCCCTTGTACTGATCCGACAAGAGTTCCTTAACAGCGTCGCTCATGTGTTATATCCTTTTAGCTTCAACGAAGCCGTCCCCCACGGGGACGCGTAGTCCTGTTAATCAGGACGCGGCAGCGAAGTGACGTGGGTGATGGTTCACATCGACGTTCTCCTTGTTCAGATGTAATGAAAGGGGGTCCTTGGTATTACTCAAGGACATGATGTAAGTCTCAAATCGAGTTAAGTCTCAAATAGGGTATAGGTGAGTTCTGTAAGGTCCCGATAGAGCGGTACCGACACCCGTTTGATAAAGTCTGCCTCACCCGCCCTCACGGATGCTCCATGGAGGAGAATCAACAGCTGTAACTCCCCTAACTGAGCTAGGGTATCGACAGGCATACCATCGCCATCCACCAGGTAGGTGTCCAAGGTGCGCTCTACGGGAGTAGGTTGGTTCTTTAAGTTAACCTCAAGGACCGTTTCTTTATCTAGCCTCACTAACCGGTCATGTTCTTTTAACTTAGTGACCAGCTCAGTGATGTTAGTGCTGTGAGTGGTGAGGCGTCGATAGCGGCGTTCCTCAATAACGGCACTGACATCCGACACCCTGATGTAGCGCCAGTGATAAAGGAGGTGGGTGAGAATTGTCGGCAGGTGAGTGGGTGTCAATGGGCGGGACTGCAGGAGCTGATGATACCGTGTCAACCGCCATTGGGTAATTAGGTGTTTCATGGAGAATGCCTTAGCCGGCCACACTGGCAGGGCCTACGGCAGGGAATTGTATAGACCACTGATGTAACCCCTGTTCTATTTAACATATTGTCATGGAGATGCGTAAATGTCCCAGCACCCCACTCTCGACGATAACCTCCAGTACCCCGAGCCCGAAGAGCAACAGGTGTTCGATGACCCACCCCCCGCTATTGAGGACCAAGAAGACCTCTCTTACGGGGAGACTCTTAATTACAGTCAGCGCATTCGGCGTCAGATTGTGGACTCCCGTATGGTAAAGGGCGTTCCTGAGGATGATGACTCTGTCAAGTTGGTCCTCACTGCCCTGAAGGACATGGACAAGACGGCCCTTGACCGCCGCCGTAATGAGATCGATGCTGATAGCGGGGAGAGTGCCAAGGAGATCGCACAGGCCATGCAGGCGTTTATCGCCATGCAGGGAAATGGTAACCCGTTTATGGGAGAGGGTGGTGGTAAGATCCCCTCTCTGACAGAGCAGGACCTGGGAGAGTATGACATCCCAGCCGGTGAGATGGAAAGTGGTGTGATCGAAGAGACCTCGGAGGAGTTCCAGGCACGTATGGAGCAGCGTAAAGCCGACGCTGCGGACACCTCCTCTTAATGAGGACATAAACCGCCCTCCCAACCAGGGAGGGCACTTATGCCGTTAGGGGGGTGTTGAGGTAAGAGGGTAGTGGATGTGGTCCTCTTTGATCTCGGTGTTGTCCTTAGTGATAATCCGGATGGTCACTCGAATGCCATGGCGCCGTGCCATCATCATGATGGGAAGATCAGCCAGGATCGCCCGGTAGGGCCTTGGATTATTTACAAACAGAGTGATCTCCCGCCGTTCCGTTCCTGGGGAGAACTCTGCGATCACCTCGACCATCCGCTCAAGTGTCGTGATCAGTTCACGTGCCTTCAGTCGGTCTCTCACGTGGGTCAGGTTCTTGTTATAAGGAAAGTACGTCGGGAGGTACGGCTGAGAAGTAGCGTGGTTCAATGAAGTCAATGTCAATATGCTCCAATAGCCAGAGTTTAAAGGTGAAGAACTCGCGCTTCTTTTCTTCCTGACTGAGCGTATCGGGGTCTTTCTCAAACAGTCGAGGAACGATCAAGTTAAAATCACGCCCCTTTAAACGTCCGAGTTCCCAACAATGGGTCTTTAACCACCCTGGGAAGTCATAGATCAGTGCTCCGCTGTAGTGCTGAAACCAAAAGGTTGGGGTAAGCTCTTTTAATGGACGCGATATAAAGGTTACCATGAGCTCTGGGAACAGTAACTCCTTCAATACCCCAGTGAGGGTTTCAATCTCATCTGAATTCAGGTTGTAAGGATGGACGTTCACCTCAAGACGTAAGTCACTTTTGGTAAGCCCTTCCATGTTGATCAGATGGAAATCCCCAAAGAGCTGATTGAGTACCAAAAAGAGCTGGCTTGCCACACTGCTCTTTAGTACCTCAATCCCCCGTACTGCCCAAGCTGCCTTAAAGGCCTCTTGAGTGATCTTCCCTTGAGTCAACCGCTCCCAATCATCCTGCTCCCGATCCCAGTACGTCTTTTGTTTTACCAGGGATTGGGCGGCTCCTGGGTCGAGCGTGGCCATCACCCCGAGACGTGTATCTAAGAGGCTATCTAGGTCGGTATACAACACCTTCATGGATCAGGCCCCTTTAGTGGGTTTACCTGAGATGACACCCCACCCCGTAATGCCTAACAGTCGGGTATGGCTCAACAGGAACAGTAACCATACAAGCCAGCCGTTTTGTTGAAGAAGGGGTTCGATATCCCGACTGCGACTGAGGTGGGCGAAGAAGTCCTCATCCACCACGTCAGAACTTGCTATTCCCCGGTAGCTCGACTTCACGGCATTCGTGAGGAGCTCAAAGCCCTCTTCCTCATCAATCTCCACCAACTGACGAAAAGTCATCATGGTGCTGAACAGGAAATGCAGTACAATTTCCTCTTCATTACGCAGTGACGGCCAAAGGGAATCCCTGACGTAGGCGGTATTGAGCATGTAGGGACGCAGTGATACGTGGCGAGAGGTGAAGAATAGCTTCAGGTACTGAACGTCGTCTTGACTGAGGTAGTTCAGTTCTTCAGCTAATGCCCGCTTGGCTTTTTCTAACACAGCTGTCAGGAGGTGGTTATCCATGAGGGTGCCTTACAGGTTGTTATCAAGGTGCATGGCTTTCAGATAGACCGACAGTGTCTCCGTGGCCTTTACGGTCCCTGGGAGTTGCTTCTCCAATGCAGAGACATCCACGTGTCCGGTTTCTTCAATCTGCTTATTCATCTCGTGGTACAATTTGGCATGTCCGCCTCTGGCCTTAATCAACTCAAGGAGCATGTTATCAAGACCCTTAGCGGCATTGATCTGCGTTTCCGGGTAGGACATCGAGGCCCCTTTCGATTCACCCGTGACTTGTCCTGTGCGCTCATCGATGACTCGGTTGTTCTCAGGGATCGAGACTTTCTTTGACAACATCTGAACCTGACGTCTCACGGGTAGATCCACGACAATGTGGGGCACCTCAGTGCGGTAGGTCTTTCCGGTATCAGGGTCAGTGAGATGAAGATAGTGGAAGAAGTTATAACCCAGTTGATCGGCAATCTGAAAATTGCGTGCCATGTCAATTTTGTGCTCTGACAAATTAGGTGCAAAGAGGGCCAGTACCTCCTCTCCCTGCTCCAGGCGGGTCATAAAGGCCTCAAAATCCTTATTGGACATGGCCTTCAAGCGCTTCTCATAGATCTCTCGATTAGGCGACCCAGGTAAGAACTGATCGATAAAGTACAGAAGCTCAGCTGTAGCCTCTTCTCTAGGTGTTGTCATGGGGTGGATGCTCCTGTTAACTCAAAGCCCCCACGCCATGCCTCACACCAACATGATTTTAGTGGGACGCTTAGGACGAGGGGAGTGATAGAGGTAGTGCTGAATGGGGGGGAAGCGCCCATTATCGAGTACAATGACGTGGGTAGCGTAATGAGCGGCCCTTAGGTAGACTTCAAGCCAGGGGGAGGGGACCTCCCAATCAATTTGCTGATAGGTGATGTGCGGGTAGTATTCATTACGGAACAGATCATCTAAAAAGTGATCGTCCATCAACTTGGTGTGGAGAAGCACCCATTCGGCATTCTTCTCCCACCAATGGGGTTGGTCTAAGAACATGGTGACCAACCCCGCTTCATCCGTGTACCCCTCAGGGTGAAGAATCGCAATGCGTGGAGAATGAAGAACCAACTCGTTCCCCACGGCGACTTCAATCAGTGAACGAGTCCCCTTAGACAGGCTGGGGGTTTCCTTGGGGTGCATAGAAATCCTCAGTAAAGGGACGGGTCACGGTGGGGAAACGATGACGCTGGAGGAGTGGGAGAATCTCCCACTCGAACATGGTCAGCCATCCGCGCGGACTGTCAATCGTATCGTCCAGACACACTCTCGCTTCCATTGAAGGCGCATCAATCTGCGCCAACATGTCACGGAAGAAGTGATTCATGGCACGAATCTCACCCTTGACATGATCGTGCTGAATGCCAGCACTTGGGTGCTCCTGATAGAACCGGTAGAAGGTATCAGCGAGTTCGGGATCGTAGTGTCGAATCAAGGAGTAGGCCTGAGAGGCCATAAAATTTAACGTTTTCATCTGAAAGCCTCTTATTTCTTTGAACCCTCAGCAAAGCCCAAAGGTTTGATGGTCGCCTTTTGTTCTTCACTAAACCAATAGGGGATGTAAACACCCTGACGCATGCGTAACAGATCAACAATGGAAAGGAAAGGAAGATGATTTGCCTCGTCCTTAACCGGCACCCAGTAATCTCGGGTATCAAGCAGGACCTCCCAATCATACCCCATCTTGATGAGGTCTTGATAAAGCTCTTCCGGGGTACAGAGGATCTCTCCCCACTTCGTGGACTGTAATTGCCACAGCTGGAGAAGGTCTGAGGTGAACTTTACCGCCTTTCTGAGTTTGGGATCATCATCCAGCTTACGACGCACCTTAGTACGTTGTAATTTAACATCAGGACGCAGGACCATGGCATAGCTTTGCAGGTTGCCCTCAATACCAAAGCGCCCATTCTCCTTACAGTAATCAAACTCAGTTAATGAGGGTTGGACGCCTTCTGACTGACTGACGATAATGTTGAACGGTAGTCCCGTCACGCCATTCTTACCGCGCAGGTTTTTGATGGTCAGTTTGACCAAATCCGTATCGCCCTGTACCGCATTGCCATTATCACGGGGGTACTCGGGGGTCTTGTCTTTGGTCTGCATGGGTTTGTTGGAGAACACCATCCACAGGTTCGTGGGGAGGTCAAAGAACCCCTTGGACACCCCTGCCAGTGTGGTGTCCTTTTCAAGGAAGGTCAATGGACGCTTGTCCTTGGCATACATCTCCATGTTGATCACATCGGTCACGTGGGCCGTCATGAACATGTAGATACCACCCCGCGGTACCAGCTGAGTGAGCTGATTGAACATCTGCTTCTTGGCTTTACCGCTGTTCATCGCTTCGGTGTTCAGGTCAGACTCACCGATCTTACCCTTGTCGTAAATGGTCTCAGTGGTTGAGATATTGAACTTCGACAGGGAGTCGATATCCACCTGAGCTGGATAGATGGCTTTATGGACCTCACTGTCCTTACCAACAAACGGGGTTTCGTACAGGTGTTTGTCTTGTTCCTTACCGCGCTGCTTGACGACCTCTTTAAAGATATTGAAGAACTCATCCCCGTTATAGCGAGACACATCCGTAAAAGCAAAGGAGTCGTCTTCATAAAAGTCGATTGACGCAAGGTAGCTGTCCATCTTCTGGTACTTCGTCAGCCGCTGGATCGGGAACAGGGTGGCCTCACTGTCATAGATCAGGGTATCGGTTTCACGGAATGCCCGCTTGACCATGCTATTCATGTACATCAGGAGTTCTGACTTAAAGTTGTTCGGCCGTGCCACGATCCCAGTGATGCCTGCAACCCCACCATTGAGGATATACTCCCCATGGCGACCGGGTTGATAGTGCCCAGATGAAATATCAAACAGACACCCTACATTGATGGCCGGGCGGTAGATGGGCGGCAGAAAACGATTCTTAAACATGAAGGTTCTTTTCCCTATAGGTAACGTTAGGTGACTTGGTCAATGGATGAAGGATGTCAGTAGCGCACGTAGGTGATTTCACATTCTTGGAATTCTATGACGACGACGCCATGGTTGAACGTTGGTCTTATCCACTCCAAGAGGAACGCCTTAATGACCCAACACACTTTCCGTCAGCTGTACACTGCATTAGAAGAGTTTCGAGAGGTTGGCAATAACGAAACCGTCTCCAACGAAAGTATTCGTCAGTTCCTCACTAACCGAGCTCCTAAGTTGGTCTCTTTATTGAGCGATGTGTTCCGCACCCTATCCACTTGGGATTATAGCCAGCCCGAAGTGCTCAATGTGCGTTCGATCGAAGGGGTGCTCAGGAAAGCGGATTTCCAGGAGCTTGAAGGGGTGCTGATGATGAAGCCGGTGGGCTTCAATACCAAGCAGGGTCCTCTTGATGTGTATGCCCAACAACTGCTTGACAGACAGGTGGACTCTCTGGTATTGACCAAGGATGTCCTGTCTCGTGTACAGGATGTGCTGAGTGGGTACGTGAGTGACCCTGAGGCACTCAAGGAGAGGGCTAGGGAGCCGCGAGTACTCAAGGAGCAACTCACTGCCCTTGCTCGGTACAAAGAGCGTGAGGCGCCCTGGTTGGTCGAGGGAAACCGCACCCACGAGGCTGACTTCACCGTCCTGTTCCATAACCTTAAAGCTTTCAGTGAAACCGCACGACTGGTCAATGCCGTGAACGCCAAACGCTGGTCAGTGGCCCCACCGAAAGAGGTGGCTATGCGCGGCCAATCCCTTAGTCGAGTAGCAGAAGCCCTTCAGCAGATAATGGAAGGGGGCGGTGTAGTGCCTCATCGGGATACCCTTCTTCTTCTGGCCAGTGAGATCGAACTCGCTGCGCTTTGGCTTGAATGGTATTCCGTCCTCACTACTCGCATCATGGACCTGACGGCGGCTATGAAAACCAATGAACGTAAACTCATGAGGGTTCTGTAATGAGGAATCGTCATTTAAGGGGCACTAGCTCACAGCTGAATCAGTTGAACATGGAGGCCGGTTCGTTAGCTATTGATACCGAAAAGAACGCTCTGCGCTTCTATGATGGAGAAACCCAAGGCGGGTTTGAGGTGTTAGGCACCCGGGCCTATGAACCCCCGCCTTTACCAGGGCCTCAAACACTGGTAGGAGGAGACCTCCAGGCGGGGTTCTATGGAGAAACCACTCCTGAGGAGTTCATCTCCTACGGTGCGTTAAGCACTTTGGTAGGGCTCTCCGCGGGGACCCTCCAGCATGATGCTGAATCCTTCTGGCTGAAGTTCAGTCTCGATGGGTCCCCGCTGTACGTCATGAAGAAGCCTGCACGACACACGGTGTCGTGGGATCAGCTGCACGCGGCGGGCCTGGTCTTTGGGACCAACACTGTGGAGATTGATGGACTCACCTACCAGGTCCGCCTCCTCAAAGGGGCCAACTCCGACCCCACCACCGATGCCACGGGCTGGGACATCCCCACCAGCCATGGGTCGGAGTGGAACCGACTCATCTACCCCGTGCACTCAGGCGTACACACCGACACCCGCAACCCCAGTGTGCACAGTGACCCCACGGCCGCGCCCTTCGGCGCCTGGGCGCAGTACAGTGACGCGGATCTGGTATTGCGTGGTACCGACAATGGTCGCGCCAACTGGTGTCAGGAAACCCCCGCCACCAGCACCAATCGCGTGCCTCGTGGTGCTTCTGGTGTTACGCGCTTGGATCGCGCTCCCTCTTCGTTTACGAATTCGACTTACGGTTGGAGAGCGGTACTCGTCCCCATCTTAGACAACTGATGGGCACTCACACCGCTCACCGATGGAGGCGTGCAGTCCTCGTGCCGGTATAACGCCACCGTCACACGGACCGCCCACCACTGGGGGAGAGCAGTCCTCGTCCCCATCCTAAACGACTGATGAGCACTCACACCGCTCACCGATGGGGGCGTGCTGTCCTTCAGTTAGTTATCTAAAGTGACATAAACCCCTCCCGTAATGGGAGGGGTTCTTTCTACGTTTACGCAGAGTCGGTCTTCGGACCGACGTCTATGCTGTACCTTTAGAGTACTGACTCGTCTCTGGGTTTTGATACTGTTCTCTTAACCAAACCACTAACCGTTCAATGTCTTCTCGCCGCTGCTCAGCATCTGCATACCAAAGCCAACACGGGGTTTTCTTCACGAGGCGGTGCACATAGTGATCCTCGTTTTTCAGACAGACTCGGTAGATGGGTAGTAGGCGCTTCCACACCCAGCGTGATACCAATGCGGGAAACTTCATCTCCTTGGCCCTTGAGTTCAGTTCAAACTCCTGACTGAACGTCTGTAGGCGTTGGAGACTCATGTCTTCATCGTCGGTTAATCGCGCGTAGAGGGAAGTTAACACAAACATCCGTTTTAGTGAATCGGGTGTTCGGTACCAAAAGACAAACCAAATGATGACCAGGGGGTTATAGGTCTTGGTGTATGCTGTATGTATCAGCAACATGGAGATCACTCCTTTGGGATTAAGAAGTTGGTGTAAGGGGATTGGTACAAGATGTCACCCACTTCCGTTTCAATGATAAAACCGAAGCTGTAGCTAAAGGGCCCCCCTGCAATCAAAAACAGGGTGACTTTTGGCTTGTGATCCGCTAACCGCGCTAAGGTATTGCGTTCAGGAAGATCCACCCCAAGAAGTGCGGGGAGTTGTCGTGCCTTCCCTTTGTGCTCAAACCGAAAAATCCATTTGGCCAGGCCATTGACGATCTCAGGCTTGAGCTTTAGTACGGGCTTAGGATCTTTTTTGCCCTTTAGCTCCTCAACGTAAAGTTGATCGGTAACATCCACCTTCATTATCCCGCGTCCTTCCTTCCCTGCGAGGTGGTCTGTCAGTTGCCTTTGCATCCCATTGAACACATCAACCCCTTCCATGGCAAGCCCTGGGGGGTCAATGGTGATAGAAACCAACTCGTCTTGAACCGTTGTGATACTGCGGTTCATCGGGTTAACGATCAACCCCGTTGTCCCAAGGGTTAGGATGCGCTGTTTCACAGCTGGTTTAAATGCATGGTCGAGTCTCACTTTAACGAGGTCCACCACGTCCCTTACATGCGCTTGCTCGTGCTGCGTTTTTAGTAGTTCCAAAAACACATCAGGTTCATCAAGGCGCATGACACAGAAGGATGCATCCGCAATACGCCGTCCGAGAAGTAAGTCAGTTTTCGCATGACGCGTTAACAAACTGTCTTCTTTCTTATGGGCGTAGTTTGACATGGCTCCCAGATGGTAGAAGTAATAGAACTGCCCCATGTCATTAGGTAGTGACTTCCCACCGATGGAAAATACCATACGGGTTTTCAAGATCAGAGGGTTATGGTCATTCTTGGGGTTGTGATAACCTTGGGGGTCGGATTCGCGCTTGATAAACGGGGCGGTCACCCCACCGCCGTTCTTTGCGTTAAGATCGGCCTGATCATTTCCAGGACACCCTGAGTGACCTTTTACCCACGTCCAAGTGATCTTACCGCCAATGGCCTGAAAGTCCGCTTCCTCTTTCTGGAGCGCCTCCCACAATTCACGATTGGCAACGTCGTTACCGGTTGTGGTTTTCCAGCCGTTCTTTGCCCAACGCTTAACCCAACCCGTAATGCCCTTTCGGACGTACTCACTGTCGAGGCGTAAGGTAAGGGTCTTTACTTCGTAGTGGCGCGCTAATCGAATGCCCTCGACCGCCGCTTGCAGCTCTCCGACGTTGTTGGATTGACTTCCATTGACTCTGCCGAAAGCGTCAATGTAAAACAACGGCGTGACGGTTCCTGGGTACTCAACTTTATCATACCCTTCTTTGGTGGGAAGTGATTTGATACCGATCCCACGGGTTAATGGGGTGGCTTTGTACGCATAGCCGTGAATGCCCCATCCTGTCACTTGACGTCTAAAGCTGCCATCGATGTAGAGTACGAGCCCTTCCGCTTCTGACAGGGCAGATTCGAACGCTGAGCCTACCGTGTATTCTTTACGTACCGTCATGTGGCTATTCCATTCCCTTAATGGTTAATCAAACTATTCCCTTCAGGCGTAGAAGATGACATAGGCCACATTAACAGTCCTGTAGGTACTGGCGGTAGGCTTCCTCGTACTCCGCCCTGACTTCTGAGATGTAATGGCGTAGCTGGAGGATGTGTTCCACCAGTAACGCTTCCGATTCCTGATAACTTAAAGTGTCGATGCTTTCAGGTCTGGCAATCTCAGGAATGGGTGGAAAGGGTGGTTGATCATAAAACGAACAAGTGGTGTGGTCAGCGTCCGGCGCAGACACCGACTCGGGCACCAATACCCGCTCCACCACCGGTGGTTGGGGCAGTGGCTCTGGCGCAATGGTTTGCTGATCCACCATTACCGTCGTGTTGACTTCTGGGGACTTCACTACAATGGGAATTACCAGAGGGGGTGGGGTATCTACTATGACAACACACCCTGACAAGCTCGCGCCCATCAATGCCCCCACCCAACCGCTCCTCATGGTAAACCTCCTTATCGAAACAGTTCGCGCATTCTTCGATCGGCATCCCAATCGCCCGTCGCGGCACACTCGCCGCGCACGGTCTCGATCTCTTGGGCAATCACCGAAAGGCGCGCTTCCTGCCGCTCACTCTCACGTATCAGTTGACGATTCTCAGTCTGGAGGGCCGATACGTGTTTCATGGACACGAAAAAAGAGTAGGTCATCAGCAGGAACAGACAGAACATGATCAGAAACAGTCGGTTCTTGGCTAAGACATACGTAACGGGGCGACCTCCGAAAACAACACGACCGACGAACGGCCATGCCCAGGTCAACAACTTAAACGCTATCTTCAGGTATGTCATGCTTACCTCGGTTGTCTCGTAGCTCGGTGGGCTGTATAGGCCCCGACACAGCATACTTCTTGAGACAACCCCACGTATTACACACTTGTCTTCTGTGGGATTTCCCTGCGTAATGCTAACTCCGGGCGATTTTATGATGGCTTAGGTGAATTGACTGACTCAACAACGGAGTATTGTCACTATGTATCAACTGAAAGGCTTTTTCAAGTTCATCCCCCTGATCGACAATACCCGAGATCAGGTAGCACCTTTCGGGGAGATTTCAGATGATGGGTTAACGTACGCCAAGGACAAGACCTACCACTCCTCCAATGCCCATCCCCAGACGGTACTGATCGGTTTCCACTCCAGTGAGGATGGTGACTACGCTCCCGTCTCAAATAGTGTAGCGGAGCGCGCCGTTCAGATCGGGCAGTGGCTGCTGGATCGTGCCCTGAATGGTCAGATCTCGGGAGACGTTCATCAGGTCCGTAATAGCCTGCAAAACGAATTCTCCTCAATGATCTCTCACGTGACCACAGGCGCACTGCTTGAAGAGGACGATCTACGTCTGCCTGAGTGGATCGGATATCGTGATATAGCCCTTGGTGATGAGAATCAGATCCAGATCTGGCTTGCCGATGCCTCCTTCCGTCGTCAATATGACGAGTATGACATTGAGATCATCCCTCCGTTTGAGCCGCTCGATGATTTCTTTCAAGACCCCATCTTGGTGATCGGGAAGATCAACGACATTGACTTCGTTGAGAAGATGGAAGAGGTACAGGCCCGCCGTGGGGAGTATCCTTATACCCAACTGTTAGCGCAGCGCTATGATTACGTCCATCCAGCGGACCCCAATAACCGGACCCCCACCAAGTGGGTCGTGTTGGTATACGGTCAAGCGGGCAATAACCCTGACCTGATCCGCAATGAGATCATCGACTACGTACTTGAGAACAGCACCCGGGACCGTGAAGAGTGGGCAGTCATTTTGCCCGACCTGTTCATGGCAACCGAGTACGTCATCACGCCCTTCTGGCACCAGTACAGCGTCCCTAACCGTGAGATGCAGGCAGGCATCCACTCCCCCATCATCAAGCCCCAGGAAAGCCTTGAGCTGTTAAAGCGCACCACACGAGGCAGTGGCTTTGATGACGCTTGGGTAGCCGCAGAACACCAATACAGCATGGTGATCTATAAGTCCCTGGCTTTCGGGGCGGTGGGCAATGCCCAGAACCGTGATGGGATCTATGGCCTGAAAGAGCGCTTTACCGATTACATGGTTGTGACCAACCAGAGTGCGGATTTCAACCGCATGAGCGTTAGGACCCAGGACTTTATCAACCTACTCAACTCCCTGATCCAGATCGCTGAGACTCTCACCCCCACCAGTGATGTCCCGGTGGGGTACGCGCGCCTGGTCCGTGATGGGGTGGTCTATATCACCCGGCAGTATGAGCAGGTGCTCTACCTGGTAGCGGGACGACGCAGTGTGGAGCTTGCTTATGATGAGGTAGTGGAGGCAATGAATGGCTAATCTCAGCGATGCGCTGGTGGGGTTTGGTCAGGCAGTGCGGGCACGGTTTCGCACGCCCTTTAATACCCAGAACCAACTCCTCACAGGGGGAGAGCAGGGGTTCGCTGCGCGCCCCACTGCGTTAACCGTAGGGTTTGTGCAGACCGATGAAGAGTTAGCGTTTCAGCAGGAGCAGGAAGAGTCGTTCGGTACGGTGTTCAACGAGTGGACCCGTATCTCACGGATGACGGCTGAGCGTGATACGCTACATGCTAACGGCGACAGTAATAGCGATGCAGCACTGCCGAGTGAATTAAACGCCTGGGACTTCAACCCCACTACCGAACGCATCACCTGTACGATCAACTCCGAGACCCTGCTTGGGTTTATCTCCAATGAACGCTATAATAACTACACTCTAGAGGTGAGACTAAACTCCAACAACAGCGACGATGACTTCATCGGACTGTGTATCGCGCACGCCCAGGACAGCTCAGGGAAGACCCACATTCTAACGGCCATTCGTGGGTATAATGCCCGTGCCCCACTGGTGATCGATAAGAACTACTGGGCACACACAGCGGACAATTGGATTGATAATCCGAGTGAATATGAGGTAGCGCGAGTGTACAGTGGCCTTCAGTGGGCCGACGGTACCACCACCACCACCCCCATAGCCAACGGCAGTCGTGGTGGGTGGAATGCAGTCTCTAATGGAGTGCTCTTAAAGATCACCCGAGAGGATGATCTTATCACCGTGGAGACCAGTCTCAATAATGGGACCAGTTATCACGAACCCGCTAAGCGAGTGATTGATCTGTCCATGGACCCAGAGCTTGAGGTCTTTCGAGGGCCTCAGCGGTATGGGTACGTGTGTCACTCACAAAACGCCAGTACGTTTGATGTGTTAGATCGTGTCACTGAACGACACCCCATTGTCGACACCCGCAATTATCGTCTGTATGTGTTTGAAGGGGGTAATTGGGTCGTCAAATCGGATGGACTGCCAGCACTTATCGCCAGTGGCGTTTTAGTGCCCAATCAACTCCACATGAACCCCATCACTGGTCGGTTCTATTACATGCGGGGTGAGGAGAGCCTAGACCTGATCACCGCCCCCAGCGAGTAAGGAGCGACCCATGGCCTTGGATGTATTAACACAGGGTGTCCGTACCTACCTGGACAGCTTTAAGGAGACCTTTTTGGGCTTTAAAGCACCGCGTGGGTATGGCTACTACATCAATAACAACGATGGGCTATTCCAGTTTGACCTAGAACCTCTGGTAACTCCTTTCGTGGTGGTCAACACCGCAGGTGATTTGACGTTCTGCCGCGACCGTATCCAGGTGGAAGGGTCTTCAGGGGACACGGTATTGGACCTTCGTGATAATCGACTTTGGACGTATCAGTCGGGAACCACGTGGACAAACACCATCGTCAATATCGACAGCTACATGAAACCGGGAAGGATGTATTTCTCTCCCTACACACGTAAGGTGTTTATTGTCGATACCCTACGGCGCATCGAACAACTTCTTGGGGGGTAGGGCAATGACACTTAATGCGTTTATGCAGGCGGTCGAGGAGTACCTGGATCAGTTTCTGTGGCGATTTCGCCAACTGCCCAGTGACGGCAGTGTACTTGTGGTCGATGATCCGGAGACGTCGTTCTCAGTACGGGGGGCTAACCCCATCAGTAACGTAGCAGTAGCTCGCCCTGCAGGGGTCACTGTGACCACGTTGAAAGCGAATCATGACCGCGTCTATGATCTCAGCACTAATGAGTTCCATCGCCAGGTAGAAGGCGTATGGGAGGTGATGGACCCTGAGGTAGAGGATGATGTTAACCTGGTCCCCAACTCACTGATCTACTCCCCGCATGATGGGCGGTTCTACTACGTTGATGAATCCTTTGAATTAACTGACGTTAATCTCACGACCGATACTCCGGGGAACTAAACCATGCGCTCACCCGCACCCCCCATCGGCACGCGTGGGCGCTATGAACTAAAAGCGCCCTTTCAGGCACGTCCTGATCGTGTCTACACCTGCAGTGCCATTCGTAAGTTTGTTGATCTTGAGAACCAAGGGATCAACATCTTTCTCCGTTATTACGACCCTTTGGGATTGGAAGACAGTGACTTTGCTCAGGACAAACGCAACGGAGAGCTTCTGCTGACCCTTACGTCAGAGACCGAAGCCCCCATCTACGTCCCAACAAGTTATCTTCTCTCCTTTCCCAACCAATCCGGCCGGCGCTATCACCATGTGGTGCTCTCCGCCTCAATGGGACCGATCCCGGATTATATAGACCTGACTCACGTCAGGGTGGAAATGGCGAATGTCATTTCCGATGCCATTGGTCATGTTCCTGAAGTACACGTTGGAGTCTCTCCCCTGACACAGGACGTGACCCCTGAGGAGCATGAATCATTGGAGGCGGCGCGGGTTGCTGCCATCACCAATCGTACGACGGACTACACCCGCTTCCTTGCGGAGCGACAGAAAGTTGCGCGTTTGGAAGCCAAGCTCGCGGCCCTGGAAGAGATCCTGAGGGTTAATGGTCTCATTCCATCCACTTAAAGTTCCTGGCCAGGAATTTTGTTTATCCCAAATGGAGAAATCTCCCATGCTGAATGATTGGATCAAGCCGTCTCTGGAAGACAACGGGCAAGAAATCGACCTGCACAAAGCCAAGAGCGACGGTGACGACGCGGCAAGCTCCCTGAACCACGACATCGACTCTGAGGCTGAGGCGAAGAAGGAAGGCACTGTTGGGGCTGAGCTGGAACCGGCGTCCACTGGCGTCGATGACACCACCACCAAGAAGCCTGATGACCATCTGGAGGTTAAGGCCTCTAATGAGGATGGTGACAAGGAAGCGGGTGACCAGGGTGACCAGCCCAAGGTGGAAGGTGAGCTCGATGCCGGTGGTGATGAAGTGGAAACCGGTGAAGAGACCACCGTGAAAGACGGTGAGGAGAACGGCGACGTCGATAATGATGCTGAGCCTGAGGTGAAGGAAGCCGAAGCGGCCATGGAATCCTTCAAGGTCATGCACACGGCCATCGAAGCGTTCCGGGAGACCCTTGAGGTGACCCATGACCCGCGTGTAGTAGGAGCGATCAAGACTGCGGTTGAAAGCTTCGATGAAGATTTCAGCTGCGACACCGTGATTCCCTCTGTGGAGCACTTCGGTGATGCCGACAAGCGCGAGCGCGCAGTAGGGATCGCTCGGGAAGGTCTGGAGAAAGCCAGTGAGAAGCTCAAGACCTCGATGGAAAACATCGACAAGTTCCTGAAGGTCAAAGGTGTGGTCAAGTAACACCACGCTGAAAACACCATGCTGTAGTGACTCGGGGACTCCTTCTTGGGGTCCCCGTTTTCTTTGTTAGCTCTGTGAATGTGGGGATGCGGAAATGAAGAAGGTTGGATTCTGGGCGACCAATGATGTCGCTGAAAAGATCACACAGGCCAAGCATGTCGCTAATCCCGATGTTGGTATCGAAGATTTCAATGCGGTACTGGCGGATATCGACCGCCTGGAGATGATGGCAACTGCCCTGGAGTCCTATGAGGGGATTCTGGAGGCCAGCCTTGAGCGGGGCGGGGCGGATGATGCCACCATCCGTGTGATCAAGACCGCAGTTGAGAGTTTCGATGAGGACCTCGCTGGTGGGAAGGTCATCCCGTCCATTGAGGCCTTTGGTCAGACCAACTCCCGCAAGGGCGCCACCCTGGTCAGCGTGGAGTCGCTGGGCGACAAGCTGAAGGCCACGGGGGAGGCCATCAAGAAGGCCATCGCCAAGCTGTTTGATATCCTGCTGGACCTGTGGAACATCCTGACCGATGGTCTTGGTCGTGCTGAGAAACGCCTGCTGAAACTGAAGGGTGAGCTGAAGTCCCTTAAGAGCAGTGCAGGTAGCAAGGTGTCGGTGAGCAATCGGCGTTTGATGGCAGAAGGGAAATTCGTGGGTAATGATCCCGCGTCTATCACCATTCTTCAAGAAGTGGCATCTGACATGTGGGGGGGTTACCTGAAGAACTCTTTGACCGCCGCCAAAGAGTTCGCGGCGGCAGCCAAGCGCGACGGCGCGCCGTCAAACGTTTTCCTGCATAAGAATCTGACCAGCTCCACCAACACACACTACACAGCGCATGATCGCACACTGCCGTCATTTGTTCGTCGCCATGCTGATGAGCTGAACTCCACCATCAAAGCATCTAAGGTGCTGCCAGGTGATTATGCGCTGATCGAGTTCCGTCACAAGACCAGCACCACCCGCCAAGAAGGGTCAAGTGTCTACTCCTATACAGGCTACGCCAAGAAGGTGATGTTCACGCCGCTGAGCGAGGTGAGTTCTCCCCAGGTCATGGAGGTGCCGGTTCCCTCTCGTCACGAAATGGAAGCGGTAGTGGATGCCCTACTTAAGGTCACCGCACTTCGTAAGCAACAGCAGAGTGGTTCCCGCACTGCCCGTGAGATCCGTCAAGTATTGTCTGAGGTCTCGCGTAGCTCGGATGATCGAGAAGTGGCCACTCGGGCAATGTTCATGGCCCGTACCTTTACTCAGCCATCCGGTCAGTTCTCCGCCTACATGGCAAAGACCGTGAATGCCTATGTGAGTCATCTTCGCGCGATGGTGGAGGTTCATGAGACCTCAGGTAGTGCGGTGACCACCAGTACACCCACGAGTGTTGTTCCAGCGTAACTGTGCGTTAGGTCATAAGTGCCCTCCCGCTCGGGAGGGCGTTTTATGCCGTTCCCTACAGGTTAGGGGCACTGACACTGTTACTGGCCACCAACCTCACGCAGTTGATGGTTTGTGCCGTAACCGTACCACTGAAGGTCAGGCTACCGTCGAAGGTGCCATTACCACTAATGTGGATATCACCACCTCCTCCTCCACCTCCGCCAACGGACATGTTCCCTCCAACTCCTAAATTAGCCCCTACATTGAGATTCCCACTGTAAGAGCTATTAGGTGACGTGTGGCTAATCTCACTGGCCTCACTGGTAATGCTGCTTGCTTTACTGCTGATGGTGGGCGCCTCCATGTAGATCTGATTCCCTGCTTTAAGGGTGATCCCCGTACCCGCGGTAAGGTCGATGTTGGTGGGGGCTTTGATCAGGATGTTCTTTCGATCCAATCGATAGTGACTGCCATCTGCATTTTTCATCTCCCAGAGACCCGACCCACTGTTAAGGTAGAGATGATCACCGATATCGTCCTCCAGCACAAACTCACCCGTCCCCGTGTTAAACTGCGCGGTATACGCAAAAGGCTCTCCATTCGCCTTGGAGGTCCCTAAGGTGACCATCTTGTCATGGGAAGAGACTTCGATGAAATAGCATTTACTGATATCCAATCCCTCACTATTAGGATTAGGATCGGCACTGATGGCAAAGATCACAGTTTCTAAGCGCCGTAAGTCATCGCGTAGTCCCAAGCACTCCCAGAAGTAGCGATCTGAATCCGCCATGCGGTAGATCAAGATCGGCTCTCCACGGCGGATGTCCGGAGGGGTTACGCGGTTACTGCCAAAGGGTAGCCATTCGGCGTTCAGCGATACGTCCTTGTTGACCGCGACCTCGTAAGGGTCGCCCTTACTGTCGACACCACTGAAGGTCTCTCGTTGGGGGTTAAAGTTAATCTCTCCATCCAAGGCTGGAAGGGCCTCTGTCGGTGTGATGTTTAAGTGACGTGCGCTGCGGGGTTTATTCTCAGCCGCGATGCCCAGTGAGTATGGGCGCAGTTGACTGGTTTGCATTGAGGAATACTCCTGAACAAGATACCATGTCTAAGACCATGCAATAGGAGAGGTCAGTGTTCATTACACGACTGCGACTTGAAGGGTATAAGCGGTTGATGCTTGCTTCTATCAAGGTATTTGAGATTACCCCTCGCCACAGTTTACAGATCATTCTGGGTACAAATGGGTCGGGAAAATCTTCCGTGTTGGAGGAGATGTCCCCCGTTCCCGGGAACAAAGGGGACTATATCAAAGGGGGAAAGAAGATCTTCGAGTGTCAACACAATGGACATGCCTACGTACTAACCAGCCATTATGTCCATGGTAGTGGGAAGCACTCCTTTCTCAAGGACGGAGAAGAACTCAACAAAGGGGAAACCCTTCAGATTCAAAAAGAGCTCGCCTTTCAAGAGTTTGGCCTTAACAAAGAACGCTTAGATGTTCTACTGGGCATTACCCGTTTTACCTCCATGAGCGTGGCCAAGAGGCGGGAGTGGCTGACGGAGTTAAGTCCGGTGGACCTCAATTACGCCTTTTCCATTCTGAAGACCGTTAAAGGAGCCAAACGGGATGCTGATGGGGTGGTCAAGCACACCGCACAGCGCATCCATCGGGAAGCCCAGGACTTTCCTGGTGAGAGTGAACGTCAAGCGCTGAAACAGCGGGTTGCGAAACTCACCGAGCAGCTTAACTTACTGTTTCAACACAGTCGAGTGCAGGGGCAGGGCACCACGTACACGCATATGTCCTTTGTGGACTCCCTTACATCGTCCTGTGAGGCCCTCAAGGGCATTTTAAAGGGTTACCCAGAGCTACCCCCCACCCTTCAGGTGAAAACCGCCCAGGAGGCCTCTGAGGCTGTTTTAGGCCTATCTAGGGATTACGGCCATCTAGCGGAACAACTGAAAGCCAAACAAGCGCAGTATCTGGAGTTAGAGAAACAACAACCCCAGGACCAGGTGACTTACACCGCTGAAGACATTGCGTCGCTGAAAACACGCAAGGAGGAACTAAGACGTACATTAGAGGCATTACCGACCCCTTCAGGTACGGAACACTTCCCTCTGATTGAGCTCTCTGACTTCCCCGACGCCTCTAGCTACCTTAAAGGAGTGTTGGATGAGTGGGAGGGGCTGATGGTGACCATTCCTGATAATAGCACTGGGCGCTTCTCTCGTGAGTTGTTACAACGCACAGTAGAGCGTCACCGAGCGCTATCGGCCATGAACAGCCAAAAAGAGGACCGCTGTGTTACCATCCGACGGCGCATGCAAAGCCTAAAGGCCTGTGAGGCCGTGGAGTGTCCTAAGTGTCAGCACAGTTTCCGTCCTGGGGTCGACCCGAATGAAGTGGCGGCATTAAAAGCCGAATACAAAACCCTCATCGAAACCCTAGAGAAGGACAAGGTGGCGGTAGAGAAAGACCAGGGGTACATCGAGGCATGTCAAGAGTACCTGGAGTACCGCAAACGCTTCCATCACCTTAGTCGCATGCACCCGCGCCTGAGGGACTTCTTTGTGGTGTGGGTCGAGAAAGGGTTAATCCAAGCCCCTCTTACTTATCAGTCCGAGTATGCCCAGTGGCGAGAGCAGATGTTCCTCGCCTTAAAGCGGGCAGGGGAGGAGAAGGCCCTCAAGACGGTAAGTGAACAGCTGAAGATGGCGGAAGACACTCAGCGCTACCAGAACCATCACCTGAAACAACAACTTAACCACCTCCAGGGGGAGATTGAAACCCTCACAGGTCGAGTGAGGGATGTTCAACAGCAACATCAAGCACTCAAGCGGACGGTGGAGCACATGCGTCAGCATGAAGGCCGACTCAACCATGCGATTCGTGAACTGGAAGTGCTGTTGACTGCCCCACCACAACTACTGGAGTCCTCTCTGGTACAGTTGGTACAAGAGCGCATTAAAGAACTCCAACTGCAGCTTGCACAAGCCCAGGAACGTTTGTCTAAGTCTGACATTCAGGAGGGCATCCTCCGTGATCTAGAGGCGCAGCATCAAGCGGTGCTGGAGTCTCAGGGGGACTATGCATTACTGGTGAAAACCATGAGTCCCAATGAAGGGTTGATTGGTCGTTACCTGATGGGCTTCATGCAGATTGTGGTAAAGTTCATGAATGCCGTGATCGCACGCGTATGGACCCACTCCCTGGAGATCCTTCCCTCTAAGGTAGACCGAGATGAGCTGGATTACCGGTTTCCCTTAGACGTGCAGAACGGAGCGGTCACTCCACCCGATATTGCATTGGGGAGCAGTGCTCAGCGTGATATCGTAGATTTTGCCTTTCGTCTGCTGATGATGAAGTTCCTCAAAATCGAACACCTGCCCTTGTACTTGGATGAGATGGGGAACATGTTCGATGAAGAACACCGGGTTAACCTCGTTCGTTTGATCGAGAACATGTTGGAGGTAGGACACACCTCACAGGTGTTCTTTATCTCCCACTACATGTCCACTCACGGGGCATTGGAGAAAGCAGCAGACGTCTGTGTGGTGGACGACACCAACATCACTGTCCCACAACGCTACAACGAACACGTCATTATTCAGTAAGGGGAACCCATGAAGATCCAGTGGCCATGTTGGTTACACGCTCTTAAGTCCTGGGAGTTAGTGGATCAATATTACCAGATCACTGAGAAAGGCAAGTGGCACAAAGCCGGGGAGTGGTACCGTCCTGATGTGCACGACTGGCAACAGGACATTCACTTTGAACGTAAGGTGTCAGTGTGGCGCACTCACCTCATGGTGGCGCGCGTTGAGCGGGTGGGGCAGTTGGTGTATCGCAGACGGGCACTTAAGTGGTGCCCGCTGTTCTCCAGGAAAGACCGATTCATCCACGTGAGGGTCATTGAAAAGGCTTATGGGGACGCTGTGCTGGAAGAAGGGGTCTCCATGTCACTGCCTTTACTTCGAGGCCTCACCGTGGTGGAGTCGGTTAAGTGCGGTCTACAGTACCGCTATCATTGGAACCTTAAAGTATAGTAAGGAGTTTAATCATGAAAGTCAATACGTTAGGTCAGTCGATCATCAGTGAGGCTGTGGAGATTATAGCTAAAGCACATGGTGGGGAAGTGGGGGCAATTCAACTTCAAGTAAGTAATCCCATCGAAGTGAAATTTGTGGAAGAGAGCTTTGACCTCCTGCCCGATGAGGTGGTGGAGCATGTACGTGGTGAATACCTTAAGGCAGCGACTGAGGGAAGTGCTGGCATTGATCTGCGCTATCTGGGAGCCGAACCTTTGGTATTGGCTCCGGGTGAAACACGCTTAATTCCTACGGGACTTGCGATCTTCCTTCGCGATCCTGAATATGTCGGGAAGGCCTACCCCCGCAGTGGACTTGGTGTGAAAGGACTGGTGCTCGGGAACCTAACAGGCATCATCGACTCCGACTATCAGCAAGAAATTAAACTTTGTCTGTGGAACCGCAATCCTGAAGGAGGTCAGGTGTTTGAGATTAACCCCGGTGAACGCGTAGCTCAGTACGTGATAGAACGTAAAGTGATTGTGAACTTCGAAATAGTGGAAGGGTTTAGTAGTAATACAGGGCGTGGTGGATTTGGTAGCAGTGGCCTGAAGTAAATGACATAAAGTCCCCCTCCCACTGTGGGAGGGGGCTATGCCATCATCTATTTTTTCAACGCGTTTCGTCCGGGCGTTACCATCCCTCAACGCGTATTCTCATTAGACCACGGGGGTCAAAGCGGCACGCCCCCACTGGTGGGCGGTGTGAGTGCCCATCAGTTGTCTAAGATGGGGACGAGTACCGCTCTCCCCCAGTGGTGGGCGGTCCGTGTGACGGTGGCGTTATACCGGCACGAGGACTGCACGCCTCCATCGGTGAGCGGTGTGAGTGCCCATCAGTTGTCTAAGATGGGGACGAGTACCGCTCTCCAACCAAAATGCGAATTCGTACCCGAAGAGGTACTGCGACCCAAGAACGTAACACCAGAAAGACCACGATGCACGCGCTGGGTGCTGGTGGCGGTGGTTTCTTGACACCAGTTGGCGCGACCATTGTCGGTACCACGTAATACCAAATCACTGTCACTGTACTGCGCCCAGGCGCCGAAAGGCGCGGCAGTGGGGTCGGTGTGCACCGTGGGGTTACTGGTGTCGGTGTGCACACCGGAGTGGATGGGGTACAACAACCGGTTCCACTCCGACCCGTGGCTGGTGGGGAGGTCCCAACCCGTGGCATCGGTGGTGGGGTCGGAGGCAGCACCGCGCAGCAGGCGGACCTGGTAGGTGAGTCCATCAATCTCCACAGTGTTGGTCCCAAAGACCAGGCCCGCCGCGTGCAACTGGTCCCACGACACACTGTGTCGTCCCGGTTTCTTCATGACGTACAGCGGGGACCCGTCAAGGGAGAACTTGAGCCACGCCGACTCGGCATCATGTTGCAGGGTCCCCGCGGAGAGCCCTACTAGGGTACTCAGGGTACCGTAGGAGATCAACTCTTCAGGAGTAGTTTCACCGTAGAACCCCGCCTGGAGGTCTCCTCCAATCAAGGTTTGGGGACCCGGTCCCGTAAATACCGGCTCATACGCCCTAGTCCCCAGGATTTCAAAACCACCCTGTATGTCGTCGAGGTGAAAGCGTAACGCTTTCTTCTCTAAATCGACAGCCATCATCCCTTCAGGTAGATTGAGTGTGTTGTTAAAGGCGGTATCGCCATGAGTAAGTTTTGTCTTCATGTTTCCTCCATAAAAAGAGCACGAGGACCTTTAGGGGTCCTCGCTTATGCCTTTTTGAAATTAACCCTGACGGGCACGATACACCAACACGCCCAACTCCACCATGGCATTGATTGCCGATTGCGTCAGCTGTGGATCGCGCTCTTTGATGGCCCGGTACACAAAGCCGCGTTTGGCCATGTTGTTGGTGTGTTCGGCATCGGCTTGAATGACCAGAGCGAGGATGTCACGAAAGCGGGTGTGGTCGGCAAGAAGCGCCACCAGTAGACGCAGTGCAGCCTGCAGCAGTAGGGTTTTCATTTAAAGGTTCCTTTTGGTTAGGTTAAAAACGGTCGGTGGTCTGAGCCAACCCCTGTAGGGCACGAGCTGAAGGCATGTCCATCAGCTGACTCATGAAGTTACTGGGACTCTTCCAATGTTGGAAGGCTTGTAGCGTACGGGTCATGTTGAGATTAAGTCGTCTCCTTGCATAGAAAATGTCCTCAGGAGGAAGTCCCCCAAGAACCGCCATGTAATCGGAAAAGGTACTCTGCTCATCCCAGGTGGCACCCCCGAATACGGCCCCTGTGGCGGCGGTGGTCAACCCCATGGCCTGAGTGGTGGTTTCAGACCCATCCTCTCCCCGAATTGCCGTGGTGACGGTACCTAGCAGTGACACTTGTTGTAGGGTAGCAGCACTGGCTGCCGTACCAATCATACTCCCCCCACCGAACGCCCCTTTAACGGGAACATGCAGTACGTTGGACAGATCAATTACAGAAAAAGAGATCTCGGCACCCAACATCTCATTCTCGGCATTCCACCCCACGTTCCCACTCCCTCGGGTAATGGTGATGGAATCAATCATGCCCAACTGACACAGTACCCGCCCTTGGTGCATGATCTGGCAGAGAAACGGACTCCCATAGGACGATCTCCCTGTACTTAAAGGTAGTCCCCCAGCAAGGATCATGGCAATGGGGATATACATGTTGATAAAGCGTGACAGCTTATTTCCGTAGGGACTGTAGAGGGGGATGGTGTATTCAGCTCGTGGAAGATTGGCGGTGGAGTCCTCCCAATGTTTGGGGGCATCAATGAATGCACTCCCCCACAGGAAGGACAATCCCCCTAACTGCACACTGTCTAACAAGCCATCAGCAAAACTGGCAAAAGCACTACCCGCCTCTTGAACTGCTCGACTAATCCCAAACCCCATGGTGGAGAAGTTAATCGATTTAAACCGATTGGCTTTGGCGTTAAGGGTATTAACCATGGCCGAATCGGTGGTGCTATTGGAGAAACTTTCCGATACCGCACCACGATGGTTAACCCGGAAACTCGCCCAATGGGCCCCTTTACGTAGATTCGCTTTAAGAAAGTTCCCAACACCTTCTAGGTCACTCCATTCAGAAAACGACTCTGAAGCCGTCCCCCGATCATCATCCTCGATCTCCCCCTCCGCCATTACCGCCTCATAAAAATACTCCCTGGCATCCACGCCGGGTTCCGGATCGGTGGGGAGGCTATTGACATAGTCTCGCATGCGTCCATGAAGGGCATCGATATTTCTGACCTGACTGGCGATCAGCCGCTCTTGTTCGCGTTGGTTATTGGCAATGCGTTGAGATCGATTGGCCAGCGCCATGACATCAATACCGCCTCCCGGACGAAACAGATCCGGCATGTTCAGATGCGCCATTTGGTACAGTCGATTAAACTCTCCGGGATCAACCTCAGCATTGTCTTCATTAAAGGCGCTGTCTGCGCCACCACTGAACACCCGGGGCGTAATGCCCATGTTAATGGAGAGTTCATTGGCGATGGTGTTAACCGCACTCCAGTAGGTGTGCATTGAGGGTTTAAAGTAGTACCACTTACTGGGACGATTTCCCTGAAGGAAATTCGTTACCCGGGAGACCATTGAGGCCCCCAAGATAAATGGCTGTAAAGGGAGACTGACAATGAACCCCCCCACCAGCCCCACTTCGTACATGGTACGACTTCCACGGCCCGTATTGACTAGACGTGCCGTCTGGGCGTCATAGAACCCATTGAGGAAATTAAACCAGGTGTTAAAGCGCGGTACCCCAAAAGTCATATGGACGATCTGCTTGGGATCGTCAAACATTTCTGAATAGGCCCGCCCCATTCCTTCATCGGCATTTTCTGCCGTCCGTCCGATCCCCGGATAACGGACATCGGCATTACGGGTGAATTGGGGTGGGTTATTAATCGCAAAGTTACCCCCTAAGGAGGCATTGGTGAATTTATATTCCGCACTGGTGGGATAGCGCAGACGCTGTCCGCTACTGTATCCCCGACGGGTTTGGCTTGGAGGGAGGAGAAATGCCCGCCGGAGCCAATCACCATCAGTTCGGGTATTAGGATTTGTTGCTGTTGCCATTAGGCACTTGCTCCTTTTGTTAACAAAGGGGGAGTTGCCTCCCCCAAATGGGATTACACGAGATCACGAGATAGCGCCGTCAGTCGTGATGCGGTATTAACCGCTGGGTTTTGCTGACCCACGGTCCGCTCGGCGCGTGGGGGGTTAGCTGGGGGGGTCACCTCACTAGGACGACTGGTGTCGTTAGTGTGTTGACGACCCTCCTCGCCTGCGGTGGCTGCGGTATTACCACCCACCTGGAAACGCTCAGCGATCACACGTAGGTATTCGCGCATCTCGCGTTGCACTTCCAGTTGGTGTTCTGCAATCCGTCCCATGGCGTGGGTCTCCCCTTCCTGGGCCTGCGTCCTTGCACGCTGTTGGACATCCGCCATCCGCGCTTGTTGCTCGCGATACTGCCTGGCTTCCGTCACTGGGTCTGCAGAGACACCAGCGCCGCCTCCATAACCACCACTGGACGACACTGTGGTCTGCCCGTCATACCCCTCAGCACTGGTATACTCACCTCCACCAGTCCCACCATACCCAGACGTGACCGGATCACGTGATGACTGAGATAGGTTTGCAAGGTTCATAGGGGCGGGACCGTCTGGTATATCACCCTCGCCTACTGCCTCTTCACTGGTAAGGAGAAGATCAACGGCCTCGTGACCTGCGCCGCCAAATACCGCTGGCGCTTGATGGCTATTGGGGTCAGGCACCTCCTGTGCCGAAAAGTCCCCCGCTGTCGATCCCGCAGGTAAATGCTCACGGATCTTGTTATTGACGTACTCGTAAATCTCGGCGAGTGTACGTGGCGCTCCCCGCCCACGATCCTTACGGAACACCCCGGGATTACTTCCTGCTTCCCGTGAGAACATCTGTGTCCCAAGGCGACTCCCATCTTCTGCTAATGCTCTCAGGAAACTACGAGCACCCCCCACGCCTAAGAAGTGAGCCATGTAAAGGTCAGAGAAGGTCAGGGCTCTACCCAGTGCATTTTTCAAGCCATTGTAGTTCTCCCTTGTAAACTCCGCTGCCATCAATGCCGCGATACGTGGGTCGCGACGCAGGGCTAACGTACGGTTTTCGTCACCGGGGTGAGGAATGCCGTACTTACTGGCAAACCGATCGAACACCCCACGTCCATTTTTGGTCCAAGTCCCTTTAATGAACTGGAACCACCCTAGAGCGCTTGAGGTGTCAGGTCCCACGTTAAACCGCCAGGTGGACTCTGTCCCGGCTACTGCAAACAGGTACTCCCAGGGAATTCCCGTCATGGCACCAACAGCGCGCAGGGTCGGTGCAGCATGCTGTCGCCCTTCCCCTTCGGGGGCCGGGATCTCCTCCCATACACCACCCGTTCCCTCCATGGAGACAAAGTCCCCCGTTCCACGGCCAGTATGTGGCTGTGGGTTCACATTGGTATCAAAACCTCCAACATGACCCCCAATGCCTGGGGTTTCCGAGCTGCGATACCGCACCCCGCTTCCCATGGGCTGGTACTGATACCCCTGGAGGTTGGCGCTCTCATGCAGACGACGCATCACACTTTGTCGGGCCCTCTCCTGTGATGCTTCAGCACTCTGCGTTGACCCATCTGAGGAGGGTAACTCCTGGCGTGATGTGGTCTCAGAACTCTGCTGCTCCATGGCCTCAAAATGCGCCATAAGAATCTGTGCCTGCTGGTGGGCCACTGAGCCACTGTGGCCTGGCAGATCAACTCCCGCCTCAAACACCGACTCACGAGAACGGGGCTCTAATGCCGCAAAGATTGCACGAGCTACCGCTGCACGCTTGAAGCGATCCAACACCCCTTCCGGGTTAGCTGGACGGGCATCCGGTGCCACACTCTTAAGGGCAGTCAGGTAATCTGCCAGTACCGGGATAAAGCGTTGCTGCAACCACTGCGCCCAGTAACGATAGTCGCGACTGGAGCGGTTCACCCCAAACAGTGCCCCAAACTCTTCAAAGAAGTGGCGTGGGGAAACGCTGTAGGTCGCCTTTCCATCCTCCCAAGTAAAACGTGAGTAGAGTTCGTCTTCGATGGTGAGGATCGCCCGGGTCAAACTACTTTCCAGGTTTTCCACCCCGTAGGTCCGAAGTCTCAACTGCTGTAGACGGGTATACCCCGTATCCCGCGTTGGGAGCGCTACCCCACCACGTCCTTGGACGGTGAGAAGATCCCGTGGGTTAATCGCTCGTGATGCTTCAATGGTTGCAGTTGATACCGTGGGGGTATCGCGTCTTGATGCAGCGCGCTGGCGCTGTTCCCGTTCACGTTCCTCCTGTGTCAGTCCAGCCTGTGCAGCCACCACGGGACTCATTGCCGCTGCCTGATGACGACGACGTTCCTCTCGCAGATTGCCCCGAATGCGCTCAAGGTAAGTCTGGACAAGATCCCTACCGGTAAGGTCATTTCCCCCTCCAAAGGGATCGACTGTGAAGGTGTACGGCTCCTCCCCAACGGCTCTTACCATGTCGTCCAGATAGTCCCGCATGGTCTCATCGTCCAATTGGGTATCTAGCTCATGGAAATCACTATTGGGGGAGTGGGTCTTCCAGGCATTGAGGTGGGCAAGCAGTACGGGATTGAAGCGGTTAATGGCCCAGGTATTCCATTGCTCAAAGTGGGCCTCATCCTCACTATCCACTGAGAGACCAAATGGCTCCAGCAGGTGTTGGGGGTTAATCGCTCCCGTATTGATGGTAACCTCTCCATCAACTACCCGGACGTGCTCAAGTAGGGCAGCCTCCATGCTCAGGGCAGCCTTGACTTGAGAGTGGCTGTCGGGATCAAAACCGTACTGCACCATTCTCAGCTGCTGCAGATCCCCTTTAGTGCTTTGATAACGCCGCCAAAGATGACGCCCCAGAAAGAAGGCCCCAGTGGCAGCCGCTGCCCCCAATACCACAGGCCAGCCTAAGGTCGCCACTAATCCCTTACCGGCGATCAATCCCCCCTTAAGAGCCCAGCCCGCAGGACGCATCAGTAGGTTCCTTGCCCCCCACTTAGCCCCTCGTCCTAGTGCTCTCGCCCCACGCCCCAGGAGTGACCCACCCGCGGCACCTGCCGCTGCACCCGCAGCCGCACCCCCAGGACCAGTGAAGAGCTCCTTGATCCGGTTCAGGATGCTCCCACCGGGGATCAGTCCCATTAAATCCTCAAGGAAACTGGTGGTTTTCTCCTTCTCTTGCGGGGCGCCCTCTTTATCGCCTTCCTCCTTATCTCCCTTCTCACGTGAGAACAGATCCTGCCAAGATCCCCTACGATGCGCCTCAGGTGGGAGTCGACGATCTAGCTTATCCAACATCCGTGACAACAGGCCTTCAGTTGGATTGGAAAAACTCTCCTCATCGATCTCCTTCTTCGGGTCTCTTAACCACCGCATCGTTCTTGGTAGTACGCCCTCTTTCTTTGGTTCCTTATCGCGGTCAATATTGAAGAAGGTCTTGGCCGCCCCCAATGCCTTACCGCCCAACCAACCATAGTAACGTTTCGTCAGGTTCCAATACCCACGCGCCGCGCGGCGACTCCACCGGGAGAGGAAACTGCGATTCTTACGGATGGGGTGTGGGGTACCTTCCGCGGTAATGGTTTTCTCAATCTCCTCAAAGGAGAGGACTTCATTGCCCTCTTCCGTGACCAGAGACCCCTTAATGTCCTCGGGGTTGGTGACAGGCTCCCCCGACTCCCGATCAAAAAATCGTCCTTTAAGGAGATCTGCCATCCTGACACGCGGTCTTTCTTCCCCTTCAACAAAGATATCCTTTCTCAGGTTATTGAAGGTGTCAACGACCTTATTCTTCACCCGAGTGGCCAGCGGAGCAATGCGCGCTTTCACAGCCGTAACTTGAGGCGTTTCAGCAAACTGCTCGATATGACGACGAAGTGAACTTACCGTACGGCCTTCATTATCGACCAATCCGTCCTTCCACTCTTGTGCGGTGATGACGGTATTACCAAACCGGTCTACCACCCGTCCTTTGATATCACCAAACGACTCAATGAGTTTTCCTGTCTCGGCATCAAAATAATGCCCTTCCTTGAGACGGTGATAGAGGAGTCGGGGATTGCGCAGGTTGTCCTTGGTGAAAAGGTCAGTCTTAAGACGCTCCCACTCCTCACGTCGCTTAGCCCGATCGGCCCGCCGTTGCATCTCCTGCATGATGCGCTCACGCGCATCATCACTACGGTCTCCCGCTAAATGACCCAAATGGTCAGAGGTACGGTCTGTCCATTTCTCTTTGAGTCGATCAATTTGAGATTCAGCCTGCTCACGCACTTCTGCCAGCTGCGACTTGACGCCGGATCTTTCCAGCTCGTCATTAATGCGTGCTTTGGTTTCGTTGACGCGTTGCTGGGCCTTCTCCTTAAACGCGTTGAACCGCTCGACATCCTGAGGACGGTTTTCTTTAAACCATGTCTTAAGGCGATCAGTTTCTTCCTTGATGTAGTCACTCGTGGTGGGACCCACCTCTTCCGCGTCCTGCTGTGGCGCCCGGTCACCTGCCCCACGGTACATTTCCCAGATGGAGGGGTGGTTAACAAAGTCCTGACCAATTTCATCACGCACCAAGCCGAGCCCGCGCAGAAGCTCTTGACTGCCAGTTCCGTAGATGCGCTGAATGGCTGCCCTGGAATCAGGCACCACATCACGCAAACGCAAGAACTCTGAGGAGCTCTCCTGAAGACGACGCATGTTGTCCACATTACGGACCAGCTTGTCCCCTTCATCGAACTCAAAGCGTTCACGGAAGAACTGCTCCAGTTCATTGAGCGTGTCATCGGGGGTGTCTTTATCGTAACCCCCCCACTGCAGGTACTGCTCAGGATCAAAGCGTCCACCCGTGGCACTGTCGCGCATCAAGCGCTCACGCAGGGCGGTACGGGCTTCATCGGAAAGGACGTTCTCAGGATCGTACTGCTGGACAACCCGATCCAGTTCCCGTCCTACGTTCTCACGCATAGCAGGAGAGAACAGGGTATCTCTCAAGGCATTGCGGGCAGCCCCCTCCCCGGTAAAGCGTCCTGAGGTGATGTCATATACCTCACGCTCCACCGATACATCCCCAGTACGCAGGATGCGCATCTCATGAAGAATGCGTGAGAGGTACCCAGGGATGATCTCCACGATACTGCGTTGGGTCAGGTGATTAAAAGCACTCTCTTGATCAATCGTGTGGAAGCCCCCATCGGTCAGTTTGCCTTCCAGACCGAAGGTGGGGAATATGTTACGCGCGGCATTCTGCAGGATACCCCGCCAGCCATAGCTCTGTTCAGGATCATTGACGTAGTCCTGAATCAGTGAGGGGGCATTGGCAAGGCCGTACGCCAGGAGGTGGTTACGTCCCCCTAGGCGCTCATTGAGGCGATCAGTATGGGGACGTAGACGATCTCCAAGCTTAGGTGCCAGACGTGACATCGCCCAACTGCTGGCGCCGCTCCCAGCGAGCATCCCAGCGGTGTTGACCCTATCGCCCATTCCTGCCATGTCTGCCATCATTTCGGCAGAGCTGGCGGAGCTGTCCAGGCCCTGCAGGCCGCGGGTCATGGCATCGACTAGATTACGGCGTACCTGGGGCCCATAGGTCCTTAAATGGGAGTGCAGGCTCTCACTGGCCATCTGCGAGGCCTGGAGTGTTAAGGCATGCCCCAAGTGCTCTCTCTTAAAGATCGCATTGCGTCCCGCATTCGGGTCAAAACCACTGCTGCCGATCAGGTCATTAAACTGCTGGGAATCCAGCACGGTAACGGCATGCTTGCGCTTGGCATGTTCTGGCAGTGATGAGTTATGAATCAGTGATTCAAACGCATTGCGACTCAGTGCTAGTTGAGCGCCGGCTAGACGACGCATATCCCGCAACATAAACAGGGAGCGGAACTGAAGCTCCAACCCCTTCTTGCCGATCTGGTGACCTACGGTATCCTGATAGGCCACCTGACGGTGTTGTGCATTGCGAATGTCGGTAAGGATCTCATGGGTCAGCTCAAAACGACCCGCCTCTACCCGGTCACGAATTCCCTCTTCGACCTTCTCCTGGCTATCGCGCTCTTCTTCACGTCTCTCCTGTTGCACTGACGAAGAGGCATGGAGACTCGCCATCATCTCCGCGAGTTCACTGTTCTCGCGATCTCGCTCTGATCCGGTTTGACTGCGGTTGCGATCAATCTGGTACTGGAGGCTCTCCTTACGCCGAGCAATGGCCTGTTCCAACTGGTCATAACGCTTACTGGAGAGTCGATCCTTTAGACGGGGAAGCTGGCGTTCAGCCTGCTCTGTGATATTGAGTAAGGATGATGCATTCTCCCGAACGACCTGATCACGAGCCTCTCGCGCAAAGCTAATGCCCCGACGCCCTTCATCGATTAGGGCATTATACCCATCGGGCAAGGCGCGATCCAGTACCAGGTTCAGAGAGGTCTGTGATTTCACCCCACCTAAGAATCCACGCTTGAACCCAGCAGTAAACCGCTTCAGTTTAGATTGTTGGGTTTCCCCTCCATCAATATCGAACAGGGCATCGAGATCATCCAGTTCAGGAAGATCCCAATCATCATTATCCAGCTTATGGTGTTTCTTTGCCATCACACACCTCGTTATCTCACATCGGGGCTTGGTCGGAAACCCCTGAAATCATAGCATCCAGCGAATCCGGAGTCACCTTATGTCGTCGGTACTTCCTAAGCGAGCAGAAATCCCCTTAAACCTCTCTCTGTTGATCCCCACAAAGGAGCAGCTTCGAACCATTCGTGAAGTGAAAGTGACGGATGTCTTTGATGGCCCTGGAGGGAACTTTCACGACGAGGGTCTCTACTCTACCCTAATCTTCGGTAAGGTGGGGGATGACCTTCGTGATAAACGCTTTGGGTATATCCGCTTAAAGCTGCCCATTCTTCATCCGGTGATCTATTCTCAATTGATCAAGCTCAGGGGCTTCTACAAGGAGATCCTCTCGGGAACCGGCTACGCCACCTGGGATGAAAAACAAAAGGACTTCGTCTTAAGTGATGCCCTCTCTGGCCAGACGGGCTATCACTTCTTTATGTCTCACTGGAAGGATCTGGTGTTTAAGCGTTCAGGCTCTGATATTCGGGATGTGCGTATTAAGTCCATTGAGACCTATCGGGATCGAGCTCAGTTGACGGAACTGCTGGTATTGCCAGCCGGACTTCGTGACATTGATCTTGAAGCGGATGGTCGGGCTAAAAGTGATGCGATTAATGAGCTCTACCATTCCGTACTGTCCCTGGCACGAACCATTCCCGACCCCCCACCGAGAGGGAACGATGTTGAGATCTACGATCGGGTACGGTTTAACCTTACTCTGAAGGTGGGTGAGATCTACACCTACATCGAGAATCTGGTCAGTGGTAAGCGGGGACTGATTCAGAACTACTGGGCCAGTCGGCGTGTGTTCAATGGCACCCGGAATGTCATCTCCTCACTCAACACCGCAGCCAACGACCTAGGGGCGCCCAATCGTCCTTCCTTTAAGGACGTGGTCATCGGGACCTATCAAGCCGCCAAGTGTGTGCTCCCCCATACCAAGTTCTTTATGACTCAGTGGTTACTTGGGGATGTCTTTGACACTACCTCCAATCGGGTTCAGTTGGTAGACCCCAAGACCAAGAAGTTGGTCTGGGTAGAGGTAGGTAATGAGGAGGTGGATCGTTTTACTACATCAGAAGGCCTTGAAGGTCTGATCAATGAACTCTCGGTAGTGGAGAAGCGCCATCGTCCGATCGTGGTTAAAGGTCACTATCTGGCTCTGATGTATCTGGATGAGGCTCAGGGATTTAAACTGATCCGTGATATTGACGAGCTCCCCGATGGGGCAGACCCGGATAGAGCACAGCCGTTAACCTATATCGAGTTGGTTTACCTCTCAGGTATACATCGCTGGCGGGACTTCCCTTGTTTTGTAACGCGTTATCCCGTGGAGAATTTTAACTCCTCCATTCCGATGATGATGTACGTCAAAACCACCACTCGGGGAGAGTTACGTTATCCCATCAATGACGATTGGACAGGATACGACGAAGGACCCATTGCCTTGGAATACCCGAAGCTCCGTGACGGGAGAGTGCCAGACTACCATGACAGCACCAGCGTGAGTCCCTCTACCCTGGATGCCTTCGGAGGGGACTTTGATGGCGACATGGTAAGTGTTATTGCAGCTTATGCTGATAACAGTATCGAAGAGGCAAAGGCGTATTTCAAGCGACGTGAAGCGCACATTCAAGCAGGGGGTGGGTTGGCGTTCTCAACCAATATCCACACCTTGAAACTGACCATGGCTTTCTTAACAGGCGAGCCGGTGGACGAGGTCACTTAATCATGGCACAGCAGAAGTTTGATATCTTTTTTCGACGTGTGGGGATTCGTGATCGGGCCCACCTTGCCCGACCGCGTCTGTTCCCATTTGGGGAGTTCGCCTTCCCGTTTGAGAGTATCTATCACTTTAACCAGAGCAATGTGCACAATGGACCGACCCGAAACGACCCTGTACTGCAGAGCGTGGCCGGTCGTGTGTTCATTGAACACGTCACTGAACTCTCCGCTACCGAGGGGAACCCCCGTAAGACTTCGATCAACGTTAGAATGTTGGAGAATGACTTCCGGCGCCGTAGTCGGGGCCTTCGCCCCTTGCGTCGTGATGAGGCACTGGCGATCAACCCCCGTAATCTGCTTGTTGTGAACTATGCCATGCTTTATCCGACCTACCGCTATACGGTGTCGTTTAAGGCGGAGTACTATCGCTGGGTTAACATCGCCAGTACCTTCTGGCAGCGGGTAGCGGATCTCCATCAGCGTTTCCGCTGGCATCAGTTCGTGGAGGTGGGTGTCCCTGAGCGGGTGCCTGGGTATGAGGATTTTCTTCGTATCAGTAATGGCATCACGGCAAAGTCGCTCGATGCCTTTGCCGAACCCGGTGCCTTAGACCTAGTGGATCTGTGGCAGTGGATGGGGGAGTCCCGTGAGGCGTCAAACCTCGCCAAGGTGAAAGACCCCAGTCTGGTGAACCTGATCTTCCGGGTACGGGGTCATTTCTGTCTCATGAACCTGGGACTGATCGACCAGTGGCGCAAAGCCCCAGAGGGGGAGTTGGCCCTTGAAGGGTTTGGATTGGAAGAGTGGGAGGAGGTTGGTCAGGAGATCGCCTCACTGGAGAGTGTGCAAAGTGATATCTTAGCGCCCACTCAACTGCAACGGCTGTTTCTCGCCCTGCTAAGGCGTCTTGGGAAGGTACAGAGTGGAGAAGAGGGGGTAGCGGACCCTGAAGAGGAAGCGCCCGTAGAGCGCGCCCAGGAGGCACCTAAGCGCATTACCGTCGATCAGGGGGATGACGATCCTGAAGGTGCAACTTCATCAAGCGGTACTGTAGGGGAGGTCAGTTCGAAAAAAGAGGACGATGTTCTCTCACTGCCACCTTTAGACGATGCGCTTAAGTTCCCTGATTTCGATCAGGAACCCGAACCCCCTGCTGAGCCTGACCCGAAAAGTGTGACCTACCGACCAGAGCGAGTCACACCCCCGCGAGAAGAGCGCCCGGTAGTGGAGAGTGATGACACTGAGGGCGATTACAGTACGGCACTTAAGGCGTATGCCGATCAGCAACTAGAAGCGGGACTGATCACGGCAGGTGCGCATAAACGGATACTGGCCGAGGCAGAACACTACAAGACGCTACCCAACCCATACGGGGATGAAGGGACCTTAGGGGAGAGTCTTGAGATCACTCAAGAAGACCTCTCACTTGAGGATCGTGAGACCTTCCCTGACCGCGATACCATCATTGACAAATCCATGCTGAAGAGCTCTCCACGGGAAATGACCCGGAAGTACGTGGAAAAGACCCTTAAGAAAGACGTCATGAATGCCGTGTTGGCAGCGACTCAGCACCAACAGGTGGTGATCAAGCGGTATAACGTGGAAGTGGTTCATGACAACATGAATCACTTTGAGGTCCACACGCTAACCTTGAAGCCCATTCATGGTCGGCAGTCCACTGTGCGGTTTCGTCTCCCCGTGGTAGATAAAGACGGGCGTTTCATGGCAAATGGCCAGCGAAATCGGCTTCGTTTCCAGCGTGCGGATTAAAACTCTACCCTACTGTATAGTTTTTTCAGTAGAGGTAAGTGATAATGGGACAACCACTTAAGTATACAACTGAAGATTTTATTGACACAGCTACCATGATGTTCGGTGACCACCTTAGCTACGAGAAAGCCGTTTATAGGGGTAAACGTCAGCGCCTTATTGTAACATGTACGCACCACGGGGAGTTCGATGTAAACCCACTGGTGTTTCTGATGAGTACCCACGGCTGCGCCAATTGTGCTAGGGATGAAACAAAAGAACGCTTCATACGTCGTTCTTTGGAACTTCATGGTGATCGTTACGACTATAGTCTCGTTGAAGTGGACGGATATACAGACCCTGTTACGGTTGTCTGTAAAACCCACGGTGCATTCGAAACATCTATTTACGGACATTCTGTAAGGGGCAATCAGTGTCCTAAATGTTCACGAGAACGCGACCGTACCTGCCCTAACGAGTGGATTAAAAAAGTTAAGAAGATCCACAAGGGTAAGTACGACTATAGTAAGGCAGTCTACATTCACGGTAAGTTGCCAGTTACGATTATCTGTCCGCACCACGGGGAGTTCACCCAGCCAGCACGCTCCCACTACGCGGGACATGGATGTAAGCAGTGTCATATTCAGTTTGTTGCTAGGTCGAATAAAGAGAGATTTGTTAGGCAGGCCAAAGAAAAACATGGTGTTCAGTATGATTACAGCCGCGTAGTGTTTTTGACGACAAAGGAAAAGGTTGAGATACTCTGTCGTAAACACGGACCGTTCTGGGTAACCCCGAACGCGCACGCATCTAGTGGCGCGGGCTGTCCACGCTGCATTGAGTCAAAGGGTGAACGAAGAATTAGATTATTCCTAGGGAACCATAAAGTTCGGTTTATTCAGGAATATCGGATCGAACCCTTCAGGTATAGATACGATTTCTTCTTACCTGATTACAACTGCGTAATAGAACACCATGGTGGTCAGCACTACATGCCTGTTAAACGTTTTGGAGGGGAAAAAGCCTTTAAGCAATGTGTGCAGCGAGATAAGAACAAAAAACACATCGCAAAAAGGAAAGGGATTACTTATCGAGTCACTAACTACAAAATGATGAACAACAGCAAACTCGAAAAGAATTTAACCCGCATCCTTCTAGAACTCGGTCACTCTCTCGACCACTAACCCATTATTACCTATGGTCCGCTTAAAACCCCCCTAACTGCGGGAACCTGCTAATGATGCTGTTACTACCACTTGTCGGGGGAAACCCACGGCAACACCCACTCCAGTAATGGAAGTAGTGGGCAGGGTAAAAACGTAACAGCTAGGCACAACCGACGCAACGAAGTCCCTACGTTGGTCAATCGACCAATATGGGATGTGTTCAGAGGCCATCGAAAACTACAGCTTGTTTAATGCAAGCCTAATGACACAGGTATAGAACCCTGTGGTCTCCACGGAGATTAAAGTGAGTAGAGTAGCTGATTTCTATATCGGCGAAACGGGGGGCTTCTGTTTGCTATTCACGAACCAGAAGAAGATATGGTCCAATTTGAATTGATTGCTTCCAATTCGTAAGATCTCTCCAAGCAGGGTTGCTCTCACCTCTTACTATAATAAAACGTTTGTCGACCGCTCTTCTCGCTCTACGAATAACTTTGCTCAATGGGTCACACGCCAAATGACCCAGATCGGACTTGATCCGGATAACGACCAGATCACTAACCTGAAGTTAGGTAATGCGTTTGATCAGTCCATTGAAGTGCCAAGGGTTTACTCCTTGCTCTCAGCGCGCTTTACGCAATTTGCCGTAGGGCCACTACAGTTCTACTTGAGCTACCATAAACGAGCTGCTCATTTTGAACAACATGGGATACGGGTAGAACAGGTAGAGAAAGAAGGGCGAACGGTAATCGGGATGGATCGTGAGTCATTAAGTCCCATCACGGTAGATGCCAGTGACACTTTCTATCTGGGCGATGAGCCCTTAGGTACTCTGTGTCAGGTAGTGGGACTTCCCGAAGCCAAAGCACCGCTGGATATCGCGGAGGTAGGGGTTTCCAATAAGGTCATCCCGGTGGGGTTGGTGCTGGCTTACCAGATGGGGCTGTCTAAACTCATCGAGAAACTTAATTGTGATGTGGCCAGACACCGACGGGGCAGTCGGTTTGAAATGGCCGATGATGAGTACAGTGTGGTCTTTCAGGATGAGGTGCTTGTCTTCTCGCGGTTGGATCGACGGGCCTCACTGGTGTTGGCGGGACTGAATCGCTATCACCGCGCCCTACGGCAATTCAGTGTCTGGGACTTTGATCGTAAAGACGTCTACCACAACGTCCTTCTGGATCAGGGCCTTGGGGTGCGCTACCTGCGGGAAATCGATACCCTCTTTAATGTCTGGGTTGATCCCATCACAAAAGGACTCCTGGAGGAGATGGGGGAACCCACTGACTTTGGAGGACTGCTCCTCAGAAGTGCTGACCTACTGCTACACGACCACGCTCCCAATGAGGTAGAAGGGGAGTACATGCGCTATCGGGGGTATGAGCGCATGGCAGGGATGGTCTATGGGGAGCTGGCGAGGGCCTGCAAAGCCTATCACGCGCGCAGTCACTACGGTGATGCTGCAGTGGATCTAAATCCCCACCAGGTGTGGCAGCGCATTGTGGGTGACCCCTCATCCATGATCGTGGAGGAAGCCAACCCCTTTACGGTGGTCAATGAACAGGAAATCATGACCTATCGTGGAGATGGCGGTCGTAGTGGTAAGTCCATGGTGAAGCGGACGCGTATCTACTCTGACACTGATGTCGGGGTAGTGAGTGAATCCACCCTAGATTCGGGAGATGTCGGGGTAGTGGCGTACCTGGCCCCTGATGCGAACTTCACCTCCACTCGGGGATTGACCCGACGTTACGATAAAAGTAAGGATGGCGCAGCAACCCTCCTATCCACTGCTGCACTCAATGCCCCTTGTGCGGACAGAGATGACGCCAAGAGAATCCGATAAGTTGGTTCCCCCAGCAGGTAACTGTTGGGTAAACACTCCTCTAATTGCTGGGACCTCTCGTAAGACCTTAGGTACGATCCCGTTCCGAAAGGAAGCCATGGATAGCCGGGCCTGTAAGAATCCTAAGGATAGAGACAACCATGCAGCGAAGTCCCTAAGCCTACTCAACGAGTAGGGATGGGATGTGTTCATCGACTATCGAAAGGCGCCCATTAGGGCGAACTGAGTAGAGTAGGGCCAAGCGGTAGGCCGCTAACGTGGAATGGCGTTAGTTATAAGTCCTTTAAACCGAAACGGGGAGCTTCCTACTTGTTAAGAGAGGAAGAAGATATAGTCAGTCCTTTAGCGAGAGTTAAAGGTAACCATGGAGTGGTTAGCTCGATCTAGCGAATCGGGTTTGGAAAGGGAAGGAGGATTTCACCCAATTAGGGTGATCTTCATCTGTGTACAGCGCAACTTTATCTCAGTGCAAGCAAGACAGGGCATTTGGGCGGAAGGGTATACGGTCACGCCACTAAGGACGGGGTATGAACAGGTACTGGCCTCACGGGTAACAGATCTGTTCGCGACCATGGCACAGCAAGATGGGAAGGTTACGTCAGTGGAAGAGAATTCCATTGTGGTGACCTATAAGGATGGGACGCAGGAGAAGGTCCTTCTTGGGAAGCGCTACGGTAAAGCCGCTGGGTATACCTACCCACAGACCTTGGTAACGGATCTAAAGGTAGGGGATAAGGTTAAGTCAGGTGGGGTGATTGCGTATAATCGTAACTATTTCATGCCTGATACCTTTAATCCCGGTCATGTGGTATTGAAAGCGGGGGTAATGTGTAAGGTGGCCCTGATGGACCCCATCGATGCTTTGGAAGATGGGTCTGTTATCTCTGAGGAGATCGCCAAGCAGTTCACCACGCAAACCAGTGAGGTCAGGACCCTGCAAGCGCGTTTTGATCAGTCTGTCAGGGACCTAGTGAAAGTCGGCGATCATGTGGACTTGGATTCCATTCTATGCATTATTGAAGACCCGGAGATCCGCGATAATCCCCTGTTCAATGACATTGCCATGGATACCTTAAGAAAGCTCTCTTCCCACACCCCACGAGCAAAAGTGACAGGGGTGGTGAGCCGAGTTGAGGTGTTCTATCATGGTGAGTTTGAGGACATGTCAGAGTCCCTTCAAGGTGTGGCGGGTCAATCCAATCGTCGTCGCCGTCAAGAGGCCAAGGCCTCAGGGCAGCCCGCTTTCGATGGTCAGGTGGATACGGGCTTTCGTATCCGTGGGGCCGCCCTTGATCCGGATAGCGTGGCCATTCAGGTGACCATTGATCATGACGTGGGGGTAACTGCGGGGGATAAGTTGGTGTACGCCAGCCAGCTGAAGTCCGTCATTTCTCGTGTCATGACGGGTCGTAATGAAACCGAAAGCGGTGAAGCCATCGATGCCCTCTTTGGTAACACCTCTGTGGAGGATCGGATGGTGTTGTCCCCCAAACTCATGGGCACCACCAATACCCTACTCCGGGTCCTTTCCCAACATATCGCATCTGTCTATCGAGGACGTAGTGATGTCAAGAGACCGTAAGAAGATCAGTCCCGATCTCCTCTACACGCAAAACCTGGCCGTGGTCAGTGCCGCCCTTGAATTGGGCGGCTGTGTCCTGTGTGAGGTCGCCGGTGGCGAAGAGCTCTCCAATCGCCTCAATGATAAAACCCATGAGAAGAAGGACTTCCAGGAACTCCTGGCAGCCCGCCTGATGGTCAAACTGGGAGTCTGAATCATGCTGTCACCCTGTACTATCCATAATGCCCGTCAGGTAGCCACCTCACTGACGGAAGCCAAACGTGAAGCCCGCGCTAAATCCAGCCACTACCCACTAGGGCAGTTGACCGACCGCCTTGAAGTCGGGGCCCCGATGCTCAAGCGCAGTGTGAACTATGAGGGGTATGAAAAACTCACCCAGCGTTTTAAAGAAGTCAATGAGGTGACCAGTGCGCAGAGCGAAGAGTTCTTTCGTGATCTGGTGAAGGTGACCAGTGACGGGGTGAACAACATGCTCCACCTGTCGCGTAATGTGGTGGTTCCGCTGATCAAGCGCTGCGCGCAAGATGTTCAGTACTACTTTGAGGACCGCCATCCGGAACTCAAAATCCAGCCGGTCTCACTGACCCCCTTGTTGCAGTCTGACGTCCTGCTGCAGCACCTTCAGGATTATCCAAAACAATACGGGGTTAAGGAAGAGTACAAGACCTTTATCCTGGCACCCCCCACCATTGAGCAACTGCGCGAATGGGCCGCCCAGACCCCGCACATTGAGAGTGATCTCATCAAGCGCTGGCTTGGGAAGGTGGAGGATGAGGATCTGCTTGGGGTATTCAGTACCCTCTTCAATGACAAACGCGTACTGAATGTGGACGACCTTTACTTTGCGCGTCCCCACACTCTGGTATGGCATGCCGATCTCCTGCTCTTTGCCTACTTCCTGACCAGCTACCTGCGGGATAACCCCCAGGACACCGTTGATGATGGAGCCAGTCTTGCAGAGTGGGAAACCGCACTGGGAGACCTTCACGGTTATATGGGTCTGCGCCTGATTGAGCTTAATGAGCGCCGGGCTCGTCTGAAACGCGAAGGGCGCCTGGTCCTGAATTATGATGATCGGGTAGCGGGTGATGGCATGCATGTGTACATCAACCCCGATCTGGTGGATGAGTGGCAGGCCAAAGGGGGCACCGCTGGCATGTTGCTGGCGGCGGGTTACGTCGACCCCATGCTGACCCGCATCGATGCACTCATGGCAGAGAAGGACGCCCTGGAGGCCTTTTGGGCACGCAAACACAAAGCCCTGAAGATGCATTCCAACGCCGCCAATAAAGCCAATCGTCGTGGTCACTATCGCATGATCATGGAAACCACGTCAGGTGATGGGGAAGACGGTCTCCCTAAGGTGGGGCATGACGTGTGGAAGGAGCGTCTTAACGACTCCCTGGCAGCGCTCTCTGAAGATGACATGGAGAAGCCCTATTACGCCATCACGGAGTTGGTGTGTGACTGCTACTTTCCTGGAACGGCCATTAAGGACTTCCTGAGGACCATGGAACGTTGTGGGGTGGATATCCATGCCCGTGAAGCAGCTACATTCGCTACCGTTGAGGTACTCGCCTCCTGGATGGCAGAGCAGATCAAGGTGGAGGCGGTTGAGCTTGACCTTGCAGGGGAAGAGAACGGCAAGCAAGTGCTCGCCAACGCTTAATGGGAGTGTGACCGATGGATGTGACCACCCTAGTGCGTGATCCGGATTATATCACACGCCACCTGGTCGTAACTGATGGGGGTGGGGTGGTCACTCGCCGCCCCACCAAGATCATGATTCCTGAACGCTACGCTGAACGCCATCTCGCCTCCCTAGGGGGCGAGACGTATATTCTCGGACTGTTTGGGATCATTATGGATGAGAAGTACTATGGGGTTTCCTTTGTGAACGCCATGGTGCGCATTACCCCAAGCTCCACCACCACAGTAGATGTTGGCGGAGATGCCTATTTGGAGTTTTCATTTGAACCAGGGGACCAGGTCATCTATAGTTTAGACCTGGTGAAGAACGACATTCTGACCTTTTACATCTACGATGAACATGTGGCGAAGGGCAGAATCCCTTGGTACATGAATTACCTAGATCTGGCCTATCTGTTTGACAGCGCCAAAGAGCATGCTGGGATGAACTTGGGTAACCGTGCTGTATTGGAGCTGATGCTCTCCACCATTGCCCGCGACTCCAATAATGTCGGGGCGTTGTATCGCCACATCATGCAGGGTCTCACTTACGTTTACCAAATCCCCCCGAAATGGATACCATTTAGAAGCGTGATCTGGAACACCAGTGATACCACGAGTAAATTGATCGGGGGGTATTTCAGTGATGCCGTAACGTCAGCCCTGGTCAACCCTAGTGAGCGGGTAGAGCGGATTGAGGGACTTTTGAGGACGTGATATGAAAACACGCTATTTGAGGGGCACTCGTGCACAGTTAAATGCCCTAAATCTCCCTGAGGGGAATTTAGCTATTGATGTAGAAACCAAGGCTTTACGGTTCTTTGATGGAGAAACCCAAGGCGGCTTTGAGGTCCTGGGAACACGGGCCTATGAGCCCTCACCTCCTGGACCCACTGAGTTAATTGCGGGTGATTTAACCACTGGTTTTTATGGCGAGGTGGGGCCTGAGGAGTTCATCACCTACGGTGCCCTGAGTACCTTGGTTGGGTTGAGTGCGGGGACCCTCCAGCATGATGCTGAATCCCTCTGGCTGAAGTTCTCCCTCGATGGGTCCCCGCTGTACGTCATGAAGAAGCCTGCACGACACACGGTGTCGTGGGATCAGCTGCACGCAGCGGGCCTGGTCTTTGGGACCAACACGGTGGAGGTCCAAGGACTCACCTACCAGGTCCGCCTGCTGCGCGGTGCTGCCTCCGACCCCACCACCGATGACATCGGCTTCGACATCCCCACCAGTCATGGGTCGGAGTGGAACCGGTTACTGTACCCCATCCACAGTGGGGTCCACACCAACACCAATAACCCCACGGTGCACACTGACCCCACTGCTGCGCCTTTTGGGAGCTGGGCACAGTACAGTGACAGTGATTTGGTATTACGTGATACCGACAATGGTCGCCTCACCTGGTGTCAAGAAACCGCCGCCACCAGCACCCAGCGCGTGTATCGTGGTAATCCTGGTGTTACGACCTTGTTTCGCAATACCTCTTCGACTACGCGTTCGGATGTCGGTTGGAGAGCAGTCCTCGTGCCGGTATAACGTCACCGTCACACGGACCACTCACCAGTCCGGGAGAGCGGCGTGAGTGCCCATCAGTTATCTAAGATGGGGACGAGTGCCGCTCACCAGTGGGGGCGTGCCGCATCGGGTCACTGGCGTGCCCCGCGTAAGCGTGGGGTCCCTGTGACCTGTTAACATCAACAACCACCGTAGGGGGTGGTCGAGGACTCAAGTGACGCCTTGATCCGGCCACCCTGCTCTTTGGGAGACTTGGTAATGTCTATTCAGAAAAGCCCAGTGATGGGCTGTACGATGTTAGTGGGGACGACCAAGAAAGGTATCCTCGCTCCAGATGCCGACGGTTATTACCGTGTGGTACTCGGCGCTTATGGTGCGTATAACAGCGTTAACATGTTTTACGATCTCGATTCCGCCAAGCTTCTTTTCCAGTCCGGTTCCCCTTTGATGCGGATGTTGGAGAAAGGGGTATTGCGTGGAGAGTACAAGCACCCCGAGATGGAACGGGGGATGACAGAAGCTGAGTACATTCGCCGCATTCGTCAGATCGATGCGGATCGTGTCTCCCACCATATCCGTAAGGTGTGGTTGGAGGGGGGACATAGCGATGAGAAGGGTCGTCCGGTGACGCTGGTCATGGGAGAGGTCAAACCCGATACCGAGTGCGAACACGGACGTAGACTGAAGGCCGCACTGGACAACCCCCATGAGAACGTCTACTTCTCAGTGCGTTCACTGACTATGGACGACATGATGCGGGGAATTAAGTACACCCGTGAGATTGTCACTTGGGACTACGTCAACGAGGGGGGTATCTACAGTGCCAACAAGTACAACAGTCCGTCACTGGAAAGCTTCACTGAAGTCCGTCTGACGCAAGAGATGGTTTATCAAGCAGTGGCGATGGAACCCAAGGCCGTTGGTATGGAGAGCGCTGACACCACCTGGAGGGGGTTGATCCAGGAGATGGGGTGGGAGTTATCTCCCTGTAATGCCCCTGAGGTGCCGAACTATACGCAATGGTAAACAAAAAAGAAAGCGACATAGTTGCCCTCCCGTAATGGGAGGGCGGTTATGCCGGAGTTTGCAGTTAATGGAAGGTAAAGGTCCACTCACCACGGTTAGAGTTCACATCCACTTCCAAGATGTCCGTAGGACGACACCCGGTATTGACTCCCACCTTCTGGCCGAAGTTAAGAGAGATACCGCCGTTGATGGGGACTGTTTCACAGTTACCGCGATTAACCACCACGCCAGTAACGACCAGATCATCCGTGGCGGATTGGATGTTCACCGTAGCAAAGTTCATGGAGACGGGGTGGTGGGTCAGTTCTATCCGAAACCCAGGGGAGTCGTAAACCTGTGGGATGGGCTCAGCTCCTCCCAGTTCCGCCTCACACTCTTCTTGGGTCATGCGCCAATCCATCATGGCAGCGGTATCGGGGTCAATGCCCCGGGCATCAAACTTATCGGCCACACAGTCCATCACGGTGGAGGCGTGGGTGGTAACTGAGAACAGCGAGAGCAGAGCCACAGATGCGAGCGTAATGAATGTTTTCATAAGAGGATATCCTTTAAATGCACGTGGTGGTTAAAACGCCTTATAGACCTCTGTAAGCGCTTTTGTGTAGTGGGGGTAGGGCTATGTACCCCCTAACGTTTTAAAAAGCGTAGAAGTGCCTTACAGGCTCTTCTCGGTACGGAGTTTCAGCAGGAACTCCTTTAGTCGATCACGATCCTCCTCTACGGCGATATTGTAGCACGGTACACTGTTTTGCTTGGCGAGTTGCCAGGCAGTATTGGTTCCCCCTTTTACCGAACCATCGGCATTAGGAGGGGCATAACAAACCAGTAAGTCAGACGGTCGGTCTAATGCCGATCCAAGTACCTGATAGGCGTTTCGGGTGTGGGCCCTTAACGCGAAATCACTCCTGCTGTTAACCACTGCGTTCCAGTTGGGATGAACACTCGCTGCTAGGGCCTGTGCCTCTGGCCAGTTGGGAAACTGGGTGGCGTCAAAGAACTCTACTTCATCAGCGAGCTGTTCGTTGAGGAACACCCCAGGAAGAAAGCTTTCGATACGCCCCCCGCCTCGTTTTGTTCCTTGTTCAAAGGCACAGTCGCTGTTCGGGGCGTGCCCACTGCGACAGGTGGCCCCCAACTGCCCGAAGCGCACGCCGATTTGATAGCAGTCTTTTAAGTAGTGGTGTGGAATATCACGACTTCCTACTCCAGTAAAAATGAGGTCCATGGTTGGGTCCTTACGGCATAAAAGGCCCTCCCGAAGGAGGGCAAGGCAACACACCAGCCTGGTGTTGGGGGTGCGGATCAGGCCCGCTTGATCAAAAGGGCGTTGTCGACAAGCCACCCTTTGAAGATCTCATAGTAGACGCCGTCAAGACTGATCAGACGAACGTTACGCCCCTCCAGGGTACCGGCATCCTGATGACGATCCAGCAGACCGCGCACCAACTTGTGGAGTTTCGGGTGGTAGGTCTGACTGATCAGTACTGGCTCTTCATCCATGACCACGGATTCGAGCTGCTCACTGCGCCAATTCACCTGTACGTTGAGGAACACATCAACGAGGTCACACGCCTCGATCACAGTGTTGTCTTCGTTCCACTCCACCTCCATCATGAAGGGGCGCTTTAGGATCTGGTGGCTGCGGGACTTGATCACCGTCACCACGTCCGCTTTCCCTTTCCCCTGTAAGTAAGTGTACAACTCCTTGATGTCTTCGCAGAAGTCATCAACCTGCACTGACATGGAGAGGTTGTCCTTCAAGATGCGGTTAAGCTCTCGCGTCAGGCGCTGATTGAGGACCCGGTAATGCCGCAGTGACAAGATGCCATCACTCAGGGCTTCTTTCAGTCCTCGGGCAACCGCTGGGAGACTATCGGCCGTGGCCAGCATCTCAATGCGCTCCACGCACTCCTTGTTGGTGCAGAACGGATACGCTTTGACGCTCTGGTACTCATGAGCGGGTAGGGGGGCATCAGCCGACAAGGTCAGGGCTTCACGGATCAACTCCCGAGCACGCTCCTCATTTTCCTCATCTGTACTTCCCAGTAGGATCTCCTCGATCAATACCGGAGTCTCATCACTGAGCTTACCGTCTTTACTCAGGTCGATGACCTCCCCCAACCCCACTGTCTCATCGGCGTCGTAGTTGAGCACTTTGATATTATTTGCCACTAACTTATCTGTGGACTTCAGTTTCACACGACGCAGCTTCTCATCGATTTCATGTTTCAGGTAATCCATCCCCAGACTCCAGGCAACGGGGTGTTCTTCCACCCAACCATCGGGCCATTTGACGTGGTACAGGCAATACTGCATCGGGTCATAAGACTCACTCCACGGGTGTTCGTCATTACGCACGCTCTTCCACCCGGACAGATGGGCAGGTCTGCACTCCACACCGCCCGGTGCATAGATCACATCCCAAGGCCGCTCCTCGTTGATCTCTACCCCAAACGGCTGGAAGTGATCCGGATCAAACTCGATGTCCTCGATACTGCGTGGGGTGTTCTCATCGTACGTGGGTTGAGTCGCCATGTGAGCACTCTCCTGTCCCTGTTGAACGGGTTGTGTGTGGGTGGAGTGTTGTGTGCTCCAACTCTCCTGGTGGGGCGGCTCTTCAGCGGGGGTCTCATGATATCGACCCGAAGAGCCCTGGAAAGAACCACCGCCTCCAGGGGCTGACTGACCACCCATGGACGGTTGAGCTACCTGAGCCTGACCGTGGACATTATACCCGTGGAAGCTCTGATTAACTACGGTGTTCTGGGGCTGCTGCTGGAACTGCGGCGGGTTGCGGCCATTGCGCAGAAAGGCCTCCACGTCAATGTGAATGGCTTCGAGGTCTTGACTGGCTTTCACCAAGCCCTGCATCAGTTGTTGATTACCGGATACCATCTGAGCCACAGCGGGGTATTGGGCGGCCATAGAGGCCACCAGTCCGGCATAGCACATCCCAACGGCTTTATCCGCTGCAACCTGAGGTGGGTTGCTGTTGCCCTGACAGACCACTAGGTAATCTGCAAAATCCACCGCCAGCTGTACCCACTGGGTAAAGAGCGGGTTGGCAAACCAGTTATTGGAGACCAGGTTATAGGTGAATATGTGCAGCGGTGATCCTGGACGCTCTGCCCGGTCCTGGAGCAGTTGACGAAACGTGGTGGTGATGTAGTCGGTCAGATTCCCCGGCAGTCCCCGCGGGGGGGTGAGGCGTGGCCAGACGTTGTTCTGACCGGGGGCCATGAACGTGGAGCGCTCCGGCACATCCGTCCGTGCGGGAAGTGGCTGGCCGTACCCACCATGTGGCTGGCCTTGCTGGTAGTGTTGCATGGTGCAGTTCCTATTGTAGCGGGGTGATTAGTCGATCAACTCTTGAACGCCATCAATGAGTTCTTGTAGTTCTGGACGACGCTCTACCACGCCGTTGGCTTTCAAGCGCAAATAGGGATTCACGCGTGTCCGTCCATCGGGATGGGTCTTGGGTTGATTGTTAAACTGGCCAACTTCTGCAATGCTGGCATGCAGGCGTTTGGTGGGGTCGGTGATAAACCCTTTGTCGCTGTTGGGACTCTTCTTGGACTTCTCCTGGGGCACCGCCATGCAAGTGATGCGAAAGCACTTGTTATCCCCAGGGTAGGCGACGGTGTTGATCTCCCCGTGTTTACGAGTGAGATAACGCATCGCCGTTTTGGGTTTGATGTGTTTATTGAGCTCTTTATTGAGCTCCTCAAGCGTCCACTGTTTATCCCTTTGCGATTGAAACCGAAACGCAAAGTAGTTGATTGCGGCATTGAGCTCCTCTAGGACATAGCGCAGCACCGTATAGCGCTTGTTGTACATGGAGGCCTCTTCGCTGGACCGATGGAAGAAGTGCGGGGCCAGATCCGTCATGATCTTAAACAGCAACTCCCAGAAGTCCTTCACGTCGACATTAGCGTCCCGGAGCTCCTTACGAGTCAGGGAGTCCAGCATGTGCGACACACTGTCCAGGTGAACCGCAACGTTCTCAAGTGCTCGACCGCGGTGTTCAAAGTCACCGGAGATCAAACGCCCAAGGAGCCACTGCCACAGTTCCACATTGTCAACGTCTTGCGGGTGACGAAAGTCACTGGGGAAGGTATCCACCACGTAGAAGAAACCTGCCACGAAACGTCGCACGGCTTCTGAATCGTCATCGCGCTTTACCATCAACACGATATCGCCCGTGGGGTGTTTCCCACTCAATACCAGGGATTCGTAAACCACCCAGCGTTCCCTAGGATATTTCTTACTGTCGAAGTCCTTGGCATAGCCCACCTTGACGTCGACCTTCAACCACTCCTTAAAGGTCTTCTTCACTCCCGACATGCAGTAGAAGTAATGCGGCAGGCAGGAGTTGATCTTACGTCGATTGTCAATTTGTGAGCTCTTGACATTTTTCATCTGGTAGTGGATAAGACTCCAGAAGACGTGTGAGATCTCGCGCTTGCCGTTGACAAAGAAGTGGTAGTCCTCTCGACGGAAGGTGAGTTTGGTGCGCTGGAAGCGTACGAACAAACTTCCCTGTGCCACAGAGTACCCCACATCGGCCATTACGGGAGCGATGTTGTACAGTGCCCCATTCAGCCAAAGTATACCCCCTGGTCTGACAAACGGCAAGATGATGCGCTTGTCATAAAGGTCTTGTCCCTTATAGCGAAACCGCAGCTTGATCATAAACTCATCACTTTGAGCGATGTTGGCTTTGCGTTTGGACTTGTACTCCTTGGTGACTTCTTCAAACTGTTCCTGGGGACTGCAGGGTGCTGACCCCACATACTCAAATCCTTCAGGAAAGAAGTCGGTGTTGATACGAACCAGTTCATCAATGTACTTGATCATCGAGAGGGTAAAGTCATCGTCAGATGCCTTTCCCATCATGTGCTCGACAGCGAGGCCATTGGTGATTGTCCGGTTAAAGTCTGGGGTAAGTCGATCGATCTGTTCGAGTAGATAGCGATCCACGAAGCTCTCCTGCGATTCTTGGGTTACGCCTGTCGTCCCCGTAGGTATTTGATGGCACTGGCGACCAGTCCACTGACGATGATGATGCCTGCAATCAACTCCTTGGAGTTTTTCAGGAACTCCCCGACCTGACGCCATCTGGCATTGCGTTGGTCGCGTTCCATTTGTAATAATCGAAACTGACGATCCTTCTCTTTCAATTCCTCTTCCTTCTCCCGCATGCGCTCTTTGAACTCGCGTTCGCGCTCCTTCTCCTGGTATTCACTTTCCCGCCGCTTGTCTTCAAGATCCCGTCGCTCTAACTCCCACTCCCGCTTGTCTTTCTCATACTGGATTTTTCGTTCCAGTTCTTCGCGTTCCAAGCGTTTGAGGCGCTGTTTCAGCTCAAGCTCTTCAATCTTCTCGCGGCGTTTCATCACCTCATCGGGACTGCCCAGGGTCTCCGCTTGTGCCTTGGTGGCATAGAACCCGTTATCAGGTGTGATCTCACGAAAGTGTACCGTGTGGTTACGTTTCGGGTTAACCCCGCCATCTGTTACCGTACGGTATACCCCATCCTCAAGAGTGGGGTCTGCCGTGGGGATGAGTTCTCGCACCTCTCGACCATCATGCAGCCACACACTGCCGCACATACCACGATTGTCCACGTAGTAGTACTGTGTCGTGACTTCATTGTAGCGTTTGGTGATATCCAGAAGTCGTTTTGCCTGACCCTCACGTGAATAGGGATGCGGTACCTCATGGAGGAGCTCAGAAACCCCCACGATCAAGTCCAGGTCTTTCAGATAGATCACGCCATCGGCTTCCAGTATCATGGCCAGTGGGACAAAGAGTTCGTACTCAAATCCCGCTGACGCACTCACCCTCCGGGCATTGGGGTGATTGGGGTACCCCCCGTACTCGCTTGGGGCTCCGATGGTGTATACCGTTCCAATGATGCGATTGATCTCTGACTTGAGGCGTTTGTTCTCCTCATTGGTTCTGAAGTGTTTAGTGCGGTCTATCTCATTCAGTAGTCCCTCAGGGTGAACTACCGCATGGGAGGCGAAGCTATAGCTGACTCGAATGACGATTCCCTCGTCACCAAAACAGCCTGCGACGCCGTCCATCATAACGGCCATACCTAAAGCATTCTTCCAGAACAGCTGTCGTCTTGCGGTGCTCCAGATAGAAAGGGTGTGTCCGCATTGGTTCCAAGTTCCCCTTGCCGTCTCCCCCCCAATGCGGGGGGGGACCGATACCGTCGGGAAGCGATGGTTGATGTTACGCATGACGTCGCTCCTGACGGTCAGTTAGTAAAAGAGACTCTCTCCGTTATAGCGGACATTGAGGAGGTGGAGTTCGTCGAGGCCAACCGTTTGAATCGCCCGGCGTTTCTTCTTGCGCTTTTGGCTTTTTGAAACTGGCGACTGAACACCGCCTTTGGAGTGTCCTCCAGCCGGTCCGACCTTGGGTCGAGTGGGGCGGCTGGTATTATCCCCTCCCGACCGGGGGCTTTTTTGCTGATCTTCCCCGGACGGAGATACGGGGCTTGACTGCGTTCCGCTCTCCAGCGCATGCACGTCTCCGGTAGTAACTGGCTGGGGGGAGGGTTGGCTCTCCTGGGAGTCGGTCCGCACACTGTGGATGGTAGCGTGGGACCGATCGACAAAAGGGCCAACATCGTCCGTGTAGACGATCTCAGGGGTGATCTCGGCCACCTTGGCGTGAGCACAGTAGGCCCAGGTGGCGTAGTGGACCTTAAGGGTCTCTCCAGTAGCCAAGCTGCGGCACTTGCGCTTCCATTCCTTGATGACGACCTTAGGGATACCAAAGGCCTTACCTAACTCGTCCCCCAGTACCGCAATGTCACGCCGGGTGGTCTTTGCTTTGGTAGTGAGTGTCCAGGTAACCCCTTTAAGGATGGTGATGGAGCGGCGGGCATCATCCACCTTACGGAAAGGCTCTCGCTGGATGTGCCAATCCAAATGGGCCAGAAGCTCCTCATCCCGCACCGCTTTCTTTTCACACTCCTGCGCCTGCGGGACTTCCTCTTCCTTAGGGGACTCTTCAGCCGGTGTCACCTCCCCATCACCCGCCGTTGGGGTAGATGGAGGTGGCGTAGGGCCCTGACCTCCATCCTCGTTGTCATCCCGACGGTAGGTGCCAATGGCAATGCCATCCGGTCCCTGGGGGCGTTTTATATACCCCACTGCCAGGGTACCCAGCGCTACTGCACCTAATGCGAGTTTTGCATAGAGGTTCATGGTCTACATCTCCAAGACATATTGATTGACACTCCCCCTACTTTAGGAGGGGGTTTTACGGCCACAACTGATAAAGGGAACTGATCAGGTTCCCATAGCTCCTGGATGATGTAGATGTGAAATCTGTTTCCATGCATAGGGCATAATACCAGCCCTTTAGAGGCTGGCTTCTATTGGTTTGCTTCTATTCAGTAAAATACTGCTATGTTTCCATCATAAGAGGGGGGTTTATTTATAAAAGAATAAAAGGGGGCCCTCCAGGCCCCCCGAAACAGGGCTCTCCTTCGCTTTCGCTCAGTCGGCTTTTATCCAAATTATAAATATTTTCAGTATTTTTCTACATCAAAAGAAAAACGAATAAGGAGGATTGAGCATAAAGCTCAATCGAATCTAGAAGGTCAAAAGCCTGTACGGTGTCTTCAACAACGGATTGTCCTCAAAGATGGGATCAACCCAATGAGGACAATCCGATTGTTTATTCATCGAAACCCCTTAGTTGTGCTAACGCACCTTACCAAGGGCTGGGAGTGACGCCGCGGCCCGGCGCGCGGATTTTCAGGCTAAAGTAAGGACAGTGCTATAGTCCAATGATATCCCCCCTGACTGATAAGGATTATGTTGTTATGAATGAGAGCGGGTTGACGTTTGCCACTATTGAAGATCTGGCTAAGGCACTCGATGAGGCCTTACGGGAGTATTAAGACACTGTTGGCTCAGTAGCTGTTATAGTAAACAAAAAAGAATAGCAAGCATCAGGGGACCCCGAAGGGTCCCTGTTTATGTCGTCGATGTGATCACTCTTCTGACTGGATTGCCTCGCTAAAACAGACGCCAGCTAAGGCTACACCCACCACCCCACTTACCCCTGTCAGGACATAACCTTTAATCGCTTCTGTGCGAGTGATGAGGCCAGCCTTTTGCATTTTGTGGATGCGCTTGGCAGCCATGCCGGACATACCAACCAAACCCAGGCTACCGATACCGGTTGCCGCATTCGTGATACGATTCAACATGATACTCTCCTTCCTTTTGATTTTTCGAAAGTGTTCAGGGGATGGATCAATCCCCGTTCACCATGTCCTTAATGGACACCACCACACCTGTCGCATTGGCCACGGTCAGTGAGCCAAAGGTGGCGTAGAGAAGGACCCCCTCCGTCCGACTGATCACGCCTGCTTTACGCAACTTGCGGGTGCGGCGTACACCGTCGACAGACAGTGCAGTGCAGACAGAACCGATGGTGATGCCGATGGCATTTCCGATGACGTTGTTCATGGTAACTCTCCAGGACTTTTTGATTTTTCGTGGTGGGATTTCACATTCAGGATATAGATGTGAAAAACGTTTGGATTAAGCTAATAAAGGGAAATGTATCCTACACTACCCTCTATATCGCTCTATACGCCGTTTTGAGACGTTTTAATGGGGTTACCTGAACCAAGGTACTGGGTTGGGTAAATGAAGGCTTAGGAGCGAGTATACGAGGTATTTGATAAGTACGGCATAAAAGCCCCCAGAGGGGGCTAACTTGGGTTGTATAGCGACTTTAACAGATTATAGTGTCATGAGATCTCACTGCGAAGCTTTCTCTTCATGTCGTCCACCTGTTCCTGTGACGTTGGGTGTCCTCACCCGCTCGACAATACCTTCCACTACCCCACCGCCAAAGTACAGTGACAGCACAAGAATGGCAGGCCACTCTAAGGTATCGCGGTTGAGGTTTGCAATCTCAACAGCCACCTCACGAATAGTGTCACCAAGCTCACTCCCCATAAAGAAAACAGAGCTCACCATCAACATGGCACAGATAGCCCACACCCCTACATAGGTGAGGCTTACCAGCAGTGCGAGGAAACGTTGGATGAGCTTAAAGGGTTCATAGCTTCTAAACAAAGCTCTGGCACTTTCGGCCCTTTCGGTGGTCGTAAAGTGTTCTGCTTTACTGCCCGCGAGTTTCTCATACACCTCACGCACTATCTCTTCATGACCGAAGAGACGTTTTAGTAACGTCCTCATATCTACCACTCCACCCAATTGGGGTTAGAATAACCCTCCTTACCGGTAGTGGGCTGACGAAGTCCCCGAACGTAGGTGTCTTTAATGTTCTTGGATTGCGTTTCCCACTTGAGGTTACTCTTGGCATTATTCAACCGATCGTCATCTTGATGACATCCTACCTCGCCCGCTTTAGGGGGACCATAGAACGCACGACAGACTAAATCATGCACATAGCAGAGTTTCCTTCCTTCCCCTACCTTCACACTCACACGACGATACTGCCCCGCAACTCCCCCCAATGTAATCTTCTCACTCTCCTTAAGAAACACCTCTCCCTTTTTATTGACCAGTACCTGGGGATAGCCCGGCACTGTGTAAAACCCTTTGGGCTTCTCTACCGCCTTGGGTGTGAAGGCCATGTCTCCCCCTTGTTCTTAACGGCAGAATGGCCGCCCCGGAGGGCGGCCATTCCATGGCACCACTCATCTTAGAGTTCCGAATACCGAGGAGTGCCGTCTTCCGTTGTTCGCATCTCCCCGTCTTCGGTTAACCGAAGCTCTACCACAGTCACCTCGGCTTCCAGTCCAGCCACCCGCAGCGTAACACTACCAGGCGCCAGTGCAGTGACCACCCCACTGGAGTCGACAATGGCGGTACCATCATCAGGTTCCAACATCCAAGTAACATCACTCGGAGTGTTTCCCACCTCATCGGTAAGGGAGAACGCTTGGCTCTCCCCAACGGTCAATGTTACTGCTGTGGGCTCTAAGGTGAGTTAACCCGCAGGCGGCTCTTCTACCGGCTCTTCCGGAGTGGTCGGAGCTGCGCTGCCACCGCCGATACGGGCGTTGAACTGCGACAGGCTCATGACCTCTTCCAGACCTTCCACGTCGATCTCCAGCGCGAACGGGATGTTGTTGACGTGCAGGTTGAAGGGCACGGCGGCGATCTCACGAGAGATCTGACCATGACGAGAGATCGGCAGGTCGGCCACGATGGTCGGCACGTAGTAGAAGGTACCCCAGTTCAGGATATCGTTCTCCACGGGCTTCTCACGGGTCAGGATGACCACGATCTTACCGTCCATCCGCTCGTTGTTGGTGGCAACGATGTCGTACTTCAGGTAGGCACCGAGGGCACGGTCGTCACCAGAGTGCATCAGGTAGTTGGCGATATCAGAAGAGGTCAGGATGACCGCCTTCGGACGCTCGTCAGCATTGCCGGTGATGGTCTGGAACGCCGCCTGGATGTTCGAGTCGCGATAAGCGGTGAACATCATGGAGCGGATCACGTTCAGGATGGACTCACAGACATCCTTGAAGCGGTCTTGGCTCTTGATGGAGTCGACTGCATCACGCAGATCCAGAGACGCATGACGGTAGGTCGGACGCATCACGGCGGACAGAGCCCCTTCCACCTGACCGAACTTCGGACGGGTGAAACCAGCACCTACGTACTCACGCAGCTGGGCACAGTAGTTCAGCAGGCGAGTCACGGCGTTGGCGGAGTTGCGCACGTTGGTGGCGGCGGTCAGGAACTTGACCACATCGCCCGGACCGGCTTCGTCCATGGTGGACATCGGCAGGGTGATCGGCGCATGCATCGGGATCGGGTAGCGGAACTGCAGGGCACGGGTCTGCAGCAGCTGACCGCGGTTACGACGGTTGGTGTTGGTGAAACGGGCGTCGAGCTCGTAGCCCACCACAGCCATGTCACCGAGGGCAGTGATCATAGCGGCAACCGCACCGCCGGTCAGGGCCAGAGAGGTACCTTCCTCGTCGTACACGCGGCTGACTTCCACCGGGCTCGGGGAGAGGTACAGGCTGCCCTTGGACAGGGACACAGTACCGGACATCTGCACGGACACACGAACGCTCCAACCAGCCGGAACGTTTGCCAGGGCAGTGCCTTCCACGGTGGTGGTGTCGGCAGTGATCAGCAGGTCGTCTGACATGAACGCCAGGTTGGCGTTACGGGTATCAGACTGCAGGGCCGGTTGGAAGACAGCGGTCGGCATACGGCGCACGTTGAAGCGCACCACGCCATCGCCAGTCTGCACATACAGGCTCTTCAGCCACATGGCGCTGTCCAGGGTATCGGAGATATCCAGGTAGTGGCCATTCAGCAGCTGCTGCTGGTTGGAGATACCGATCAGGTTCAGCTTGGTGTTCGGACGCAGCGGAGCAGTGCGCACCGGGCCGGTGTTGGGGTGCTCGACTTCGATCGGCGCGACCAGGCCTGCCGGGATGAAGTACTGGGTGTTGTCATCCTGCTCGTTGACCACCGGGATACAGGCAGTGCTGAAGTCTTCCAGAATGGACGGATCACGGAAGGCTTCGACCAGGTTGACTTCCTGGGTGTCGAACAGCGCGCCAGTGGTCTGGTGATAGACATCACGCATCACGGCGACGTAGGTCAGGTTCTGGGTCACACCACCTTCGGTCGGGTTCACGACCACGGTCGGGTAGGCGGCTTCACCGAAGGCATCCTGACGGGCGGCGGTCAGGCTGTAGCCGACAGAGACCACACGGAAGTCACGCTGGGACTTCTCGTTGTAGTTCTCCATGGCGGCTTTGGCATCGGAAACGGTCATCAGAGAACCAGCCGGGCCATCCAGCATCGGACGCACGTTGATCACGTTCGGATCAGCGGATTCCACAGCCACGGCCATCTTGGCCATGTTGTTGCGCCACTGGCGGGCGTTGGTCAGCGCCGCTTGGGTCAGCAGGGCGGCAGTGATCTGGTTGGAGGCCACGCGATCGGCATCAGCACCACGACCCTGGTTGTAGTGCTCAAAGCCCACGCTCGGATCACCGAGGATGTCTTCCAGCGCACGGTACATACCCTGGATCTCTTCACCCAGGTGACCATCGACGTCGCCGAAACCTTCCAGGGCGGCGGAGAAGTGCTCAGCGCCAACGCTCAGTTGACCGGCTTGGGTGCCGTCGATCTGCTCGTAGGACTTGGCGAAGGCGCTCAGGTTAAAGTGGGCAGACGTGCGATCCCGCTTGCCCATCAGGAAGTTCTTGATGCTCATGTGGTATACCTTTTGCAAAAGGATTGGTATGTTGAAGAAACGTTTGAGTTTGCTTACCGTTCTCTGTAATCACCACCTTTATGTCAGTATCAAGGAATGACCTCAATCCAACGGCAGGGATTTCAGATAATAGGAAAACAAATTGGTCTTGCTCATTCGTTCAAAGGAGAACGTGTGCAGGACCTGAGCGATCATCGCATCGAAGAACGCTCGATTGTACGAGAGCTGCATGCTGTCAGGATCGCCTTCTTCATGGCGTGACCTCTGCCACACCACGACCCAGAACGTCTCGTCTACCACATCCAGGGAGTATACAGGAATGGTTACCGCATCTCCCATTTGGAAATCTGTTTCATACCGTAGTTGCAGGGTTTCTACCCGCTGTTGAACACGATCCTTAAGCGGCTCGTCATCCAGCAGTTGTTTCAGTGGTGAGGGCACCAACTGAATGTCCAGTTCTCGATCAAACGAGAAGGGGAAGTAACGCATCCCGAGTTCAATATCCGCTAGATCATCCGCACTGAGGACCTTGGTCATGCGGTTGATGGAGCGGAGTTCTTGGAGTGACACCCCTTCGTCTTTAAGACTTCGGTAGGTGTCATCAGAAATCACCAAGACCTGTGGCATGGCCAAGACTCCCATCGGGGCACCTGCCCCAGTGCATGAAAAACAACAGTTGTCATCATACAGTAAGGATTTCACCCATGGTAGTTTCCTGCGCTTTGGATAAAATACGCTCTGCTGTGATAGTCTGCTAAAGGGGTCCGTCTATTGCATAAGGAGAGTCCACTTGATGTTTTCCCCCAAACAATTGCTGGTTCACTGCATTACACTGGCATGCTTTGAACACCGGGAAGGGGTATCGACCTCTCCCTCGAAAGAACTCGTTGAAAATGTGATTGCCTCACTCCCCATTCCTGAGGCCACCGTAGACCACGATCATGGACGCCAGACCTTTTTGGAGCTACGTGGGTATGTAATGTGGCTAAACGCGAGAGGGAAAGGGGACTTCCCCACTGAACAGGAGGTGTTACAAAACGTTCAGATTGCCTGTCGTGAAGAGACCTACCTGTACGAGGCCATTGCCTCTCCGTTGCTTGAGAAACACAAGAACGTCAAAGAAACCGTTAAGATCATCCAGAGTTACCGTAATAAGCTTAGCCAATACCTGAATGAAGAGAAGATCCGTCAACTGATCAAAGAGTACCAAGGGAAGCTGCTCTTTAAACGCGACCAGTATGACGTAACAGAAACCGTCAGAGAACTCCAAGAGAAGCTAGAGCCACTGATTGCCATTCGCGGTAAGCAGTCTCACCCCTCACTGATGGGGGAGATCGACTTTGGGAACGGAGAGTCTCTTACAGAAGGGTTTAATGAAGTCAAGGTCGCGGTATCCCCTGAAGGCGCCTTTAAGACCGGGTGGAAAGCACTCAATCGGATGCTGGGGCCCACTGGCGCAATCAAGCGGGGTGAGTGTGTGGTAGTGGGGGCGCTACAGCACAACTTCAAGTCCGGCTTTATGATGCTAATGTTCATCTTCTTTGCGATGTTCAATAAACCCTACATGCGCGATAAGACCAAAAAACCCCTGTTATACTTTATTTCCTTTGAGAACTCGATCTCTGAGAACCTGTTAACCATCTATAAGTACCTCAAAGAGAATGAGACAGGGGTGGCGGTGGTGGATAGCCAAGTCAACCCCGATGAAGCAGCAAAGTACGTAGCGGAACAGTTGCGTAAGACGGGGTATGAGCTACGCATGGATCGGTTTGATCCCACTGAGTTTACCTGCAGTTCATTGATCGCGACACTGGATGGTCTGTCGGCTGATGGGTATGAGATCCACGCGCTCTTTATTGATTACTTGAACATGATCAATAAGGCAGGCCTTGAAGCCAAAACCATCGGGGAAGATATCCGTCTGGCATTTCGTCGCGTCAGAAACTTTTGTGCGCCTAGAGGCATCACCTTTATTTCTCCTCACCAGCTCAGTACAGAGGCACTTCAGCTCACCCGTGAGAATGTGGAAGACTTCGTTAAGGTGGTAGCCAACAAGGGGTATTACGACGGCTCTAAACGCTTGACACAGGAACCAGATCTGGAGATTTTCCTCCACATCGTCGAAGTCAACGGAGAGAAGTTCTTAACCGTTGCACGGGGTAAACACCGTGGGACGTCTATCACACCGATGAAAGACCTTTATTTCGTTCTTCCATTCCGTCCCATCGGCACCATCCCTTGGGATGTGGATAAGGAAGATGAAATCACCCTCAGCGTACCGGGGGGAGGTCCTGTCGGTAGTGGGCAGGAAGAACCCTGGTGGATGTAATCCCTCCTTTTGTAAGAGGATCGAATAATGAAGACCCATCAAGAACCCCTAGTGATCATGGCAGAAAGCCGAGTGACTATGGTGCGAGATATCGTCTCTCGTGTCATGCAGGTTCCGTCTCAGGACCCGCCTCAGCATATTGAGATATTCACCTCAGGAGACTACAGCTACTTGCTGATGCTGTTGGTGTTTGAACTGGAGATTGCGCTTCAGGTGGAAACACCCACCAATGGGTTCAATAATGCGGCTGAAGCCATGGCGCAACTACAACACCTCATCCAACATCACCACGGTGGTATCACCATTGATATCGCGGAGAAGGAACTACTGACCGTGAACCGCCGTTATCGGACGTTCCACACCGTAGGGCCTACTCTACTCTTTGTTGAACAGTAAGGCATGCACCATACTACCGGGGGCCTTTGGGTCCCCGGTTATGCCCTCGGCAACAAAAAAAAAGAAGACAGCGGCATAAAAGGCCCTCCCCGAAGGGAGGGCAAAACGAGTCACCACCCAAGAAGAAGGGAGACGTGCTTGCGATGAAGGTGTAACAACCTGCCAAAGGTGAAGCAAACACGCTCCATACTATCATTTCTTGCCAAGTAGTGAGGTTTCGATAAAGGCCCTTAAGTTATACTCCCTTAAGGTGGGGTTTTGGTACATGGGGTCGAACAGTTCTGCTTGATGGAGATAACTGGCTACAGCATGGAGTTGTCGGTCAGTGAGTCGGTACTCACTCACCACACGCTGGGCGGTATCACTGCTGGATTCTGCAGGACTTGGCCAGATCAGCCAACTCACAGCAATTGCGAGGAAGAAGATCAAATAGCACGCCATCAACTCCTTGCGAATGGCTTTACGTTCCAGGGCATTCTGGTAGTTAGTTTTTCTCATGAGGAAGTTCCTTATTAGCTAACAGCGTGATGATTGCGCCGACTCTGGCGCAGGTACTTGGTTTTATTGCGAGTGGTGGATGCTTTGAACTTCAGGCTTTTTGTGGTGATCTGGTTCGTTGCGGTATCAATCTGTAGGAACTCATCAGAGAATCCCCGTTGATGGAGCGCCATGGCGATTTTGTACCAGGCTTCTTTTCCAGCATCAGTGATGATTACCTCACCGAGCTGGTAGGGAGTGGCATCACCATAGCGGTAACGAAACCCCCCCTCTAGCAAAGGGACATGGATATCGGCACCTTGAAAATCCGTCAGGGTGTAGGAGACCTCCAAACGTTCAGGTTTATGGCGATAAGCCACCTCCAGAACATGCAGAGAATCATCCGGGATAAAGTCCGTGGTAATAGTGCCCATCCCCCCACAATACCGAGAGACGTCACTAGACGACCCTCTCGCAATGCGAAAGATATCCCGCTTGGGGCAGTAACCCGCACCAATAGAAAGGTTCGGTTGGCGAGGTTGGGCCACCGTAACGTGGAATGGCGTAATGGTGATATTATCGAAGTGGTGCAGTTCCATAAGGACGGTCCTTTTTTGATTTTTAACGAGTCGGGCTGTAGTGGAAGGGAATGGCGTAGTCCGGTGTCAACAGCACGTAGGGATTAGTTAGTTCCCAATCCCTTTTCAACGCTTCGGCCCACTTTTTATCGGGATAGCGCACTCGCAGGCGATAATGGTGGAGGCGATACAGATCCCCACTGCGGTTGATCAGGACTCCTACCATTTCTGACAGCAGTCGATCTTCCACACGGGTAAGCTTGTCTTCTGGGCGGTTTACCGCCCCCATCATGCCGTTTGCCGAGAGAAAGCGGACTAATTCCTCCAGGTGTTCATCCTTAATGGACTCAGATGGCTCTGTAAGCTCGTCTGAGGAACGTTCGGTGGCGTCCCTGGGGGTATGTACCGGGGTGGGGTCATAAAGGCGCTCAGCGCCAATACAGGGGGATTTACGGGACAGGGTGCGCTTGGCCGTGGTGTTGACCGCAGTGATACCCGCCCAACCAATAACCAGCAAGACAAAGAAAGCGATTAAGAAAGGCATGGGAAAACTCCTTTTTGATTTTTAGTGAGGTACTACCACCTTTAGGATTTGACACTCCCCTAACTTCAGGGATTCCTGCTTCATCGAGCTGACTTACTCCCACTATTGCTGGAAGCAGAGGTCAATCTCCCCACAAGCATTTTAAGAGTCCGTATGCCCTACGGCCTCTGCTAAAGCCACTGTTCAAGCAGTGATGTGGTGTTCTTGGATGAACACCGCAGTCAGTGTGTTCCTCAGATGACTCGCTGGTGGGAGCATGTCGAGCGCCATGTTCCGCAGGTTGATGGCGGCATTGTGGTCTCGATCATGCTGAGTCCCACAACTGGGGCACACCCACCAACGTTGGTGTAGCTTGAGCTTGTGTTCTTTCTCTAGTCTGTGGTTACACACACTGCATGTTTGACTGCTCGGGAAGAATCTCTCTGCGATGACCACCTTGCAGTGCTGCGACTCATCGGCCTTGTAGAGCAACATGGACAGGAACTGTCGCCATCCACAGTCAGCAATGTGTTTAGCGAGTCTCCTGTTCCTGACCATGCCCTCAATATTGAGGTCCTCAATAGCAATAGTCATGCACTGGTCTACAAGGCTTCTAGAAAGCTTGTGCTGAAAGTCCATTCGACACTGCTTGGTTTTCGCGTATGTCTTAGCGACTTTCAGCTTTTGCTTTCTGTAGTTAACACTACCTTTCTTTTTCCTAGAAAGAGAGCGTTGCGCCCTCGCCAGTCTCCTGGCATACTGCTCTTGGTATTTGGGATTGGCATACTCCTTCCCTTCTGAGTCTACCGCAAAGGTCTTGATCCCTAAGTCCAACCCCAAATGTATCTGTCCATTCGTGAGTCGGGGTTCTACTTCACAAATGAAACAAGCATAATACTTACCATCAGACTCACGAATGATACTACAGGAAGAAGGTTGGGTGGGGAGCACCCCACCCCACTTTTCGTTCTTGTAACTCCATTTAGTTTTGATAGGGGAATGCATGACTTTAGCCATGCGGAATTCCCCACTCTCCAAATCTAAGGAAAAGGCATCACCTACTAACCGAATGGATTGACGACTCTGTTTCTTTTTGAATTTAGGAAACCCAACTCTTCCTTTTCCTTTGAAAAAGGATTGGAAAGCTACCCCGAGGTCTCGTAGGGACTGTTGCAGTGCGACCGCTGAAACATCATAGAGAAACCCATGTTCTTTCTTTAACTCGGGGAGTCTTACGACGAGTGAATTCGCACTCAGTTTGGGTTTCTCTAATGTTGGGTTTGTCTGGTAGGCTTTGTATTCCTCTTGTACCCTGTTGAGAACCTGATTCCAGACAAACCGTTTACAACCAAACGACCTCACCAGGAGGTCTTTCTGCACGACATTCGGATAGATCCGAAAACGAAATGTTTTCGTCGCCATGGCTGGCCTCCTGGGGAAATGAGTTAGTCTATACATGTGGAGTCTGGCGATGCAAATCATCCTCTACCTGAAGGAGGAGGCTTTATGACCACTCCTGAACAAAGACCATGTCACTTACTCCGCGTTGGACAGGTGGGTAACCGTTGAACCTCGTTATAGGCCATCATGAAGTCACCGACACTCTGCGGGATACGTGTATTGAGGACGCGCTCACAGAGCCTGCGAACGCGGAGAATGTCTTCCGCCAGCTGCGGGGATGTGAGGTTTCCAGGCTTACCCACCTGATCGGTAGCCTCCATAAACTCACCAATAGTCATATCACGATTCATGTTTACTCTCCCAGAATAGTCCGATGGTGTACCGGATTCACTCTCAGGATATAGGTGTCAAGACCTGTGGATTGAACGACTCTGTTATATCGCGAGGTACGACATAACACCCCTCCCCAAAGGGAGGGAGTTACTCGGTTCCTTAAGAAAGTCACGTAGTTAGGTGCTCAGGGTCCTCTCGGGTGAGGAACACCTTCAATGTGGTTGATGCGGGAAAGTTCTGTGTAACAACACCGGGGGTATCGGGCGTGCGATCTTCTTTCACCCCTAGAAGCACCCCATCGTACTGTTGTAACTCATCGTCCCCCGCGACATAATATTTTACCGGCATTCCTGGGTAGAGCAGATTGATGTCTCCACGCTGCCATTCAATGGCCAGGTATCTCCCCCGTTTTCGGGCAAGGTCACTGTAGTGCTTAAAGGGATTTGACGTAGCGCGCTCGCGACTCCAACGCGCGTGGGTCTTCTCAGACTTCAATTGATCGCCTTCAAACTCATACAAATTCTCCTGGCGATTCAAACGCGTGCGGTTTCCTTCGCTCTTACCAAAAGACATCATGCCATCGGCATTGGTGAAGCGTCTGGCGTTACCTTCATTCAACTGCTGGTACAGTGCCCCTTCATCCACTTGGACGTCACTGTTTGCCACCACGATGATTTGCTGATCGGTAACGCGATAGGTCCTCTCTGCTCCGTAATACCGATTGGGGGGAACGCGGATAATGGTGAGAGTCCTTGGTTCTTCTCGGGTACGGGTGGGGTTGTATAGAGGGTAGACGTACCAGAGACCTCCCTGTAGGAAACAGCCAAGTCCCGCGCTGTAGATTCCCCCTTCCTCGTTCTGTAGGTAATGGGGTACGTCCTCCAGTGGCGTGCCATGGGGAATGACAATCTGCTCTTTGACTGTCTGGGAGAACCCTCCGATCACATCCACCCCTGTGATGCGCTCTTCTTCACTTAGCGTGAGTGTCCCGGATGCTTCCGTTAATATCCCCCTCAATACATCCATGGGGGTATTACGGCGAAAGATATCTCCCACCGACACCATCCGACACTGATAGAGGGCCTCATCGAGGAGTTGGAACTGCACGGTTTTCATGCCCGTCTTGTTCATGTCTTCTCGATTTGAGGAGTGTGGACTTAAGGCCTCCATGTTGGGCTGATCCTGGGTGAGGAGGACTGCTCGATAGCGCCGTTGGCGAATCTCCCCGTCTTCATTCACCTCACGGCTCTCCCGCAGGGGCTCAATGAACAGGTCGATCAAAAGATTCTCTCGATGTGGTAGGATCAGATAGGTGTAGTCTCCGTTCCCCATCAGGCAGCTCAGCTGACTGTTCTCCCCAAACCCTACCTCGTAGTCCCGCTCAATCCCCACGTAGTCTAGTTTGACCGGAGAGAACCACTGACCCCCTGCCTTGATCATGCAGGAGAGGCGGTAGTGCCCAATCCCCTCCCCACTCTCAATGATGGCACCGACCTCCTCTAACAGGAGGGTTGCATCAACGGCCATGAGACATCACTCCTGTAGACGACGTTCAATTCGATCCACGATGGACACGTAGGGTTTCTCGTGGGCTTTCTCTTCCTTCTGCTTAGCAGTGATGTAACTGCTCACACTACTGCGCCGCATGTTCATGGCGTGAATGCGTTCACGCACCAAGTTGCGACTCGTTTCTCGTGGTTGAAAATACTTCGCTATGGAGTGAATGGCAATGGCCACATCCTCCAGCATACGAAACTCCTCAATAGGCGGGACGTCGTCGATATGACACCCCGCGACCACCATCGCTTCCCAGTCCCGTAGGTGCTCTTGGATGTCTTCATAAACATCGACCGTATCGCGGGGATTAACGAAGTCCACCACTGCCCCCTGGGCATGTAGCATGGCAAGGCCTGCAGGGGTCTGACGCATAACCTCAACGGTCGATAGGCGCTCACGGTCAAGCTTCCCATCTCCCGTGACGGGATACCCCACTTTCTCAATGTACTTTTCCCCGTACATGAAGATAGGGGGTAGGCGCACCGGGTAGCGAAAGTGAAACAAGCGATATGCTGCCGTTTTGATCTTAGGACGACTCATGGCAATACCTCACGCACTGCGAGTGCCGACATGGAGGAGGGCCCAGACCAGCGGATAGAAATAGAACCGCTCCAGGTTATCCCAGTCCCAAAGGGAGTCTAATAAGGCATCGAGCTGTTCCATGTTCAGGGCCTTGGCTTGAACCATCTGCCATACCAGTAGCTCCAGCTTTGACATCCCAGCGGGGTCCTCCTGATAAAACGCCTCACTGAGAACGTAGTAATCATCCTTGACCACGGGGTGGATATCCGCCGGTACCTTCCAGGGGGGGATCTCCTCGACCTCGTCACGGCGCATAAAGAACAGATGGCCACGTTCCATTTGCGGGGGCAGGGGATAGTTGGGCAACCGCCTTGGCTTCCCTTCGGTGTAGTTCATCCCGATGATGCTGCGTTGGGCCTTGCCGTTGTACCACGCATCAATGTCGGTCGGCGCATCACTTGGAAAGACCACACAACGAATGCCGGTAAACCCAAGCGCCTGCAGGGTCACACGTCCTTTGAATGCCGTTGTGGTGAATAGCTGAACTCGCTGTGTGCACCCATAGAGCTTACTTACGTCGCGCCTGACGATAGCGTCCCACAGGGTGGGTTGTTTCATCACCGGTTCTGCACTGACATTAAGCTCTCGCACCTTACGTACATCAGGGTGGTCGGCATGGCTGACCATCTTCAGAAAAGCCTTGACCACAAAGTGATCGTAGGTAGTGACCCCCTGATCAGGCACCAGTAACGTCTGGAACTGATTGGAGTAGAAATCCGTCAGGTAACGACTGAGCAGTTCTCGCTGGATACCCCTGTAGCGTTCGGCTCGTGTGTATTGGGTTTCGGTAACAAAGGGACCACACCCCCGCACTAAGCTGTTACGGGAGTAGCGATACTCCTTGATGGTCTTGCGCTCCAGGTCAGTCAATCGCTCAGGACTTAACCGAGAGACCATCAGGTAGTCGATGTTGTACACGCTATCGCGTAGGATGGTTGCGCGCTCTGCACGCGTGATGGTGAACACCCCTGCGGTTCCATCCCCCACATCCGCAATGAACATATCCCCTTTGTTCGGTACCAAAAAGGGATAGGCGATACCACTGCCGGTAGCGGACATGGTTAACACCTCTTCGTTCTGACTGAACGAGAGGGGGGTGGTCACCTTAAGGTCCATGCCCCGGATTCGGCGGTACTGTTGATAGATCGGATCGCGGTCCAAGTTCTGTGGCGTGGGTTCGTTATCCTGATGGAGCACTTGACTGAAATAGTCAACTGTCCAGTTGGACCCTGCAATCCAGATCAGTAGAGCAGAGCTCGGTGTATACTGGGTGTCAATGGTGATACCACGAAACCCCTTGTCCTCAATACGTGAAGGAGGAGCCTTCACCTTAATGGGATTCTCCGGTGGAGGCATTGATTCCTGCTCTTCGTCAAAGAGTGCCATAACACCCTCCCTTAGGGTTTATAGGTCAGTATGCTGAGATACAGCACCCGTGGATTGATACGCTCGGGCTGTCGGCTATTACGCATTGTCTCATCCACCGCGTCCTTAATGTCCCGGTCTCGGATGATACCTTCTTCGTTGGGATTTCCACCACACCGCGTGTACCAGGCGGGAAGTGTAGGGACTAGCTCCGGTTGAAGATTCCCTGGCCACCCCGGACCTTCCCAGCCGCAACCAGGCCAAGGCGTCATGTCCCACTCTTCCCCAAGCCATGGCCATGGCCACGTGCCGCCATGTTCAGGAGGACCGATCAAACTCCCCTCCCCCGGACACTGCTCGGTAGTGAGGCGAGTACTGCCCACCCCAAGGCGCTTCAGGTCTTCCAGACTACCTCCACCCAGATACACCCCAAGAGCAAGCAGTGCTGTGTAAGCCACTGTGGGGTAGCGTCTGAGGCACTGGATGGTTTCCTGATCGATAAAGCTCCAGTCCCGAATCAGTGAGATCTGGATATGGTAATACTTGGTCAGGTCTAAATCTCGCTGTGCCTCGATAGTGACGGTCCCCGACTCGAAACCTAACTGGATGTCGTTTGCCAGTCGATTGTTCTCATACAGCCGGAATTCAAAGATTGATTTTCCGGGCGTGAAGAACCGCTCCCCTTGCTGGAAGGCATACTCCAGAAAATACGGCGTAAAGGCAAACGGTCCCATGTCAGCAAGGTTTAGCAGACGGCGTGGATTGTCGGGATTGATTACCAGCAGTCCAGTGAAGAATGTCAAGCGTCCTTGGGGAATGTCCTTGGGTGACCAATCATCGATCTCAGGGTGGTGGATGTAAGGGAGTCCTTGGAACGTAAAGTCATCCAGGAACTTTTCAAAGTTTCCTTTTGTTAAACTCACCTTCCTAGGGAGTCGCTTAAAGGTCGAGTAGGCTTCGGTGGGTCGAAAGACGCGATCGATAGTGCGGTTGTGGATGAGCATGGGCCACCGACACCAAAGTTGTGTAGGCCTGGCGTAATGAAGGGTGTAGGAGAAAGAGGCCAGATAAGTACCTGCCTCATTACCTTCCTTCTCCGGTTGGTCAGGGCTATCGGTGAAGTCAAACCACCCCAACACTTCATGCTGGTGCTCCTTTACCACACGGCGCCCTTCCGTTCCAATCAACGTAGTGGCGGTGGTAGTGGGTTGTAAGCTGTAGCGGTCCAGGTACTCCTCGAACGTCTCACCCACAGGAACGGTTGAATCCTCTTTCAATGCGTGAAGGTGTGAGAGAAGTGCCATGATGGGTTCTGGTACAGCGTAATGGTACTCCACGTCGTGGTAGAGTTCAGCACGAAGTGCGGAGATTCGGTTTCGCATCTCATCAACCCATCGCTGGGCCTGGGTTTTATTCTCCACTTTGTAATCAAACGACATCACCATGCGTACCCGACGATACACGGGGGTGAGGAGGATATCACGGCCCGAGTCATGGAAGATCGGGTTGTGCTCTGCCCGATTGACGATGGTCGTGAGGGTGTCCTGTTCATCAGTCTCTTCAGTAAACCGTACTGTTAACCGCCCTGAGGTGCCTGGAAAGATAATACCGGTATTGTCACAAGGACCAAAGGTCCCGTTATTCATGGGAATGGTACCGGTGTCCCCAGGTAAGCGAATGGGAGTGTCGACGGGCAGACGCATGGCCTCACCGAGTTGACGCGTCATGGCAATGGCCACGCGACGAATAACCGACTCGTAGACATCAGGCAGTGGAACAAGGGCATGTGGCATGGGAGACTCCCTAAGGGGGCGGTGGTAATTGTCATTGGATTAGCCCAACGCGTCTCCCTGAGACGGCATATTGGCACTCCCAAGCGGGAGTGCCAATAACAGCTGCGACGAAGACGTTAGCTTTCCTGCTTCTTCAGTTGAGTGACGCCCTTCTTGGCGAACTTCACCAGACTCTTCTGAGAGGAGAGGCTACGGATGGCCATCTCGTTGACAAACGGGATAAATACCCAGGCGTAGGTGTGGGCCCAGTTCAGCAGACGAGCTCGCTGGCGAGCCGCCAGGAAGAACCACCCCACATTACCGCCGCGTTGAACCTCAGGACGGGAGTTGACGATGACGGTGTTCAGCTCCTTGCCGGTTTTCTTGGTTTGCTCGGCCATGAAGATGGCATTGCTCTTCACCTCCTGGAGCAACTTCACCAGCATGCCTTTATCGACCTTGACCGCCTTCTCACCTCCCTTGACCTCTACCTTCTCACGCACTGGCAGATGGGCCAGGACGGCGCCAGTGGGATCAAGTACATCTACACGCGGATCGGAATCGGTCCGCACCTTGTACTTGACGTTACCGAACAGACCCGTACCTTTGAGGATGGTGTCGCCCATCGCGGCTTCGGGAGTCTTGGCCGGTATCTTCTGATGAATCAACTTCTTGAGTTCATCTACCGAAGAGATCTTACGGGACTCTTCGATGGTATTGAAGATAGCCGTGTGATAGCTGACCGCCGACTTCAGGTAGGTACCGAATACCCAGTTCATGGTGGCGCGTTCTTTCTTGACGCCATCGACCAGGTTCGAGGGGATATCACCCCCCATTGAGAGCGCTTTGCGCATACCGCCGCTCAGTTTGACCTCAACACTGCCCGACGGAAGGGCGTTGAGCTCACTGATCATGACGTCGCACTGCGTGACTACGGCTTGGAACTTCTTCACGCGAGAATTGTCTACCAGCTTCCCAACAAACTCACTGAGTTTACGGGAAACCACACCTGACTGACGGTTGGTGGTGTCGCTTACGTAATCCTCAAGTGCTGCGACCACCTTACCGTAGTACACCTCCAGGTCATCACTGGAATAGTCCTCGAACGACGGTACCTCTTGAGCACCCAGTACCTCGCCGTACTGTTTGATGGCCTGGTCAGCAAATGCAGCCAGTTGCGGGGAGAACTGATGATTCTCCAGGCCAAACCGGAAGACAGCGAGCATGCGGTCAAAACTCTCAACCGCAACGCCCACCTCCTCGTTGAAGCGCTCTACCTCCTCAACGGCGCGCTCTTGCTCAACCTCACTGGTGTTGAGGTCCTCAAGAAGTTCTTCGGCTTCCTCCAGTTCGTCTTCGGTCACATCCCGCACTTCCGGGACTTCCACTTCCGGTACAGGAAGCTCATCAGGAGAAACGTCATTGCTGGTTACGGACTCGTGGTAATCTTCCAGTGAAAGGTAGCGTTCGAGCAGGCTCATTGTCACATTCCTTTTAACGATAGACAGTCATGGGGATTTTCATGGCCATGAAAACCATACGATTATCAGATATCACCGACGCCAGTTTTCAAGACACAGTCGCACACAGCCTCGGTTCATGGTCAGAAGACTACCGTAGAAACCATGGTAGGGGGTACTGATCCAATTGACCGCCGTACGTACTACTGACGCAATCTCCGTCAGGTGCTTCTCCTCATCAGGCGCTACACTCACCGTAGCAAGTTGTTGCGCGACCTTCTCAAGAGCCTTAATGAGATCTTCAACTTCGCTGTTCTTGGTGTTACCGGCAAGCTTTGCGGTATTGTCGCAGAAGCTCCCCACGTCTTTCAGTAACCGCTCTGCGGTGGTGAAACCAAACCGATTGAAATTGACCTGACTTGGGATTTTACTGAATCGCTGGGTTTCTCTTACCATCTTCACCCGAGTATGGGAGAAGGAGGCCAGTTCACCCGTCTCACGGGTGGTAAGCTGTAACGTAAGGCTTGACAGGAGGGGATCTGAGGTGTAGGTGGTCTCACTGCCCTGTGTGCCCTTCAGGATGGATCGGTTCAGCTGAGCGGGGGTGGCGGCCGCTAGGATACTACTCACCCGTTCCACTTGAGTGGGCTGTCGCACAACGGCCTGTAGGACTGACACCAAGCGTCTCATCTCAGGAAGCAGCGTCTTGTAATAATACTCAAAGAATTTATGGGCAACGGAACTGGTCAGTTGGTAGTGATTGATCAGAATGGGAAGGTCGGTGATCGGACGGTTTCGGTGGGACAGAGCACGAACATGGGTCTTCAGCAGGAACGTATTGCCCTCAGGGGGTGGGACCCCCCGCAGCGAGGCGCGCACGCGGTTGGCCTCAAACGAAAGGACCTGAAGTTGACGCATGCTTTGAGATTCAAAGACCTGGTAGAGCCATTTCAATACCTTAGCCACCCAGGAGGCCAGTCCTTTTACCCCACTCCATGCCACGCTGCCGATGCCCTCACTGCCAATGGCGGGAAAGGTCTGATCAGGAAGATCAAACGCCGGCATGGGAGGGTAAGTCTCTAGCGTGATATCATCAAACAATGAGGCCAATCCTACACCCCTGGGCTCGCGAGGTTGAAGGGCAATCGGCTCTCCGTGTTGATCTTTCTCCACCTTAACGGACCACGGGTCCAGCTTCGGGATGTAAAAGGCATCCAACTCTTCCTGCTTGGGAATCCGCAACTCCCCGTTCTCATCCTCAAGCCAGTGCTTAATTCGGGACATGGTATCCCTCCTTGTGACAAAAGCGGAATAACAGTCGCCCCGAAGGGCGACTGCCAGTACTGACACGTACTGCCGTAAATACGGAAGATTATGCCTGAGGAGCCGGAAGGGCGCCAGCTGTACCCTCTTCCTTCTTCTCGCCGTCACCGCCTTTACCGTAGGCAGCAAGCTGTTGCTCGACCAGACGCAGTTGAGCCGCCATGGTGGAGGTGGCCAGTGCCAGACCCTTGTGGGACGGACCGTGCAGGATCTTCTTGGTGTGGGTCAGGGCCTTGATGACCAGGGACGCTGCACTGTTGGCGGCGGTGTCTTCACCGGCACCACGGCTGGTGATGGCCTCGCCTGCGGTCTTGAGAGCACCCAGGGCTTCTTTCATGTCCGCCTTGTTGGACATGTCAGAGATCTGCTTGGAGAAGTTGGCGATCTTACTGGCGGTGCTGGCCAGTGCGGTGGGTGCCTGAATGCCCACGGGCTTCTTACCGCTCTCCACGGCCTTGGCACCGGTTACCGGATAGACACCGGTGTGGACCTTACCGATCACCCCCAGGATGGACTTGCCCTTCTCGTCCTTTTGGATCAGGGCCTTGGAGGGCAGCACCACATAGAAGGCTTTGTTGCCCGGCATGATTTGCTTGGTGCGGTAAGCCACGCTGTCTTTCCAGCGCTTACCAACTTCGTCACCAGAGACGGATTCGAACTGAGCACCCGGAGAGTAGTTGCCCAGACGCTCCACCACCTTGGCCAGGCCGTCGTAGAAAGACTCGGACTTGGGATCGAGACCGGCAGCCGCTTGTGCCAGCTCCTTGACGTAGGCGTTAGTGGCACGCACCTGATCCTGACCCACCGCGCGGGCAAAGTTCATGGCATCATCGATATCGACACCCTTGCCATCTGCGGTAATGCCGGCGGTGTCCACCTCGATGCTGTTCTTGCTGGCAGTGCCTTTGGTTGCAGCGGCTTTCGCGGCGACTTTGGTGGCACGCTGGTGCAGGCGGAAGGCACCGTCAGTGATGGTCTTGGCAATCTCTTTGGCCTTCTCGGCGATAAAGGCGAGCAGACGCTTGAGTCCTTCCCACAGTTTGGTCAGGGTATTGCCGCCCTCTTCGAGGGACACCTGAGTGGCGTGCAGCTGAGAAGAGGTACCGCCGAAGGATTCGACAGAGGCGACGATGGGCTTCTCCAGACCGAGCTTCTGCTCCCAGGACTCGATACCCACTCGGATGGCAGCAGCGGTCATCGGGGTGATGCCGCCGTTCTCGGCACCCAGCTGCATCAGCTCAACGTAGCCTTCGATGGCGGCGTGGGCTTCCACCAGGTCGTTGTAGTCACGATCGGCCTCGTCCAGAGACTCGACGGCGGCATGGATCGGCGCCATGATGTCGCCAATGTTCTCAGACTCAATGGAGACGTTCTCCAGGTCAGCGTCGGTGAAACCCTCAAGAGAGCCGGTTTCGAGGTACTTGCGAGTTGCTTGGGTCAGCATGGAATATACTCCAGTTCAGTTTTGCAAAACGAGGTCGCGCTCTCCGGAGCTACCGGACAGTTTTTGTGACGTCCCCAAAGATAACGTTGAGACTAACCATCATATCGTCAACCCCGCCGGGATGACTGCACCACTTTTGGATCATCTCATCAAACGACATGTCCAGAAGATCGTGTTGCTTCAGATAATCGCGAATGCCAGAGCGCTCTGAAACATCCATAGCTTTCGCGGGTTGGTGGTTCACCAGCTGCAGCCAGGAAAACACCCCAATATGACGACGCCCTTCCACGATAAAACGTAAGGTATCAATCAGGAAATCGTAGTTATAATCCTGAAGCTCTTCATTACGATCTTGCTTCAGGAAAAACCCCCGCATGTACTTACGCGCAACCGCTAACACCTTACGACGAAATACCCAGGTTTGAGAACGGATCTCTTGACCGGTGTACTCGCTCCAAAGAGCCACCACCTCAGGAACCCCCTCGACTACCTGGGTGTCATATTGAGTGGGGGATTGTCCCCCGCTGTACTCTCGGGGAAACTGCTTCACTACATTCGGCATCATAACACCAGTCTCCCTTAGTAAGCGTAGTCGTCGTCAGAATAGGCATTCTCTTCTTCGAACTTAAGAATCTGGTAATCCAGTTTCTCAATACGCTTTTCGGTGTGGTCGATCAGCTTCTGCAGTCGGGGAGAGGCCTTACCGGTGTCGTTCAGTTCTCTCCACTCCTGAAGGCGCAGCTGGAGCGCTTCAAGCGTCTCCTTACGCTCCTTATGCTTCTTCACCTGGCGCTCCGCCGCTACACGCCCAAGCGCGTAGATGGGATTACGCAGCCGGATGGTCGCGGAGTGCTCAAGGCCCACCGCACCAAAGAGCTCAGCTGGATCGGTTCCAGCACGCCCGAGGGACTTCACTGCCACGTCGTAGGTATCTTCCGACACCTCGGCACTGCTTATCCCACTGAGGACCTTCTGGAACTCATTAACCGTAAGCGACATGACCCGATACAGGCGGATGTAGTCTGCCTGGTTCTCCTGGAGCCAGCTGACCTGCCCTTTGGAGAAGCCATTCGGCGCGGCATTGCCCTTAGCGGCATTCTCACTGTAGAGCAGAAAGTGAAGGAGCTTGAAGGAGTAGTCGGCATAGAACTCAGCCGCTTCCACGAAACGCAGCAGTGCCGCTCGGTCAAAGGTTACCGTGCGGTTGGTGATCTGCATACCGAACTTGCGCTTGATCTCCTTCTCTGCGGTATTAAGATGGCCCTCCAGGTGCTCCAGGGATTCCAGGATCAACTGGACTGGACTGCCGTCATAACGCACATGGCGATCAAACGCCTTGGCGATGGCATTGCCATAGTCAGAGGCGAAGGGTCGGTAGTTCAGCACCGAGGCAATCAGTCTGACATTCTCAAGGCCGCCGCCCTGAAGGCCCTCACGCACCTGATACAGTACGGAGAGAACCTCCCGGCGCTCAAACACCGCCGGGAGTCGTTTGGTGTACTGAAAGATCTTCATTGAAAACTCCCGGTTAGATGGAAACTGAAGCGCCCTGCATGTACGCTTTCAGAAACTCGGTAATGTCCGGACCTTTGCCCTTTTCCGAGACCTTCAGTTCACGGAAGGAAGCTTCGGTGGGTTGTTCCAGACCGCGGTGATAAATGGTCACCCGCTCCCAACGCTCGTCGACCACCACCATCAGCAGAAGGTAGGACTCATCGAACAGGCGCTTGCGCGTACGACTGGAGGAGAGTTTACCGCCCATCTCACGCTCGACAGCACGAGCGGTCTCGGTGGAGATCACCGCCACATTAGAGGCATCTGCCATGGAAGGGGTACCTGAGGCATAAGCACTGCTCAGGTTGCGCTTACGGCGCTCCGTCATGGTCAGGTAAACGTTGGAGGTGTCATTGACCAGAGCCTTACGGTGCTGATCGATCAGATCAGAGGCAAAGATCAGGTCTTTGACAAACGAGATCTGCCCGGCACGCCACAGGTGGTAGCGCTCCTTTACTCCTTGATTCTTGGCGGTTGCCGTCAAGATATGAACCAGGGTGGGGGAAGGAATGCGGGTCGGCAGTAGCCGGAACTGCACCGGAATGCGTCCTTTATTTTTTCCATCAGTTAGTTCGACAGAGATCAGCTTTCCAAGCGTAAGACTTGGAATCTCATAGAACTTACTGACGTCCCCACTGTCCACACCCACGGATGTGCCCTTAGGGGCCTCTTCCTCACTCTCCTGCGACACTACCTCACCACCCACTTCCACGACGAGGTTGTGTTCCATGGGTTGGTTAAAGCTTTCAAGGGACGGAAGACCGAAAGCATAACTCTCTTTTGAGAACACCGCATCCTTGACGTTACTGCCGACCGTATTACTGCGATTCGGATTCAGAGCATCCAGAAGTCGCAGGGTGTCCAGACGGCCGACATTGGTGCCCAGCATAGTCGCTGCTTGCATCCAATAGCCGATAAAGATCGACAGGGTGGTTTTCATGACATCCGTCATGTGTTCCGGGGTCGGCCCGGGCGGCACCAGTGATTGATCCACCAATACCAGGGGTTCGACACGAGCTGGACGACCGACATCAGCCAGTGAGCTTACGCTCTGTCCGCTCAGTATCAGAGATGCCGCTTTGGCAAGCGTCGGCATGGCGGCGGTTTTGGCATCGCCTCCCATTTCCTTCGCCAGCCCTTTGGCGTCTGTATACACAGCAGCACTTAGGGACATAATTAAGTTTCCTTTTTAACCGTTCAGGAGTTGTTCAATGGACACACCCAGAGACGTCGATGCGTATCTCAACGCGATTCGGCGCAATGTCGGTCAGGCCAATCTCAATAAGCAAGCCTCGGATACCCTCTTTGGGCTTAACATCACCCAGCGAAATGCATCACTACCCGCCAATACCGAGAACCACGGGTATACCTTCTTTACCCGGCCATTGATGAATATGTCATACGATAACCTGGCCGTAGATCGCGTGCTATCGAGTTTGCTGGCCAGTGAAGAAGACAGTATCCAACGTACCATCCGGGGGTACTTCGATCCACGTCATGTAAAATCGCAATACAGCAACTTCACTACCAAAGGGGTGGACAACAAACTGGCCTTTATTCCCTTACTGTCGAACAACCTCATCAGTCTATCCGGTTGGCCGGATTTCACCCTGAACACTAAGACCGACTCCCCTGGGATTTATCGTGAAGCGTACTCGTACGTTGATGACATTCCTTACAACTACGAGACCAATGACGTTGTCGCAACCTTTCGTAATTTAACAGGGGACCCCATCTCATTTATGATGTTGATGTGGGGATGGTACATTGGCCTGGCTTATGAAGGGCGGATTATGCCCTATCCTGACCTTGTGATGCTCAACGAGATTGACTATCACACCCGTATTTACCGGTTGGTCATGGACCGAACCCGTACCTACGTTTCGCGCATTGCGGCCTGCGGGGCCGCCTTCCCGATCACTGCCCCGATTGGGAACATCTTTAACTTTGAAGGCGATGGGTCACAATCCCCGTTCGGTACCGTGGATGATCAGATCAGCGTCAACTTCCGCTATATGGGCTTTACCTATTACGATAACATTCTGATCCATGAATTCAATACCACGGTGTCTAATTTTAATCCCGACATGCGAGACTCATTGCGCAGTGGGAACATGGTAAAACTCAAGCACTTTGAAAAGAACTATTTCCAACGCTACGCCTATCCGCATATCAACGAAGAGACCCTTGAACTGGAGTGGTGGGTCGATAAAGACTATTATACCTTCCAGATCCAAGGACTTACCCGAGACACCGTCACTGGGGAGCCGATGTCATGAGTACCTTTAAAGACCGCATGGACGCCGTTCGTTTCAATCCGGGCCTGATGCAGCAACTTGCACTGGAAGAGCTGCGAGAGCAGTTGAGCCAGCGGGGAAACTTTGATGTCCCTGACCCAACTAACCCCTTCGTCTATATGTTAGAGTGTGCCACCACCATGTCCGCCCACGCCATGGGGGAGGGGGAGAGCCTACTGGGTAAGGTCTACCCGAGTCTTGCCGTAGAGCGTGAAGACCTCTATCGCCATATGTCGGACTGGGATTACCTAGGTCGGTTTGCTGCACCCGCCTGGACGACTTTCGACCTATACCTGAGTCGTGATGAGGTCATGGCCAAGACCAGACCCGTTGGTAATGAGGGGGTGCGTCAGCTGACCATTCCCCGATTAACGGAGTTTACGGTGGCCGATACCACCTTTACCATGCAGTTCCCCATCCACATTCGCTTAATGGCACATGGGGGCCTTCAGGTAGTGTATGACAGTGACGTCACCTCTCCGATCCAGCAACTGACCACGAACCTGGTGGATTGGGACAGTGTGCGCCTTGGGGGTGAGGAGTTATTGGTTCTCCATATCCCGGTTGGTCAATTTAAGATCAGAACCTTCACTGAAACCCTAAACCAAGCGGCTGGGTATCGTAACGCTTACGGTTTCTCCGACAGCTTCTACACCGCCCGGGTATTTGTGTCGCGTAATGGTCAATGGGAAGAGATTCTGACCACCCATTCTGAGTGGGTCTTTGATCCCACTCGTTTGACGGCGGTATTGAAGGTACTTGAGGGGCAGGTGGAAGTTAGGATTCCACAGATCTACTTCAGTCAGGGCATGGTACCAGGTGAGGTGAGGGTAGACGTGTACAGCACCAAAGGTGAGCTTGAGCTCGACCTTGGGTCTTACGCCCCCGATCAATTCGAATACCGCTTAAATGCCATTGATGACGACCCAACCTATACCGCTCCCTTCAAGGCCTTCCAGCGCCTGCAGGCGATCAGTCCCCTGCGGGTCAGTGGCGGCAGTGACGCCATGCCTTTTGTGGACCTGCGTGATCAGGTGATTCAAAATGCACTGGGGTCCTCTACGGTGCCGATTACCAGTGCCCAGGTGAGTGCAGAGTTGCAGCGTCGTGGCTACAGCATTGTTACCAATATCGACAATATCACCAACCGTCAGTTCCTGGCCACTCGACAACTCCCCTCTCCAGGACGGGGGATGACATCAGCAGGGCTTGGTTGTCTGATGGGTGAGTTGATGGCAACTTTTGATGAGTTGGCCGCATCAACCCACGCAGTGCACCACGGAGAGCACATTACGCTTCTTCCCTCGATGCTCTACGAGTACCGTAACGGTCGAGTGGTGCCCCTACTGGATGGGGAGATTGAGCGCATCATTGGACTCAATAATGACGGTAAGGTCACTGAGGTGAACAATCGTCAACTCCTGTACACCCCGCTTCACTATGTGCTCGATGGACGCAATCAGCGTTTCTCCGTAAGGCCCTACTACCTGGATCAGCCGGAAATCATCCGTAAGACCCTAGTGGGGGATAACAACAGCACGCAGATGCTAATCTCTGTCGATCAGTACCAGATCGAACGTACGCCCTGGGGGTATCAAATCACCGTGTCATTGGTTACCGATGAACGGGTGGATGAGCTCGATGAAGAGGACGTTCATGTACAACTCTCCTATCAGCCAGTAGGAGAACGCACCTACGCCTCAGTGATGGGTACGCTTATCGAGCATGAGGGGGATGAGCGTATCTACCGGTTTGAGATTCGCACCAACTACGACATTGATGCTAATCATCGACTGAGAACTACCAACCTCTCGATGTTCGATGAATTCCAGGTTAACCATTTTGTTCCGTTGGAGCATGACTTTGATCTGAGCTTTATTGTCACCGGCCAGGACATGTTGTTCTATCGGCGTACTGAGCTTGATGACATGGTCAGCCAACACTTCTTTGATGGGGAGGTAATGGTGGTGGGTCGTGAGCGACTGCGTATTCGTCTTGGGAGTGCCCTAACAGGACTCTGGGATCGAAGTCGTACGGTCGTCACGGAACTCTCCTATAAGCGCTATCCAGCTAATGTGCCCTATATCCATGAACGCACGGTGCTTAGGACTGACGAAGATGGTCAAACCATCATCACCATGGACGATGAAGGTAATGTTCAGTATGAGGTACTCTTTGAGGCGGGAGAGCCCGTCCTTGATGAAGAAGGGAATGTCAGGATTCGTCACTTCCAAGGAGACGCCATCCTAGATGCCAATGGGGAGCCTGAGTTAGTGGAACCGCGAAAGCTACTGCGTGAATTCACCATGCTCTTCTTTGACGGAGTCTACTATGTCGTTGATAACCAGGACGCTCTGAACTACCGTCAGGAGATCCCGAGCAATCTGGTCAGGTGGTTGGAGAATGACATTGGACAGATGCAAGAGCAACTCCTTGAACAGTCAGAGATTAAACTCCACCCCACAAAAACCCTTGGAGAGACCAATGCGGTAGTTGCACAAGGACTGCGCAGTACGCTACAGATCAACCAGCATCTCTTTGTGAACTACTATCTGACCAACACGGCTTATGAGGACATGGGACTGCGTCAGTCATTGCTAAGTGCCACACGGCGTACGGTCGCTGAAATGGTATCCCGGCGTACGGTATCGATTTCAGATATCACGACACGCCTGAAGGCACTGGGGGGCGATAGTGTTATCAACCTGGATGTCGGGGGATTGGGAGGGGATAACAATTTCTCAATCGTCAGTGTGGATGACGATGTGGTTAGGCTCTCACTTGGTGCGCGAGCTGCCCTACTCCCCGACCAAACTATCACCGTTCAGGATGACATTGATATCAACTTCCTGAAACATCAGGTATCTTAACCTAAGGACATAACGCCCTCCCCACTTGGGGAGGGCACTTATGCCGGTTACCGCATGGTACGAAGCTTTTCAATGGTAGTTTTCACCAGACTTTCTGCTTTTTCCTTCGTACGCTCACTGGCGGCCGTTTCCATGACCCCCTTGTAATGGTACTGCATGGCCTGCTCAAGCAGACCGTAATAGTACTTCATGAAGTGAAGACGTAACTGACAGGCTTTCTCTAATGCCTTACAGACCGACACCAGGGCATGAATGGATTGGTTATACCCCCTCAACGCATCCACGATGGCATCGGCATCCGCTTGAGTGGAAGCAGTGGATAGGTGTTTAATCCCGCGTTCAAACCCTGCCAGGTTCTTCTCTACCCGAGAGAGCAGTTTCAGTGGGGTCTCGTAAGCATACCCACTTGACAGAAGCTTACTCGGACGCGTGGTAAGCAGATTGGTCTTGACATTATCCGTCAGGAATGTAGAGGCTTGAGACACGTCCAGTAGCAGGACAATCGTCTCATTGGCTTGGCGCAGTTTCTCCATCGGTCGCTTAAGTGCCGCAAACGCCGACATGCCATCGCCCCCCTCCACCAGGATGTCAATGGCGGTCTCTGACTCCCGCAGCAGATGCTCCACGGTGGGAGTCAAATCCTCAGTGAGCGTCTGTAGCGTGGTGGCGTGCTTCCCCTCCCCCATGACCACCAACGTAAGTTCCGTCTGAGGTAACTGCTTGAGCATGGCCTCTTGATGGCGCTTTGACCAGTCAGGAAAACCAGCACCACCCATGTGATTAAGGCGCACCATCTCCATGTAAGCATCAAACACCAGTGTGAGCTTACGGTAATAGAGATCGATTTGGTGGTTGACCTGAAGCTGAGGTAGAAGGTGTTTCTTCAAGAACCGATAAGAGCTCTTGATAAACTCCATAATCTTCTTGAACCACGCCTTGATGGTATCGAGTACCGTACGGGTGAAGGATTCCTGGGCAATATCCAGTGACAGAGAAGAGCGCTCTTGTGTGAAGAAGCCGAAACCTTCAACACCAAGATCCAGTTGGCTCAGGTGGCGTTCACGAATGGCCATCAGGGTCGCCATATCGGCCTCAGAGACGCCCTCACGCGACACCGTGCGGTGAAGCTGATGTAGGATACCCAGATCACGCTCAAAGCCCTCTAAGGACAGCTGTAGGGCCTTCAGAGACTCCTGACTGACTGTTTCATCGTCATCTTCTCCTGACGTCTCTCTGTCCTCCGCTTCAACTTCCTCGGATTGCGCTTCTTCGGGCGAGTCTTCACCTTCTCCGTCACCAGCATCCTGACCTCCTTCATCGAGTACGGCGTCTACCTCGTCGAAATGGGCTTCTTCCTGCTGATTATCGTTTTCCAGTGCTGGAGTCCCGTCTAGATTAAACATGGCTAACCTCACTGCTCGTCAGGGAGGGTGTCGGAAACAGCCTCATCACCCGCCTCTTGGGGCGGTGTTTCCTTTTGAGCCTTACCCAGTACCCCTGAGGTTATCGCCGCGACATCACGCTGATAGTTGGCAAAGCCACGATCTGAGACGAATGACTTGAACAGCTGTGCTTCGTCGTCGGTCAGGTGTTCGGCCTGAAGCTCGGATTTGATCAGGAACTTGATCAGGGTAGCATTCTCCACCCCCGTCAGAAGCTCGTAGCGGACAGACACCAGGTTGTGGAAGTAGGAGCGGCACAGACGCAGGTCCAGCGGGGTGCGTTCGTTAATGGCGCCGACCAATTCCTTCAGATCGCGACTGTACTGGTCGCACAGTTCCTCGCAGGTGAGCTCTGGGTCAATAGGGATCGAATAGGCCAGGGCCTGCGCCACAGCCAGGGCCTTCACCTCCCGTTGGTGGGAGGGGGGGAAGTTGAGGTGTTGAAAAGCGTCAACCAGTTCGTATGCCATGCGTTTCATGGGTTAGCTCCGGGCGGTGGTTTTCAGGCGTTCGGCATGAGCGAAGAGATCACTTCTGAACAACCGCTCTAACAGTTGCTCGGCTTGAACGCGATGGTAGGTACGGCGTACCAAGGGATTGGTGAGAATACCGATAGACTCGATCAGGGTCAGCTCATCGGTCATCTTATCAAGAATGGCTTTTACTTGGGCGATCTCAGCAAGGACCATTTCCTTGCCCACGTTATCGGTTGCGCGAAGAACTGAGATCAACTCGCGGTGGATCTTTTCAAACCGCTCTTTCGGGTTATCGTAGGGACTGTGTTCAGTATTAACTCCCCACATATTGGTAAGGAGAACAGCAGATACCACGATTCCGAGTACGGGGGCAGTAACCAGAAGACCAACGGTGGCGGGGAGTGCCAGCAGAGAGAGGAGGTTATGGAACGCTCTCGCTGACCGGGTGTGGTAGAAGCGACCCCCGCCAAAGAGAGCACTCATCTTGTTAAGGCTTGTGGTGACGTGAACTCCATAGCCCATACGGGTGGCGAACATATCAGCGAGCTGCTCTGAGCGCAACTCCCCCGTCATGGTACCCTTACTCCACAAGTGGTTTCGGTTACTCGTTGCTGCAGTTAACAGCACGGCTTTACGAACGTTCGCCTCGTTATCAGGGGACTGGATCAGTTCCTCCCGAACGGTCTTATTCGGTACGTTCTTCTCAAGCCAGGTACGGGAGAGCAGTTCGATCCGGTATGTATTGGGTTTCTTCCCCAGAACCACATCGATTCCATCGGTCAGGAAGTAGTTCATCCACACCATCTCACCGATGGTAGCGAGGTTGAAGAACGCGTGGCCGATTTCATGAAGGATGATGGCAGTGAGTTCTTCATCAGTGAAGAAATCCTGCTGTCCTTTAAGAAAATGTGCTGGGGGGAGCATCAAGTCGAAGGGGATCTCTTGGAAACTTCCTGTTACCGTTACTTTCTTAAGATCAATGGTGGATTTCATGTGGTGTTTGGTGTACTCCTTGTGGAGTACCTCCTCCATCCACTTAGAAAACGCACCTAGCTTTCCAGCATCCCCCTGATACCCAATAACGGGGGCGGTCATGATGGCAAAGTCAAAAGGGTTGTCCATTAACGTTACGGTGAGTTTAAGCCCAGTCAGCTTGGTGATACCTCCGATAAGTGTGGAGAAATCTGCCTTTTTGAGCTTTTTGGCGTTCAGTGCTCGAATGCGTTTGACCTCGCCAAGGACCAACTCCGCCAGGTTAGACGTGTGATTCAGGTTAATAAACTCTTGAGAGACGTTGTGCTGAAACGCCTTATCGGTGTACTTAGCAATACGTGACATGTGGTTTCCTCAGCGGGTGGGTGAAAGCTCATACCTTTTCCAATTCAAGAAATGGTCCAATACTCACTGCAAGCATCCTGTAGGCAAACAGGAGAGGTTGTCATGCAAAAAATCGATCCCGAGCAGGTGTTGGGTCGCGAAGCCAAACACATCACGTATGTCCGTGATCAATTCGGTAAGTCCCATGATGCGCTCTTCGTCAAGGAGTGGATTCACCTAAAGGATGGCACCCGCATACCGAGACTCCATTGTGTCGAAGACTACCGCCGGCCGTTTTGGCTAGTGCACGAAGGACAGCGGACCTATAAGGACCGCAAAGATTTCATGCCGCTCAACAAGCTCCAGAAATACCATTCTACCCAGATTGATCTATCCCGTAACATCGCTACCCTCTTACGGGACTTTAGTTTTGGTCCTAACCCACCCCTGAAAAAACTTGCCCGTAATCCTTACCTCTTTGGGACTGACGTCACCACCCCTTGCCTACTTAAGGCACAGTACCGCAAACGTTATCCTGACTTATCGTCACCGAACCTGGTTGCAGGGGGTGACGTTGAGACTGATGTGGTCCATCACACCAATGACATTATCTGCATGTCAGTGACCTGTAAGCAAAACGCCATCTTGGTCTACTTAAAGCGTTGGATCGAGGACATTCCCAACATCATCGAAGAAACCAAAGAGGCTGCCGATAAGTACATTGGAGAGGACCTTAAGAAGCGTGGCATCACGCTTGAGGTGGTCGTATGCGATACCCCAGGTCAAATCGTCATGACGTGTCTCAATAAGCTCCATGAGTGGAAACCGGACTTCTTCTCGTTCTGGAACATGGACTTCGATATGGGGCGGATGCTAAAAGCCCTAGAGGATGATGGTATCGACCCTAAGGATATCTTCTCTGATCCCTCCGTCCCACCGAACTATCGCTACTTTGACTGGCGTGAAGGACAAGCGCAAAAAGTCACCGCCTCAGGAAAGGTCATCTCTATCAACATCGAAGACCGCTGGCCTTGGGTTACCCACCCCGCCACCTGGCAGGTGATCGATGCCATGCCTGTGTATCGAGGACTAAGACGGGTAGATGGAAAAGACCCTTCTTACAAGCTGGGATATATCCTAGAGAAGGAGAAGGCAGGGAACAAGCTCCAGTTTGATGACATGCGACACTTAACCGGACTGCGCTGGCACCAAGAGATGCAAAAGCATCACAAGGTAAAGTATGGGGTGTACAACCTATACGACTCCCTTGATCTGGAAATCCTTGATGAGAAGACGGAAGATCTATCACGTAAGATCACCATGTTCTCCGTCAACTCCGATTACAAGAACTTCAACTCCAACCCAAAACGACTGTGTGATGCCTTGCACTTCTGGCACTTGGAAAAAGGGGAGGTCATTGGGGCGTCTTCTGATGAGGCGGATCATGAGTTAGATGTTCACGTCATTGGGGCGGATTCCTGGATCGTTACCCTACCTACGTACATGGCCGGGCCGGAGGGGGCTAAGGTCATGGAGGAGCTGCCTGACTACAAAACCCTTTACTTTAACCATGTTGCGGATCAACACTAAATCAAGGTCCCCTCGGGGCGAAATCCCCGTGTGAAACCTCTCTAATTGCTGGAATGCCCTGAAGAGCTGACCTACCACAATGCTGCCCGAAAGGGCCGGTTAAAAAGCATGACCCCGAAGGGGCTTCGTCTACGGATGAAGGGTTTGACAACAGGTCGGATGTGAATGCGCTATCACAAGGGGTAACCGTGGGACCTAAGGTCCCCTTTAGCAGCCAAGGGCCTACCGGTCCCTCCTTGGAGGGACCCATGGTCAAGGTTCATCGACTATCCAAAGGCGCCCATCAGGGCGAACCGAGTAGAGTAGGGCCAGTGGTCTGGTGGGTTGTCAGTGTGGAATGGCACTGGCGGTAAGTCCCTTAAACCGAAACGGGAGGCACCTTACCAGGTAAGGCTGGAGGTGAAGATATAGTCAGTCCAGTAAAGAAATTTACTGCAAGTACCTAATCCTAATAACATGTAGTGGTTAATAAACCAGACTACATGAGGTACCGAGCTTGACCTAGTTAGCGCTTATCCCAGTGCCAGTATGATGCTCAACATTGGGCGTGATACGTGCATTATGGAGTTTTCTCAAATACAGGGACTCTCCGAGCACCGTCGTAGAGAGTTGGGAGTGAACTTGACAGGGGGGAGCACAAATGCCCTTGAGATCACTGAAAAGATCTTTGGCATGCCGCCTGTGGATCAGGTGTTAAAGGACTTCTGTGAGAAGCACGGCTATCCCCTTCCTGAAGAACTGATAGGGGACGATACCGTGTACGTAGAAACCGATGGGACTTATGTACCCCTAGATGAGGAAGCCGTCGATAATGCCATCCCTGATTGGTAAGTACAAGAATCTGAAACTCCCTTTGGACACTCATCAACGTGTGATTAGCGGCTTCCCCGGTGTGGGGAAGTCAACCGCATTTAAATCCCTCAAGGAGCACGGGATTAAAGTGTTGGATTCCGATAGCTCAACTTTTGACAAAGCGCACTTTCCTGATAACTACCTAAAGCACATCGAAGACCGACTGAATGAAGGATATGTACTGTTGATATCCAGTCACGAGGAGGTGCGCAAAGGGCTGGAAAAACGTGGTATTGATTACACGTTGGTCTATCCAGAGGCCGAGGCGAAGGAGGAGTATCTCCAGAGATATCGTGAACGCGGTAGTCCTGACGCCTTTGTAGAGATGATGGACAAAAAATGGGAGGAGTTCATCATGTCCTGTGAGGAAAGTGGCGCTAAGACCCATGTACGGCTTTATGAGGGGGTATATCTCGATACCGCACTAGGGTCAATGAACTGGTATCCGAAAACAATAAATCAGGATTGATGGCATAAGCCCCTCCCGTAATTGGGAGGGGGGTATGTCGTTGGTCTCACTGATCCTCTAAGTCTAGCTGAAGTTGGCGCTCTAAATTGCGGTGTTCTTTTTCTCCACCAATGGTGTCATACTGGACGATGTCGTACAGCAGATCGCACACGTGGGGTGGTAGGTCTAAGAACTCGGGAAGACTGACTCCAAAGTGCTTGTGCATTCGATAATGGAAGAACTTTCGAATGTGGGCATAGAGAGCGCTTCCTTCAACGACGTCCTCCTTATCGTGCTGCTTGACCAGTGCCAGTGGTTGGTCAGGAAACGATTCATGGTCGAAGATACCATATTCCGTCTCATACGCCATCTGTAGGACTTGATCGGCCACCGTTGATCGCATTGCGGGAAACTCATCCAAGAGCTCATCAATACGCGTTCGGTGGGTCGCATCCACCGTCGACCCAAAACTGGCAAAGCCCACGTGCCCGTTAGAAGAGTTCAGATCTAGACTGAGTCTCGAATAACGGGCATCCTCGTTCTTCTGTGGACTTAGCTGAGCTTCCGGTCGACTAGGATAAAAAAAGTCGACAGGACATCAATGGGTACCAGGTGGTCAAAGCGTTCCTTGAACTTCTTAGCGATAGGGGTATGGCATTTCTCACAGTTGAAGGACGGAATCGCAATCATGGCAATCAGCGAGTCGTCCATGAAGGTGTGGACGGCTTTCAGGAAGCGTTCAATAAACTCATTACTTGAGAAGACGTTCTCAAGCAGCGCATCGATAACCTCCTGGTCCTCTGACAGCAGTTGCTCTCCCCCCTCCTCATCGTGCTCATAGACACCCGTTACCCAATGAGAGTATTGCCGAGCTGAGGTACTGTAAGCCAGTGAGGTGATAAAGTCCCGACGATTGGCCCCGTTAGGGGGTTCGTTAAAGGCCCCTTGGGTAAGGGAGATGATGTTATCGATCCAGGCCTTACCCGCTTCCTCATACTGCTGCATATTAGGGAGACGGAGCTCAAGACCGATGTCATCAAACCACACCTTGCGGTTGGCACCATAGACATGCTCCTCACGGTACGTCTTAAAGGCCTCAGGGCCCTGTTTGACAAACCCAGTGGCCAGGTGCTTCTTCTGGACCTTAGTGAGGGCATTGTGATCCACCCGGTAAAGCCGGTTGACGTTAATGGTCTCACGGGTAATGTGTTGACACGTTTCGATATCAGCCACACAGGGGTGAGCGTAGGGGAACCCTTGAGGGTAGATCGTGTAGGCAAGGCCCCATAGCAGGATCGGAAAATCAAGGACGTTGAGGTGCTCCTTAAGATCCGAAGGGGACTGGAAGTGTACGTTGGCGTCGATTACAAACCGCAGGGCGAAGTCTACCGCAAGTGAGGTAGCTGTCTGTGACAGATTGGAGTAGGCCTGTCCCTTGGTTGCACTGCCAATACTCACCTTCATCTGCAGGATCTGAAACTGCAAGGACGTCAGATCCGCAAGAGACGGACTCTTCAGGCGTACCCAAAGACCGGAATGGGGAAGGGGAACGTCATTGGTGGTTCCCACACCGGACTTCTTGGAGAGATAAGCAAGTACGTCATCGGCTGACCCACCTGGTGTCATGCGCTGCTTACGTGACCCAGGACGGATCTTACTGCCCTCATGATCGATAACCTGCACCCACTCAGATCCGTCACGGGAGAGAGTGGCCTCTCCGTGCCCATTGACCTGAGCGGTTTCACTGGCCTCTCCCAGTGTTCTGACCCAGGGGTTTCCCTCTTCCGCCGTAGGGCGCGCGCGTCCTTTCTCTCTGAGTTCGCGAAGGAGCTTATCCTCACGTGCCGTCAGGGCTTTCATCAACGTCTCTTGACGCGTCATGATCTCAGTGACGGTGGAGTAGGACTCACGCAGGATGGCCACTACGTCATCGATTGAGGCTCCCTCAGCCAGCGGGGTGGTAGAAGGGAACTCTTCTGTGAAGTGATGTTTGGCTTGATTCGGGGTATACCCAACATCCTCATGTTCTTCCCACTCATCCTCTACCGGTGGGAGGGGCTTCTTGTCGTCCGGCTGGTTGGGTTCACTCACGAGTCGCTCTCCTGCATCGGTTGGGTAAAAAGCACGCCGTCGGTTTCCTGCTCAATCGTAGTGAGCATCTGCACCCAGAGGGGGCGTACAGCCATTTCAAAATAATCCATAATCTTGGAGTAACTCAAGGACAACTCCATCACCAATGGCAGTTCGTCTTGAGTGGGCTGGCCGGTCTTTCCAGCGTGCTGCTTGTGGGTGTCCATGATGATGGCATGAAACTCCCCCAGGTCTTTGAGAAAGGTGTGGAAGGTCTTTCTAAAGGCCTTGGGGTCTGTGAGTTCTGCATCGAGTTTTGGCAGGGAGTTCAACACACTGGTCGTAAAGCCTCGAGTTGAGAGGTGTAGGTCCACACACTGCTTGGCGAGGTCATTGATTACCTCCCATCCAAGTTCTGATTTCAGAACCGCCTCAGAAACCTGCTCCTGGGCATGGAGGACCTCTTCACGGAGTTTCTCTTCCTGCTCCGGAGTGGCTTCTCCATCGTGTTGCTCTGCTTGCTTCTCATCTGCCGACATCGTCAATATCCTTTACACAACAATAGTGGGTACGTTACACCTTTCCATAGTTTTACACGTATGAGTGTTTTGCCAACCGCCGAGAAAACACCCAGACGTCAAATCCTGTGTTACTTACTGTCCTTCAAGGGGTTGGTTATGCGACATGAACTTGAAATCACACTGCGTGATGTAGTGAACGAACTGCGACTGCGTCACCTCTTGGAGGCGTATGACCTACTGAATGAGATCGGACTTTCCAGTCATGATAGTGAACTGCAGAACATCTTTGGTCTCCAGGATGGGGTTTCTGATAACGCGCTCTATGTGGACCGCGTGGAGACGGTTCTTATCCTAGCACTCGGGATGGTGGCTCAGCAGTACAGCGTGACCTTGAGAGAAGATACCCCACTCGACCTAATGACCAAGCTCATCAAAGCCCTGGCCCTGTTTGAGCGTTATATCCAAACTGAGTTCTTTGAGGGTATCCTTACGTCTGATGAACTTGACGATATCGAGAAGGTCGCAGAGCTCATCCCCCTTGTTGCTGTTGAAATCGACTATCAAGATATCCTCGATTATGTCACTGAGGTAAAGCCTACAGTGATTGCGCGCATGCTTGAGATCACCCGAGAGAACGCCCTCATGGTCGAGGAGGAAGAAGTTGAGGTGCAGTCCAAGCGTTACCGTACCCAGTTGATCAACCGCCTCCAGGGGCTGTTTGAGGCCCCCCTATTGATCTACCGCCTGGCCAAGAGCGGGTATCAGCTCGGCACTCCCCTGCACCAGCTGGTGGAGCCGGTACTGGATGAGCTCGGTGACATCAGTCAAGAAGGACCGGACCGCTATGTGGGAGAGCTGCTAGGCCTTTATCTCTACAGCAACACGCCGGTGGATGGGTTGGAGCTCACCCGTAAGCTTTATGAAGACCTGAACGAATTCGATGCCCTCTTCTCCCGTAAGGGGAAAGAAGAGGTAGACACCTTGATGGATGCCTTAGGGATTACCGTCGATGAATAAACGAGACTTTTTCCTGCGTGCTTTGATGGAGGGGCAGCGGGACCTACAAAAAGCATGGGTGGACAATCTCTTCTTTATCGTTTTCGATCAAGATGAACCCACTCGACCTTTTGATACCATTCGCAAGGAAGAAGGGTATTACGCACTCCTCCCAGAGAGTGGCCTTACTCTGATCGAGGGCAGTCGTGGGGACAAGCCCCTCTTTCGCTGGAGAGAGCGCTTTGATCTAGCGCCGGGAGAACTGCCCAACTATTCAGGAAGCGATACCCTGATCACCACCTACGGGAACGTGCTGATCAACCACCTCTGTCTGGTGATTCCCTTCGGTAGTGAGATTCCCTTTCAGTCGGGGGTGATTAATATCAAGAAGATCGAGGCGATGATTGAGGAACGGCTTGCTGATGATCCCGACCACGATGACCCTCCCCCACCAGGTACCCTCTACGTACGGCAGCGGGTCCAGTTCTGTGATCACATGCTGTCCTTGGTGGGGTATAATGCCGGTACGGTGCAAAGTGTCACACGCAAGTCGCTCTCAGGTCCCCCAGGGTGGAAAGAGAGACGAGCCCAACTTCTTGAGCAGTACAAGGATCAATTGACTGATCCTGCCATCATTGCAAAGATCGGCGATGAGTATGAGAAGATGGATCGTGAGTGGTTAGCGGGAGACCCCTCTCTTGAGTTCTACTCTGTCCATGGGAAGTACTTCTCAAAAGTCAGAAAGAAGCTCTTTGGAATGTTTGGAGGAGAAGCGCCATTCAGTGATGCCGTGGTGATGACCCTGATAGAGCGTTCATTGGAGGAGGGGATTGATCCGGAAGACCTACCACTGATGATCAACTCCCTACGCGAGGGGACCTTTAACCGAGGAGCCCAGACCCAGCTGGGCGGTGAATCCACCAAGACCATCTACCGCATGGTGGGAACTTCACGGATTGTGGAGGAGGACTGTGGGGTACGGTATGGAGTTCCTTTTAACGTGACGGAACTCAACCACAAGGACTTCATCAAGTACTATGCCATTGTCGAGGGTAAGGACATCTTACTCACGGATACCTCCATTAAACCGTTTGTCGGTAAGACGGTAGAGATCCGCTCTCCCCTTACCTGTCAATCAGGAAAGTCCGATGGGGGACGCAATGTCTGTGAACGGTGTTCAGGTCTTGACCTCTCTGAGATCAAAGATGGTATTCCCGCAACAGCCGCACAGATCGGTGGGCGTTTCTTGTCTGCCTTCTTGGCTGCCATGCATGGCAAGTCCCTCAGTACGCATGAGCTTGATCTCAAACTGAGAATCCGTTAAACTACACAGGAGTGTTTGAGCATGTCGGATGATACCCAAAAGCCGGTCGATGAGCAGGATGTATCACACGAGACAGTAGAAGAGGAGCAACCCACCCAGGAGGAGGCACCCACCCAGCAGAGTGATGCAGTAGGTGAAGGGGAGACTAATGAAGAAGAGGACGTCGGTGATGCAGTTGACGGGGATGCGGAAGAGGAAAACCCCATCACTGCCGCGAAGGCTGCCTTTACCTTTCTGAGGGGATGGAAGGATGCGCAGATCGAGGACTGGCTGAGGCGGTGTCAGAATGACCGCTCGCCTTTTATCTCCACCAACAGTGATGTTCTTGCCTATGACCCCACCAGGCCCAAGCGCAAGCCCAAGGATTGGGGCACCGAAGAGATCAAGGCCCTGATCAAAGGTCAGCTCAAGCACATCAACCTCCAGGCCCATCAACTACATCCCTTTGTGGATGAGCTGCGCCGTCGCGTGCCCATCGAGAAAGCGTGGTCCACCCAACAGGTACTGGATCACTACACCAAGAACCTCACGCCCCCGAAGACCAGCACAGGTGTTTGGGTCACGGATCGTACCCGACGTGAGCGCCCGGCCTCCTCCTGGAGCAATGCCGAGCTCGAAGCCTGGGCGATGGGGGAGATCAAACCCGAAGGCAAGGCCAGTAGCGTGCAATTGGCCCAAACCCTGCGCGAGCGCCTGTCGCTGCCCACTGAAGGCACTGAGGTCGAAGAGATCCTGGCCTCCTACCGCGTCAATCGCAGTCGTGACACCGCCATTGCCACTGCCAGAGCTGCCCAACCGAGTGGAGAACTCACCAAAATGAACGAGGCGTACATCAGCGATACCCTCCAGCGTTACGTAGAAGCCGTCAAACCCGGAAAGATGGTCAGTGAGACTTCCGGTGGAAAGGCCCAACGCATCCTGGATGCGGTCTTCGCCTATACCCTGCGCCTGGAGGGTCCTAAGCTCAAAGCGGGTTTGGATCTGATCAAGCGCACGGTTGCTGAGAACCGCCATGGTGCCTTCTCCCCCTCCTACGCCTTCCGTTTCGTCCATCAGCTGAAAGGGGATACCCGTCAGCGTCGTCGCCACACCAATTTCATTCGGCTGTTTCAGATCTGCACCGATGAAGACAAGAGTGTGAAGAAGCAAACTGACATCCCCTCCATGCTGGCTGATCATCCGGAAACCCTTCGCCCGATGCTGATCGACTACTTCCAGAACCACTGCTGATCGTATGGCGAAGATTCACGGCTCTCTCTTTTCTCATGCCTTGTCAGTAACCCCTCTTTTAAAAGGAGTCCCTCTTAGGGAATGCTGACCAGACTCTGCCCTACCTTAGGGTGGGGTTCCGTTCATTAGGTGATCTTACCCAGGGGTGGCCGAACCAGCCCCTGGCTCTAAGGTGCGTCGTTAAAAGTCCTGTGAGGTAGGGGCGGTGCGGCGTGCATGACAAGCCTTTTGAACATTGTCGAGG